TATTTATCTAATTCATTTACAAAAAGATTAAGAGAGGTCATTTACTCTAATATTAACTATTACAATATTTGGGTTAAAGAGATGACGCTTTTTAAAGCTGGGCAGAAAAAAACATTCAGTTATAAACATAATGAAAAAGAAATAAAAAATCTTTTAATTCATTTGGATATAGAAATTCCTGATTACATTAAAAAGGAAAACTTGTCATCAGATGACTTTTGGGAAAATTGTAAAGATTTACTTTCTTTTGAAATTGTCTCATTAGAATTAGGAAAAACAACCCTCGAACCTAATATCCTTGGGTATGTTTCTAAATATGATTATTATGAGCTAAGAGGAGTTCTTAAGGTGTCTTTAAAAGATGATAAAGCAAAAGAAACTTTATTAACTTTACAAGAACAATTCAAAGGCCAAAACCAAACATTACTAGAATTAACTGAGTTTGAACAAAATATCAAAGGCTAATCTAAAAACATCATGGATTTACCCATAAAAATAAAGTTCAAAACTTACCAATAAAATACCGTTATTCACTAAGAAAACGGTATTTTTTATTGACATTATAGCAGAAAAGTGATAGAATAATACATGTAGCAAAGGATAACAAAAACAGCCAAGCGATTTGTCTCCCTCCTACAACTTTATTCATTATAATCTCCCAAAACTCTAGGAAACTCAAATCAGGGTTTCCTTAATGGAAGGGTGGCTGAGTAGGCTGAAAGCGGCTGATTACTAATCTGCTAACTGGTTGTCTGGTTCGGGGGTTCGAATCCCTCTCCTTCCTTTTATATAGAAAACATGTCTTCCCATCAATTAAAAAAGTAATGAGTTTCAGTCAGTAGATTTAGGTTGTTCTTAGAATGTTAGTTAATTTCTTTGGGGAAAGGATTGACTAATTAGAATTGAGTTAGAAGAACAATCTTTGTGCAATAGTTTGATGAAGCGCAACAGAAAACCAATGAGGATGAAATCTTTTTCTTAAAATAAATTTCAGGATGCTGGCTCATTACTATATTTATTGTTATTGTTTTCATTTAGCCATAGACCTCCTTATAATATTGTAAAAAGTGAATCAGGAAAAGGTGGCAAGACATCTATATACTAAAAGAGCCTAAAAGGGGCTTTTTTAGTTTCCTTTTATAATATTTTCTGTAAAAGTTTTTTTACAAATATTATTTTAAAATTTATGGAGGAAATATAATGAAACAAGCAGATAAAGAAAGACAGTTACAAGAAATTGAGCAGGCATTGTTCCGCTTCAATAGATTACTGATTGATTTAAAACCAGAAAAACATCAACACACCATTGCTGCACTGAAAGATAATCAAGAAGTGGCTGAGATGTTGAGTTCTGGAACACCATTGTCTACATTGGAAGCCAAGGAATTCATTAAAGATGTAAACAACATCTGGAGTGAATTTTATCCATCCTAACTTTAACAAAATAAAACTCTAGTATATTCTAGGGTTTTTCTTTTTGTTTATTATTGTAGTTTTATATCTTATATGATATAATCTATTTACTAAACAAAACAAAAAGGAGAAACCATCAATGTCTGAAAAAATCAATCTTGCAGACTTTGTTTCTAGTCATAGAAAGAAACATAACCTAACCCAACATAAATTAGCTAAAATGGCAGGTGTTCCTCAAAGCACTATTGGCCGTATTGAAACAGGAAAAACAGAACCATCCATAAACATGTTAGAGAAAATTGCTTCAGCAACCAATTGTGTTCTAAAAGTTTCATTCGAAGAAAAATAACGTCTGCTCCACACATCAATAAGAACATTTCAAACAAAAACCATTGACAAAATCAAACATACCTGATATAATATAGGTATAGTTATTTGATAAGGCTCGTCAAACACTTAGTACCAAAATGTATGAGATGAAAAGTTTAATTCTATTTAATAGTTGCTACCAACAACTCATTTAGAAAAATAAAAACTGAAAGTTTCTGCAAGAGCTACAAATCCCACACAATGAGATGTGGAACACAATGGCAGAAAATATCTTATTGAAAGAAAAGAGGGCACTCCTACCAAGTGCTCTCTTTAAATTTGTTCAACTGATTAAAACTAATTATTTCCAAGGAGATTTTTTATGTCTGATAATACTCACTCACTCACTCACTCACTCACTCACTATCAACCAACGCCGAGGTTGCTGCATGGTGACTGCCTAAAGTTAATGCCTAGAGAGCTGGCTGATAATTCTATAGATTTAGTAGTCTGTGATTTACCCTATGGCACAATCAATGCAAAATGGGATTCAGTCTTAGATTTAGAAGCACTTTGGGAACAGTATAAACGAGTTTTGAAACCAAATGGAGCTATCTTACTCTTTGCACAAACTCCGTTTGATAAAATCCTTGGCTGTTCAAATATAGAGCAGCTAAGATATGAAATCATCTGGGAGAAAACTCATGCCACTGGCCATCTAAATGCAAAGAAGATGCCATTAAAAGCCCATGAAAACATTTTAGTCTTTTACGAAAAATTACCAACATACAACCCACAAAAAACACAAGGACACACAAGAAAAGTTTCATCTGCCAAATCAAAAGTCCAATCATTAAAAAGGCACAAAGAGAACATGAAAGACGGCAAAGCCATTTATGGGACATATAATGAAACCAGTTATGATTCGACGGAACGTTATCCACGAAGTGTTCAAGTATTCTCAAAAGATGTTCAGACATCAAAACTGCATCCAACACAAAAACCAGTGGCCTTATTAGAGTGGTTAATTAAAACTTACTCTAATCCCGGCGACACTGTTTTGGATAATACAATGGGTTCTGGCTCTACTGGTGTTGCTTGTATTAATACCGGGCGTAAATTTATTGGAATTGAACTGGATGAGAAATATTTCTATATTGCCAATAATCGGATTTTAGAAACAATGAGTGATAAAAATAAAGATTAATAATTATCTTGTTGATTCCACTTAGTTTATAATAGTCGTTGTAAATTATTTTACAACTATTATTATTTTTTAACATAAAGGAGTTTTTATAATGAGAGTAAAAAACTTATTCAATGAACAATCATTTTTCTTCAACCCTAAAGGAAATCATCTAATTGTTGGTGAAAACGGAACAGGAAAAAGTAAATTTCTGGAGGCCTTGCGTCGTCCTGATGATATTGATACATTTGAGATTGATAACACCATTGATATGAATCTCAATAACAAAGGAGAAAAAGTTGAATTTATAGAGCCAGTATTTAATTATTCTGATTTGGGATTATCTAAATTGGTTCACCAATTTTATCGTCATAAGCTTTGTGACGGAGATGTGTACGATAAGGTCTTAGATGTTCTTAAATCTTTTCCCGGACTTAAAAATGTTTTGGAGCAAGAAATTGACTGGCGTTATGATGAGTATGACGCTAGTTCAGGGCAGAAAGAAATTATCCGTACAATTGTTTCGTCAGCGCTGCTAATTCTTGATTCGAAATCTGAGGGTTCACATATTCATCTTTTGTTTGACGGACTAGGCTCTCAACTAAGCTCTTCAAATGCTGAAAAGCTTCCTGAAGCATTGTTAGATGTCATTGAATTTCTAGATTACTTATATCCTGAATTGCCAAAGACCAATATCTCAGTGGTGACATACAACGAAAAGATACAGATGTGCTTTTTGACTCAAAAAGGTTTCAACCTTGTGAGAATGTGAAATCCACATCAATTTATATTAAAAGGCTAGATTTTTGAAATTTTCTAGTCTTTTTTTAATTATTTTTTATAGCAAATGCGATATTTTTTCGAAAAATATGGTATAATAGATAAAACGATTTAATAAGGAGATGTAATGACTATGAGGTTATTCACAATTGAAAACAATCAATATAATCAATTAAATAGATTCTTTTTTCATCTAACACCATCAGGAGTGTTACTAATGATTTTTTCTGCAATTTTAGTTGGTTTTCTCTTTTGGTTTTTTATTTTTGTATTATACAAAAAGTTTATTGCAAAACCAAAATTCATTCAAAAATTTATTAGAGACAAAGACCCATCTAACCCGAAACTTGGTTATAGCAAAATTAATTTTTATTTAGTAGGGTTTGATATTTCTTTATTGCCTGTCGTATGTATTTTAGCATTTATTTTTACTAGTGTCTTTCCGTTTTCAACTTATGTAAGAGAATTAAAGACCATTGACAGTCTTCAAAGGAAAAATATTTTTGAGCAATATGAATCCAAAGTAGTTGTTACAGGGAACTATAGATATTCGAACTATACAAATAAAGATGTTGAAAATGTATTTCTGGTTTTAGAGAAAAAAGATAAGTCATCTTTTTATCCTAACCCTGATTACTTTAAACCGGCCGAGAGAATTAAATATTCAATTAGGAGCATTGGTGAACGGGGGTTTGTGGTTACTGAAACGAGAGATATTAAACCCATTTTCCCCTTTACTTACCATAAATTCTTTATAAACAAAGAAGAGGCCCCAGAGGTTTATCAAAAAATATTGAAATATAAAAAAGAAATAGAATTAAAAAACGAAAGAGAGAATTAAATTATGCCACCTATTTTTGAATTATTTACAATGTTCAGTCTTAAAAAAGATATTTTCATTGTAGCCGCTTTAATATTTGGTCTTCTTGTAATGGTTTCAAAGAACATTGAATATTATAGGTATTATCTAAAAAGCAAAGGGTTAAGCTATGAAAAAATTTCAAAAAAGAGATTTAAAAAATTCCTTTATATATCATTGTTGCTTGCCGTACCAACAATTGTTGTCTGGATGTATACAATAGTTTCTACAAACACTCTTTATAAAGAGGTTAAAAATAACAATATAACAACAGAAACATTATTTTCTAGTTATCACGTTGCAGAAATTAATGAAACAAATGAATTTGAGTCAACTGCAACTTATGACAAAGATGGTAATAAAAAATCAGAATCACCAGCGGTTTTATATGAAGTTGTTTTAATTAAAGATAAAAAGAATAAAAACGCAGGCCTAAAAGGTTCGGTAGTAATCAATGTTACAAAAGTCAATAAAAACAGCTTTGATGTTCTTATTACTTATGACCAAGTTGTAACAATCAAAAAGGAAGATGCTAAAGAAATTTTTAAAGTCTTGAATAAAATCAACACAGAAGAAAGAGGAAATTAAAATATGTTACCTATTTCACAGACCACAATTAACCCTATTATTGATTTATTTTTAGGAATAAATAATCATCAAACATTACCAAGCCAATCTGATAAAGGAGCTTTGGGGTTCTTATATATTAATTTCGCTTTCTTATTTTTAACCACCTTTGTAACTATTTTGATTTATTTTTATAAAAGAAAAGATAACGAAAAAATAGCAAAACAAAAAGTAAAAGAAGGACTTTTTTGGATGCTGCTTCTTACATATTCTTCTCTTTTTACATATTTTGGAATAATAAAACCAATAATTAGTGAATACAACGCAATTAACAATTTGTCTCTTAAATCAGTATTCTCTAACTACAATATTGATAGAGTTGAATGGATTAAAAGTAATGAAAAAACTGTAATTTATGATGCTTTTGGAGATAAAAAGCCGGAAGCTCAGTTTAAAATTCACTTGGACAAAACTAAAAACAGAAATGATATAGACAAATCCATGTATCATTATCTTAAAAAATCTGTTGTCGTGAATGTTTCAAAAATCAACAAAAATAGCTTTGATATTCTTCTCCCAGATGGTCAGGTTGTAACAATCAAAGAAAAAGAAGCTAAGGAGATTTTTAACACTTTAAAGAAAATCAATGAAAAAGAAAGCGAGAAATAAAATATGTTACCTACAATTAACCCAATTATTGATTTGTTTACAAAACAAACGTTGTCAAGCCGTTTAGATGGTAGTGACTCGTTCATATTTTACCTTGAATTAGCTGGACTGTTTTTAGTTATTCTTTTAACTGCTTTTGTTTATTTAAAAAACAAAAATAAAGACAAAAAAGTAGTAATAGAAAAAATAAAACCCAACATTTTTGCGGCATTAACTCTTTTTTGTTGTAGCTTTTTCTCATATTTTTCTATGATTAATCCAACAATTAACCTATATAACAAAATTAATGATTTATCATTAGAACAAGTATTTTCTAGTTATTACATTAAGAAAATTGAAAAAACAGAAATTCAATCTAGAGTCTACTTGAAGAAAATAAAAAATAATAAAAATATAGATGAATCTGAATATAAATATTTAGATGATTCTGTAACAATTGATGTTGTAAAAGTTGACAAGAACAGCTTTGATATTGTACTTCCTGACGGAAAAATTGTAACAACCAAAAATAAAGAAGCTGAACAAATTTTCAACACTCTAAATAAAATTAAAGCAAAAGAAAGTGAGAATTAAAATATGTTCCCAAATATTACAGAAATTAATCCTATTCTAGAATTGTTTAAATCCCAAAAAATCTCGCTCTCATTATTTGCTATCATGTTTATTTTCTTCCTTATATTTGCTCAGGTGTGGCTATATATTTTTGATAAAGATTTTAAAATAAAGAGGGGATGGGTTAATTATTTATTTAAAGAATTTTTTCTTCCTGCACTTTTACTCTTCTCGGGGGTTGTTGTTGGATATTTCGTGGTAGCATTTTACTTTAACACTATCAATAAAAACATCAACAAAACACCATTAAAGGACGTGTTTTCTAGCTATTACATTGCTAGTATTGGACAACCAGAAGAATCCGGTTCAACTATTGTTTATGATGAATCTGGAAACCAAAAATCAGAAAAGCCAAAAACTCTTTTTAAAGTTTATCTGAATAAAATAGAAGATAGCCATGTTGAAACTATATCACTAAAAGATAATGCTGTATTGAAAGTTTCAAAAGTCAATAAAGACAGTTTCGACATTATTCTCCCTGATGACAAAGCAGCAACAATCAAAAAGGAAGATGCCCCGGAAGTCTTCAATGCTTTGAAGAAAATCAAAATTGATGAGAATTAGGCTAAAGCTATGGGAATGATTAGAGATAGAGAATTAACAATGAAAGAGAGAATTAAAATATGTTATCATTCAAAATTAACCCAAACCCAATCATCATTTTGTTTACAAACACTAATTCTGAAGACAAATTTATATTGGGTTTTCTTTTGTTTTGTATAATTGCAGCAACTTTTACAACTGTTACATCTTACAAGAAAAAGGAGAAAATCAAAACTAAACAAATTAGTGACGATATAAAAAAATATTTTGAAGATAATTACAAAAATATTTTTAATTTCGTTTTAATAGTTATACCAATTGTATTTATTATCTGTTTTGGAATTTTTAGTGTTAGATATGATGCAAAAAAATCAGCCAGTACACTCTCATCACGGGCTGTATTCTCCACTTATTCTGTTTATAAAATTGAACAAACTGTGGTTTATGACTCTTCTGGTGATATAAAATCAAGAAAAAAGAAGTTCTTTTCAAAGTTTATTTAAAGAGAAATGCAAACAACACAATTATAAATAAAAAATCCCTGTATAGTATTATTTTTCACAATTTTGTAGAATTAGATATTACAAAAGTTAACAAAGACGGCTTTGGTGTCGCGCTTCCTGATGGTCAAGCTACAACAATCAAAAAGGATGACGCTCCAGAAGTCTTCAATGCCTTAAATAAAATTAAAAGTGATGAGCATTACGGAGAGGTTATGAAGATGATTAGAACTAGAGAAGTAACTGAGGAAAAATAACATGAGCATGAAAGAACTGGCAGAACATATTATTTATGTGGCTCACAAAAATAAAAAATCCATAACAAACTTACAGTTACAAAAAAATACTTTATTTTACATTACGTTACTCTGTTCCTGAAATTGGACTTAGAGCAGCTATTAAAACTTATGATAAACCTTTTCTAACAACACGATATGGGCCTCTTATAAAGTCTCAATATCAACGTTTTATGGTCTATGGTTCTAGTCCTATTATAGGTGATGCTTCTCAACACGAAGAGTACAACGCCTTAAACAAGATGATTTTAGAGCTGCTAAACAAAGATGTATTTGCTCTTGTAGCTTCTAGCAAGTCAAATGACTTTTGGAAGAGACATGAAGATGAAATCGTAAAAGAGAGATTAATGATTCAATATCCAATAGAGGCCGTCTTGAAACTTGATGCTAACAACCAAGAAAGGCTTGTAAATTATATTTTTGCGGAAGAGAAGATAGATTAATCTTCTCTTCCTTTTTTCTCCTGTATAATATTTAATGTAAATCATTTTACAATATTAAATTACAAACTTAAAGAAAGGAATCTTGTTTTAAAGGATAAAACAAGATGGTAAAAGAAAAATGAAAAAAGATTATATTATCCCAGTCGAATGGACTATTGTGAAGAATGTTAAAGTTTCGGCAGAATCTCTAGATGAAGCAAAAGAACTCGCAGCTTTTGCTTCTGTTGAAACAGGAACATATCTGGATGGTTCATACAGAATCAATAAAGAGCTACTTGAAGAATTTGAGGAAAGTCGCAAACAAAAAGAAAACATTGAAAGCAATAAAGAAAAATTGCTAGATAAAACTTTTTTCGGACGATTTCCTCTCATCTCTACCTCTACGTTGGGTATGGGTTGGTAAAGTTGATGCTGTTTTGCCTGATGGCGAAACATGTAAAGCGGTCAAATTCAGTCGTTCTGAAGGTTGGGGAGCGAAGGCCACAACCACAGAAATGCTGTTCGTGCCGCAAGACGAACCAAATCTTTCATTTGAAGAGAATTACTTTGATGTCTACAAAGTTGGCTTTGAGGGCAGTGATACCCTTTATAAAACTATTGACTTTGTATCAACATCAGAACTAGAGGGCTACCTCAAGGAAAATCTCAACAATATGGCTGAGTTCTTTGAAGCTATCTCTAAGAAGTAATATCCTCTCTATTTTTCATAATCTCCCACTTACATATATTTAATAAAAAAGACTAGACAAAAAATTCTAGTCTTTTTTGTTTTATTTCTGACAATATTGTATATAGCAAAAGTGATATTTTGGGTTATTTATGGTATAATAGACAAAATAGAAGACTAAGAAAGGAGAAAAAACAAAAAAGAAATGGTTAAAATAAGACATAAATCCTATAAGTTTAGATTATATCCAACTGAGAAACAAATGGTTTTGTTTGAGAAGACCTTTGGCTGCTCGCGCTTTATTTGGAATCAGATGCTGGCAGACAAAATTGCTTATTACAAGGAAACAGGCAAATCTTTGAAGAATACTCCTGCTCAATACAAAAAGGATTATCCTTGGTTGAAAGAGGTGGATAGTTTGGCGTTGGCAAATGTCCAATTTAATTTACAAAAGGCCTATCAATTGTTTTTTAAAAATAAAACTCATTTTGGTTTCCCTAATTTTAAATCTAAAAAGACAGCTCAGTCTTATCAAACCTATAATCAAAAAGGAACGATTAAATTAAACAACAATAAAATCAAACTTCCTAAGGTTGGATGGGTAAAAGTAAAAGTTCACCGTCAAGTGAAAGGTTTGATTAAGAACACTACAATTTCAAAGACGGCAACCGGAAAGTATTTCATCTCTATTTTATGTGAGATTGAAATCGAAGAGAATAAAATAAATAATAATAAAACAAAAATATTAAATTCCAGTATTGGGATTGATTTAGGGTTGGAGCATTTCGCCATCCTCTCATCAGGAGAAAAGATAGAAAATCCTAGATTTCTAGTTCGTGCTTCTAAGAAATTAATTAAAGAGCAGAAAATATTATCTCGCAGGACTTTGGTTGCAAAGCAATTAGGGAGGAGTTTAATAGACTGTTCCAACTATCAGAAACAAAAATTAAAGGTTGCTAGACTTCACGAGAAGATTTCAAACCAAAGGAGAGATTTTCTTCATAAATTGAGTACCAATCTTATCAAGAACCACGATAAGATTTGTATGGAAGATTTGGTGAGTAAAAATCTCATGAAGAATCACCGTTTAGCTAGAGCGATTGGGGATGCTTCTTGGTCTGAATTCCGTAGAATGTTAGAATACAAAGCAGATTGGTATGGGAAGCAGATTATTAAAGTTAATAAATGGTTTCCATCTTCTCAAATCTGCTCTGATTGTGGCTTCAATTCAGGGAAGAAGCCGCTTCATGTTAGAGAGTGGACATGTGAACAATGCAGTGCACACCACGACAGAGACATCAATGCAAGTGTGAATATTCTACATGAAGGCTTAAAATTATTAGCTTAATTTAATTAATATAGAACCGTAGGAACTACGGGGATAGCTTGGTAAATTAGTGTAACCTCTGTTATCTAGTCAACTAACTAATAAGTCTGCACACTACCCAAGAAGCGCCTCTCTCTTAATAAAATGGAGAGAGGGGTAGTTCACAAACAACAAATTGGGATAAACTAAATCAATGTTTAATGTCAAATAAGGAATAAGGAGAACAAAAAACTATGTTAGTAAAAACACTAATGATTATCGTCCTAATTTTAGCATCAATGTTATTGATTGGTGCTACTGTTATTAATGTCAAAGAAGTTGACAAAGAGGTATAATCCATGAAAAAAAACAACAAGAAAATCAAAATCAATCCAAATGTTGATTTATCTGATGTAACACTAGAAGAAATGACACAGGTAGAACAAGATTTACTTGTAAAACTAGCTAAAAAGAAACTTGCTTCAAAAATGATAGAGGATGCCTACAAGAAACATCCAGATTGGCCATTACCAGCAGCAACAATGATGCCAGTAAGGAGCACAATTGGCTACACAGTTTTGTTTGGGAATTATTATTTGTTCTATCTGACAATTCCTGAGTTACTAGATATTCTTTTAGTTGATGATGTTTTTTATGATGAAAAAGAAATGAAATGGAGAGTGAAATTTAAAGGAATTGACATTGATAGCCTAGATAAGGCTGTTGGACTGTTTTTCAACTCTATTTCTTTTAAAGAATTGTATTCTGGGAATGACCTCTACAAATTGATGTTTAAGTTTTCGTTTGTAAAATTCCCTAAATCACCAGTAGGTCTATCTCCAAAAGAATTTGAAGAATTTGTCTATGATTATTTGGCATCAGAACCAGAAATCTTTAAAAACAGTTTAAGTCTTATCCAAGTCTTAGAAAAGGAATTAAAATATCATGGTTATAATTTAGGAGCTGCACCTTTTATCAAATATGAGGGTATTCCTGTTAAACTCTATAATGCTATGATGAAGAATGAGGCTTCAGATATTACTAATTTTTCCCCTAGAAAAGTGATTTTTGATTTATGGAGAGAAAATCCAAAGAACCAACTAGGAGAAGCAGGCAGTTTTTATGATTATATTGTGGATGTTCATGAATTGCCTAATGATTCCTATTTTGACATTCGCATCACCTCAGATGTTCCAATGCTAACGAACTTTTATTGGCCACATCCGTGCAATCAGCATAGAGGCTACACACGATTCTTACCAAATAATCTCCAAAGCATATTAAAGCCTAAAAAAATAACTGATAAAGTTCTACGAGAATTATCACCCATTGTTAAAATTAAAACCTATCCTAGCCTTAGAATCAAAACTGTTTTAGAAAGTTTAGACAAAGGATATGAAATTGATAACTTCAAGGCATTAATTAATTCCTACATCAAATCTTTGCAGCAAAAAGGCCTAATTGACAAACTACAAATTGAAGTAACTCTAGAAGATATGTTAGAAGAAACATTAAAAGAGGCTGATTTCGTTGAAAAGGTAAAATCAAGAAATAAAACAGGCCTCCATACTGTAAAAACTTCAATTTGAAAAAGAAAAGGTGGGGATGGGTTATAATAAAACATATAATAGAAAAATAAAGAAAAGAGAATTTAGCTAGATGAAAGGAAAAAATAATCGAATCTCAAAAATAGAAGAAATTGAAAAAGGCCAAGAAATTCAGGTTGAATTTTTATATATAGGGGAACAAGAAAAAATCAATGGTTGCACACCCTATAATTACGCTCTGGGTGCTATTGATTTTAAGAGCTTAATTTCCCATAGATTTGATGACAGGAACAATGAAGAAATTTGTGAAAAAGTTGTTGTATATATTGTTTTGCGTGAATATCAGGATGGCAAGCATGACATACATTACATTGATGTAAGTAACATCCTGAATGATGAAAGAAAAGATTCTGAAAAAGCATTAGATGCTTTAAAGAAACAGATGGAGCGTCTGTCTATCTTATCTCACAAAGAGTTTCTTGATGCTTTTGGAAATAATGTCATTACATTTACGCCAGAAGTCATTACCGTTTTATCAAGATATGGTTCAACAAATACAAATCTTCTGTTAAAATTTGATATTTCAAAAAATGATGTATCAAATGTGTCTGGCTCATCAGATTCAACACTGGGCAGTATAAACAACTTATACACTTACAATGTGTTTGACACTTTTTCAAAAAAGAATGAAAAAAAGAAGACAAACTTTAAAGCTCTCATCAAACAGTCTAGTCAGGGAATTATAAAACCTCATTTTTGTGTTATGGTCAAGAAATCAAAAAAATCATCAAAACAAAATGAGTGTCCAGAACATCCTTTGAAGCCAACTATCATTGGTAACAAAAACAACAATGATAAAAAAGAGAAAGCAAAAACTTCTCATTTACAAAGGGTTTATTACCCAGCTTTGGCAGTTGGTGGCTTAGACAATGAGGATAAGAGTTATCTACTTTGGGATGATTTCTTTAACTTGATTGTTCAGGCGCAAGAAGTGGTTGAAATGGTTGATAATGGGGCGTTCTTTGTTGATGGTATTTTATATTTACCAAAAATCGTTGATAAAGCTTCTGAGTAATTTAAAGCAAAAAACATCTATCATTAAGTAGGTGTTTTTATTTTATTATTGATTATAATATTCAATGTAAAACTTTTACAATATTATATTTCAAACAACTAAAAAGGAGGTTTATGAAAATGAACAATACAAAATTAACAAAAATTGCGGATAGCGGCATGAAAAAGTTTAACATTGCATCTCAAAAAGAGGTAGCAATTGAGCAGCTTAAAACCATCCAAAAAGAACTTGCTAATATTGGCAAGGAATACAAACTGAACATCATTTCAAAGCTTGACAACTTTCGTGGAATTGCAAAAGCCTTGCAAGCCCTTCGTGTGCATGGTGTTTCAGTGCTAACATTAGAAGAAATTGAAAAAATTGGCTTCTATACTAAGTTAGCTCGTCAAAACCTTTTTGAAGAAGTTCTTCTTCGAGAAAAAGTATTTGAAAAAGCTTTGAATAGCTGGGAAGAAGCTAAATCTGTATTTGATTTAGGTGTCAGTTTTACTGAGAATTCTAAAGAAGCAAAAGTAGACGGCAACCACGACATCTATCTAAAGATGTCTGACAAGAAGCCCGGAAAATTGGTAGACATCATTTCAGAAATTGACCAAAACATTGATTTCTGTGAAAAGTTGGTTTCCCAAAGCCGGTTCAAAGAAATTCAGGACACTTTTGCTAAAGCTGGATATGATGAATTTGCAGAGGATTTCAAGAAAGACTTGCGAATCCTTAAGGGCCAATTCGTTATTCTCAAAGAATCTCTCAGTGGCTACAATGTCCATCTTGAAGAATATGTAGAACATACTCTAAAAGAAATGGGCGACTTTGCCAATGCAGCGTTTGACCATTACACGAACATCAATACTCTCAAAAAAATGGAAGAGTATGGTAATTTTCTGGACATGGAAGAAAAGCGTATTAAGGACAAAGAGAAAGAATCAATTGATTTCTTCTGGGGAACATTCAGCAAGAAATTTGTCTGGAATGTTATTCCAAAAGATTTTGCTTTTGCAGTTTTCCGTAAAACAATCGGCGGTCTGACACAGACTCGTTTCCATGAATTAAGTCAAGAATGGATGAATGATAATCCAAGCTGGACTTACAAATTCGGCAATCTAAAAATTGTTGTTGGGTCTAAAATGGATGAGGTTGAACCTCTCGAAAAAGAACTCAACATCAAAGTGAAACGTCAAAAAACCGTTCGTGGTTATTTGCGTCTTGCCAAATAATGTTATCAAACATAAAATAAAGTCTTTTATTCAATAAATAAAAGGCTTTTTTTATTTTATAACTTATGTTATAATAGAATCAAGAATATATATCAAATAAAATAATTGGAGAATTAATAATATAATATGAATAAAGCAAAATCTTTTTTATTCAAATTGATTGATGATAGAAAATGGAAGGTAACTCAATCATTTGAATTTGATTATCACAATGAAATTTGGAACAGGTTGGCCCTTGAATACTTGGTCAACCCTAAAAGCCATGAACCTAAAATCTTACAACTAAAACAAATTCAAGCAGACCTTTTTAATTCAGATAAACATGATTACTGGCAGCGCAAACTACAGAATAAGTCTTTAGAAGACTTTGAAATTGCTGTACTGTTGAGTACCTTTGAAAAATGGTACTTAAAACCAGAGAGTATTTCATGGTTTGCATCTATGTTTAAGAAGTTTGAAGAAAAATACAGTAAAAACAATTATACAGGAAGTAAAAATAACTTATTCTCTGAAATTAACTCTGTATTGTCCAGAGATAACTATGAAGCGCCTATTTTGTTTGTTCAGTCTTTAGTGTCTGACAAGTTATTGGACAAAAAGATTGATAAAGAATATCAAGATATTAAAGGAGTATTTTAATGATGAAAATAAATGATTTATATGATTTGTCTAGGAAGCTAAACAAAGAACTTTCTAAAATCGCAGAAGATAAACGCTATGTTGATGTTGATTTTGTAGGACGCTTTCGTGGTTCTAATTTTGGCAGCTATTATTGGGCTGGTTTGAACACTAATGTTTTTCAGTTGCTTTTGACCGTGAGAGATAACGGCAAATACACTTTCACTGTAAAGTTTGTAGATAGTGTAGAAGATTACAAAAACAAGGCATCTGATTTAGATATTAAAGAACATTCTAGCATGGTTTGTTTTGACGAATTTGAATTCACTACATACGAATCACTTGTAGACCATATTCAGATTATGGTAAGAACATTGTTCAAATTGTATGGCGTTGAAAAAGAGGAGAATTAAAAAATATGGCATTACTTAAATCAAGAAATTTTAAAGCGGAGCGTGCAGCACGCGCACGCGCCACATCAAGAAATAATCCAAAAGAAAACAGTCCAAGGCCAAAGTCAAAGTTAGAGCCTAAATTCCTTTATGGCCACAAAGTTCATTTTATGGCCAAGGAGAAACGCCTGAAAAACAAGAGAAAAGCTTATTTCTGGAAAGCTGAAGTAGTTCATCCTTTATCAAGAAGACACAAATTCCTTGAAAAACATGTTCCGAAGTTAGAGCGATACAAAGACAGGCGATTCAATAAAATCGACAGATACATTGACCTTGAATACAAGCAGCTAGAAGCACTTGAACAACGGACAACTGCTGTAATTTTTAGTCTAAAAACTAAAAACAAAGAAATTTCTTATAAAGAGGGAAAAATTTCTGTTAAAAATGAACACAACCCAGAAAATCCAAAATTTCAAGCTAACTTAACATTTAAAAACGTGGATGGCTCAGATAACAGGTTATCATTTAGTAAAAAAGAAATTATGGAACTATGGCTGCTCCGTCGCCTAGAAACATCTTTCAGTGGCCCTGTTGGCAAATGGGAAGTCCAAGACTATTATTGCCGTGCTAGAGCTGTCCTGAGAGTTATTTATGCTCTACTGGTTAGTTCCAAATAAAACAAAAAAGACGTAAGTAAAATTTACGTCTTTTTCTTTCTTATATTACAGTTTAGATTTATTAATAATGTAAATCAATCTGTAACTCGCCAGAAACCTTGTGTTCCATATCAAAGATATTAAGCATATCTTCTGAATGAAGATGTTTAATTCGCTTCCTGACATCTTGGTCTACTAAGTCAGGCAACACCTTAGAGTTCTTCTTAATGTAGTCCACAGGAACGAATTTGTTATTTCCTGTATAATTTTCGATTAAGTCATACAAGAACAAATCCCCAAGACTTTCAAACAGTGGAACAATTGTGTAACCTGCTGCATCAATAGCGGCTGCATAACTCATTGACTCTACATTTTTATAATCATATAGAGAAACAGCTTTATCTAACAGCAAACTCTTTGTCCAATGTCCAAAATCGTTAAGCAATTTATTAAAGTCTCGCTCAACCCAACCGGAACGAAATTCAGCCTGAGTAAGACCAACAACAGCATACCCACCGGGCTTAATGACTCCGAAATCAAGAGGCATAATAGTCTTTTCTCCAGACCAACCAACTGATTTCTCCCAGATTTCAGCCTCAACGCCATCAAAAGACTTAGATAAAACCTTGAAGAAATGAGGTTGATATTCCTCGTCTAGTTCTATCAATGCAAACACTCCTCCAAGAGGGATATTTTTTACAAGCTCTGACGGAGCAAACACAACTGATGATTCCATATCATTCTCCTTTTAATTTTTATTTTAAAATAATATATTTGTAAAATGAATAACTTTTACAAATAATAGTATAACTGTTATTGATTTATTAATTGTTTTATAATAAGAGATGTAAAACTTTTTATTTTACAAATATATTATTTTTTTTATTTCAGGAAGGAGTATTTGACATGAAAACAAATACTAAAACTAATACTTTTATCAACAACATCAAAGAAATTTTTAAACAGCAAAAAGGCCCAGTAAAAGAATCTGCTTGGGTGGAATTCTTAAAAGATGTTGAAACTCATATTCTAAAAAAAGACAATAATGGCATTGAACTCATCAAGGCAGAAATTGTTTATGATGATGCAGCAAGCAAAGATTTGCAAAAACAAACCCTTATTCTGGGAATTAATATAACTTCAAAAATGGGCAAAGAAATTCCATTGGTTATCAAGTTTTCTTGCCACTTCATTGATGGCAAACTCTTAATCAAGACAGCCTATAAAGAGCAAAATTCCTCATATGCTCATCAATGGAGAGCTGAAGATAATTATACTTATCTGTTGAGGGAAATTGACTTCATGTCAGAAAGTCATGAAGCTATGAAAAAGCAATATAACAACTATATTGATTTCATTCAACATGACATTGACAAGTTATTGAGCTTTGCTGATGCACACTAATCAAATCTTTATTTCAGGAGTTTATAATGATGAAAGTAATTACAGCTAAAGTTGTTAAAGAAGAAAAAAGACATCTTCATCAAATGTCTGAAAAAGAAGTAACATACATATAAAAGACATTGCAGAATTTTCTTGGGAAATACTTTTACAATGGTGGCAAATATCGCATTTGCCCACACGCTAAAGAAAGAATTTTTCGAAAAGGCAGAGGTGAAGTGACTAAACGCAGCTTAAAAATGGTTCTTTTGTTTGGTAATCTAATTGAATTTAAGAAGATTACATTTTCAGACAAACAAACAGAACTACGTTGTGTATTTCGTTTAGATGAACAAATCGTTGTTTATGATTTCTTCAGACACACAATCGTTACATTCTGGAAAAATTCTAAGGATGACCACCATGAAACTTTAGATGTTTCTAAATATACACTATCTAGAAAACAAGTCTCTAAGTTTCTTGATGAACTCATTTCTGCTTAGTTTATGTTTCTCTATTATATTAAAGAAGTCTAACAAATAGACTTCTTTTTTCTTTGACAACTTATAACGTTTGCGATATAATGGTTTTATAAATGAAAGTAAAGTATGAGGTACAGATATAGAATATGTTGTTTTTATTTAATTTAGTAATATTCACAATTTTCTACTTAATCCTAGATTATTGTTTTGTAACAAATGGAAAGCCAACTATAAACAGAGTATTGAATAGCTTGGTGTTAATTTTGGGCGTGTTTCTGATGACTGTATTTGATAGATTTTCACTACTTACATTAGTGCTGTCTTTTTATACTCTAACTCATGGAAACCTAGAGTTAAGGAAATCAAAGGAAAATCTAGATATTGATTTTTACAAGAAAATCATGAAATTCTCAGTAATTGTCTTTCTTGTATCTCTTGTGTTGCTGGTTATTGGATTGTAAATAAAATAATACCATTTTGATTTGATTTAATTTTTAATAATTTATTTATTATTGAAAGGTGGTGATAAAATGACCTTAAAAGAAGAACTAGAAAAACTTCTTTGCGACTACAAGGGTCAGTTAGATATTAGTAATGAGAATTCCCATAAAATAACGAGAACATTTTCTCGTAAAGTATCTAAATTCATCATTCAGAATATTGAAAATCTGAATGTGCACGATTTAGAGCAATTGAATGATTATCCTGAATTACGCAGAAAAATTTCTGGTAAGGCATTGATGGTCTTCAAAGTTGCTCTAGACTATGAACAAAAATAAATCAAATTAATTTTATATTCAAGGAGAATATTATTTTATGAAAAATATGGTTAAACTATCAATGGTTACATTTGCTGCTATTAGTGGACTTCTTTATTCTAGCAATGTTTTAGCTAGTGAAGTTACAAAAGAGGGTACTGAAGTTTCTGTCAAACAACCAGAAATTGATGTTACTCGTCAAGATGATACATTTTACACAAAAATTGATGTAAAAGTGTCAACAGCAATTCCAGATGATATTACCATCAATCAAGGAGACACAATGACCATGCCTTTACCTAAAGAGCTTGAACTGGAAACAACTTATGATTTCCCAGTAAATGCTCCTGATGGTGAACCGGTAGGTCAAGCTACAGCGAACGCTACGACAAATACTGTCACCACAGTGTTCAATGATTATTTTCAAAAGAAGCCTTTGAATAAATCAATTTCATGGACTATGCGTACACAAATTAACCGTGAAGTTGTAAAAGATGAAGGCACAATGCACCTTGATTTTAAAGGCACTGTCGTTGACGTTAAGACTGGCTCAAAAGGAGACACAAACCTCAATGAAGAATTGTATAAATGGGGGCGACAAGACAAAGATGATGCCTCTGTAGTTCATTGGGTGGCGCGTGTGAACTATCGCAAAGCCAGCCTTAAAGGTGTCCATGTTCATGATACTTGGGATTCGTCACAAGAGTATGTTCCGGGGTCGATGATTGTAAATTACCTACATTCAGCAAACCCTTGGACTCTTGCATATACTGCTGACCCAAGCTTCGTGAAAATCCGTAAAGACGGTTTTGATGCGGAAGTTGGTGATTTGGATAAAGTTGTAACTTTCGAATACAGCACGCGCTCCAAAGACCGCTCCATCATTCCTACCAACACCTTTACGGTACAAGCGCAAGATTACTTCTTGCAGCACGAAGTGAATTACAAATGGGCGGATGGCTCAGGTGAAGCGGATGGCAAAAACAAGCCAAAAGATAAGGTGAAACCAAAAGAATTCGAACCTAAAAAGGAAGAGAAGAAAAAGACTGAAAATATCGTGGTGAAACCTAAACCTGAAGAAAAACCGAAGCCTAAAGAAGATACGCCAAAACCACCAGCACCAGAGGTTGAAAAACCGAAGGCCGAACCGAAAGAAGAGCCTAAGAAACCAGAACCAAAACCTAAAGAAACTCCTAAACCAAAGGAAGAAAAACCAACACCAAAACCAGAAGTGAAAGAAACACCTAAGCCAACTGAGCCTAAGAAAGTTCTTCCTAAGACTGGTTCAGATGACCGTGTTGTAAAAATTCTTGCAGGTCTTGGATTTGGAATTCTGATTGGCGTGATTGCTTTTATGACTGGTGGCACTAAATCTACAAAGAAAGGTTAAAAAGGGTGACTGCTTGGAAGACATCCAAAAAATTAAAGCAAAAATTGAATGGCTCTTGGAAAACTTTTCTCAGAGCGAAATAGCCAAGGAGACAAATGTACCACAATCTACGCTGTCTTACTTGAAGAAAGGTACTCGTAAAATCCGTAATCTCTCTGTTGGCACTGTTCAGGAATTAATTCAATTCTATGACAGGCATTACAAGGACAAAGAGTAATGCGTGGATTTATGAATGTACACGGATATATCAAAATCAGGCTGGATAATACATCTTATTATCCGCCTGTTTCTGGTAGTCAAGACCAAAAAGGATATATCCGCCAAGGATTACAGTTGATTCGTGATTATTCTGGTAATTATAGTGTTTTTGATAGTCAAAATCGTCTTTTAGGAGAAATACCTAAACGGCTATCAAAACTATATCATCTTTCTGAAATCATCTACAATAAAAGTTATGAAAGACTTGCTATTCGTTATGAGATAAAAAGAGATAGTTACCAAGGTTTTCTGTTTATTGATTGTTATTAGAAATAAAACGAAAAGACCTCTTGATTACAAGGGTCTTTTTCTGTTTTTCCTTTATAATATATTCTGTAAATTATTTATTTTACAAAAATATATTATTTTAAAACAAAAGGAGTATAACATTATGGGTACTAGTACAAATGTTAAGGTGATTGGCAAACTAGATATTGATAAACTAGTTTCATTTATTAAGGAGCAAATTTCACAAAATATCACAATTAGTATTGAAGAAGAAGAGCAATTCTTTGACACTAGAAGCGATATTGTATTTTTGGGTATTGACGGCATTGAAAAAAGGGATGTGGGATGGATTCACATTTCCTATAACGGAAAAAATCGAAGCATTTTTTATCTTTACAAAGATACCTTTTGGTTTAGTCCACAAGATATTGCATCTAATATCAAAAATGGAACTCCAGAATTGAATGGAGAATACACTTATCTTTCACTTGGATTTGATTCTGATGCCGTTGAAATCATGACAAAGATTGCGAAAGAATTTGGTGGCTATCTTGATGAGCAGGACACAGATAACGTGCCTTACAAGAAAGTTGAGTAATTTTCCTATTTTAAAATGTCTGAAGTTAATTCAGGCATTTTTTGTTTTGTTCTGTTTATATGGCTTATAATAAAATATTGTATTTTTTTAATTTTATGATATTATTTCAATTTTAACCAACATCACACAATTCCCCCACTTCTTAGGTGCTGGGATGTAAGTGCATTAACCTGAGCAAGCCTTTGACTTGCTTTTTAGTTTATGTTATTCTAATTTTAGTTATATATAAAACAAGGATAAGAAGAAATGACAGAAATTAGGCAAAAGTCTTACAAATTTAGGCTATATCCAACAGAAGAACAAAAAGTCATCTTTGCAAAAACCTTTGGCTGTTCGCGCTTTATTTGGAATCAGATGCTGGCTGATAAAATTGCATATTACAAAGATACAGGCAAGACACTTAATAATACTCCTGCTCAATATAAGAAGAATTATCCTTGGCTGAAAGAAGTGGATAGTTTTGCACTTTGCAATGTCCAATTGAATTTACAAAAGGCTTATAAAAACTTTTTCCAGTCTAACTTTGGATTTCCTAAATTCAAATCTAAGAAAAAAGCTTACAAACAATCTTACAAAACCAATAATAATCATGGAAACATTGAACTTTGTGATGGTAAAATTAAGCTTCCAAAGGTTGGTTGGGTTCGTTTGAAGCAGCATAGAAAGATGTCTGGCCTTATAAAAAGCGCTACGATTTCAAAAACAACAACTGGGAAATATTTTATTTCTATTTTGTGTGAAACAGACATCCACCTTTATCCTAAGACAAATTCCAGCATTGGGATTGATTTGGGGTTAGAACATTTTGTCATACTTTCTTCTGGGGAGAAGATTGAGAATCCTAGATTTTTAATTTCAGCTTCTAAAAAATTAAGGAGGGAGCAGAAAATATTATCTCGTAGAGGGTTGTTAGCCAAACAGAAAGGTAAAAGTTTAAGTGACTGTATGAATTACCAAAAGCAACGAATGAAAGTTGCCAAGATTCATGAGAGAATAACTAATAGACGTAAAGATTTTCTTAATAAATTAAGTACAAGTATTATCAAGAACCACGATAGGATTTGTATGGAAGATTTAAGAAGTAAAAATCTCATGAAGAATCACCATCTAGCCAGAGCGATTGGGGATGCCTCTTGGTCTGAATTTGTGAGGATGCTAGAATACAAGGCAGATTGGTACGAAAAACAAGTATCAAAGATTAGCCGTTGGTTTCCATCTTCTCAGATTTGTTCGAACTGCAAGGTCAATTCTGGGAAGAAACCACTTCATGTCAGAGAGTGGACGTGCAAGAGTTGTGGCGTACACCATGACAGAGACCTCAATGCAAGCCTGAATATTCTAAATGAAGGATTGAAAATATTAGTTTAATTTAATATAAAGAAAATTTAACCGCAGGAACTGTGGGGATAGCTTGGTATATATTAATGTAACCTCTATTGGTTAGTCAACTAGCCAATAAGTATGCATCCTACCCAAGAAGCTCCCACCTCTAAACGTTAGTGTAGGTGGGAGCGGTTCACAGAATTTTTCTTTTGATGAAGCAAAAATAAAGTCTTGGAATACGTTCACAGTATGAAGGTTTTCTTCTACAATGATAGTTACTATGAAGCAGCGCTAGAATCTGTTAAAGAGTTGACCCCTGAGAATAATGTTCTACGATTGGAAGGGCCGATAAATTACCAACCATGCATCAAAATCGTAAAAGATAAAAGAAAACAGAATCCTTTCAGAAAACCAAAACACTCATAACGAGTGTTTTTTATGTTATAATATTACTTGTAATCATTTTTATAAATATTATTATTTTAAAAACAAAAAGGAGAAAAATAAAATGGAAAATGTTACAACAAATGTGAAAATTGTAGGTGAGCTGCCATTTCAAAGATTGGTAAATTTCTTTCTTTGGAATATTGATGAGAAAGCTGAGCATGATTTTAATGTTATAGAAGAAAAGTATGACCCATCAACACATAAAGATGTTAGTTTTGAATCAGGAAAAGAAACTGACACCTTGAAAACTGTATCAGGTTTTGTAAAATTTACCTACAAAGGAGAAGCTGGCTCTGTTTCTTATAATTACAGAAATCACTTGAAGTTTGATAAGAAAGACTTGTTTGACAATGCAATTAATGGAACATACAGACTCAATATTTTTTCAACAACAGACCTAACAATGGAATATTCTTCTATTTCAATTATGGTTATGGAAAAGCTTGCTATGTTTTTTGCAGAAAACATCAGACATTTTGAGGGATATATTGACTTACGCAATGATGACAAAGTTTGGTATCAAAAAATTGATGCTGAAAAATTTGTCAAAAAAACTCAAGATTCATATACTCTCTTCATTGATGGCAAAGAGGTACTTTTTAGTCATCATTGGAGTGAAATTGAAGATATGCTATACAATTTCTTGATAAGCCTAAGTAATTATTTCGAAGACTATTATGATTATCTCAGTTATAAAGAATTACTTTCAATTACTGGAACTCAAGGTGGGATATATATTGATGGTTTGACTATTGATTATCGTCCTCATATCGAAGTTGTTGTGAAATATTTCTAAAACTAAATTTTTAAAAACGCTCTTTATGGGTGTTTTTATTTTGCCTTATAATAGTAAGTGTAATCATTTTTAATATTATATTTTAAAACAAAAGGAGAACAAAAATGAAAAAACGTATCAGTTTGTACAACATGAAAAAAGCAGGGGAACATATTACACCTCTACTTGAAAAATCAAACATGACTTATGAAGAGCTGTATACTTCTCGTCATGAAATTGAGGAAGCTGCTTTTAACTTCATTGAAGAAAATAAGATGGAGTCTGGAGATAATCTGATTCTATTTATTAATGAAACAGAGCTTTATTTTGTTGCCGGTATTGTTCGTGCTTGTTTTGCAAAAAATATTTGCTTAACCGTTGTGTCATTTGAAGATTTTGTTGACAATGACAAAGGAATTTGGAGTATTGAAAATTACTTCGTCTCAGAACAACAAAAAGAAGAGGATATTGATGGGTGTGATGAGTATCCGATTTATAGTGAAGATGAATCGAATATGACATATCCATGCCTTATTGAACTAAAAAAAGGCAGTAACGGAATCTTTAACCAAACTTTCTCAACAGAATCTGGCAATGAAGAAAATTGCCATGCTACAGGTTATGAACTTCGTAACTCAGATGATTGTAGTGATTGGTGGCTTGAATTTGAAGATAGTCACGGCAAACTGCATTATGGTAGGTAATACCAAAAATCAAACACTCTTATTAAGAGTGTTTTTTGTTTGCGGCTATTCTATTATTCAGGTTTATTTTTAGCCTAAAATATGGTAAAATATAAGAAAATAACAAGACAAAGAAACTACTAGGAGATAATAATGATAACAGCACAAAAATTCTTTGATTTCTATAAGAAAAAGGCCAACATGGACTTGATACAAGTTGCCAATAAATTAAATATAAAATTTGATTTTTCTGATGCTGGACAATTGAGGAATTCAGTTCTTTTTATGCTGCAAAAACCAGAAAATGATGACTATAACAACTATGAAATCGTTGATGACCAAGAAGTGCTTAAAAATTTTCTTTTGCGGATGCAATCCATTTACAAAATCATTCAGGATAATCCAAGTATAATTGATGGCATTAACATCAAAAATGACAATGTTGATGAACGTTTCTTACATATCAAACTTACCTATGACCACAGAGAAAGACCATACATAAAAATAGACACTCTATTTTGTACTAATATTGGAAGTTTGTATACAGCAGATGATGGTGTTTTTAAACTAGAATTGCAATCAAATCAAAGCAATTCTCAACGTTATATATTCTTTGATGAAGATAACAGCCGTATTTCATTTAAGACAAAACAAAAGCAGCAGACATTTTCAGACACATTGGCTTATGATGGTCTATCAACATATCTGATTAAAGATTTTCCTTATCCAAACTTAAAAGAGTTTTCCTGCCTTAAAGAACATCAGGAAGAACTTGTAAAACTATCAAGGCAAAACATTGAATTCTTGTATAGAGATGGCTCAGGAGCAAGGCTTAATACGACCTTGACTATGGAAGACTTGCATCAGGCAGGTCTAAAAAGAAAAACAAGTAAAAGGGATATTTTTAAGAGAAAATACAGTCAATTCTCGAAATTTTCCCCACTCATTTCAGATAGAAATATAGAGCAAATTCCAACTACAGACCTCTATTATTTGTTTAAAATTTGGTTGATTTTAGATAAAGAAGAATGGCCTCAATTTTATGGTTGGTATAGAACACATGGCAAAGGGAAAGCTTCTATTTATGACAAAGTGTTTAACGAAGTATTTAATCATCCAAGGAGAATAACAGAATATGACTGGTTGAGCAGCTACTACAAAGATAAATATTCTGATGATGAGCGTCTTATTTATAAAACGACAAAATTTGCAATGAAACTAAAAAATCTCAAATTGTTTTATAAGAAAATACCAGCAAACTATAAAACCCTTGACCTCATGTTGGAAGATGCTAATAAAGTTCGAGATGTGATTGAGTTTAGAGCTGCAATTAGAAAATTGAAGCAAATCATCAAGAAAAAGGAAAACAAAAAATTCAATTATGCCAAGGTGGCCATGCCAAATGAAACAAAAGATGTATTGGAAGAATTTTCTCAGTACAAGCCTATCACAATTCATCAATGCCCAAAAGAAATATTAGATTTGATTAAACGTGATTATACTGGGAACTTTGATAACCTTAATTATGAAATCAACAGGCAATATGCAAACGAGGAGCGCAAAGCCAAACAAAAGACAAAGGATGTGCCTATTTTCCTCAGCTACAATAAAGACAATCAAACTCTCTTTTGTCTCTGTATATTGCAAGTTCAATACAGTGGAAACGATATGGACACTAAAACTCATTTCAATATCTCAACCCAATACTTTACATCAGATAAAGCATCAAAAGAATCTATTATTGAATACAAATCAAAATTTGAGAAGATAAAATCATTTATCCAAAACTACATTGTAGACAAGTACGACTATGATGTATATCAATAAGAATTTAACACAAATAAAGACCTTGAAATATCAGGGCCTTTTACTTATAATAATGAATGTAAAAAATAAATTTTACAATAAAATATTTTTAATAGAAAAAAGGAGAAAAGTATGACAACTTTTTTGGCAACAGTTGAGGGTCTAAAGTTCCTCAAAAAATCAATGGACAATCTTATGGCCGAAACAACCAAAGCTGGCAAAGAAACAGTCTTACGCTTTAATAAGGCTGATGAACGTTTTAAGGAGCTTTTAAAATTCTTGTTAAATAATGATATTACTACAGGAATTTCAGCGAAAAAATTAGAACGCCGGAAGTCATTCAGTGATGACATTCATGAAGAAAATTCTGGGCAAGAAATTAATAATCTTTTAAGTTTATTAAATTATCTTAAAGTGAATAATACTGGCCGAGATGCAGACATTCACGTTGTTCACCAATATATTCAAAGCCAACCAGAAGAACTTCATGACTTCATTGAAAAAGTAGTAACAAAATCCCTTAAACTGGGAGTTACGGCCAAAACTGTCAATGCCGTTTATGGAGAAGGATTTATTCCTGTTTTTGAGGTTCAGTTGGCCAAGTCAATTGACAAACTAGATTCAGAAAAACTAAAAGCTCTTATAGGCTTTATCACACTGAAGCTAGATGGCCATAGAACGCTTGCTCAGATTTCTTTTGATGAACTGAATGGTATTGGCGGCCATATCAACATGAATTTCTTTACCCGGCAAGGAAAACCAGTTACAGGAATGACAGATGTTACAACGAGCATCTTTAAATCTTTTGACTGGAACAAACTAGCCAAGGTTTATCCAGAAGGACTATTCTTAGATGGTGAAATCCTGATTACAGAATCAGATAAACCAAAAGAAGAATGGTTTAACGAAACTTCTAAAATCATCCGTAAAGATGGTGAAAAATCTAACCTGACTTATCATGTATTTGATATTGTTGGAACAGATGAATTCTTCCAAGATAAGAAATCTATTCTTACTTATAAAGACCGGCGAAACATGTTAAATGATGTTTTCTTGAATGTTCCTGATGTAACAGGCATTGAACTTGTTCCTGTCCTTATGGAGACTGAGGATGTCTATAATGACCTAGAGGCTATCTACAAACTCTTTGATGAGCAGGTAGCTCTAGGAGAAGAAGGCCTGATGCTAAATCTTGATACACCTTATGAATGTAAACGTCATAATGGTCTACTGAAGATTAAGCCAACTAAATCGGCCGACCTTGAAATCATTGGATTTGAACCCGGCGCTCCATATACCAAGTATGAAAATACTCTAGGGGCATTGATTATGGATTTTGAGGGTGTCCCTGTTAAGTTTGGTTCTGGCCTTACAGATGAGCTTCGGGACGAAATCTGGAACAACCAAGACAAGTACCTTGGAGCTATTGGAGAAATTCAGTATACTTCTTACAGCAAAAATCAAAACAATGATGAAATCAGCTTACGTTTCCCTCGTTTTAAGGGGATTCGAACTGACAAGTCCGTTGAAGATGTGAATATTGAATAAACTCAAAACAAATAAAAGACTAGACAATAATTCTGGTCTTTTTTCTTTACTACACTCTTGATATATTTAGATTCGTTATGTTATTATAAATATAACTCATATACCATGATGTATAAGGAGTTTGCGAAGGCGTTTCTTACATTAAGAAGCGCTTTTTGTTTTGGCTATTTCACAAACTGTTTCTTATTGATTCGATTGTATATAAAATTTTAGTTTTCATTTATTAATGTTTTATTTTATACTATATCTTGTAGCTAATTTCAGTTTTAGCTATAAAATAAATACTAATCTAATTTAATGTAATGTGAAGAAAGGAGACTTTTATATGAATATAAATTCAAAGTCTTTTAAAGCAAAACTAGCTGTTGCTGCAAGTGTAGCCGGATTGGCCCTTAATTTAGCCTCTGCCGTTCCTGTTATGGCGAGCGAGACCAAACCATCCACTTATGATTTAAACACGACTATGGGCTACGCAGGGCCACCAGAAGCTGCTTTCAGGAAGTGGCAAGAAAAACCAGCTAAGCTGGCTATCATTAAAGGAGTAAATGATGATATTGCTTATTATGGCTATGTTGATAGTTCTGGTTATTGGCAATGCTATACAGATGGTTATGGAAACTATATATATTCTAAGGGTTAATTCGTTATATATCCAACACAATTTGTATTTGTCTGTTGCGATTTCTTTTATCATTTGTTATACTGAACTTAACTAAAAGAAAGGAAAAAATAAGGAGAAAGACCATGAGACAAGTCGAACGTCACTGGATTAAAGAGGGGCATGCTTTATATCCTATCTGTGACGATTTAACCTTTAAAGCTAAGAATCTTTATAATGCAGGGCTGTATCAAATTCGTCAATCCATTTTTGAGCGAAACAAATGTGATAATAAAGAAGAAAAACCTTCTGTACTGTCTTGGATTGAATTAGTTTCTCAATTCCGAAAAGAGAAACAAAGTGATATGTTGGCGTTGCCCTCCAAGGTTTCTACCAACATTTTAAAGAACCTTGGTTCTTCTATTAGCTCTTACTATCAACTCTTAAAGTGTTTTTATGATAAGTCTAACACAAGTGTATCTAGCAAACCTCAGTTGCCTCGCTATCTTCACAAGACAAAAGGGCGTTATATAGCAGAGTTCACACATCAGACCTTTTCTAAAAAGAGGGGTTGAATGGAGAACTTATTTTATGTCCTAAAGATTTTAGTTTGGTTATCCCAACTAAGGTTAAGAATCCTAAATGTGTTCGTATTGTTCCTAAATTAAAAGCTTTTGTCATTGAGGTTGTTTATGAAGTAGAACCAGCTCTTTTAAAACATACTGGAAATTATGCAGCGATTGATTTAGGAATTGATAACCTAGCTAGTGTTACCTTTTCAAACAACGTGAACCCACTAGTGGTAAAGGGTTCTAAATTAAAGAGCATTAATCAAGGTTACAATCGTTTAATTGCTAAAGCAAAATCTAAACTTCCAATGAGTCAAAAAACCAGTCAGCACATCCACCGTCTTTGGAAAAATCGTGAATTGAGGTTTCAATCAGAACTTCATAAAATCACTTCTTTTCTTTCACTTTATTTTGACGAGATGGCGATTGAAACAGTCTTTGTAGGAAAAAATTTAGGGTGGAAACAAGGAGTTTCTTTAAGAAAGAGAAATAAACAAACTTTCACACAAATTCCTTTTAATACTTTCATTTCTCAATTAACTTATAAATGTTTACTAAGAGGAATAAAAGTATTAGAACAGGAAGAGTCTTACACCTCTAAAGCTAGTTTCTTAGACGAGGACGAGATTCCTATCTATGAAAAGAACAATCAAAATCAAAATTTTATCTTTTCAGGAAAACGAATTAGCAGAGGGTTATATAAATCTAAAGATGGTAGCCTCTTGAACGCAGACGTTAATGGGTCTTACAATATCTTAGTGAAAGGACTTTTAACCTTAAACAAATCTCTTAATAGGAAAAACCTTTCTTTTCATACAAGGAGTTTAAAGAATGATTTAACGTCAGTGTCCAATGTTGACTTGCTTTTACAATACATGTAAACCTATATCTTAGATTAAGATTATTTAAGAGAGGGTCTAGGGGTCTTGTAGGAGACCTTTAATGAAGACAAGAGTTGTTCACTAACTCTTGTGGAGCATTAAGAATCAGATGGTGCAAAACATTTATTTTGAAATAAAATATTTGTAATAACCGTTTGAACCTATCTGTATAACGGTTATTATTACTATTATTAACACAAAAGAAAAAGGCTAGAGTAAAATTATTAAACTCTAGTCTTTTTTTATATTATTTTTATTTGTCAGCAGAAGTAATATCTTCAGCTTCAATCACAGGCTGTTCATCTTGCTTCAGTTTATTGACAGTCATATTGACACCTAAAGCACCAGTCAGTAATTGCCGAATATCAAATCCTGCACCTTGCGACACTTGGTCAATCGTCTGCATGATGTCACCAACCATTTTAGAAGCGTTGCCCTCACCATACATAGTGATTTTATCCACCTTAGTAAGAGGTTCTGCCACGGCGCGTGCGATTTCAGGAAGTTTATCAACAACCATCTCAGTAATCGCAGCTTCCTGCATTTTCTTCATAGCTTCCGCTTTCTTATCTAGACCTTGCGCTTCTGCTTCAAGCTTCAAACGAATAGCTTCGGCCTCAGCACGTCCTTTAGCTTCAATTGCTTCAGCTTCTTGAAGTTGAGCAAACTTCTCAGCCTCAGCTTGGGCTTTGCGAGCTTCTGCTTCTTTTTGAGTTTCAAAGAGTTCTGCTTCTGCCTGACGTTGACGTTCAATCAATTGGGCTTCTGCTGCTTGTTGGCGAGCGTATTTGTCTGCTTCTGCCTTTTTACGGACATTGGCATCCAGTTCTTGCTCACGAACCTTAACTTCACGTTCCTTGACTTCAGCTTCTTTTTCTTGTTTCATGATATTAGCTTCAGCGGCCACGCGCTCTTGTTCACGACGTTGAATTTCGGCCTCAATGCCTTTTGCAGCATCAGCCTTAGCCTGAGCAATGTCAGCTTCTTGTTTCAAAGAAGCTTGTTTCAATTTCAATTCATTTTGCTTTTGAGCGATTTCAAGGTCAGCAGCTACACGTTTGTCATTAGCAAGCTTATCTTGTTCAGCTTCTACTTCCTTACGTTCACGTTCAGCTTTAGCTTTGGCAATCAAGGCATCTTTCTTGATGGTTTCAACGTTTTCAATACCAAGGTTATCAATCACGCCACCCTCATCAGAGAAAGACTGAACAGTAAAGGCAATAACTTCAAGACCCATCTTAGCCAAGTCAGGAGCTACGTTGTCCTGTACTTTTGAAGCAAATTCTTGACGGTCATTAACCATCTTACGAAGTTCCATCTGTCCAATTACTTCCCGAAGATTTCCTTCCAGAACATCTTGAACAGAGCTAGAAATATCAGCGGTACTCCAATTCAGGAAGTTTTCAGATGCACGCGCAATCATTTCGTCGCTAGTGCCAATTTTAAGCTTTACAGCAGCGTCTGCACGCACGTTAATAAAGTCTCGCGTAGGAACAGATTCAGATGTACGAACATCTGTTGAGAACTGTTCAATGTCCAAATAAGAGCGGCGCTCAATAAATGGAATCATAAAGCCAGCTTTACCACGAAGATGACGTTGTTTACGCAATCCTGTAATAACAATAACTTCATTTGGTTTCGCGTTGACATATCCTTTAACAAGTAAGACCAAAACGCCAATAATGATAAGAACAACTGGGATTACCCAAGTTGGAAATTGTGATAATGTGTCCATAATTTTCCTTTCTTTTTCCCAAAATTTATTTTATTTATATGAACCATCCCTATAAAAAGGATAAGAAGATTATATCATAGAAAAACTATAAAACAAAAAATAATTAGAAGAAGAAAAAAGAGCAGAACCCACTGTTTAAGTTCTACCTCTCATTCTTGATTGTTTAATTTCATTCATGTTGAAGTTAAATTAAGCTAGAATAATATTCTAACATCACTTTCTTTGAGATGATTGTATTGCTAGATTCTTTCAGAGATAAACCTCTCCTTGTTTCTAACCAAGGTTTTTCATTTCTAATCAACTCACTCAGCCAATGAGGCTCTTTATCACCATAATCTTTTATGATAACGTCCAGTGTTTCTTTTTCATCTTTAGAAAAACAATATCCACTAATATAAGGTTTAAGTTTGTCTGCATTGACATTGAGGTCTTTGGGTAATTCAAAGATGTTGTAAAACTCTGAACAAACAGGGCCACTAGCCCAAGCTTCAAATTCTTCTTCAAACAAAGCGAATTTATCCCAAGCTAAAGACCATGCCTGAGCGTAATAACAAAGTCTTTGTAGGTTCATAAATGTTGTCCATCCAATCTCATTTAGAATGTAATAAGCTGCATCAAAAATTGTTCCTTTATCTTTCATATCTCTCGATTCCTTTTTAAAAATTAGTATTGGTTTGATTAATTAAATTATACCATAATTTCATTTTAGACAAAAAGAAATCCCACCAGAAATTTTGGTGGGAATTGTGGTTAGTGAAATGTTTCCGCAAGCCACTAACTTTCTCATGAGTTGGTGAAAAGTAGGAACATCTTTCACCTATTCATTTTACAATATTATTTTTTTACAACCCCTACACTCGCTAGGAGGAACAAGTGTAGGTAGAAAGGATTTTTTGTCCTGATATTCTCATATCAAGTACATTATTAGTATATCACCATCACTATGTTTTGTCAATAGTTTATAAATATTTTTTCAATAAAATATAAACTTTTTTTGAATCAGAATAGTTAATGTAAAAACAGGGCTATAGGTTTTATCAGAATGACATATTTCTCACAAATCAAAAAGAAAGATAGACAAATAATTTGTCTATCTTTCTCCATTAATTTATCATTCATAGATAAGAATTAGCAGCTCCTTATCTATAACTATAATATCACATTCAATAATTTATTTCAATTAATAGGAAAATTCTGGGCAAAGCTGTCATCCTTAACATACAAAGGTGAATAGATTTCTTTGTGTAATTGACTATCCGACAAAAGATAACCATTATCCAAGTAATCACCAATTGAATCCACCCAATCACGAATATATTGATAAGTGAGTGGCATGTGTTTCTTAGTAATACCTAAATCAAGGAATTTGCTCTTCTTTTCTGTTGAATGGACATGGATTCCGTCCGGCAGAGCTTCGGGAGCAATAACACCTTTAATATCAATAGGCCTATCAGCAATCATGACATGAGCTTCCATCAAGAATTCATCTTCTTTAATGTTGTAATCTAATACAATTTTATGAAGCAGCAAACGCTCTTCTTCAAACTTATGAACACTGATATTCCGTCTTTTCTTTGAATGACGCTTTTTGTTGTTTTTCTTAGCCATAGAATTTTCCTTTAATTAATCCTTTCTTTTATTCCAATAAAACAATTTGTTTTTTACTTAGCTAGTGCATAAACTTCATCACGCAATTCAATCAATTCAGGAGATGCCTGATGGTCTTCTAGGAATTGAATGATGTCTAACAACAGTTCTTGTTCATGAGGAACAAGTTTTTCTTGCAGTTTTTGCCATTGTTTATCCAATTTTTCTTGGAATACTTGAATGGAATTGAGGTCTTCTTCAGCAAATCCGCTTGAAGATTTTTCAATTTCAGCCTTTGCAGCCTTTACTTCTTGAACGATTTTTTCTTTTAATTCTTCTTTTTTCATCATATTTTTTATAATATCTCTTTTCTAATATAATTTAATTTATAGTTTTTCCAGTAAACTCAAATCACGAACGACTTGATAAACACCCTCTGATAAAACAGATTTATCAAAAGTATTATCCATTCGTTGACATAGGCTTTCTGGTATAATAAGCAATTCAAAACTTGGCAATACAAGTTTTGCCTCGACTTCTGGCGGAAAATTCATTTGCTGAAAGCTTTCGTACATTCTTTGCTGGGTATGAATGTCATTGAAGTGAGCTATATGCTTATTTAGAACTTTTTCAGCAGATTCCACAGAACCAGAATAGTGCATCACGGCGGCGCGTGCTTCCTCGTATACAGCCACAACAACAGCTTTCATCATAATCTTAATTTTCCTCTCTAATGATTTGATAACGAATGACTTCTCTTACAGTTGGGCAGTAATTCAACTCCAACTCATAAATCAATCTTCCATTTTCTTTTAACTCTTTGAACTTTTGTCCAAAGATTGTTTCTTTTTTAAATAGTTTTGCGTGCAATTCAGCCACGGCATCCGCTTCACTAGAATGTTGGCTTTTGATTGTCTTTTGGACAACCTCTCCGTTTCGTAGTACAGTTTTTTTGATAGAGAACATAATATAATAAATACCTTTCTAATGTTATTTTTTATTTGTGTGAAGTATTTATTTCAATAACGATTATATCACAAAAAAACAAAAAGAAAAATATTCATAGAAACAAATAAAGCACTCCCAAAACATTCTTGTCACAGTGGTAACGAGAAGTGCTTCTTGGTCTGTAATGGTAAAGTAAATATATGTTAATTATTAATTAATTTTTGCCATATTGATGAATCAAATTGTAGCAAAATCTCCAGAAACAACTACACCGTCATAATCAGGATTTACAGTAGCATCTTTGATTTCAAAGAATGTTTCACCATTTATTAATGACAACAATTCCCCATCTTTTTCATTGTTGTCATGATATATCTCACATTCAAAATTACTGTCATCATCCTTTTTGTGGCTGCATTTTGAATGGGTTGTTTTTAAACGACCTTCATATAGAACAGTAGAAGTGCAAATCAAAAAGTTTTCATATTTATTTAATTCCTCATCAGCCATAATAGACTTGAAGCAGGCTATCATTCCTTTAGCGCTTGTCTTTTCAGGATATTTCTCTTCGAATTCTTCAATTTGTTTGATGAGCCAATCCACAGAGGAACGGCGAATAATAGTTTTATCAAAAGTGGAATTTAGAACAGCTCTTTCAAATTCAGGAATATCTTGATTAGAAGCCAATGCCCAGACTTTAGAAATATTTTCACTATAAGGATTTAGAAGAAGACTTTTTGAATTTTCTTTTTCTTTTAGATATTCTTCCCACAAGGAAAGCCAAATGTTCACATGCCAATACCAAGAGTTCTTCACTTCTCCCAGTTGCGTCCATTTGCCATTTTTTGAGCCAAAAATATAAGTGTATGACATTTTTTCTACATCCTTTTTTATTTTATATTGTTATTTTTTAGATAACCCGTTTTACAAGATTATATCTAAAATAAATCTCAGTACCAACCCATTGTACAATCCCCACTATAGCCTCAACTGCAAAGATAGATTCGAAGCTTAGTTGTAAACAGTACAAGAACAACCAAAGCAAGATAGGGGATAATATCGCAATTGGAATTGCGTAAATTAACTGAGCTACACCATTTAGGTCATGCCGATATGACCTACTGATAGATAGCCACATATAATAACGTAAATTAGTTACAACTTTAACAGGCAAAAACAACCAAATAATTGGAGAAATCAACCCCCGATATATTGATGAAGGCAGCCAGAACAAACCAAAATAAGTAATCAAATAAAGTAAAACTATCGAAGATAAAGCCCCGACAGTTGCCTTCCAGAAGATAAACTTATTATCTTCGTAAGGTGTTTCTTCATCTAAACCTACATTTCTAGATACATGACTATTTAACAATCCTGACATGGAATCCACCCAACCTTCAGGTAACATCATAAGATTTGCAACCCAATATTTAATACCTGCATAAATGGGATTAATTGTAATAGTTAAACCAACACCAATGATAGAAGATAACCTTGGAGATAACCTTCTTATCAATTCCCACTTAACATTTTTCCAATAGGACTTTATTTCTTTCCAAGAGAATTCAAACCCTTTAGAAAAGAATTGAGGAATAGGTTTCTTCCATAAAAACCAGTATAAAGGAATTGGATTAGTAATTATATTTACAATCATAGCTGCATTTACACCCAAATGTAGAATATGAGTTGTAAAGAAAATACCCCCTAACATAGACCATGCTGTAGCATGGTCTAAAACTGTAGCCTCTTTGCTTCTGCCTTTTGTTCTTAAGTAAGTTGTTATGAAACTTGCCCAAGGGGAAGCTATGAGAAGTGAAATGATTGATAACTGAAAATAAGGGATATAAAATGGCAAATCCGTAGAGGGAACTCCTAAAATAAGTAATAATTTTGGCAAAAATACAAAACTACCTACCGCTGAAGGTATAAGCATAAGGTAGAACAAGTAGATATGGTTCTTTACAATTTTAGATTCTAAATCCAAACCATATTTTTCTATTAATTTAGGCATTGTTGCTGTCATAGAGGATTTAGCTGTGTAGTAGGTAGATGATAGAACAACCCAGAAAGCATCATTAACACCAAAAAGAACGGTTATTCTTTCTACTAAATTCTTATCTGCTAAAAGACTAAAACAGAATACCCAACCAATTTCGATTGCATTATCTGCCAAAGTACCTATAAACGCATGATACAACATCTCGGTTAGTTTTTTTCGAGTCCAAGATTTACTTTTTAGCATTACTCCCCCGTGAATTAATTTTACATGTTTTTTGTTTTAAGCACTGCACAGGAGTCGAACCTGAGTCTTTGCTAAAAAGCAGTGTCTTGTACCCTTTAAGACTAACAGCGCATATCTTAGGGCAAGTCTCTGTTTTTCCACAGACAGATTTGGCTTTCGCAACCGTGTTCTTTTAAGGCGGCCCTTGTTCCTTTATGTTGTAGACAAATGTGTAGCAGGTATTTGGTTAGTCGTTACTACCATTACCAGTAAAACATTATCTGCAAAAAATAACATTCTCTTATAAGACTTTGACATCTCATAAGGGATTCATTCTAATAAATTAATTAGAACTAGCAGCTTGGTTTTTATTCTTGATAACTCAAAGGATTGTGCTTACCATGAACCTTTTTATGCGAGTCATCTCACCAACCTTATATATCCAGATTTATTGCTCTGAAAGAACCGTCAGCGTCACCACTTAAAGCCGTGGAGCATGATAACAAATCTCACCGTTATCGGGGCGTACCTCTAGAATAAAGTATCGACAGTTATAGAGGTATTTTACACTCGCTGAAACACTGCAAAATCAGCTTGCATATGGTCTCTACAGGACTCGAACCTGTAACCTGTCGCTTAGAAGACGATTGCTCTTTCCAGTTGAGCTAAGAGACCAAAAATAAAACAATGGAGCCGGTGGGATTCGAACCCACGTCCAAACAATCATTCCAATCAACCTTATTACGCACTGTTACATTTATTTATTTCTGAATAATAGTAAATGCACAAACCTACTATTCATATCTCTTATTTAACCCTAAAAGCCGAGAACTCTTTTAAGGCGATTACCGTAACTTGAAGTAGCTGTTTTACCGGCACATAAAATAGGTACTCGTCTAATTTAATTTTTAAATAGACTATATAATAAATTTAATTGATATGTAAAGCTTCATCTAAGCAAAAGCTTAGGCAGCCATATCAGTAGCAAAATTGTTTGCAGTTATATTTAAGTCAATGATAACGTCATCACTCGGTGCGAGGCTGAGAAGTCCAATCGCCTGTCGAAACCAGACGACCCCTCAAAAACTTACAAGACTATAATATCACTTATGTTATAATTTGTCAATAAAAAAATCTCCTTTATTCAATGTTTTCAACAGAATAACAGAATAAAAGAGACTAAAATCTTTTTGAAATTATAGTTTTGACACACAGACTTTATCCATATAAACAAGGCCGTCAAAATCAGATGTAAATTCCTTACATGTTTTAATCCGTTTTTGATACCAGTCATTACTAGCATCGAATCTTTTCCATTCTGGGAGTGGCACAAGTTTTGCATCATATCCATGAAAGTGAAGTTCATCCTTAGAACTTTTATATTCGTTCAATATCCATATCTCAGTTTTCCATGTTTCTGCTACTTCATCAGACATCACAGGGAAGCTTTTTGGGTACTTATCAAAATCCATTATTTATCTTCTTTCTTTTCATCTTTTGATTTCATTTTAGCGATTCCCACTGGCAACTCTATTACTTTCAAACTTGATGCAATTGAAATCACTTGGTTACTCAATGAAAAACTAGTTAGAGTAAAGGCATCTGGAATATCTATCCCTAAAGGAAACACATCAAATACAAAATGATAAATAGTGTTAAAATCTGTAAATTCTCGTTCTACTTTATCTTTTAAAATATAAGAATAATCGAATCCAGAATTAGATTCACGTTTCAAGAATGATAATTCAACAATTCCTTGATAGTCAGGTTTGACAGCATATTTATTAATGATTTCAAAGCGTTTCTTAGCATCTTCTTCTTTGGCATCAATAAACACACTAACACCCTCAGAGCCATTATTTTCTCCAATATGATATTTCAAATAATTCATATTTAAAATTTTATCATTTACATACTTGTTAAAGAAATAAGGTATTGCTTTTTTAACAATCAAATAAACAATAGACCATACTAAGAAAAACCAAAACAAACTTTCAGCTTCCTTTGCATTGGCATCTTTTATTTCCGCTGTCAAAAGCAATGTCAAAATAGAATACAGGAAACCTCTGATAAAATTAACTGTAAATCTTTCAAAACTTCTATGATTTAATAGATTTACGATAGGTGCTGCTACATAGAACGTACAAATAACAGCGATAAGTCCAGAAATATTTGATTCAATTTCAACAAATCGAATAGTATATGTTGTCCAAAGTATTGCAACTAAATCAAAAAATAGTTTATTTAGTTTTTCTAAAACAAATCGGCCAAAAACTACAGAAGACACCTCAATAGCTTTAGGCTTCATATTTTTAATATGTGAAATATATTCTTTCATCTTTACTCCTTTTCCCAAAAGGTTTTATTTTTATAGCATTTGCTATACAACCATTATACACCTTTATCACGCGCAATTCAAATTATTTTCTGATATAATATTTCATGTAAAAATTAATTTAATTTTACAAATATTTTTTTATAATAAAGGAGAATTTAGTGAATGATTAAATCAAATACAAACAATCATCATATCACTTGGAGCGAAGCTCTAAAAACCGTCATCTCAGAAGATGGCTCAATGAAACTAAAAGAGTTTTTGGATAAATACAAAATTTCTTATCCTAAAGAAATTAATTGTACTGAAGATTCTATTGTTTCCTTAGAATCACAGATGTTAATTGATATAACCTTAATCAATAATTGCTATCAACCAATTTTTGCCAAGACCGTATCATACTCAACATTGAATAACTATTTGATGTTTATGAAAATGCACTTTCAAGAAAATCAATTAAAAATTTTTGAAGATAAATTCAAAGAAGTTTTTGACAAATGGTTTAATGTGCAAAAAGATTATTCATCAAACGTATCAGGTGTTGACAATGTTTTCAAGGATTGCTTAAAGTATGATGAAGATGACGTTGTTCTGGATATTGAAAAACTTATGAAAGAAGTTATCACTGACCTAGCTGCTGAGTTTGGCCCTCTACAACAGAATATTCGAAAGAATGGCAATGTAACTTACTGTATTTTTTCTAACAACATTGAAAACATTTTCTACTTTATTAAGGTTTTTGAGGTCATTGCTGTACCTACGAACCAGCGCATATATTATGTAGATTTAGAAAAAGCGGATGATGATTTTTCAGACGAAATCATTAAATTAGCTTCTAGAGAGCTTTGTCTTTCAAATAAAATTTATGACAAGTGCTTTTTTGTTTTGTTCTAGTTCTTATATTAAGACACAAAATTTTGTATCAAAAATTAGCAATCAATGTAAATAAAAGCAATTTGACTTCTTGCGGCGCTAGAGTAGCAGCCAACAATATAAACATTGCAGAGAAACCAATAAGCCACAATGTTTTTGGATTATTTTTAGACTTCATTCCTCAATCCTCTCTTTTTTCGTCTGAACTCTGTCATTGTTACTATAGGTCTGGAAGAAAATTGTTGAATAGCCATTTCAATTTGAGCTTCTATGCCTACATTTAATCCAGTATAGAAAATATATTCTTCAAGTTCTTTAACAGAAAACCCATGACATATTAAAAGTTTTCCCAACATAGAAGTGATAAACACAAAGCTTACTTTTGGAACTCTATCAAAGGAAACTTCTACACGTTCTTTCCGTTTCAAGGATTCAGCAATATTGTCAGCGATAATCCACCCTTGCTCTTCATCAAATTCCAAGAAAAACCGCTTCTTATAGTTGTACACACTAATAACCTTGTTGATTTTTTCTTTATTCATATTTTCAATTCTCCTTATTTTTAAATAAAATCTTTATGCTCTAGTGTTGAAGCCGAATCTATCATCTGTAGATTGAAACCGTAAGTCAAAAGTGCGAAAAATCAGAAATTGAATAACACGATTGACATTCCCATATTGAGCCAAATTTCGCTTACGCTACTCTTTGTTTGATATACTCATATTTTTCAGGGCGTCTATATTAAAGTGGTTCGGCTTCACGGCTGACCTACCACTAAAACTATTTTCCTCTAGTTTTCAAAGGCAATAAAACAATTATAATTAAATAAATTAAGTTAGTACATATCTGTCTGTTTTTGCAATATTCAAGGAGGCATTGAGGTCTCTATCTATCGTTTCTTGGCAGTTATCACAATGATAAACTCTTTGACTGAGTTTTAAATCCTTCTTGTAATTCCCACATTTTGAACAAGTCTTACTAGATGGGTAAAATCTATCTACCAAACGAACTGTAATGTAACGCTCTTTCGCCTTTCTAATAAGATGTTCTCTGATAGTGTAAAAAGAACAATTCGCAATATCTTTTGCAAGATATTTATTTTTCATCATTCCTTTTACATTCAAATCCTCAATTGCAATATATTGCGGTTGTTTTTTAACTAAAACTGAGACAAATTTACGAATATGGTTGATACGAATGTTCTTTAATGAACGGTGTATCAACTTAATTTGTCTTTCTAACTTAATAATATTCTTTGTTTTATTGTGTTTGTTGCATTTATTGATAAGGTATTTATGAGAGACCTTACGTTGTAGTCGTTTTAGGCGTTTATTCAAGATACGAACTCGTCTGAACATCTTGATATTGGGTACGCTAGTTCCATCAGATACCGTCGCAAGTGTCTTGATTCCCAAATCAATTCCGATACCATCCGTATAATCTGGCAAATCATCTGTTTTGATTTCAATATCTTCAGTGTAGGACAAGTACCAATATTTTCCATCAAAAGAGATATTCGCAACTTGTTTTTTACAAGACAAATCAAAATCTTGTTTAACTGAACCAAACTTTATATCTCCAAGAGTAGGTATTTGGAGTTTGCCGCTATCTTTCAGATAAATACGACTAGGGCGCTTCTTGTTAGAAGATGTACTACAACGAATATTAAAATTTGGTTGAATTTTATCAACACTCCTAAAGTTCAATCACCCTTTATTTTGTTTCCTAATTTTCACCAATTCTCTAGAAAGGGAAGCATAGATAAAGGATTGATTGGGTTGATAGTACCAAGACCACAACTCTTTATTTTTGTCATAATTTTTAGTGGCAACAATCTTAGCAAGATTACGATAATCAGATTCGTTGAGGCTGTATATCTCTCTGTCGTAGAATTTTGAATGATAGGTCTTATTTCCATTTTTATTCAAAATCTCATCAAATTCGCCTTTATTATTACGTTTGTCAATATCAACTAGAAGATTCCAGAAATTGCGAGAAACCTTACTATATCACCATGCAAGACGCTCTTGTTCTTTGGTTAGCTTCAGTCTAATTTTCTGACTTCTCATCATGCCCATATCTTCCAAAACCTCACTTTTCCATTATTTTTTATAAAAAGAGCAGGCTCTATTCAGTTTATCTTGATTAAACTAGAGCCTTGCCTTTTTGATTTTTATATTTTACTTATCTGTACTTCCGAATCCGCCCACGCGCTGCCCAGTAGCTTCATCACCATCAGCAATCAAGAACGGCATGAATACCCCTTGCATCATAGCAGTACCAGCTTCAATTACTACTGTTTCATCTGTAATATTAGTGAATTGCGCGTGAATGTTTCCATCATTATCAGGATTTCCATAGTAATCCTTGTCAATTACTCCAACAGAGTTAGACAGGACAATACCTCGTTTACGAGGATTAGAAGACCGGTCAAACAAATAAAGGACTTCTCCCTCTTGCATATAAGCTTTAACATTTGTAGGGATTAACTTGATTTCACCCGGCTCAATAGTAACTGTTTTGGCAGCAATAAAATCATAACCTGCTGAATGTGCAGTAGACCGTTGTGGCAACAGATTAGTGTCTGTTTCGCCTTTTACTAATTCAAATCCTCGTAGTTTTTGTGACATATATAATATTCTCCTTTAAATTATTATTTCTTAATCTATTATAACATATTCTATAAATTTTTTCATTCAGTAAAGTTGCTAAAACTTAACTGTTTGTTTAAGTAATTCTGGATGTTCATAAATATTTCCAAGTATCTTAATAAATTCAGAACCAATTGCCATCAAGGGAGTAATACTGCTTAAAAACCTAGTTCCGAAACAACCGTCTTCAAATAATACTGGTAAAATAGTTTCGCCATAAAGTTCAACAATATCCCCCTCAAAAATCTCTTTGCCATTCTTGTCTTTTAACCCAGTTGATTGCATAAGAACAACTTTCTCAATCTCTATTGCTTCAAACGAAAGTACATCAATCACGCTATTATAAAAATCAAGCTTATTTACATTTGACATGATTTTTTCGGCTTTAGACCAAGCTCTAAATTTTGGTTTCATTTTAAATCCTCTTCTTTGAATATATAACTTATAAAAAATTATTTAGTAAAATCACTAAAATCAAAGAAATCAAGATTGATATTACATTTAGAACAAGTATATGAATCAATAAGAGAATTATTACTCAACCCAATTTCTGTAACCAATGCTGATGTATTTGTTTTTGAGTTAAAATCATAAACATTTTCATGTTTTACAAATTCTGTAACAAGAACTTCTGTGGAATGACACTTAGGACATCTTTCAAACTTCGGATGTAACATCTCATCACTCACTTCAATGACATCAATACTCTTAACTTCTTGAGAAATCAAACTATTCTTAATATTATTTGTGGCCTTTTTAGTTTTGTAAAGACGAATCATATTTTTATGTTTCATCAAGAACAAATTTAGTTCGTCTTTGTTTTCAAAATCAGGAACTGGCTCAGCAATCAGCTTCCGCCAATCTTTTTTATATAAAAAATGTTTATTCCCAGTTTCTTTTAGCGTTACTAATAGTGTATACAGCATGATTTTCTCCTTTTTCTATAAGATAACGACTTTGGCAAAAATATGAGCCAATAGAAATTGTTTCCGCTCGTCACTCAAAGTCTTATCAAGTTCTATAATTTTCTTTTCTGGCTTTATTTTATAGTAAGGATGATAATGAACATAAATTTCATAAATATCATATCCAGAAATGGTCAGCATTGTACGGACAGGTATTACAGTTTTATTTTCACCAGCAAGTTCAAGATTCAGCATTGCTTTCTTTGCTGCTCTTGTTATTCTTTTTGATTTTAAAATGCGTAAAATTTCATTTTTTCCTAAAACATCTTTGACTTTCAACGTTTCATTTACAAAGGTCATGAATATTTCTCCTTTATTTTTATAAACCCATTATACCACCTTTGTTTCCAAAAGTAAACATATCTAAACTAACATCTTGTATAATAAAAGGTGTAAATCATTTTACAAAAATAATTTTAAAACAATATAAAGAAAGGCCTTGATTATAGAAAGTCAAGGTAGGTATAAAACCATGAAAATTGAAACACTCAAAGAAATTGCAAATGACATTAACATTGTTACTTCAGACAACTTTGTTGAAATCATGGAGTCTCTGCCCAACAAAAACTACGGCCGACTCATGAATCAGTTAGACCGTGTTGGTGACTCTGAGGGTGATTATAGCCTTTGGAATCAACGATTTAATTCTGATAACATCAGCAACAATATTGTCACTATTTGCAATGATGTCATTGAAATCGTCTTTGATTACAATGAAGGAACTACCAATGTTTACTTCTTAAATAATTTTCAACCAAAATGGTTGAACTGGAATTGGATTTTGCAAAACGTAGAAGAAAATTCTATCAAAGATTTAGAAATTAATCATTATTAACAAGTTGTTCTAGTGAAGGAGAATAACAAAAAATATATAAAAAGCACCTAAAAAGGTGTTTTTTTGATGTTTTTGCTATCGCTTTTGCGATAAATGTGATACAATAGTATAAAGATTAAAAACTAGGAGAACAAATAAATGAAATACAATAACATCAATTCAACCCTTAATCCCTTTGATGATGAATTAAACAAAAAGCACGCGCAATACGAAGAATTCCGTGATGCTTTATCAAACGAATCAATTTTTAATCAAAAGCCACAAGGTTATGTTACACTGAAAAAGAATTTTCCACTTATTGACTGGGAAGACTGGGCGGCTCAAACTAATTATTATGACCAATTAAAAGAGGTTATTCCTCAACAAGACCTCAAAGCCCTATCTCATGGAATTCATGTATGTGAAACAGGATTTAAAACAGAAGAATGGTCTGGTGATTTTAGCTTTGAGGCCGTAAAAACAGGCAAAATCAAGCAAATCAAAGTAACCAAGCCAACAGACTGGTATAAACACTTGATGGATAATCTAAGTATAAAATACCCTTACTATTTAAGTGAAAATAATCTTTATGTGATTTCTGTTAATGGCTTCAAAATACCAGTTCTGAAAGATTGGGTAAAGCTATATCAATCTGAGCTAGAAAACAATTCTAACACAGGAACAACAAGCTTTGCTATTGAAGAAAGTAAAAATAATGCTCTGGCAATATCTAATGACATTAAGACTCAAATGAATCAATTAACTCTTGCTGATTCTTTTGATGTTCCTGAACTGGCAGATATGAAAGAAGAACTTGAGGTTAAAAAAGCTGAACTTGAATCAATGCTGAAAGAGATGTATCAAAAGCAAGCTGCTATCCGGGAGCAACTGCAACAAGAAATTGAACTCAATCAGCAAAAGCTCTTTGTTAAATCAGCAGACCTTTACGCCCTAGAGTACCGTTTAGGTTTTCCAGTAGAATTTAAGCAATTACTACAAGGAACTCAGGCAGAACTAGAAACGCCTGTATCTATTCATCAAAAAGTATATTTCTTAGATGAAGACCTTCCTCGTATTTCTTTACTTACCAATATTCCAGAAGTAAAAAGTGTTGAAGAATTATTGTCTTCATCACCAGCAGCTCTTGATTATCTTGTACCATCTAAAAAAGGTATTTCTTTTGTTAAGATGTCTCGTAACAACAAGGATTACTCTTTAAACAAAGACCACAAACTAACGTATTCTCAAAAGTTCCACTCTAATCAAGTAGGTATTATTGTCCGGAATAATGGAAGTGTTTGGTTTGCTTGGGCTGATGCTGATAAAGTTAAATTGACTGAGAATAGCTTCGCATCACGCGCCACCAATGAAAATCTCGACAAAGACCTGCTTGCTTCTCGTTACTTCATTTTTAACCTAATCCTTGGCCTTTTAGAACGTGGAGACCTGTTAAGTGTACCTACACCACCAACAGATATTGCGAGTCTAGAATTCAACCAATATGTGGTGTTTTCCAACGCTGATGCTCAGATTGAAAGCCATCCATATCTTCCGTTTGCTGATATTGTAAAACAAGTCAATGATTTTGTTCAAAAGAACGATACAGTTTACATTCCTCAGACTTTAACGGATGGAAAGGTTGATGGCCGCAAATTCAAGGCAAACCGGGGGAAGAGCAAAGAACGAGTAACAACGTTTGGGGCTACAGTCTACCAAGGTTTCAACGTCATAAAAGATATTGAATACAAACCTGACTTTACTGAGGTTCGTTATGTAAGTGCAAGTTCTTGGTCAGAAAACTGCCCTAACTTTAGAATTGATGAAGATGAATTTATTCTCACTTGGGTATTTAATTCTACTGTTATTGACTATTATTTAGCTTCAAAACAAATCGGAGATTATGCTGTTCAAGGTGTTCGTGTTGACTTTGCCTATATGGCTTCTGTATTGGCAAAAATCAGCCAAAAACTCAAATAACAAGAAGAAAAAGAGCGCCTGTTAGTTTCTTCTAAATTGTATGACTTAGGCCTTATTTCTTCATTCAAACTTCTTCATGGAGTTAAGGCTCTTACAAAACGGTCAGCAAAAACTTATGAAAAATGGGTTTCTGGACTATCTGACAAAGAACTAGAAGAATACAAGGATTACAAAGTCATCAATAAAGCACAAGAGCTGTTAAAAGCGCAGCAAAAGACACGTTATTTTGTTGGCTTTGAAACAGATGGTAAGATTTTCTATCTTAACAAAAAGATGGGCGGTTCTTATTCTTATGGTTATTACAAACAATATCAAATTAGTCAATTTGAAACTTTTGCTGAAGATGAAAACGTCTTTGTTGTATTGAGTGATTTACCTGTTTCAATCTATAGTTCAAAAACAATTGCTGAGAAGCTTTGTAACGAAATGTTGAATGTAGAAAAGGTATTCCGATTCAATGGCGAAACTTATGAAAAGCCTGAGTGGCGCGTGTTCGAATTCTCCAAAGAAGAAGTTTCTAAGTACCACAAACATATTAGTTTAGAAGAAATGATGAAATGAAAGGATTAAACTAAACAAAAGCAACTCTGTCTTATCTGATGAAATAATAGGCAGAGTTGATGATTTTGTTGAAAGGTTACAAAAATGAAATTATACTTAGTATCTGAAAAAATAGAATTTACTAGTTCAAGTAATAGTATAGTTTTGCCTAATACTCGTTTTAGTAATTTTGGTATTTTTACAAGTTTGGATAGAGCCTATCAAGAAGCTGTCGGATATTACAAATTAATCAGTCTTGTAGATGAAGAAGAATCTATATGTGGATTAGAAAATTATCAATCAAAAATTCACACAAAATCAGAAATCTTAAAAAACTTAAAAACTCAAAAAGAATCAGAAGAACTTTCTCCCTCTTTGTTGGTTTGTAAAGAAACTCAAACAAGTCATTCTTCTGCTGATGTCAAAATTTGGACAAGGGAAACAAAGTCGATTTTTATACAAGTTTTCAACACAAATCCAAGTCTATACTAATTAAATTGAAAAATAGATAAAGAAAGGAAACAATCTATATCATATATGGAAAAATACAAAACAATTGATTTATTTGCCGGAATTGGTGGTCTCCGTTTAGGGTTTGAGAGAACCGGACGGACAGAAACCGTCTTTTCTAGTGAAATAGATAAATTCGCAAGAAAAACTTATGAAGCTAATTTTGGAAGTGAGCCTTTTGGAGATATTACTAAAATTGAAGCATCTGATATTCCTGACCATGATATTCTACTTGCAGGATTTCCTTGCCAAGCTTTCTCTCATGCCGGCCTCAAAAAAGGTTTTGAAGATATTCGAGGAACATTGTTCTTTGATGTAGCTAGAATTCTAAAAGAGAAAAGGCCAAAAGCATTTTTATTAGAAAATGTGAAAGGCCTTATATCTCATGATAAGGGCAATACATTCAAAACTATTTTAGAGACATTGAATGAGTTGGGCTATGATGTACACTACAAAATACTCAACACCAAAGATTTCAATATCCCTCAAAATCGAGAACGTATCTATATTGTTGGATTTCTAAAAGAAGCTGTTTCAAATTCTTCTGTCTTTGACTTTCCTATTGAAGAACTAAAGAAACCGGGTTATTTGCAAGTTTTTAAAAGAACGGTCTTAGGCGATATTCTAGAAAAGCATGTTTCAGATGACTACACTATATCTGATAAGGCATGGGAAGGTTTGAAAGAAAGAAAGAAAAGAAATCAAGAAGCTGGTAAAGGTTTTGGGTATTCTTTATTTTCCCCAGAATCAGAATACACAAGAACATTGGTTGCTCATTATTCCAAAGATGGCAATGAAATTCTTTTAGAACAAAAAGGTAAAAATCCCAGAAAACTAACAGAAAGAGAATGTGCACGATTACAAGGATTCCCAGAAGATTTTGTTCTTCCTTGCAGTAAATCACAAAACTATAAACAATTAGGTAATTCTGTTACAGTTCCAGTTGTTAAGGAAATTGCTAAAAAAATTATTATGAAATTGGCGAAAGATGCAAAATAAAAGACTAGGAAATATTTATTTCTAGTCTTTTTTGTTATTTAGTTAGTTTATTTCTTGCGGCGTTTGAACAATGTTCCACCACCAAGGCCAAGGGCAGCTAAGCCGCCTGCAAATTGCATACCTAGTGCTTCAGCACCAGTTTTAGGAAGTGTCTTGTTACCTACTGTTGGTTTAGCAGGAGTTTCCTTTTTACCAACTTCTTGCTTTTGAGGAGTTTCTGATGGGGTTACTGGTGTTTTGGATTTATCACCACCATCTTCTTTCTTCTCAGGAGCTTTTTCTGGAGTTTCAGTCACTTTTGGAGTTTCTTCTTTTTTCTCCAAGTTTGGTGTAGGTGCTTCCGCTGGTTTTTCTACTGGCTTTTTAGGAAGCTTTTTAGGCTCTGCTTTAGGTTCTGGCTTATCTGTCAGATTTTCATTAGGAGTTGGATAAACTGATTCACGAATAGTTTCAACAGGTTTTTCAACTTCTTTAGCTTTTACATTGTCTTTTTGAGACTTGATGGTTGTAGCATCTTTATCTAGCTTTTCTAAAAGAGTTCCACCAACCTTACGAAGAACAACAACTTCAACCTTACCTTTCTGAACGATAGATTTAGAAATTGTGATATTCCCAGTTGCTTCATCAAATTTGAATCCGTCTTTAACAAATTCAGCTTCTTTTCTAAAATGGTCAAAGATGTAATCAAGCTTACCGGTTTTTGGATTTCGGAAAAGTTTAACATTGGTTACATTGCTAGTCTTATCGGCAGTGGCAGGCTTGTTGTTGAAGAAGAGAACTGTCAAAGCTTTTACGTTGTCATCTGTTTTCACATAAAAGTTTTGTTCATCTGATGTCAGATAAAGATTTTTTTGTTCTGCATCAGTCTTTTTAGCTTCATCCTTTTGAGGTGCTGCTGACGGAGCTTTCAATGGAGCTGTAGAGATACTTGTTTGTACCTTTTTAGGGGCAGCAGGTGCAGGAGTAGAAGTCTGAGCGTTTGTATCAGTTGCAGGTTTTGCAGATGGCGCTTTTAGTGGAGCTGTGGAAATAGATGTTTGTACAGTTGTCTGAGGTTTATCACCAAAGATTTCTTTTCGTACAACACTTGCATCCTCAGATTCTTTGGTAGGTTGGGTCTTAACATCCTTGCCTACAATGTCCATATAGTTATCAGTGCTTTTAGCTTCTACTTTATCTGGCGTTGCTGTTTTATCAGTGGTGGGTGTTGCAGCATCTGATGTGGTTGTAGTGGCTGAATTTTCCTGTTTTACAATAGGAGTATTTTCAGCAGCAAAAACATTTTGCGCAGAACCTAGCCCAACAATACCAGCAAGTGCTAGAGAACTAGCCAATCGAAATTTCTTATTCATATGAATAAAACCTTCTCTTTCATAAATTATTGATTTAATTAATTAATTTTTGTTTGGCAAAACATTTGATTTATTTTATCACTAATTCAAACATTTATATCCATTAACAATTATATTAAGATTTCTTCATTTGTCAAATTTTATTACGAATTGATGACAAAACAAAAAAGGCTTTTTAAGCCTTTTTATTTTTACTAAGACATATTATCTGTCATAAAAATAACGACATTGTGTGTCTTGTTATCTTCTCCCAGAATATCACATTCAAAAATGGATTTATATATCATTCCTGAATATGGCTCGTTGCAAGCAGCGTCAAAATCTTCTTTTAAGGCAACTTTGTACTCAAAGTTCCTATGGCTGAACTTAATTTCCCAGTAGAAATCTGTGATTAGAGGTTCTTCAAGATAAACAACCTCATATTCTTCCAGTTCAAAATCCAAGCCTTGAATCATCTTCATCATGGCTTGATAAAAGATGCTGCTCAGGTTGATTTTGTCATTCTGTAAAGCTGTTATGCTCAATCTCATTTTTACATTCTCCTTTTTATTAAACTGTAAATATTATAAAATGTTTTACAACTTTTATTATAAAACAAAAAAGATGGATAATATCCACCTTTTCATTAATATTCATTTGCATTTTCAGTCTTATCTGAAAGCAAGCCGTCTTTGATGGCAAAAGGAAACACCAAAGCCAAGCTGATAGTTGAGCAAGCCAATGCTCGTGCAATATCTGAATCAGTAATCATTGTCAAAAACACTCCAATGAATGATACAACAATGAAACCTAAAGAAATACGTCTTGCTTTTGGCGAAAGCGCCAAAAATAGCAAGCTGTAAACGAAAACTCCGATAGAAAATAGAATTAGTTCCATAATAATAAACTCCTTATATTGAAAAAATATTTTTTTAAAAATTAATTACATTAAATATTATAAAACAAAAAAGACCAGAATTTCATAAATTCCAATCTTTTTTTAAAAAAATATTTTTTAGGCAGATTTCACAGTATGTGAAATACCTACCAAAATGCCATTTTCAACTTCCAGCTCCAACTTATGGATATAAGCTGTTTCTGGGTCAATCAATACCGTATATTGGAATTCAGTCCAAGATACAGTTGGTTTCTTGCCGATTTCCAATTCATAGAAACTTCCGTGTAAGAAGTCAAACATGACTTCGATTAAATCGTTGTCATGCTGAGTGGCCTCCAAAAGCCCTTCACCAAACTTTTGGATTTTAACATATCTAACGATTCCTGAGTTCAAAATATTTTGAAACTCAGCGGCTGCTTCTTTATATGCTTCTTTACGAGTGTCAATAGAGTTTTTGATAATCATGATTGCTCGGTCAGCAATATTGATATTCGAAAATTTAAGTTCATTTTTAGACATTTTTGTTTACCCTCTCATCTTTATAAATGAGAGCCTTTCTTTTTGTTAATTTTTAAATAATATTGTAAAAAACTTTACATCTTTTATTATAAAACAAAAAAGACTGGTTTTTCAAAAATAGCCAATCTTTTTCTAAAATAAAATATTTTAAAATGAATCAATTAATCAAGATTCAAGAAATCGTCTTTCATTTGTTGTCCAGCATCTGTCAACATTTCAAACGAGGATAACCATTCTTTTGTAGATTGAACATCTATATCCACACCCATTTCTTCAGACAACAAGTCTCTCCATTGTTCACCATCCTTGCCTAAAGTTTGGCAAACATCTGCATCTTTCAAGATAGACTTCAAGGTCTTATACTCTTCTTCAGAACCAAGTTTTCCGATTTTTCGATTATCTGTAGCATAAATCAAATCCCGAATTAATTTATTGTCAGCATAATCAAGTAGATAATAAGCTGAGGATTGTCCAAAGACAAATACAGCAGTGTCTAAATTTTCTGTCTCTGTTTTATCTTTGTCATAACCTGCATCATGATACAAAGCTGCAAGCAACAAACAAATGATTTCATTTTTAGGGAATGAAGCTGTAAGAGGATTGTTTAAGCACCTTTCAGCAACAGACCACATATGAGCTGGATTGTGATAAGAATTATGATTATCATAAGTGTTTTGGTCACTTACAATATTTTCTACCTGAAATCCATTTACATTAAGCAGAGCTTCAATGTAGAAACGGTCTGATAAAATGGCTTTATTTTTTTCTAATGTCATATTAATTACTATTTATCCTTTCTTTCTATTGTTTTCTTCTTCAATAATTTTTTCTTCTTCCTCTAAGGCCTTGGCATACGAGAATGTCATTAAAAACTCTTGCTTCAAACGCTCAATAAACTGTTTAACATCTTCTTCGTCATGTTCTTGCCTGTATTGCCCGATTTCAGCTCCAAAACCACGAAGAAATGCACGGTTTTGAATGTCATCAAGTACAGTGAATGGAAGATTCCATATATATCTTAAAGCAACAGTAATAAACATATTTTTGCCGATTTTAACAAAAATATGGCTTCTCCTAGAGTTAATCAACACTTGATTTTCTTGAACTTCTGGGAAATACAATTTTAGATATTCGATATTCTTATACTTCAACATATGTCTCAACATATAAGTTGAAAGGCCAACTGGTTTTTCTTGACTTACATCAAAACCATTCATTGCCTGATATTGCAATGTCCTAGATGGGATTAAAACCTTATCTTTCTTGCAGCCGTAAAGAATGTTTTCTTTAAAATCCATAACAGCGTACAAACCATCATTTTTTGTACCTGTTTTTTCATGAGCGTTTAAGAATTTATCAATGCTTGGCAAATCAAGCAGAACCATTTTTTCTGTTTCAGAATCGCCAGCTCCAAAGAATAATGAAGATAAATTTGCCTGCTTTACAAACAATTCAGGTAAATCAAGCAGCTTAAAGCTTCTTTGAACTGTTAAGTTCTTATAGAAAATAGTAATATCAATCGTATTTTTGTTAAAGGCCATCTGAACACGCGCCTCTTTAGAAGCTTTTAATTCAGACAAGAAATGAACAAACTCAGACCGTTCAATATATTTATTAGAATATGGATGCTTCAAGTATTTCCAACGAATTATTTGTCCGTTAGAGAATGAAAAGACTTTATTATCATGAAATACAAAATTACTCAAAAATTGAGCACGTTGATTAAATTCTTTTAGGCCGTCAGTTGCATCCATAAACTTATAATCAACAAGGAAATCACTCAATGCCTCTGATTCTTCTTGACGTAACTCAGGAATAACTTTCAAAGTTCCTTTATCTGATTGGAAAAATCCATAATCATCACTTAGGCAGATTTCTCCTTTGTCTGTTTCAAGATAAAGAGAATCGGCAGAAACTAAAAATCTGAATTCACCAGTCAAAGGCAAAGAGAAAAACTTAGAAGACATATCTTCTACCAGTTGAGCAATGTTTGCGATTGGTGCTTCCCAAGTATCTTCAATGCTGCTTAAGTCAGCGCCTAGTGGATAAACAATTTGTTCTTGATTTTTATGACTAATGACACCCACTTCTGGGCCAAAACTGATTTTTACTCCGCCAGAGGAATTCTTAAATTCTGATTTTGTTACACCTAAAAACTTAAACAGACTTTTAAATATGGCTGAAAATTCTTTAAAATTCATTACCAATCTCCTTTTTCTGGATTATTAGTTTCATTTATATAGTCTTGAACCTTTTCAAGAGTTTCTTCCCTGAGATTTTTAAATTGCTTTCGGCCTAAACGAAGCTGTGAAATGGTTGATGCTCCAATTCCTGTATCTTTTGCCAATCGTCTAACTGGTATATTTTCATTAAAAAGTGTTTCTTTAACTTTTTCTGTATCAATAATCATATAGTACCTCGTTGTTCTTTTAGAGTTAATTTAATTATACCACCTCTTGTATACTTTAGTCAACAACAAAAGAGATGTATACTTTTTTTACATCTCTTCTTGTAATTATTGCAGGCTATCTTTAATGGCTTTAGCTAGTCTTTTAATAACCGGCACAGACACACTGTTACCTGCCTGTTTATATAATCTGGAATTGCTTTGATTAGGAAACTTGTAGTCTTTAGGAAAGCCTTGGGCATTGAAACATTCTCGTGGGGTTAGTTTTCTAATACGGCCATCTGATGTCAAAATCAAAGGTACGTTACTGCCACCCGTGCCCATGTTGGCTGTCAAAGTTGGAATTAATCCGTTTTTATTTTCTCTGACGTACTTTCGTCTCCATTGATAAATCCTATCTTTTCTTGTTATTCCTTCCTCTAACTTATCATAAAATTTATTTTTCTCCTTAGAATAATAGTATTTTTCATCAACTGGATTTTCAAAATCAATAATATCATCTAGTTTTTTAGTTAATGGAATTTCATCAGGCATTTTAAAGTTTTTGAAGTCTTCAATGTCTCTAAAAGCTACAATATAGATTCGTTCTCGTCCTTGTGGAATATTGCCGTATTTGGCTGAATTCATCACTTTATAAGATATGTGATAGCCTAATTCTTCTAGTGTTTTAGTGATGACTGAAAAAGTTTTACCTTCATCATGAGAAACCAAATTTTTAACATTCTCAAAAAATGCAACTCTAGGTTTTCTTTCAGATATGATTCTAGCTACATCAAAGAATAATGTTCCTCTAGCATCATTGAATCCTAATTGTTTGCCAGCTAGAGAAAATGCTTGGCAAGGGAAACCAGCAAGCAAGACATCAAAGTCTGGTAATTCTGATGCTTCTATAGTTGTAATATCTCTCACATCTACTTTTATACTAAAATTTTCTTCAAACGTTTGAGCTGGGTATATATCAATTTCATTGGCATAGACAGTTGTGAAACCCGCTTGCTTGAACCCAAGGTCTACCCCCCCCACTCCTGAAAATAGAGAGGCCATTTTCAATTCTTTTTTCATAATAAAAATTTACCTACTTTTGTTTTATTTGTTTTTAAGTTTTTAACATAATACATTTTATCAAATTTTGAAGTATAAAACAAAAAAGAGATGTAAACAATTTATTTTACATCTCTTTTCTATTGAATATTAATGGATTAAATCCCAAGAGGTTCGCCACATGGCCCAAATGGAACGCCAATCTCAGCCAATACATCCAAAGCTTCTTCCTCTTGTTCTTCAAATCTTTTCTTATCTAATTCTTCTTTAGTCATATTTCTGTTTTCCTTTCAACTTTTTTTAAATTTTATAACTTTATTATATCATACAAAACAAAAAAGAGGAAGATAAAATCGTTCCTCTTTTCATTTATATAAATTAAATCTAATTAATCTTCTTGTTTTTTAGATTTCATTGTTAATCCTAAAGCAGCCAATCCAAGAATAGCACCAAGAGCTTGAAGCGTACCTGACTCTGTTTGACCAGTCTTAGGAAGTTCTTTCTTAGGAACTTCTGGTTTAACAACTGATGGTACAGGAGCAGGGGTTTCTTCTTTCTTAGGCTCTTCTGGAATTTTCAGCTCTTCCAATTCATGAACAGGAGCGTCTTTTGGAACTTCAGTAACAACCAATTCAGTCAGTTCGTGAACCGGCGCTTCATTAGGTACTTCAGTCAAAATTTTCTCAGGTAATTCGTGAATTGGAGCTTCGCCCGGAACTTCAGTTAATACCCTTTTAGGTAACTCATGAATAGGTGCATCACCCGGCACTTCCGTCAAGACTTTCTCTGGGAGTTCGTGTACAGGTGATTCGTTTGGCACTTCTGTAAACACCTTATCAGGATTTTCAGCTACAGGAGCGTCACCCGGAATACCTTTTTCTACTGCATCATAGTAATGAGTAGTTACAGATTCTTCAAGAGTTGTTTTGCCATTGTAGTGATAGTCCTCACGGCTTCCAATAAATAACGGAGCTGCATGAGTTCCTTTTTCAGTAGGCTTGATTTCTTTCAGACTTCCATCTGCAAGAACAGTAACCCAACGAGTCACTTCAAGAGCTTCGTTTTCAGTAACAGGAACTTCCGTAGGATTTTCACTTAGAACTTTTTCTGGAAGCTCTACAGTAGGGAAATCACCCGGCACTTGTTTTTCAACACGAACATAGTAGTGAGTAGAGATATGGTCTTCTACTGTTGATAACTTAGAATAAACGTATTCTTCACGCTCTCCAATAAACAATGGAGCAAGAACAACTCCTTTGACAGTAGGAGCAATCTCACGCTCTACGCCGTTTTCAACCGTTACGAAACGAGTAACATTAAGTGCACCAAAATCACTAATAGGGGCATTTTCAGGAACTTCTGAAACGGAGCGGTCATAGTAATGGGTTGTAACTCCATCTTCTTTGACGGTTTTGCCATTGTATTGGAAGTCGCCTACATACATAGGAGCTTCATGAGTTCCCTCTTCGGCAGGTTTTACTTCAATTTCACCATTGTCAGTAACAGCAATGTAACGAGTTGCTTCACGCATTTCTGGTGTCACACTTGGTGCATCAATAGGTTTTTCACCTTTTACATAACGATAGTAATGAGTAGTAATACCAGTCACACCATCATTGGCATCAGTGTGGTCAAAGAAGTATTGATGGAAGTCATCACCTAGCCACATAGGAGCAAGCAATGTACCTTTTTGTTCATCACGAATTTCACTAAAGCTGCCGTCTTCTTCAATTACCAAGAAACGTGTGATTTCTTGGATTTCAGGAGTGACGCTAGGAGCATCAATTGGCTTATCTTTCTTTACTAAATCATAGTAATGAGTATGAATACCATCTTCAACTTTTGTTTGGCCAGAGAAATGATATTTCTCATTTTGAAGAAAAGCAGGAGCTTCATGAATACCCTCAATAGCTGGAGCAATTTCTTCTTCTACACCATTTTCTCCAATTGTTACAAATCGTGTAACATCAGAGACTTCTCCTGTCATTTTAGGAGCTTCATTAGGAACAGTGGTTTGGATTTTCACATAGTAATGAGTAGTAATTCCAGTTGTTCCATCATTAGGTGTAGTATGGTCAAATTGATAATTTCCAATAATGCTAGGCGCTGGCAGTGTTCCCTCTTGGGTCTCTGCAATTTCTACTTCTTCACCTTGTTCATTTACACGAACAAAACGAGTAGCTTTACGCATTTCTGGTGTTACAGATGGCGCATCCGTAGGAAGTTCATGAATTGTTGGTTTTGCCGTTGTTTCATAAATGAAATGTTGGCGAGAAATAGTCAATCCTGTTTCAGGATTTTCACCAACCCATGACTTAGGAAGAGTTACACCGTTTTGAACTTCTTTATCTGTAAATCCAACAACACCTGTCCACTTCTTGTTGCCCTTGTATTCAAGCAGCATACGGAAGCCGGCTAATTTATTGTTTTCTACAGTTGGCAAAGTTTGCTCAGGAGTGTAGACACCCGGAACGTAAGGATTACGTTCTGTATTTTCATCACCATCCCATTCAAAATGGTCAGTCATTTCATGAGGGGTGATTTTTTCACCGTTACGCATAAAGTAAACTTCACCGCTTTCATGGAAGTTCTTGTATACTTCTGTTTCTTCTTCTTTAGTCAACAAGAAATCATAGTAAAGAGATTTTGGTGTTACTCTTCGTGGTTCTTGTGATTCTAAGTTAAATGGACTTTCAGACATTGGGAATGGTGATTCGATTGGGCCGTGGTCAAAATTGTTACTTCCGTGGTCAACAGGTTTTACATGTAGCAAAGTGTATTCTTTTACAATTGGCGCGTGCACTTCTTCGCCATTAGTATTAGCAAATGTCAAAACCTGACGGAATTCAGATTTTGTTAATGTGCTTTCTGGCAAATTAGAAACCCATTTTGTCACTCGGATTTTTGGATAAGGCTTAGTTGCATAAAGAGAACTTAAATCATCAGCATCTGGAACTTCTTTAGGAAGATAAATGTCTGTAGACAGATTGAAACGCTGAGAAAGGCCATTACCAAAATCACCATAAGTTTCTAGGGTAATACCCTTTCCTCGGCTGATAAAAGCTCCTGACCCATAATAGTAATTCGGACGTTCAGGAGAATTCCATCCCAATTTGTAGTCGCTAGTATTGATTTTGTAACGACCTTTAGTCCAATAGTTATTTAGGTTGTAGAAGTTTTCAGTTTCAGGGCCAAGGTTCTTACGAATACTTTTAATACCAGACCCCGGAATTTCAATAGGAGTATCAGCTTGGTTGATTGTTACTGATTCCCAGAAATTACCCGGACTGAGAATACCTTCTGGTGTATAAGTAAGTTCAGCTAGTTCAAATCCAAGGGCATCTCCTTTGATAACTCTGAATCTTCCCATTGTCCGGCCGTTAGAATCGACCTCATCAAAAGTGTTGTAAGAACTAGTAAGTTCTTCACCCTCTGGCAATCCAGTTTCATCAAAGTATGAAACATTACGGAAGACACGAACTCTTTGGCCTTTGGCATAAATTTTAGCTGATTTCTTATATTTTTCTCCACCTTGTATTTCAGGGCTTAGAACTTCATTGACAGTCTTTGTTTCACCGTTGGCATCTTCATATTCAATGTGAGCCACGATTTTATTCTTTCTTGAAATGCGATAATCCGTCTTGTATTCTTTGTGAACACTGTATCGGTGCATTTCATGAATGGCATACAAAGTCTTACCTGTATTTTCGTCCAATTCTTGTCCGTTTTCATCATAATAATATGATTTAGCCAAGATACGTTGATTACCACTACGAGCAACATCAGAGCCGAACAGAATACCTTTATAAGGGTTTGCATCAACTTCCGCAATGACATTACGATTAGAACTCAATGCTGTTTGGAGTTCAAAAGTTCGAACAATTTTAGCAATCTTTTTCTTTTCGCCATCAACCATCATATAACTGTTAGATAGATTAGTGTATGTAACAGTCATACGGTCAGATTCACGGAATACCACGCGCTGCACACCTGTATCTCCCAATTGAGCAGAAACATAATCATTTCGTGTCACTTTAGAGAGATTTTGGAAACGGCGATTTGAATAATCGTATTCATCTTGTGGTTTAGCAAATTCTTGTGATTTTGTTTCGTTCAAATAACGAACATCACCAGTGATAGAAACTCTTGCATTTTCCTCGTTGCCGAGATGCAAGTTTTGGTTTTTCATAGCTTCGCGAATAGCATCACCTTTAGAACTCATAAACGCTTCATAGTCTTTTTTCATTTCCTGCTTAATTTCATAACGTTCATAAGCGATACTACTAGACTCATCATTTTCTTGTTCAATTTTTTCGCGTTCTGCCCATTTTGCAACAATCTGGTCTTTAATTTTTTCAACTTCTTGTTTTGACTCTTCCTTGATTGCTTCAAGAGAGGCTTTATCAGATGGAACTTCTTTTTCAACTTCTTCCACTGTGAAGTGGTTTGGGCCGAGGTTATCCACGAGTTGAACATAACTTTCATCAACATATTGAGTTTCTGCTAGGTTTTTACGAGTAGTTGCTCCATCAACCTCAGCAGAGTGATTAGCAACGTTCACGCGCGTATAATCGTTATTTTCAACAACTTCACGATTGTCTTGAACATTAGCCGGCAGTGGTGAGTTTTTAACCGCATCAGACAATTGTACACCTGATTGGCTATTAAAGTCATCAATACCTGTATTTACAGTTTGAGAACTAGTTGGGCCAGTATTTACAGTTTCCTCAGCAGAAACGATTTGAGGAGCAAGAATAAGACTTGCACCAAGCATCAAAGACAAAATTCCAAGAGTTGTCTTACGGATACCAAATTTTTCTTTTTTCCCTTGGATTAAAAATTGTTTGTAGCTTTTCATGTTTTGATTTTTCTCCTTTTATATATAATTAAATTTAATTTAGCTTAAACATTAAACAAACGAACACAATTTTATTTTACTAATATGTAGTAATAAAATAAAACAAAAATAAAAAATAGCTTTTGAGCTTTTAACTTATTTACTGATAACTTCTCCAGTATCTAAGTCAATGTTTACATTTTCGCCATTCTGCCTTAACTGAACTGTATTCTCATCCAGTTTTTTAGGCGGAGTAGGCATATCTGTAGTAATTTCCTTAATATCAGGCATACCCGGCATTGAGGCTACTGCCCATGCTGCAAGCATACCCATAACAACCATTACTACAATCAATTCAACCAATTTCATTATTAATCAGACATCCTTTCTATATTTGTTGTGACTTACTTTAAAGTATTAATGAAATTACAAAGTTTTTTTATCGTTTTCCACGATAAATTCTCTATACTTCTACGGCCGCTTCTAATGCTCGATATATTCGAACTTGGAAATCCTGTAGCATCCTGAATTTCTTTAGGAGGGATTTCTGATTCAAAGAACAACCATTCAAGGTTTTTCTCGACTTCCTGAACTTTCATTCTTCACCTTTTCTTTCTAAATATAAATTGATTGCACAACTATATTATCATTTGATAATGCAGTTGTCAATATGGTAACTTTAATTAGTTTTATTTTAATCTTCAAATCAAATAAAAAAGTCCTTTCTCCAATAAAGATTGGACTTTTTTTAAAAGTTAAAAATTGATTAAACTAAAGCTTTATTTCTTGCAATGTTCTTAAGGTGAAAAATATGTATCACCAAAGATACAATAACAAGAGCGAATGAAGAGATGAAAAATAAATCTATAGAAATACTAGAAAAACTTTTCAATAAAGTAGCCACACAAATTAGATAGATGCCTAACATGAAATATTCAAAATCAGACATAAACATTTCAAGATATAAAATCTTTTTATCCATTGTGTTTTTGTTTGCTTTTGTTTTATATATAAAAACAATCAAACGATAAACTACAAAAAATGTAGTTAGACCAAGAAATGCTAGTGAAATATACTGAGCTATCACCATTTGCTCCATCCAGTTAATGTCTTTCTTGATGATTAAACTACCAAAGAAAGCACCAAAATAAATAGCGCTGAATTCACAAATTAGTTCTGCAAAAATCCACATAGCGTTCTTAGCTGCTTCGATTAACATTTTGTTTAACATAATTTTAGTTAAACTCCTTTCCTTTTTTGTAAAATAAAATAATTTTCGTAAAATAAATTTTTACAAAGAATATTATAATGATTGTTTAATTGTGTATTACATGTTTTCAAGATATATGAATAAATCAAAATAAAAAGAGACTTATTTACATCTAAGTCTCTTTTTGTTCACAACTACTAATAGTTTTATTTATTGCCTTTTGTAAGATTTTCAAGTTTTCAATGCTTAGTTCTATATCAAATGAATTATTTTCATCTTCAAACTCTAAAACAACTGAATCATTTTTATTTTCAGTTTCTGTATACTTTATAGTTTTAGTAACCAAACTAACAGATTCCTTGTTCAAATAATCCACAGCATTTAGTTCTATTTCATCATTAAACTTAAGCAACAATTCTTTTATTTTTGCCATTTTTTCGCCCTGCCTTTTTTGTTCTTTGTGACTTTCTTGGACTTAAAGAAAAATTCTTTATTGTTTTCCAACTCATCAAAATCAAATAGATTTTTACCAAAGCTTTCTCGCCATAGTGCAGCACGGCCTTTGCGATTCTTTTCTTTCACTAGAACCTCTTTCCCAGATTGAGTCAAGAAAAGCTTTTTCTTCTTTCTAGAAATAAATCCAGCTCGGACTAACACCATCAGCTCTTTTTCATGTTTATTGTGCAAAAAGTGCCTGAATCCCCGCTTTTTCTGCAATACATAAACGCCTTTAGATTTACTCCAAGAGCTATTATACAAAGCGAAAAATTCAAAGTGATTACTGCAAATTTCATCAAATAATTGTAACAACAAGAATCTACCAGGTTTCAATGATGTCCAACTATTCTCTTTGTAAATCGCCTGATAAATCATAGATTTTACAGACGGCTCATCAAGGTCAATCACCTCATATAAATGATTTAACCGGGCTTCGTGTGTTGAAAGTCGAATAATCTTATACAAAGATGTCTTTGGCGATAGAACATCTTCTAAGCAGACATAAAATGAATCTGTTGTTTTAGCCTGATAGGCCGTCACAACTTTTTCAGTTGTTAAGCAAGATTCAACTAGTTTAACAACTTCTTCCAATGTGTAAGTTTTTTGAACATTGTTCATATACTCCTCCTATAAAAAAATAATATTTGTAAAAATTATAATTGATTTTACAAATACTATTATAACATTATTTTTCTTTTTTAGCCTTTTTCAACATTGAAGAAATGACTGTGTAGACCAACCAATATACAAATGGGATATAAATGACCGTATTTCCCAGAGATGTTACATTTCCTAGATAGTCAAAAGAATATTTCATGATGACAGACCAGAAAAACAGGAAGAACAAAGAAACCTTGAATAGTCGAATAAAGCCTTCAGCAGCATTATTTAGTTTGTCACCTATATCACCATGTTTGGCTTCTAATTCTTCCAACTCATTGATAACTTCTTCATCATCTAACTCGGCTTTCATTGTTCTGTATTTTTTAGAATTGAATACCACTGTAAAAAGAATGACAAGATTTACAAAGCTAAGTAAAGTTCCAAGGCCAATAGTCATCCAAAAGAATACAGAGATATTATTAACAATGCTGCCGGCGATAGAAGCTGGCAAGGCAATAAATAAATTTTCAATTGATAACGCTCGTAAAAACGAAACATTCTTGAATTTTTCCATTCTTTCCATTTCTGTTTTCTTGGCGTTGTTTTCTTTAATATTATTATTTTTGTTATTCATAAAATTATTTCTCCTAACTTATTAATTATTGTCATTATTATCTTTTTTGTACATTTTAAAAATCTTGTCTCCAAATTCAAAAAAATATAAAAAGGGATAACAAAAGGGAGACCAATGGCAAAAGAGATAACGCCAAGTAATCTTACGCCATCAGTAATAGCGGGGATAAAATGGTAAAATGACAAAAACCAAAAAATTGACGACCAAAGAGTGGTATTTATTATTGAACCCAAAAATATCTCAACAACAAAATTAAAAAACTTAATTATAGCATTGTCATCCTCTGTGTTTTTAGGGATGTAAAATATTAATCCCATGAGAAAGGTTATGTAAGATAAGGCAACAGAAATAATATTTCCCATAATGATGATTTTTTGAAATACCACCAAATCTTTAAAAATCATACCAAAAACAATAGCAGGTAACGTTATTAGAAAATTTTCTAAAACCACAAGTTTCATAGCAAGAGTAAGTGGTTCATAATCCTTTTTAATGCACATATAATTTTTCTTCTTTCCAAATAGAATTATACAACTTCTACAGCATGGATAGAGATAGTTGCTGTAGACTCTGACCAGTTTGTTGCATCCCACCAAGTGACTTCCATGTCATCATCTTGTTTATCAGCTTTAGAAGCGCACTCCATCATCTTCGTGTTTAGAAGCTTCAACAAATCTTCAAATCTGTTTTCTCCATCAACTTTTTCTCCATTAATATCTGGCCTATACCAGCTTAAATCCATGCCACCAAGAAGATTTTCTTTAAATAAGTCCAAGACTTTTTGGACAAATTTTGTTTTATCATTAGAAGCTAGTTCTAGAACTGTTCTTTCGGGTTCTATATATCTATTTCCGCCATATTCGGCTTCTTTCAAATCTACTTTCAAAACGTATATATTCATTGTTGTGTCTCCTATTTTTTAGATATATCTATTATATCAAAAAATCATGTTTTTTGTATACTTTTACAAACATTTTTCAAAAATAAAAAAGAAGCTAAAATAAAATATAGCTTCTTCTTTTGTAATAAATCAATCAGAACATTATTGCCCAGAACTTTCTTTGACCAATTTGTTTGAAATTTCTACAAGTTCTTCAAGGTCTCCTAAATCTAAATTTTCAAAATTAATCTTAGAAATGTTTTCTTTGATTAATTTAACCATTTTGGATTTTTGAAATCTTTCAATGTGCTTGCTGATTTTTTCTGGAGTAGCTTTTTCAAGCCGAATAACAGAAAATCCACTTCCTGCTCTCCCCATATGAGAGAAAGTAGAGTTGAATACTGTAATTCTTCCTGTTGGAGTAATTTTAGTAACTGTTCCTAGTTTCAATCCTAAGCTGCTTCTGATAAAAACGTTATCCCCAACTTTTAACTCTTTGAGCCATCCAGTTCGCTTGTCTTTATTTTCCATTTTATTTCACCTTATCCTTTCTTACAGACCTAAAAGTTTTTCAATCTTTTGTTGCAATTCTTGGATAAATGCAAAATCTTTAGACAAATCGTTGTAGGCAAGCTTGTCATTTTCAGAAGATTTTAACTTGATATTTTTAAGGACTTTTTCTACAGAAAGTTCATCAGAAACGATTAGAAGAATATCGTGATAATTTGCTTTTTTCAGTTTTCTTTCGCCCTTTTTGAACACCAACTTGTTCCTAGAAGGCAATTCCAACTCAACTGTGACAATTCGTGTATTATCAGAATCATTTTCGTTCTTTTTAAACTCACTATTCAGTTCAACATTTATATCAAGTTCTTTGGACATTAGAAGAAGATTAATGAATGAAGAACAGTTATCAAATACTGCTTCGACATAATCTGTATCATCCCAATCAGAAGACATCGCCTGATATTCTGAGAATAAATCATCTAATTTATCAGAATAATCTTTATAAAAAGAAGCAACACCATCAAGTTCTGCATCAGGATTATTTTTCAAAAATTCAATGATTTTATCATTTACAATTTCTCGGACATTTTGTTCAGATATGGATGAGAATGTATTTTCTAAGAACTGAAACATATAAGAATAAACGTCATAGAAGAATTCAAAAACAGGAGTTCCATAATTCAATTCACCAATAAAAGCAGCACTTACTTTTTCGAACTGTTTTTCAAAGTCTGGTGTTGCTTGCTGAAGATAACCCATAAAATCTGAAAACGGAACACTTTGAATAATTTGAATATCTTTATATTCAGCCATCAAAAATTCAAGAGTGTTGTCTTCTAGAACACGCGCCTTTCCAACTCCAACTTCTTGAAATTCTTCGCTAGAAGAAACTCCAATAAAGTTACGCATAAGGTTAGCAATAAATTGCTCCATTTTTACATTTGTCATAATATATGACCTCCTTCAAATTAAAAAATAGTATTGTAAAAATTAAAATGTTTTACAAACAATATTATATAGTAAAACAAAAAAGAGAGTTATTGACAACTCTCTTTTACTCAAATGAAACAGATTAAATGAATTTATCTTTCACAGCCCGATAGAAAGACATGGCATCTTCTAAAGATTGAGAAGCGAACTCTTCTGTAAACCATTTTTTCTGAATTGGTGCGAAAAACACATTAAAAAACAATGTATGCTCTTTGTCAAGTCGGATTGCTTCCAAGAATCTTTCTTCTTTTTCTACATAGGACAAATATTCTTTACATGGAATAAACAAGACATCATCCACACTTAACACTAAAGATTGTTTGATAGTCTCTCTTATGTTAATTGGGTTTGTTCCGGAAAAAGTTTTTGGAATCCAATCTTCCAAATTACCAATTCTAAATTGAGCAAAAATTTCATCATTGACATCAGCGAAATTGTTTAACTGATAGCTTAATAAAACAATATCTCTAATCCAAATATAAATATCCCTATATCTGTCAGAAAAATGACCTTGACCACGGGAAATGCCATTACCTGATAGAATTAACTCACCATAGATTTCATTTAGTCTGTCTGAAACCTTTTGTTGATTTTCATAAAAAGCAGTTAAATCCTTAAGTTTATTTGCGATTTCTCCTGTATTCAATGAACTTGTTGCTAGTTCTAATATTTTTGCTTTATATTCTTTATCCAGAACATTAGGATTTGCTTTCATACTAATAGCTCTGATTAAAATATCAAAAATCACATTAGAAATATGATTTGGGTTTTTCATTCCTGAGTCAGAAAGACGGAAAATTTCTTCGAAACTATTAGTTTTTTTGAAAAGTTCATCATTTTCAAATCTTTCAAGAGTTTGTTGATACAGTTCATCTTTTGTCAAAATAACTATATCACAAGGAATATCAATATATTTATTAGAATAAGACAACTCTTCCCCATTGTTTTGTAACACAGAACATCTATCAAGACCTTTTTTTACCTGTACAGTCAACACTTGCCACAAAACGTTTTTTTCAAATCTTCTAGAAATCATTTGATTTCCTCCTTTTTTTAAAAAAATAATAATATTTGTAAAATGATTTACATCTTTTATTATAAAGCAAACAAAAAAGCCATTCAAAACGAATGACTTTTGTTTTATTATTATTATGCTTCGGCTTTATACCTCACAAACAGTTCATCAAACAACTCAATGTTATTTACATAAAGTTGCAGTGCAGCATCAACATCAGCTTTTCGTTCTTTGTAAGGTGATTGTCCGAGGTAAGCTTGGTTTAACAACCAACGGATAATACAGGTAAAACTATTTGCGAATTCACTTTCGCTTCCATCTTTGACAGCTTTTAGCGTTGCCAGCATTTGACCATACGTCACATCAGTTGATGGGCGACGAACTACAGCAGAAACTTTAGCTTTTGCAACTTCATATGAGATGCTAACATCTACATATTCAGGCAAAGCCTTACCTACTTCAGCCATAATTTCTTTTGGTGACTTTTCAGGTAATAACTCTAGTGACTCTGGTTGTTCAGGTAAGATTGACTTTACTTCAGATACAGGAACATCTTCGTTACTTTCTTCAATGAAATCAATTTGTGCTGTTTCAGCTTGACCAGCATCCATGTTTGTCAATAAATCAGATGATTCATCAGCAACAGGGGTTTCTTCTTCATTAGATTGAACATCTTCGGCCTCAGCGTCTTCTTGAACATCATTTGTTTCAGTAACAGCAGCTTGTTCTTCAGTAGACTCTTCTTTGTCTTCTTTAACATCAAACAAAGAAACTTCCTCAGATGAAGCATCTAAAGCGACTTCATCAGTTTTTTCTTCTTCAAGTTGAACTTCTTTTTCAGCTTCAACAGTCTCAACCTCAATTGGTTGTTCTTCTGCTTCTACAGCAGCTTCTACAACTTCTTCTGGTTGTTCTTCAACAGGAACTTCCGTAGTTGCTTCGGCTGCTTTTGGCGATTCAACAACATTTGACTTTTCAGCGTTGTCAGTCTCTTCTTTCAATTCTGGTTGTTTCTCTTTTACCATTCCATTTTCTTTTTCGTATTCAGCCTTTTTAGCTTCACGAATTTCAAATGGTAAACCAAAACCAGCAGCAATGAGAGCAGCAGCTCTTGAACGGCGTAGAGCTAACATTGGAGTTGTCTCTACTTTGGCTTTCATATCATCCGGAGATGCAACTCCAACAATATCTTTAGCCAAATAGGTTTCGCCAACTTTAACACTTGTGGTAGCAACAAAGCTGTCGCCAACAAGATACATCTGACCTTGCTCTAAAGAGCCGTCAGGGTGTACAGAGCGAAATAGCTCTAACATGTCATTGAACATCAAGAAAGCAGATGCTTTATCTTCAACATAGTCAAACTCTACTTGCGCCATTTGAGCAGCAAGTTCCAAATTCATCTTTTTGTTATTAGTATTAGCCATTTATTTTTACCTCCTAGATTAAAGGGCCAAAGGTTACAGTTATTTTCCGTTTGTTTTTTTATTTAACTGTAACCAAGTCATATATAAAGCCCTGCGAATATTTTTTAGCTCTATATAACGTTTCAAATTCAACATTCCCAGACTTTAAATCCAGCAACTCTTTTTTTCTCAAACCCATATGTTTAAGTTTTGAGTCTGAATTTAGCTCAGGAAAATTATCCATAAGCGATTTTAGTGCTTTTTGAACATAAGCGTATTGCTTCTGTGGGTCTGTAGTAGACGGCACACATTCACAATAACTGATTGCTGTCTCAAAAATGACAATCGCTCGTTGAATCAGTGATAGAATTTCGAGTTTTTCAACCACTTGTGTAGTTTCTTGAAAAGCTTGTAATTCTTGTTCAGCTAATTCTTTTTTGTTTAATAGTTTGGCCCTCCTTTCTTGAAGGTCTTTGATGTAATCAATCATATATTACACCATCCTTTCTTTTAGTGAATTTTAAAAACAATAATTGTAAAATTAATAATTTACAAAATATATTATAAAACAAAAAAACACCCAAAATAGGTGTTTTATAGTTAAATACGTTTTCGTCGGGTTCTAAAATCTATGACTTTAGATTTACCATTTTTATCGAAAAGATGATAACAAAATCGGCTTCTTGTCACAACAATGTCACGTTTTCGCTTAAAGCCTTCGACTTTTTTGAGCCTTGGAACTACGAACTTATGTGGTTCAGTTGTTTCACATAGCCAATTTACATTACGTTTTGAGCGTTTTTCGATAATGTCTATTGCTTCCTCATAAGAAATGAAGAATTTTTTATTGAAAACAACTTTATCAAGAAGTTTTTCTTTAGACTGGGTTTCTTCAAAGATTCTTTCCAAAAACATAGTTTGAGCATCTTCACGAGAAATCACTCCCGAAGACACAGTGACAAACGATAACTTTTCCATAAATAATGATTCATGAATTTCATGTCGATAAACCTCATCTAGCCATCCATTTCTGATTAAAATAGCTTTTAAATCTTCATATTGATTACCGTTGTCAAAAAGCAAAACACGATAGTTACCATTCAAACCTCCATGTTCAAAACGCGTCAAGACATATCCTTTGTTAAACAAGTTTTCTGTTTCTTTAGAGATAACTTTCGCAATCTCGAATTCTGGATTGATAATTTTCATATCACTTTCTCCTTATTGTAATTAAAATAATTTGTAAAATAATTTACATCAATTATTATAAGACAAAAAGCATCTATATAAAAATAGATGCTTTAAATTAAATTAAAATAATTTATACTTAAAATCACGATTTGGAGCGGATATATTCCCGAACTTCCATCAAGGCTTTTCCAGTAATATTTTCTCCTTTCCAACTATTCACATCTTGTACTGCCTGTGGTGCAACATTCGCATTAAGGCCAATACCGTAGAATTTATCGTATGGATTAGCTTCGGCCAAAATTGCATCGCCAGTAGACAATAACAGTTCTTTGAGTTCTGGGTTTTGAGAGAACTTCAGGTACATCCCGTTTTTCAGGATGCTGTAGAAATGTTCATCCCAGACTTTCTTGTCAAAAGCAAAAACTTTTCGGCCGAGCTGCTTAATGTACAGAGGGTTTTCCTCGACAAGGATTTTGTCAGCGATTTTCTCGTCTTTGAAGAGTTTTGCCTTGCTCCACATAAAGAACTGTTCTACTGAGTAGAAATTGATGCCTTTGTGTGCGAATTCGGCGCGTGCGAAGTTTGAAAAGACTTCGTAGCCATTCTTCAATTGAGAATAAAAGGGTATAACTTTTTGTTCCATTGTTAATTACTCTCCCTCGTTATCTCTTTCGACCAGAATATCATTTCCGTCAATTTTAATTGTGTAAAATGAAATGGTTTCTCCATCTTTTTCCAAAGAAATCATAACATTTACTTCTGATAAAAATGTGAACCTCACAACACAATCAGACACCTCAATGACATGTTCAAAAAAGTCAAAATCATCATCATTTTCCTTAGATTCGACGTTAATATAATCTGATACAGTCTCATTAAATTCAAACAACTTACTCAAGAACTTGTTTTCGCTAACTTTGGGAACAAAGTTACTCATCCAAAAGATAAGACCGTTTTTGTTTTTCATAGTTAGACTATTCAAACTTTCAGAAGAATCACCTAAAAGAAGTTCTTCCAGTCGCTCATTCAAAACTTTTGAAACTTCATCTGTCTCATATTTCTGAACTAGAGCCAATTGATATTTGCAAAACTCAAGAACAACTTGAATTTCTTCAAAAGCTGATGTGAATTTCTTGTTGTAACAGTCAATGAAAAATGGATAATATCCGTCTTTCATTAAAGCTGCATCAATTTTTAACATATCTAGCAATTTCACTTTGAAAACAGGAGAAGGACTGATGATTCCAGCTTTTTCAAAATAGTCTTGTAATGACTTTCCCGGAACATTGTGGTGGCCATCTATCGGTTTTAAAGGACGAGAAAACTCTTCTTTATAGTAGGTCATAGAAATTTCAAAATTTTTGAGTTTATTAATTCGAACTTCCTGAGCAAATGTTGCAGAATCCATTTGAGATGGTACACATTGAGGTTTATGAATGGTTGAGGATGTATGAATGGAGCTGGTTCAAAATTTTCTTGATTTCCGTTGATTGTGATTTTTTTGTCTGTATTCGTCATATTGAATACTCCTTTCTTTTGTTTAAAATAATATTTTTTGTAAAATAAATTACAAGTAATATTATAACCCAAGACCAACATAAAAGACCTTGTAACCCACAAAGTCTTTTTATATTTAAGTCTATTTCACTTCACGTTTAGAGTAGTCAATCAATTGATTAGCAAAAACAGCATTGGCAATCAAGATGTACGGAGACACATAGATGCTCGCAAGGCCAAGTGTTACTACAGAAAGCAGCAACCAACCAATAAAGCTGAAGTTCAAAACAAACCAATCAAACTTATGGCCGTGCATCATTCTACGACTCATGGTAATAGCTTCTGTTCCGCCTGCTTCTTTTCGAGCAGTCAGGTAGATAGCTAAGTTATAACTATAGCTCTTAATAAGAATGATAATAACACCTGCAATAGGAATCAAAGCCCAAAGAATCAAGAACATCAATACTAACAAATGAGTAGTAACATTTTCACCATTAATATTCTTAAAGATTGCCTTGATTTGCTCTCCAAAGTTGTCAGCGACTTTCTCTTTACCTGTCAATACATTTGTTACATATCCAGCCACACCGACTTCCCAGAAGCCTACAATGAATGAAATGATGTAAACAAGAGAAGAGCCGCCCTCACTTGCGAAATTATTGTAATAAGAAATACTATTCAATACCAGAAGCGGCAGACCAATAGCAAGCCAAAGGGAATTGGTTTTAAGGATTTTCCTAGCTTTTTCACGAATTTCGAAATTTGTCATCATAATTGATAAATTTCCTCACTTTTCTTTTTATTTATTTTTTCATTTACTAGAATAACACTGTTTTTATGGCTTTGCAAGAACTTACAGAAAATTTTATTCGTCACTGTTTAGGAATTCCAACAGTTTTTCTAGAGCCAATCCTCTAGATGAAACTTTTGCTTTTTCTTCCAAAGGCATTTCATTTACATATTGGCCATTATATAATGCAATTTTATCATATCATAAGAAAAACCGTCTTTTTCAGATTCTTTACAAGCAATCTCTAGTGGCATTTCACAAATAAAGTTTTCAATGGCCTTGCCAGTCTCTATATAAGAGATAACGGTTCTGTAGCACGCGCTTCGATTAGTTTCACCTTGCATCAATTCTAACACCTTAGCGTTTTGCGTGTCATAGTCACGGTGTATACCAGTCCATCTGGCAGAGTGTACACCCGGAGCGCCATCTAAAGCATCAATAAACAATCCAGAATCATCAGAAATAACAGGAAGGCCAGTTGCAGCAGTCATCCTAAAAATCATTTCAACTTTCAGAATAGCATTTCCTTCAAGTGTACTTTCAGTTTCTTCCGCTTCTGGTAGGTTAGGAAAATCTAGTAATGATAAAACTTCCCAATTTGATAAAATATTTTAAACTTCTTTTATCTTGTCTTTGTTACTAGATGCAAAAATTAACTTCTTTTTATCCATAGCTCTCTAGTCCAAATTCTTCAAGCATTTCTTCAGTAATGACACCACGCTCAACTAATTCCATGAAGCACTCTTCTACAGCGATTAGTTTATTGAGATAAGAGTTAGGCAATGTAGCCATTGTTACATTTTCTTTTTCAGATATAATTATTTATTTCCTTTCTTTTTCTATAAAAGATTTTATATCATTAATTATATCATAAATGATATAAAAAATAAATAAGAAACAGAATAACAGAACAGAAAAAACAACCTTTTAAGGTTGCTTTAAAAATATTTTTTTATCACTCATTTTGTAGTAGAGTATCACTGCTTTTTTGTTGCTCATTTATTGGTAGTGCATCACCGCTTTTTTTATCAACCTCTCATGGTGGGTTATCACCACTTTTGTTTTAACTTATATAATATTCTATCACAATTTATTCTAAAGTCAAAAAAGAAAGGCTGCCCCAAAAGGCAACCGGCTATTCACGACCATTTAAGTATAACACACTATTTTTAAAAGTAAAGAAATTACCAAAAATGTTTTCTAAAATCTAAAGGCAGGATATTCTTTAGAAGCAAAATACACTAAAGCCATCCATAGACCATTCTTAAAATGAATGGTTAAAAACAATGACACTCCAATAAGACATAATTCATAGATAAGCCAGAAAACCGAGGCAAACGAGAATACTTCCAGAGTGTAGTATTTGTCATCCATATCTTTTTCTTTGTAATGACTATTGTTCTTAATGCTGTATTTCTTTTTGCGACCAAAACCAACAGCGCAAAACACGAAAAACAAGACAAACCAGAAAGACTTGAAATGAGAAATCAAGAACAACGTGGATGACAGGATAGCCAAGTTATAAATAACCCAGCTTGCCACAAAAAGCAGCAAAGTCATCAATGCCTTTTCTTTCAATGCTCGTTTTTTAAAACTTGAAAATTTATAATCCATGCTAATCACCGCCTAGTGTTTCTTTTAACAACTTTTCAAGCTCAGAAGCAGTTTCTTTAGCCTTATCAGCTCTTTCTTGCAAAAGTTTAACTGTCCTTGAATTCCTTTCAAAAAGAAGATTTAATACATATTCATAATCTTCCAGTTCATACCAAATAGAATAATTTAACGACCAAGACATTGGGAATTCGCTCAGTTGTGTGTCGCCATTTTTCACTTTATCTTTTTTCAAAAGTTTTTGCATTGCTGGAACGTCATAATCTGCTTGATTTTCTGATGTCTTTTTAAGAATCTTATAAGTTTTTTCATGTTCTTCAACATCATAGACTTGATTCAGAACCTTCACCTCGTCCGGATAAGTTGTAACAATCAACCTGCCTAATGATTTAATTTTAGCTTTTTTCTTACTCATAATAATGTAATTTTCCTTTCTTTTATTGGCGATATATTTGAGAACTATTCTTCAAATGCTACTTCAGATGTCAAATAGGTCTCAGCTAATTCTTTCGTGAGTGGCAAATATTTATCGCCAAACAATTCATGAGGAACAACAAGCAAAAACTCAGTATCGATGTCTTTAACTCTTTCATCATCTTTGTCATAATCTGACCGGCGACTGATGTAAGTCATGTTAGAAATAAGTGTAGAATTTTCGTCATATCGCACACGGTCGTTCACAAACAAATCTTGTCCTTTTTTGTCTTTTAGGCCTGTACCGTATTTATGGATATAAGCCCACGCGCCTAATTTCAACAAAGTACCGACTTCAATTTTCATAAAGTCACGCTCTCCTGAACGTAAACGAGAGATAACGGATGTGGCTACACCTGATTCTTTAAAAATTTTTGCAGCAGGGATGTTTTCATCCAGAACCACATTTTTTACTTCATTTAATTGTTTCACGATTTCTTTTAGATATAAATGTTTCATATTTTTAAATTCTCCTTTTTTATTTTGATTGTAAATACATTATATCACAATAATTGCCAATTGGCAATATCTTTTGATAATTATTTTTCCCGTTATAATAGTTGATGTAAAACTTTATTATTTTACAATATTGTATTAAAACTAAAAGGAGGCCAAAATTATGGCAAAAACAAATTCAAAAAAAGTAATGTTAGCAGACACTTTAGGTCGCACTGTTGCTGAGATTGTTTCTGATAAAACCAAGGAATACTTGAATGACGGGTGTGTTCTTCTTGATTTTGATGAAGTATCAACTGATGGGTTATTCAAGGTTTTATTATTTGAAGATTCTAATTCAGAACATGGTTTTCGTGTTATCATTGTAGAAACCAGTTACATTAAAACTTTAAAAGATGAAGTTTTCAGGAAAGGTTTTATCAATACGTCTAAGTTTACAAAAGTTTATACAGGAACATTACCTAAAGAGGCTTTTGAACAATATTTGGACGTTAAGGGGATATTTAATAAAGCCAACAAAACAGAAATCTATAGCACTGTTTGTTTGGATGGAAAAGTTCTTATTTCTTTTGATGAGGCGCGTAAGGTTGCTAAAAAACGAGCAGCGCGTTATAAAAAGTTAATTAACTCCATTGAATAATCAATATCTCTAAACTAAAGAACACCTATTAATTTAGGTGTTCTTTTTGTTATTTTCTTCTTTAATCTTTTCTTGTATCTCCTTTGCTTCTTTCACTTTTAGTTTATTATTTTCCGTATCGTAGAAATCAACAATATTCCACTTACGTTCTCCAAATTCAGGTTCACGGCCGTCTGCTTTTGATTTTCTATCCCGGTAATATTCTTTTTGATAGACATTATCAGGATTAGAGATGACTTTTTCAAGTGCCTTTTCGCTTCCAAAGGTCTTAATACGGCAACTTCCCCAACTTCTTAACAAACTTTCTTCATAGTATTCAAATTCTTTTCTTTGTCCATTGATTCTTTCAATCATTGGCTGAGAGTATTGGCAGATAGAAAAGATTTCACAGTCTTTTTTGTAACGACCCAAAGCTTCTAAAATAACAGGGTCACTAATGGCCACATAGGCTTTAGGGTGACGAATATACTTTTCTAGGTCATTGATGATAAGGAGTTTCTTGAAATAGGCTTTCTCATCATCTGTCAAAGACTGCACCCATTTTGAATAGCGTTTCGCTTGATATTCTGTCACTACACGAACATCATGGATAATCTTGAAAGAAGTCAGCAAATTCAAATCATAGTCTTTAGCGACAATATAAAGACGGTCTTCTTTTTCCAGTTTTTCCAGTTCTTCTTTAATTTCAAACAGAATAGGAAGCATATGAGAATAATTTACATATCGTCCGGAATTAGAGATGTGCCCAATTCTCTTGGTATGAATATAATAATCAATCAAAGAACTTGTTAGGAATTTAATATTAATAAATTCATCATTTTCGATATAAAGACTAGGACTGATTTTTGCTTCTCTTCCAAAATATCTGCCCTTTACACCAGCAACATAAAAACGATAAGTAAAGTCTGAGAAGTAATCAATCCCTCGAATTTTATTCATACCTCTTTTAACTGATGTGTCATTAGTTAAGGCATTATCCCCACGGCCACGCTCTGTTGTGCCACCACCATAATAGCTATGATATTTAGCTTGGTCTGTAAAGGAATTCAAGACAAAGATAGGGTCATCTGGCTTAGAATAGTCATTCAAGGTATGCAGCAGTGCTCCTAACTCAACATATGTTGAATCAGTAATCTGGCTGTCGGCATTGGAAAGGATGATGCTTGGGTCAGAAAAGACATCTACTGGAACATGGTCAAGTTGCAACATTTCACCACGTTCAATTAGCCCCAAAATAATACTAAAGACGTAATAACGAGATTGAATCAGTTTTACAGATGGTTCTTTTTCTTGTGATGACACTGAAGCAAAGCTATCCTGAGAAAAGGAAACTTTATCGCTGTCAAGCCAAGTGAGCCATGTGTTTTCACCATTACGAACTAAAACACCAATTTGATTAGGCATGGTATCTTCAATAAATTTCATAACTGTGTTATTCAACTCAAATTTTCCAGAAGCATTTCTCATCTTCAGGAATGATACACCCTTATTGGTTGGGCAGATGTGTTCTAAAAGGGCAGGAGAGTGTTTCAGAGCCACTTCTAGGCTTCCTGCATCTACATCATATAACTTCTCAAAACGGGGTAAATCCTCGTCTAAATAGATGAGTTTTTGATAAACCACGATAGGTTGTTCTATAGGAGCACATTCACCACTAGTAATTCTAGTAAAATCAATAGTCAGGCCGTGGCGGTATTCAAAGGCCGTTAAATCTGTACGCATTACGAGTAGTTCGTGTTGATAACGCTCGATTTTTGCTTGCAGCTCTGACATCATTTTTGCCTGCATTTCATACATTGCTGAGATTTTAGCTTCCATCTCGGCTTTCAAGTTTTCGATTTCAGCTAATTGAGTTTCAAAGGCAGCATCTTCAAAATTTGCTGTCTTCTCTAACTGTTCAATAGCATCCGTATAATTGGTTTTCAAGACCAATTGATTAGTGCCCATGATAGCCAATTCATTTCCCGTTGTTTCGGTTTCGGTTAATTTTTCCACAAAAACAAGCAAATCACAAGGAACAATATATTGTTTTGAATGAAGTTTCACAATAGCGAAATCGTTATAAACCAACATGACATTTACTTTGTTTTCTGGATTCAATTTCAGCCAATCCATCAATTTTTCGTCAAAGAAGACTGTAGATTGTTTAGAGCGCTTAAACAGGGCATTGTATTCTTCTATAGAGATGAGTTTTTCATCTGTTAAATTGCTTCCATATTCCTTAAAGAATGACTCAGCTTTCTCAGCAGATTTATCATTGAAACGAGACCAGTCTATTGTGGCATAACCTAACTCTTCTCTATTTTCGATATTCTTGTTTTTATTTTTTTCTTTTTGTCGTTGGTAATCCCGGTGTTTCCGGAATACATCTGAAGCTTCATCTGAATATTTAATTTTTGGGGTAAAATCTGTCATTTTTTGTTCTCCTATTCATTGTAAAATAAATATTATGTATTAATCTATATATATCTATTATACACTATTTATCCCTATTTGTCTCTTGCTTTATAGCATTTGTTGTATTTTCTATAAAGCAAAAAATCCAGAGGTGTTCTGGATTTCAAGTTTTATTGAGCTTTCTTCAAATTTTGTGTTTCTGAAGGAATAATTAATTGTTCCGAGTAAAACATATATTCAATACCCTTGTTGGGCTTTGTGACAGAATAGTTCAGATAATATTTTTCATGTCGGAATCTATCATACATATTTAAAATTTCATCAGAAACATCATATGTAAGAATCCAATTTTTATCTAACATATATTTTTTGATAGTTTCAGAAAGGCTGAGATGATTTTCATGGTTATAAAAGCTTGTGTATAATCCGGGGCCTTTCAAGTAATAAGGTGGGTCAAAAAAAGTAAATGATTTTTTTGTCTCAGAAATATTTAAACGGATAAATTCTTCAGCATCCATATTGTAAAGTTGAATACGATTTTTCATAGATGCAATCAGTGCAATTTTTTCTGACAATTTCTTCCGATTAAAACGACAATCAAGTTTGTAATTACTATTTTGTTTCAATCCGCCAATTACACCTGCCTTTATAATACCTGAGCGGTTTGTACGATTAAGGAATAAAGTTGAAAACCCTAAAGAAAGTAAATCCTCGCAATTATCTTTATTGTTTTGAATATCCCTTTGGACTTTCCATTCTTCAATAGTGATAGGTGTAGTTTCTATTTTTTCAATCAGTTGCTCAGTGTAATTCAACACAGAATACCAAAAAGCATAAATTCCTTTATCAAAGTCATTTACCATAATTTTTTCAACATCATTATTAAAAAGCAGCCTCAACGCAACTCCCATTCCACCCATATAAGGTTCAATATAAGTTGTTGCATTATTAGCTATAATGAGTTCTTTGATATAATCATAAATTTGAGATTTTCCGCCGGGGTATCTTAACGGACTAATTTTTTTCATAAATGATTCCTCCACTTTGTTTATAATACACTATTTTTTGAAATTTGGCCAGTTTTACAACAAAAAAATCCAGAGGTATTTCTGGATTTTAAATTCAACTTATTCTGCATTGATGTCTTTCAAGAGTTCCTTATATTCCTCAATCAAAAGTGTCTCTCCCACAAAAGGAATCCACTTATCATGAAGTTTACGAAGTTTCTCGTTGACATTAAGTGTATCTTGAATTTTTGTAAGACTTAGTTCAGGCTTGTTATCTTTGTCAAGAAAGCGCGTGCGAAGAACAGGAAATTCTTGTTCTACTCCAATACCACCAAGTCGCGAATAAGAAATGGTAAATGTTGTATTGGTTGATTCTTCTGTCAAAGCATAACTTAAAGGTTTAATGCTAGTGGCAAATCCTTGTGATTCCAAGATGTTGTTAGAAATGTCCAACCTTTCTTTTCCTGTAATTGCAGCCCGTAGTCTGTCTGTATCTTCTGGTGTTAATTCAACAGACTTAGGAAGATTGTTTACTAGGGCATCTTTGAAGGCCATCCGCAAAGTTTTCAATGTTTCCATTTTATCTTTTGTCAAAGGGAAAGGAACACGGCTAAAAATATATTTTTCATCACCATGAACATGAACAACATCAATGCCGGCATGACCAAGAATGAAACGCAAGCGATTTTCAAACAGTGCTACATCCAAACAAATAATGCCAAAGCTATCCATGTCATTGTCTGGGTACAGTTCTTTAAGTTCTTCAAGAAAGTTTTTCAACATGTGTACTTCAATAAAGTCTCGAAGATATACAAGACGAGATGAATTTGAGTTGTTTGAAATTTTAGTCATAATAGACACTCCTTTTTAAATAATAAAAATAAAATTGTAAAATAAATTAAAGATTTTACAATGAATATTATATATCATTTAGAGAAAAATGATATAATATAACATACATAAAATAAAAGAAAGAATTAATCGTGACCAGAAAATACAAGGAAATCTATGACAACAAGTTTTTAGAATCCATTCCAGAAAAATACAGGGAAGCCTTTGAGAATCTTGAACTACCTGATAATACATCTACTATTGATATAGATAAAGTCTTGGAAGTCTTTGGAATCAAGATGAAATGGTTGATTATTGATGTTCCTGAAATCTTTGAAGACGAAAACAAAACGATTCTCTTTGGAAATAGCACGCAAGAAAGAGAAGTAAGACGATTTAACCAAGCTAAAGGTATCGGCCACTCCCTAATCAAAAACAGAGATTTATCAAATTTGAACCCAAAACATAGAGAAATCTTTGAGGGCATTGATAACAGATTTGCTGAACAATTCGCCAAAGACTTACTGATGCCAGAAAAACTATTAATCGAAACGATAAAGGGAGCTGCAAAAGTTAGGCAGACAGAACTAAAAAATATTTCCACTAACTATGTTCTTCACTACGTCATGGACGCTCTGAAAGTTCCTTATGGGCCTTTGATGGAGTATGTTATTGATAAGGGATTCTTGGTTGAGAAAGAAAATTAAGCAAAATAAAAAAGCACCCTAATAAAGGGTGTTTTTTTAATAATTTAATCTAGCTGAGAATATTCTTCTTCAAGTTTCTTGATATGTTCTTCAGCTTGTGGAACTCCCCAGCTATTAATGGCCAAGAAGATTTCCAACTGAGTTTTATAATCTAATGTTTTAGAAACATCAGGATTACGATAAACCACCATATCAAAATCAAGAGATTGAAGATAAAATTTATCACTCTCTTTCAACTGATTATAGTACATACCTTTTACAGAGAATTTATCATCCATAAATTCTTTTACAGCATGTAGTCGTTGTTTGCCGTCAATAGAAATCATTTTCTTCAAATTAACGGTTTCATTGACTTTATCTTGGTCTAGAACAAATGTAGGTGATAGTTCTGCTCGGTGTTCAAAGAGAGCTAGAATGTAAGCTTCTTTTTGTTTTTGTGACCAGACCAACCCACGTTGAAAGTTAGGCTCAAAATCAATGTTATCCCAGTATTCTTCAAAGAAATAACTGACAAAAGTTCTAAGGACATCCTTTCGTACTCTAGATAGGTACTCCGGTTTCTTTTCAAGCTGCACAATTGGTGTTTCACATTTTTTCATTATTTTTATCTCCCCTTTTACTTAAATGTATTTGCGTCACCTGTCAATACAGAACGCTCAACCAGCGTCAGCTTATTCATAATACCAGAAACATCCGGCTCAACCCAAGTAATAGCTGATTGAGAACATCTAGCAAAACTAGGAGATAATGCTTGCGCATATCCGACAGCAACATCCCGATTGTCAAAGCATTGAATGATTTCTGAGGACATCAACTCCCAGTAACCGTCACGAAATTGTGATTTCTCATGACATACAATAAAAATCTTAGAAATTGGTTTCATTTCTACATTCTCCTTTTTTATATAACTAAAATAATATATTGTAAAATAAAGTTTTACATCTAGTATTATAAATGAATGATTATATAATCCGTAAAAACAAAAAACACCTAATAATCATTAATAGGTGTTTAATTTATTTAGATGCCTCTTAGAGGTTTCCTTGGTGGAGTAGGCACGCGCTTTATTCGGCCTTTCAGGTAATCAATATGTAATTCAAGCAAATCTTTCATTGAAAGAACTGTTGTCTTTTCATCCATCTCTATATCTAATTTAAAGCAATACTCTTTTCTAGTAAAGAACTGTTTGATAAGTTCTTTTTTAGAGTTGTCAATAAATGAAGCGAATGAATAGATGTCACTGGAATCCATGTTTGCTCTTGAAATACTTCCCAGATAAATATTACATGGGCTAAAATTGTCTCTGAAGCCCCATTCAAAATCATCTGAATAAAAATCATAGTATTTTCTAACCATAACAAACAATACCTCATGTTTTGGATTGAAGTCATCAAAGAACATTAATCTAAAAGCATCATTTTTTTGGTCATTTAGAGTTTTAGTCAAAAAATAACCTTGTTTTAAGATACTTTTAGTTTCTTCTGAAATCACTTTAGCGATTTCTTCCTCTAATTTTGTTTGAAGATAGTTTACCATGTCTATCGCGTCTCCTTTATTTTAAAAATTAAATATTGCAAAATAAATTTATTTTTACATTCTTTATTATACAACTTACACATTATTGTTGTTTTATAATATTATTTGTAAAACTTTATTTTTTTACAATATATTTTATTTTTACAAAAAGAAAAGGAGAACTATTATGGTTCAAGTAAACTTAAACATTCCTACTTCATCTGAAGCTTTATTGAAAGTTGTTTCCGAAATCCGCGAAAACTCTGATTTTAATTCACTTTCTGGTCTGCAAGAAACAATTGCCATACTTGCTGTTTATGATGCAGCAGACAGTCCAGAAGCTGAAGCATTGAAGTCTCTGTTGCGCGTGCTGGCAAATCCAGAAAAATTCCGGCCGGTTCATAACGGTACTTGGTCTGAATACTGCTTGAACGAACTGATTGACTTGATTTCAGTCATGGTCGAAAAAGACCTTGAAAACTATGTCGGTTCAGACATTCAATGTTTAATCTTCGATTTATTCCAAAATCACTTTGCAAACGGCACAATGACCAATACTGCTTATGAAGCTCGCTGTGTAATAAGTGATTTCATGGATGAAATTAACGTAGATGACTTCATGGATGGCCTAAACTTGCATCCATATGACGATAAGGCTGAGATTACTCTTGTTAATCTGGTCTATAACTATTGCGTTTGGAAGCTTTCAGGTTTAGGAGTTGACGAAAATACAACTGTTAAGTCTTTGATTAAAGAGATTGAAAGTATGTATTAAATCAATCCAAACAAATAAATAAAACACCTAAATTTAGGTGTTTTTTTAATATTGATTAAATTAACCACATATGTTTATTCAAGTCATTTTCCAAGGCCTGAATGTATTTGAGGTTATTTTGGTGTTCTTCTTCCTCTTTCTTCTTGTAGTTTCTCAAATGTTCTTCCAGTAATTCAATGGCCTTTTTAGTTGCATCCTCTTCATCAAAAAATGCGACACGCGCATTGGCTGAGAATAAATCAGAATCAACTTTCCCAAGATGAGATTCTAACAAATTACCGTCAAACATGCTGCAATCTCCCACTTCAACCTTATTGAAGAGGATGTAACCTTTGTTTGATATAGCATCAGAAAATACTTCAATATGTAATTTCCCTTTCTTCAAGGAAAACAATTGTAGCTTCTTGTTTTTAGTGTTTGTTCCTGTCATAACGTCAAACACCCCTTTCTCAACATAATATATAAAATTAAACTAATTGCAAAATGAATATTTTACAAAAGATATTATAAAATAAAAAACACCTAATACTAGGTGTTTCAATTGAAAATTATTTTTTGAATGGTTGGTCAGACAATTCATTTTCCAGCCGCTCAATGTCTTTAAGGGTAGTTTTGTAAACTTCTTCTGCTTGGGCTTTTTGTTTTTCAAGGTGTTCTTTCAGAAGTTCAATTGCCTTTTCAGTCATATCTTCACTTTCATAAAAAGCAACACGAGCATTAATAGTAAAGAAGTCATCAATAACCACCCCAAGTTTTTCCTTATCCCAATATCCCTCAAAGGAATCAAGTGCTTTATGCTTTTTAAACCAGATGTGAGTTTTTTCCTCAACTGCATCTGTGAATGTATAGCTTTTCAACTGTTCGTGTCGAATTAAGAAGATTTGGAGTTTTTTTGTTTGAGTTAGTATTTGTTATAGCAAATATCCTTTCTTTATGTAAAAATGTAATTGTAAAATAATTTACATCTATTATTATAAAATAAATAAAAAAGCCCTCAATTAAATTAAGGACTTTTATTTTTATTGAATCTACAACATCAATTCAGAAACGTTTTTGAAATATTTTTCTGCCTTGATGTAATACTTCATTGAAGCATCACCTTTATTGGCTAAAGTGTCATATTCTTCCTTGGCATCAAATTCGTTTAGTGCAGCTTTGATTTGAGCATGAACTTCATTGATGACAAAGTTGAGAATGTCCACATCTGAAATCTTTTCTTTTTTAGCTTTTTCAGCAATTTCATCAGCATTAATGTTGACATTGTATTTTACGATTGTGTTTTCTGAATAAACAGCTTCCACTTGAAATCCAGTTAGTGTTGAAGCGACATGATTGGTAAAGTAGATTTTACCTCCCAACAACAAAGATTTCTTTACGAAGAAATCCAAGTAACTATGAGTTAAACTCCAAATGTTGTTTTCCTCGTTTTTAGGAAAACCATAGGAGTTTACCAAGACACTGGAATCACGGTCAATGAGGAATGACACATTTTCAAAGTCTTCTTGGGCGGCGTAGATTTTATCTTCGTACTGTTCTGCTGTAAGACCTTCTTTTTCAGCAGAGAAAACCCAGTTTTCTTTGAACTCTTCTTCAGCGTCAAAACTGTTCAAAGCGCTAGTCACACTTTCAACAATTGACATCATAACAGTTTTGTAGAGTTCTTCAAGATTGATACTGTTCTCAAAGTCCACATAAGCTGTTACACCTGATTCAAGTGTAGGATTGATGAGTAATTCATCTCTGGCCTGAGCGTCACTTTCAGTACGAACACTGTCTTTGTCATAAAGGTTATACCCTTTTAAGAAATCCTCAGCCATCTTTTTAGACAACTCTACGAATTTTTCGTAATTTTTAGATGATGTGTTAAGATATGTAGTCATATTAATGACCTCCTTTAAAATTGTTTTAAATAATAATTGTAAAAATGTTTTACATGAACTATTATAACGATAAATAAAAAAGCCCTAAAAGGACTTTTTCTCGTTTTTGATTGTATGTCAAACGATTTCCTTAGCAATCTTTTTAAAAAACTTTTCAGCTTTAACAAAGGTTTCTTTGAGTATAAAGCTTTTCACTTCCAAGGCATTGAACCACTCTTCCGTAGGAAAATCATTCAAGCCAGTTTTTAACTGTTGCCGAATTTCTTTTGAAACAAAATTCATGATGTCTTCGTGAGCAATTTTTGAACAAAGTGCTTTATTGATAATTAGATTAACGTTGATATTGATTTCGTATCTAATGTTTTTTATGCCGGAATCTTCCGGACACTGATAAGCAGCAACTACAGTAAAACCATTTGGAGAAAAAGAAACGTCTTGGTCGAAATACTTGTATTCTTTCGCAAAAAAATTAACGTAAGCTTTTGTGATTTCTCGAATAGATTTATCTGTATTTTCTGGGATTCCTGTAATTTCAGAAAGAATTTCAGCATCTTGTAAAATATGGTCAGCTTTTGAATTGAATGTTTTTTTGAGCTTCTACTAAAGTGGCCATAAATTCATCTTCTGTCATATCATAATCATCTTCATCCCAAAAGCAATCAAATTCCTCGCCCGGCTCAAAACCGTTTAAATTTAGAACCATTTTCTTCATCAATTCAACTTGAACCTGCTTGTAAAGGTCTTTGATATTAATTCGTCCAAAAGTATTGGCGCGTGTTCCATTTTCATCTGCTGCACAGATAACCATATCAACAGCTTCGTCTTTGTTGTTTATTTCTGTGATGATTTCACTGTTTTCATAGGCTAAATCATATTTCGACAACAAAGATTCTCCAATTTTTTCAAGTGCTTGAATGAATTCTTCATATCCTGCAAGCCGGGTATTATTTGTAGTATTGGTCATGATTAGACCCTCCTTAAAATTAAATATAATATTGTAAAAATGTTTTACATGGAATATTATATACAGAAAACAAAAAAGGCCTCTCAAACTATCTAATTAAGATTTTGTGAAATTAATTAGAGGGAGCTTTTCGAGTTCTTGTATCTCCATTATAGTTCATTTTTTATTATTTGTAAACCATATTATTGAATATGTATGCGGTAGAATTTTTTAGGAGAACATCACGAAAGTTTAAAAAAAGACTGAACAAATTCTAGTTGAAGGTATGACAGAGCAAGAAATTCGAGATATGTTCAATAAATATCGAGTTGCAACAATCAACTTTATTAAACCATATAAAGATAAGCTGATTGTAAATTTTGAATATCTTTGGAAACGCAACACAAAGAATTGCCCTTATTTTAGTCGAACACTTGACTACTTTCTTGATGAAAGCAATAAAAAATATTTGCAAAATTTATATAATCATCTCTGGACTGAAGCCAAACGAGAAAATTATGGAGGTTCACGGAATTTATTTAAACTGGATGGTAAAAGTTATCAAATTGTAAGCAAAATAAATCTTCCTGATAGTGATTACATTCCGCTTTCACCAATTACAATTATTGATATTTTTGAAACAGATACATATTTAGTTGATAAAGAATATCAATTGACAGATGAAGAAGTTATGCAGGATATTTTTGGTCAGACAGAAAGTAATGTTGAACGACAATTAAAAGAAGTGCTAATTGGTATCTATGAAACAGACCACAAGGATGAACAAACATTTAAAGAATTCGCAGACGGTTGGGATTTTTGGATTGACAAAGACGGAGACGTCTTAGTAGAGGGGCGTGGCATGAAACCAATTGATGGGGTTAAAAAAATCGGATATGCGGATAATGGAGAAGTATATGCATATTAACACATCACGAGTTGAGGCGGTCTTAATGAATAAGGCTGTCTCAGCATATCGTTTAGCAAAAGAAATAGGCATACAAGAGAGTTCTATCTCTCTCTTGAGGAATGGAAAAAAAGATTTTAGCAAGTTAAGTCTTGAGTTCGTTATGAGGGTTCAGTCATGGATAGACGAAGGTAATTACCATTTCAGTTACGATTATAGCGAATTGATAAAAGATTTAGAAGCAGATATAGACGAGGGGTTGACAGGTGAATATCTCCATATTGTGAGAGGAGACTATATTGAATTACTAGAAAAATGTCCTATCATCAAATATCGCTGTACTGCTGAAGAGATTGAGCAGGGAGAACTTGCAGAAAAAGTCTTGACTACTTCGGCTTTGGCAGAAATGAAAGCAGATAATGGATTGTAAAAAGTTTATGGTTATGTTAGAATAACTTATATTATGTTTTAGTGCCACGACGGCGTGAAATCCTTGAAAGAGGTTTTCTAAAGGTCATGAGGAGGAAGATTGATGAACTTTCCTCCTTGTTTTATATAAAAATAAAAAACACCCAGTTATACTAGGTGTTTTATTAATGCACAAAAATCAATCTAATCGAGCAACGGCCTTAATATAATTCAAAGTTGCTCTTAAATTTTCGTATAGAACAGCATCTTTTTCCTTATTTTCCTCAACAAGAGCTTCAAAGTCTTCCAGAGAACCACAGAAGTTTTTTGTCGCAATCAAATGAAGATGCGGCCAGTATTGAATTGTCATCATAGTATCAAAAGAGTCCGTATCAGGCATTTGGCAGGTAACAACAGGTAATCCAAATGTTGAATGAATCTTATTATCTCCTAGAATAACATTATCAAACGTTGAATTCTTAATATCAATTTGACTGATATACATTTCATCAAAATCACTTGATTTTAAGTTACACCCATCAAACATAGAAGAATACACTTGAATGTCAATTAATTTAGTTGATAAAAAATTAGTTTTTGATAAATCAACTCCCCTGAAATCAACTTTTTCAATGAGGTTCAAAGAAAAGCTGCTTCTATAGAAGTTTGAGAACGAAAGATTTATGCCTTTAAATGTCGCATTGCTGAAATCACAAAAAGTAACATAGACTCTGTCAAACTTGATGTTCATGGCCTTAATGTGAGAAAAGTTGGAGTGTTTGAAGCTGCACTGATTGATATTGACACCAGTAAATACAGCATCTACCATTTCCATCCAGCTACAATCAACATAATCAAAACAAGTGTCAGTATACGTTGATTTGGAAAAATCTGTTTCAGAAAAATCAGAAAAGCTAAAATCAGCATATGTAAACCGAGCCTTGTCAAAATCACATTCTTTAAACTGAGCTTTCTTAGCAATCAAGCAATAGAAAAAAGTTTTTATAAACATGGTCTTGATGAACTTAGATTTATTAAAAATACAGTTAGAGAATGAAGTGTCTTCAAAGTTAGTTGATTCAAAATTGGCTTCAGAGAAATCACAGTTTTCAAAGTTGCTCCCATCAAAGACAACCTCAAAGAAAATAGCGTTGCTAAAGTTAGTCTGTTTAAAAATAGCTCCCTTGAAGTTCATTCCCCTCATGTCTTTTTCTGAGAAATCGGCATAGGAAAAATTTGCTTGGCTGAAATTTACTCCCGAAAAGTCTTTAATTTTCTCGAAGTTTAACTTATTGACAATTTCATCAGTCACAATGAGTTGCCGGCCTTTTCTTCTCTCGGAATCAAGCCATTGTTGATGTAATCGTAATGCACGTTTTACTGTACTTTCTTTAATTTCTTTAATATGAAAAACAAAAAACACCCAGAACTGAATCGTTCTAAGGTGTTTGACAGATTGAATATTATATGAAATTAACCAAGTTTTACCATGTTTTCAATATAATCTAGCACTAGATTGTATTTTTTGCGCATATCCGGATTATCCTTGTGTGTTTCCTTGATTTTCTTTTTCAACTCTTTCAATATTCCAGAGAAGCACCCGGCAGTTACAATATCAAGTTCTGGCCAATATTGAACAACACGATTTTCTTCTGAGCTATTCAATTGACAAGAAATAACTTGGAATCCTTGAATTCCTGCTGTAACAGTATACTGCAATGCGATTCCTGTAAAGATGGCGTTGCTAAAATTAGTACCTGAAAATACAGAGTTTTTAAAATCAACACTAAGAAATTTAGCATTTTCGAAATTTACATTTTCAAAATTAACATCACTAAGATAAGTGCCTTTAAAACATGAACGAATAAAACGACTATTTTTGAAGTTCGTGTTTTTGAAGTTTGCTTCTGTAAAGTCTGTATGAGAAAAATTGACACTGTAAGCCAAAACACCCTCAAAATTAGAATTTTCAAAATCAGCACCCTCAAAATCTGTTTCTGAGAAGTTGGCACGAGAAAAATTAATTTTCAAAAAATCAAGGTTAGAAGCATTTAAGTATCTCAAATTTGCACCTGCAAACAAATCATTCTCCGTGAAATTTATTTTTCGAATAATTTCATTTGTGAGAATAATTTCTCTTCCTTCTGGCATTTCAGGGTCATTACATTCGTTATATTCCACCCACTCTCGGTGTAAACGTAATGCTCTTTTGATTGTGCTTGGTTTAATTTCTTTGATATGACTCATAGCTCATATCTCCTTTCTCAAATTAAAAAATAACATTGTAAAATATTAAAAAGTTTTACAGAGAATATTATAAAGCAAAATCAATAAGGCCTGATTAAACTTAATTAATCAGACCTTAATTTAATTTTAAGATTTAACTTATTTAGCTTTCGGTTTTTTGCGTTTCATAGCAGCAATAACACCAACAGCTCCGCCTACAAGTGGCAGACTAGCATACCAAGGGGCATTGCTATTTACATGAGTAAGTGTAGCAGTGTCAGTCAGGCCTTTACCAGCCCCAACTTTCTCACCTTGGTCTACTGCTTGGGTCTCAATGTTATTTGAGCCTGCAATAGAGTTACTACGTTCTTTTGCTTGTTGGAATGAAAGCACCTCAACGCCAATGTCCTTACTGTAGGTCTTGCCGTCAATCGTTACTTCAATCCGTTGCGTATAAACACCCGGTGTATTCCAGTCTACATTACCAGTAATACGAGTAACACGCGCAACTTCAGCATTTGATAGAACTCGGCCATCTTTAGACACTTGAACTGAGCTGAGAATATCCAGTGGATTTCCTACAGTAGTTGAATAAGTGTCGTTAGCCAGAATTACCACACCCTTGGCAGGAGCTTCAATTACAGTGATTGTTACAGGCACACGCGCATCTACGCCATCAGCAGAAGTTGCAACAAATTCTACGTTGTATGTTCCCGGAGTATTCAGGTCATACACGCCCTCTAGTTTTGGTGGAAGTGGATTTCCAACCCCATCAAAAGCAAGAGCGTTAGCAGATGCAATCAAATCTTGAACAGTAGAGCCTTTAAATACAGTAACATTTTGAGTAGCTGTAATAACAGGTTTATCTTTAACCGTTACTTTCATAGAAACTGTAGTCGTTTCTCCGTTAGAGTCAGTCAGAGAGTAAGTTACAGTATATGTACCCGGAGCAGACCAGATATAGCCGCTTTCTGTTTCACGCGCACCCTCAGCATTAATTACAACCTTAGAGAGACCAGCACCGTCTTCCATGTCATAAGCGGTAGTAATGTTACCACGGACATTCAAGGCAGTACCCACAACTGTATTAAATTCTTTATATTTAATATCCAATTTTGGTTTTTCATTCGGTTTTGGCTGAGGTTGTGGTGTTGGGTCAGGAGTTGGAGTAGGTGTAGGGTTTGGATTAGGATTTGGTGCAGGAGTTGTTTTAGCAACTACTGTAATCACACGTTCCATAGAATTTGTATGGCCCTCGCTATCTTCAACTTCATAACGTACCACATATTGACCCGGTTTATTCACATCAAGACCACCGTTAGAAACGATATTAATCTTAGATGTCAAATCACCATCTTCTTTATCAGAAGCAGTCACACCCTCACGCAAGTCAATGTCCGTTCCCTCAGTGATTGTTACATCTTTTTGGGCGACACTAAATTGAGGAATATTGACTTTAGGGGTAATTGTGTAAGTCATAGTAGCTTGGACTTTTTCACCATAACGGTCAGTAGCTTCTACTACCACCAGATATGTTCCCGGAGTTGGATTATTAAAGTCCATACCACCATTATCTGTAACTTTAACATCAGGCTTTTGATTTTGGTCATCTGTGACTTCCACGTTATCCAGTGGATTTACAGCTTTACCCTCTTCAAGAGTAATATTAGATTCTTTGACTTTCAGAGTAGGAGCAACATTATCGCGTTGAACAACTACGTCTGTTCCATTAACAGTTTTAGAACTGCCGTCTGGGAATTTAAAGGTTACATTACCTTGGTCATCCACGGTAATTTGAGTACCCTCTTTCAGACTTTGAGTAAGACGCATTGCTTGAACAACATCTTCTTTTTCAAAATCACGGAGAGCAGCAGGATTTAGAACGGGCACAGGGTTAATTGGTTTGATGTTTGTTTTATTTGCATCAGTCAGTTCTACCGTTGATACATTAAAGACAAACATTTGCTCAGTTTTCTTGCCATTTTTAGTAGCTGTTACTTTAACAGAAACTTGTCCAGCTTTATCGTACTTACCGTTTCGTAGGCCGGCAGTAGTGATTTGAGCATCTTTGACTTCGTTTCCGTCTGCATCATATACATGAATGGCACTGAGAACTCGGTTCTTAAAGTCTGTCAGGTTTTTCTCGTTTTCTTCACCAGATTTATTGAAATCCCATGTAAAACTTGGAGTTTCTGACAAACGTACTTGCAGGTTAGGGTCAACTAGAGAATCTTCTTCTACTTGGTTATACTCAACTGTAAGGACTTTAGTAAAGTCATCACTGTCTGCTGCATCTTCTGTATATGCACCAGCAAATGTATAATCAGGAACATGTTTGTTTTGTCCGAATTGAGAGAGTGCTTCGCCAGTTACATTGAAAGCTGGAGTGAACTTCTCGTTTGAAGTACCGATTTCTTGACGAGTTTTAGCATCAACATAACGGACTTTGAAACGGTTTTGAACGTAAGTAACATTGAATGTTTCACTACGAGTTCCAAGAGTTAAGTCAGCACTGGTTGCACGAGGTACATATTCAACACCATTAATAGTAATTGGTTGATAGTCAACATGAACATTTTTACCAACTTCATTACCAGCAGCGTGAATAAGAACAGAGTCACCAAGTTTGTTACCATCTACACCTACAGGTTGATAACGGTATTCACCGTTTTTGTTTTCATTTTCTGTAGTTGAAGTTGCTTCTGATTTCTTATAAGTAAGAACCAGTTCTTTATTGGCATTGACAGAACTTCCTACTTCTGCACCTTGACGACTTTCAACACGGCTGATTTCAACACCATCAAACTTACGAGCATTTTCTTTTGCTTTTTGCAAGTATTCTTGTATCATGTCCGCATCTTCAATCATCTCAGTTCCAGAAAGTTGTCCATCTGGGCCAACATAAGATACAGCAATTCCTTTTGGTACATAAGTGACATTTTTGGTTTCTGAGACTTTACCCTCAGTTTGGATAGCTTTATGTACTTTAGGCACATAAGTAATATTCCCTACCTGAATTTCTGGAAGTTCAATAGTATTAGTAGCAGAAGTCAAATTTTTTGCTTCTCCCAAAATTTTACCATTGATGTCCACAGGTTGAATTCGTGCAGAATAGCTTTGAGCTTCTTCCGCTGCAACAAGAGCAGCATTTGGAATAGTAGTTGCTCCAATAGCTGCTGTAGAACCCACTAGGATTCCAATTTTCTTCATTGTGTTATTTTTCATGAATAATAACATTTCCTTTCTTTATTTAGAAAAAAGTAAAAACGAATAAATCAATTTAGTTTTTTTATTATTGAATTATATGTTCTTCTACTAATTATATTTCATTTATTTAATTTTTCAAGAGTATAATTTAATTTTATTTTAAAAAAAGTCATAAAAAGACAACAAAAAAGCACTGGGGGTCAGGCCAGTACTTCTTGTTTTTAAAGTTTTTGCGTCTATAGATGCTCAGGTGTTTAGATATTTATAATTTTATTAAATATTTAAAAAGAGTCTCTATGAGAACTAAAAATATAATATCATGGATATACACAGAAGTCAATAAATTTTATTCTTGACATTTTGTAAATAAATTATAAAATAAGATACATAAAACTTTAATCAAGTTAAAAAACTAAATTTTCTTTGAGCCTAGTCACCTCAAATTAAGGGAAGTTAGTTTGTTTTACGTTTTTGTGTCTATTATAGATTTATTTAGGGGTTTCATTGGATTTTTAGAAATGAAATGCTATAGAATACTATAATTTTATTTATATTTACAAAGGAGTCAACTATGGAATTTATTTTATATCCAGAACGTCCTTTATTGAACATTGACTATCTGTCAGGTTTTACAGAGGGCGCTTTTTTACGTTTTAAAGAATATACAGATGAACTCGTATATGGTATACCAAGAGGAGAACACATTACAGACTTAGCGGAACGACTTTCAATGCCAGAGCCTACACAATATCCAGTTAGATTAGATTTGAAGATTGGTGTGCCGGTTCAGTTCTCAGATGATACCATGAAGTCCAAGTCTATGATGGTTATTAAATTTGATATTAATAAATCAGAGTGGTCTATGGAAAGAAAAGGTTTTGATGTCTACCATTTATTGAAACCAGTTATTGAGAAATTAAAACAAGAAAATCTTATTCCAACATTTATTATGTCTGGCGGAGAAGAATGTTATTTAGGTTTTGTATTTAATAAAGAAGTTTATTTCAACTCGCCTAAAACGGAAAAAATGTTTATAGGGGCAGAGAGCCACTTGCTGAAAAAAGTAAGAGGTGTTTTTAGTGAATATAAATTTAAGATGGATGTTAAAAATGAAAATGGAACAATTACAAGAGCATTACGGCAAATTACTGTTTCTACTTCTGATTATATCCCTGCTGAAAATTCTATTTGTAAGACTACACCGCTGCCCATTATTTTTAAAGAGCAAAATAATGTTTTTTATTCTTGCTCAGAATTATATGATTTAGTTAAAACTCAAAAATCAAACGCTAATCAAATTGAACGGCTGAGATTAGTGAAACGTAATTTTAAGAAACGGATGAACTGCCCTGTATTTGCAGAATATTTTTCTTGCATCAAGAATACAAAGTTTCCTCATGTATCTGCTAACCGCCTATCTAACAATAACGACATTTTTTCTTATTATCAAACGTTAGAAGTGAATGAACGGCCGGTACTGGCAGAACTGTTTAAAGTGTTTGCTTGGTTATACCTAGATTATTCGAAAAATATTTCTCGCATGCCAGATTATCAAATAGTTAGAAAATTGATTTCTCTTCAAACTAAATATTTTAAAAATGAAGATGGTGTAACTGTTGCTCCAGATTATTTAACTTTATTCCAGATGAATAAGGTTTTTCAGGATGCTCAAAAATGGTATGAGACTTGTCCTAAATTAACAAATGAATTCTTGTGTGAAAAACTTGGACTGGAAAATATTTCTCAGGACATTTATTTGCTGCACTCTAAAGAAGAAATTACGATTAAAGCATTTAATAGATTTAATAGCCATATTGAAAAAGTTGACAAACTGAAACGCTCGTTTAGAGTGATGGCATTAAAAAAGAAAGCACACCTATCTGATAATCAGATTAAACGTTTAGTTGGTGTGGCCCAAGGGTCAAAGATGGAAGCTCTTGTGAAAGACGCTCTACAATTTATTGAAGAACAACGTAAAGTTTCTAGAACTAATTTTTTAGGCGCTTCCAGTTTAATAGATAACAAGCAAACGTCAGCCGCCTTTAAACGAGATGACCTAAACGTACAAAGTGACGCAACTGAAGAACAGCTCCATTCAATAGAGATGAATTCAAAGTTACAGTTTTCTTTCTTCGTTAAAATGAATACAAACGTTCCATAAAAGTATAAATGAGCGCTTCGCTTTTTGTTGTAGATAAACGCTCAAAAACAAAATAAGAAACTTTCGCTTTTTCCGAGTGGCAAAAAGTGCTTTTCGTCGTACTGAAAGATGAATGAAATTGCTGAATAGTCTTCGTTTTTCTTAATTTCTGAGGCTTTGAATTTATTAGTGTTCAAATTCTTGCCCCATATTGTAGATTCATTAAAGACTGCTACTTAAAATGGCATTGAGTGTCACTCCGCTGTGCTCGTAGACAAAAAGATGAGAGTGCACAAGCACCTCATCAGGTCAGGAAGTGCGCATGGCCGTCTTCGCCAGCCACACTTCTTCCCCCATGTTGAAAACAACCTTAATTTTTAGGGCTTAAAATGTTTGATTTTTCAATATTTCTGGACTTAATATATAAAAAATAAATATATGCGTGTTTTAGAATATTAAAAAATAAAATATCACGCATACATTTTTAAAATAATTAACGATTTTATGTTTTGTTTTGGAGAAATTAAAACAAAAATACAAATATCGGAAAGCTTATTTTTACTGTCCATTATTTTAACAAAAACACATCTTTTTTGTTTAGAATAAAATTTAATAAAAATATTGACATTTTGGATGGATAATGATAAGATTTATATACAATAACTTTTAAAAAGTGAGAATACTTCTAATCATTTTTGCTAAAAAGAACATTAAGCAATCCAAATAATTGATGCCTTTAGGTTGTTAATTGTTTGGATGAGCTTAGATATATTTTCTCATTTCGTAGGTTGTTGTCTTCTTAAAATTCAACATTTGTTAATACATTTGTTATTTTTATCCATAGATGGATTTGATAATTGCTAGATGCAATTTATAAAATCTGTTTACTCCTTTCATATGTAAAATAATTTTGTTGAATGTTAAGAGGCTGCTATAAAGGGTGATTATACTTCTAAAATCATTTCAGCCAAGAAAAAGTAATGCCTCCCCTCGGAGTGGGGAATAGCATATTAATCATTTCACAGTAGCCTCTATAAATCAGAAAGCTCATCTTGTAAAAAGGTGGGTTTTTTGGTATAATCTAATCATTCAATTCAACAAAAAAGAAATGGAGTATATTGTTTTATGTTTTCAAGAAAAAACAAAAAAGAAAAGCTTCCTGTAAGGAAGGCAACTAAATGGCTATGGCTTTTATTTTGGATTATCCTCTTTGCACCATTTGTAACTTTTGGTGTGATGATGTTCCAACGAAAATTGCCTCAGTTCCGAATACCGTTTGAAACAATGGTTAAAGACCAGAATAAAGGAAAAGATTTAAAACTTTATTCTTTAGAAGTTCCGTTTGATGAAAATACTGCTGTTGCAGATGCAGCAAGTGTGGATGTTTCTCATTTTGAAACGGTTCAGCAATTACAGGCTGTACTTGGAAATCAAGACCAACCATATATTGCTCAGAAGATTGGTTCTTATAGTAGAATCGTTACAGGAGAAAATACTTTTAAAGAAGTTTTTGACTTGTATCAATTCTATGGTCAAACTTACTATCTAAAAATTAAAGTGGAAAAACAAGATGGCAACCTATCAGTTCTCAATGCAAGTTTAGAGAACTATGATGAGGGTGAACCACCATATACAATTTCAAACGATTCCTTTGCTAATGAGTATCAAGATTTTAAATCTCAAATGTCATTAACAAAGAATATGTACCTACAAGAAGTTAAACTAGAAGCAAAAACTTCTACATATACATATAAGACGGTGACGGGTCAAGGCAGAACGGCCAAAGCAACAGAAAAGTCATTTATTTATAATCGTGAAAATCAAAAACTAGAATCAAAATAAAATGAAAAATCCTTAGTTAAACTAGGGATTTTCTTTTGATTTTATGGTATAATGATATACAGATGTTTTGAGATATGAAAGGAGAAAAATCAAAAAATGTCAAAAGAAAAAAAGAATAAAAAATTCCGAATGGCCCTATCTACCAAAATTTCGATTGGGTTGTTGTCTCTTGGTTTAATTGGGGCTGTTGGTGTAACTGTTGCAGGAAATCACATCTACAAGAAGTACCAAATTGAAGAAGCAGTTCAAAAAGGATATGATATTAATATCCAAGATGCAGACTTCAAACAGCACTATAAAACACAAGTGTTAGATGCAAGTGGCAATGTCCTACAAGAATTTTCTAGAGGTGATTTTGAATATATCTCTTATAAAGATATGCCAAAATATTTGCCAGATGCACTTGTATCTATAGAAGATAGTCGCTTTAAAGAACATAAAGGTGTAGATATTCAAGGCTTCCCTGCTATTATTCAATCTAAATTGACTGGCGGAGAAGTTCGAGGAGCTTCTACTCTTACTCAGCAGCTTGTTAAAAATGTCTATTTAACAAATGAGCAGACGATTACTCGTAAAGTTACGGAAATGGTTTTGGCTCAAAAAATTGAAGATAAATATTCTAAAAACGATATTTTGGAATTTTATCTGAACAATGTTTATTTTGGTCATGGAGCGTATGGCATCAATACAGCTTCATTAACTTATTTTGGTCACTCTATTAAAGAAGCTACCTTGTATGAAGTTGCTACCTTGGTTGGTATTACTAACAACCCAACCCTGTTTGACCCAGTGAACCAACCAGAAAATTCTTTGAAACGCACTAAAATCATTTTAAGTGAAATGGTGAAACAAGGATATATTTCAGAAAAAGACAAGGAAGACGCTCTTGCTCATCCAAGTCAAGCTCAATTAAATCTTAATCAAGGAAATCAAATTACTGATTATGCTGTCAAATTTGCAATTGATAATACAGTAGAAGATTTAATGAAAGCAGATGGTTTTGTATTCCAATATTCTTTCTCTAGCGAAGATGAAGAAAAGGAATATAAGAAGAAATATGCTGAAAGTTATGACGAGTATTACCAGAAAGTTATTAATGGTGGATTCGTTATTAATACTTCTATTAATCAAGAAATTCAAAAACAAGTGCAGCAAATTGTTACGGATACAACGGCAGGCAAAGGTGTTCAAGCCACAGCAACTGTAATTGACAATCAAACCAATACAGTAGTTGCTATTGTTGGTGGCATTGAGGGGCAGGGGGAATTTAACCGAGCAAGCCAATCCTTTAAGCAACCCGGCTCTGCTATTAAGCCTTATATTTCTTACACACCTGCTCTTGAAAGAGGGTATACTCCAAATACTCCTATTTCTGATGCAAAAGGAAATTCAAGTTATCCTGATAACTGGTATTCAGATTCTATCTATCAAAGGAATGATTTGACACTTACTAAGGCCTTAGAAATTTCAGCAAACCGTCCAGCTTATCGTTTGGCTTCTGAAATGCCTGACCCGATTGACCCTCTTGCTAAAATGAACTTTAGAGGTCTTTCTTACTTAGACCACAATCCAATCACTTCTATTGGTGGTTTTACACATGGGGTTCGTAATGTTGATATGGCGGCGGCTGTGAACACTTTGGTTTCTGGTGGTGCTTATCATAGTCCTACGAATGTGACTAAAATTACACAACGTTCATCTGACTCTGTTGTTTATGACCGTTCTGAGGAAGCTTCTCCACAGGTTTATACACCACAAGCATCTTACCAAATGTTAGGGATGATGAAATCTGTTGTGTTTGGTAGTGAAGCTACAGGTAAATATGGTGACTTTGGTTATCCATTCCTTGCAGCTAAAACAGGAACAACAGACTATTACATTGACTTATGGTATACAGGTGCAACACCTTATTATTCTGTTGCTATCTGGACTGGTGGTGACGAGAATATTTCTCAGTCATCATGGGAACAACAAAAACTTCCATCATATGTCTTTAAAAATGTAATGACTTATCTTCACCAAGGGAAACCTCAAATTGACTTTACAATGAAATCTGGCTCTAAGGTTAATGCAGACCATTCTCAATATAGAGAAACAGAGCGAGAAAATCTTGCTGCTCAAATTGCAACTTATAAAACAAACCCTCTAGATGAGGGTGTAGTTGACAAAGCTTTATATGAGAATATTATGAAAGCTATTCAAAACTTAAACAATCAAACGTTTACTAGTTATGACACTTTGAATAATATTACATCTTATCTGACAGGACAAAAAGAAAGATTGCTGTCAGAAGAATATAAGGCGAATGTAGAATCTAGTCTTCAGTCTCTCATTTATAACAAACAATATCAAATTGATGTTTATAATGCGAATAATCCGTCTGGTGGCCCTACAAAAGCCGAATTGCAACAGGAAAAGAATAATATTGAAAATGCCATTAAGAACTTGCAAGACCGTATTGCAAAATTAGATGAACAAAGAACTTCTTCGTCTTCATCATCAACTTCAAGTAACAATACAAGTTCTTCTTCACAATAGAAAGGAATAAAATGGAAAATTCTAGAAAAACAAAAACAACTCAAACAGACGAGGACAAGATGGTTCGTAGGTGGGCCATCTCCTTGGCTCTGGTTGTATTGTTTAGTTTAGGTGGTCTGACTGCTTATACTTTTTATCTCAAAGATGCTTATTTAAAAGAATCTAGATATGTAACAGAAATCTTGAAAAATCAAGAACAGGAATTCAAAGCAATTCAAGAAAATCCTCTAACAAAGAAATTCAATAATGGCCAACGTTTCTTGATTAATCTATTTGCAAACAAAGAAATTAAGCAGGCAGAAGATGTCAAAGAACAATTAGATACAGTTCTAAAAGTTCAAAAAAATACTGTTTCTCTGTTTGAGAACGATATTTTTTCAACTGCTGCATCAGATAATTATTTGAAAGAAAAATTTGATGAAAAATTGGTTTCTAAAAATTCCAAGTTGGTAAAAACGATTAAGAATAATAAAATTCGTGCACAGTACGCTCTATATGATACAATTGCTAAAATTCAATTGGATAACATTAAAAGTGCAGATGCTGTTTACTCTGAGTATGAAAACAATAAAAGCTTGCTTCCTCAATATGTTGTAGCTATTTCTAAGATTAAAAATCCAAATCTTAAAAAGGCCTATCAAGATAAGGCGAACGTAGAAAGCACTATTAACGTTGATGATTATGTGAAATCAATGTTGGAAGAAGCCTCTGCCAAGGCTAAAGAAAGAGAAGAGAAAGAAAGTATTCAAAAACAAGTGAATGAACTGAAAGATACTGAGCAAAGCCTTGAAAGAGAATACATTTCTAAAGCAAATCGTAATAGAAGTTCTTCTTCTAGTTCATCTGGTGGCAGCAGTTCATCATCCTCTTCAATTTCTAGTGACACTCAATCCACTAGTTCAAATTAATTTACAAAAAACAAAAAGCAAGTCTATTTCACTTAGATTTGCTTTTTCTATTGTAGTGGATATATTTTTGTTGTAGAATATCTTATGTAATAACTTTTAAATTTAGAAAGGGAAAAATAATATATGAAAAAGTTAAAGTATAAAAGCAGGGCCTTTAAAAACAAAATCATCACATTGGTTATTCTAACCTTAAGTGTTGTGGGATTTTTAGGGTATGATAAAGTAATGGCTTATATCAAAGCCAATACTACAAAAGCTCCTAAAATAGAATATACTCAGGCAGGCTCAATCAATAAAGAGCCGGCAGTACAAGGGCCAACACAAACCAATCCAGAGAATATTTCTCAAAATGTAACATTCAATTCTGGTGCTGATTTGTCTGGTCTTGATATTCATAATTTGCCGGCTGACGGAAAACATTATGTGGAACTTGGTTCATCTAACTTTTCAGCAGAAGAGTTAAATCAAGTATCACAGGACAGTCCATATCAACTTCAATCAGTGGATGCTCTGGGCAGAGCTGTTCAGGCAGATGCTTATTTAAACCGTAAAAACTATAAGGGAAGTAAAGACCGGCCTAGAATTACAGTTAATCCAGTTGGTTGGCACAATGAGCAATTAGGTAAAAAGAAAAGTCTATATAATCGCTCTCATCTTTTGGCCTACGCCTTTATGAAAGCTGATATTGACGTTAAAGAAAATCTTGTAACAGGCTTAGAAGAATTTAATAAGTCTAAAACACAAGGTATGCAAAAATTTGAAAATGAAGTTGAATTGGCTGTAAAACGTGGTAAAACTATTCGTTATCAAGTTCGAGCTATCTATGATGACCAAGAGCTGCTTCCTAGAGGTGTGCTGATGAGGTACAAGAGTCTAGATGACAATAGTATTGATAAAACTGTTTTTGTTTATAATGTAATGGATGGTGTTTCTGTTGATTATGCAACAGGATATAGAATTAAATAAAATAGGGTTGAACCCCTATTTTTATTTTATCATTTATGATATAATAGATTTGTCTAATTCAACAAAAGGAAAAAGGAGTTATTTTTTATGACTATGATTAATTTAACACAAACAACAATGAAATACTTGAGTGCACTTCCGATGCTAAACTTGGAAGTTGTTTCTGATTATGAAGACAATGTATTTTCTAAAGAAGATGTTACATCTGTTAATCGTCGTTTGGCAACGTTTGGATATTCTTTGAGTGCTAAGGCGCAAGAGTTTTTGGTTGAGGGGAACTTTTCTAAAAATTCTGTTATTGAATCTTTGACTGTTGTTGTTGATGAATTGTCTAAGATTTTTGATTTAAAGAATTTAGAGCCTCTTTATGAGACTGTTTATTTTTTGAGCGCTGATATTGATGGTTTGTTTGATAAAGCTGGAGATATTGCTCTTCCTGAAAATCGCAAAATCGCCTATATTGATGCACTTCAATTCTGGTGCGGTCTATCTGAGGAAGAAGCTAAGGCTCAGGCTGATTTGCAAGCTGCTGATGCTCTTGATTTAAAAGAGCTGGATATTGTAACTTTAGCTGAGGTTGAAGCTCTTACAGCAAATAAATTATTTAGTAAGGTTGTACCATCTAAAGAAGAGTTCGCTGAACTAGATGTTCTTCTAAAAGTTCTAGAAAATCATAAAGTTTCTATTTCTAAAACCATCAAAAAGGAAAGTTTCCAAAATAAAGAATGGAAAAATTATTATATTCTTTATATGTTCAATAAGCATGGTGTTGTTCTTGATGGTTATGTTGATACAGCTACAGATGCTTTGCGCCTTGCTGCTGAATTGAGCGGTGTGGAATTGTCAGCAAAACATATTCAATTTAAGAAATTTAACAATAAAGAAATTCATTTGATTTTCTCTTATCTTGAAAAGTTGAATTATACTTTTGATGACATGTGGTTGTATCGCAAACCTTGGAAGAAATTCTACAAGCTTTTTGGAAGCCGTGTTGGGAAAGCGAAATATCCTAAAGTTCAAAAGTTCTTTAATGCTCTTTTTGACAAGAAAATTTATGGTTTTAAAACAACAACTAGAGGTGCAATTCAGCAGTCTTATCTAGATTTTTCTGATGACACTTCTATTCACAACACTGCCAAACTCATCTCTCTACTGAATACTCGTCCGGGTGAGTTTGCTCGTAGATTATTGTCTATCTTAAACAAAGTGGATTTCAACTCTTACGATTACATTATGTTTAACATGATGAATGTGTTCACATCTGTAGATAGTAAGGTTCTTTGGCAGTTGGTTGCTCGTCTGAGGGCACTTGAAGAAGAGACTACTCGCTCTGTTGCTATTAAAGGTGTTTATCAAAAACTTGATGAAACAATTACCAATCTGAAAAAACAAGGGGATATTTCTTATATCTTTGAACGCCTGATGCTTGTTCTTGGAATGAAGTATGCTCAGAAAGAGTTTCTTGGGAAAGTTTATATTTCTCCAACTTTGGGAAGTATGGCTCTGTCTACATCTATGAAAGGCACATCAAATTCAACCAAATTAACTACTCGTTATTCTTGGTTTGAGCTGCCTAAAGGTTTTGATGTGGTTCGTTTCTTCCAATTCTGGACAAATGATGGCAATGGAAGAACAGATTTAGACTTGTCTACAAAACTGTTTAAGAAGACAGAAAATGGCTTTGGTCAAGTGGGGATGTCAGCTTTTACAAGATTACAAGATGAATATGTTGTTGATGGGAAGAAAGTCTCCTTTAAACATAGTGGGGATTATCAAAATGCACCAGAACCAGATGGTGCAATTGAGTATGTTGATATTCGAGGGATTGAACATTTGCTAAACTCTGATGAGGAGCACTATTTGATTATGTATATTAATAATTACAACCAAGACAGTTTCTTGCCCTATCCATCTAACCGTGCTGGAGTAATGTTGCTATCTAATGATGAGGCGGCAAGTAAAGAACTCTATCAACAAAAATCTGTCTTTAAGCAATTCCAGCTTGTTTCAGAAGTTCGAGGCGTTATTCCTCTCATCTTTGATTTTAAACAAAACAGATTGATTTGGGTTGATATGCCAAAAGAGATTTTCTCTCATTCAAGTGTTGATAGAGCAAAACTTGAAGAATTTCTTTCTGATGTTCTTGGAAAAGTTGAATCAACTCCATCAATTCATTCTATGCTTACACTAAATGCTTTAGCAAGAGGCATGGTTGTAGATAACCCTGATGAGGCCGATGTTATCTTTGATGAAAACACTCCAATTTCTGAATTGCTTTCTCATTTGTAAGGTGTGTTAGCTATGACCAATAAACAAACTCTCCCTTGTGTTTATTTGCTTAGACATAAGGGAGAACGGTTAAAGCCGTATGTCAAAATTGACTTCTCTAAAAATTTATCTAAAAGATTGAAATCTTTAGAAACTGCTTCTCCAACGGGTGTTGATATTATTCAAGTTTATTACTCAAAATCTGCCAGAAAAATAGAGCAGCATCTCCACAGGAAATACAGCTCAAAGCAGACAAATTTAGAGTGGTTTGAATTGTCTCATGAAGACCTTGTTGAGATTATGTTTTATATTGAAGAACTTTTAAGTAAAGAAGCTGAGTACAAAAACAAGAAGAACTAGAAACTCTAGTTCTTTTTTGATATACTTAGGATAGTAAAAATACTTAATGATAGATAAGGAAGAAAATAAAAGTATGCTTGAACAAATTACAACCACTTTATATGAAACTATGGCCGATGCTATAGAGATAGTAAAAATGCAGGAGATTGATGTCCTAGACTACTCTCATATCTTAAAAGCAATCCTTAAACACAAATATAAAGGGCATGAGCTTTTACTAAAAATGTGTCGCCAAAGTAATAAGTCTATAGCTTTTTTGGAAAATGAAATAGATACAGAAGTCATTAACTTTTCACAGGCCCAAAAAGTTAGAACTGTAACAAATGATATTCGGTTTTCCAAGAGATTAGAAAATTTATTAACCTTAGCTACAAATGCTGTTTCAAATGAATTTAGGGATGAGTATGTTGCAACGGATGTATTTATTGCAACTCTATTCTTTAATAAATTCACAAAAAACGGCAAAGATACAAATGTTCTGGTTGACTTTTTTGAAGATGATTTTAGTTATCAAGATGTTATTAACCTAATTGTACAAGAACGGGCAGGACATCAAATTCTTGAAAGGACAGATGAGGAAAATTCAAAAGTTCTTGATAAATTTGCTGTAGACTTGGTGAAGAAATACCGTGAGGGCAATCAAGACCCTGTAATTGGCCGTGATGAAGAAATTCGGCAGGTTATTACAACTCTTTCAAGAAAGACTAAAAACAACCCTATCTTAGTTGGTGAACCCGGCGTTGGTAAGACAGCTATTTTGGAGGGTATTGCTGAAAGAATTGTAAACCGGAATATCCCAGAAACACTTAAAAATAAAAAAATTTTTTCTTTAGATTTAGCAGCAGTAATGGCCGGAGCATCAGCTATTGGAGAGTTTGAAAAAAGACTAAAAAGCATTATTGATGAAGTAAAGAAATCTAATGGCCGTATCATTTTGTTTATTGATGAAATTCATATGATTATTGGAGCAGGCGGAAATGGAACATCTATGGATGCTAGTAACATTTTAAAACCAGCTATGGCCAGAGGAGAAATTCGCCTAATCGGAGCAACCACAATTGATGAATATCGAGAAATTGAAAAAGATAAAGCCTTTGAGCGCCGTGTAGATAAAATTATTGTAAAAGAACCCACACAAGAAGAAGCTATAACAATCTTGCGTGGCCTTAAAAATACTTTTGAAAGTCATCATGGGGTAACAATACAGGACGCAGCTATTGTCAATGCCGTGAAGCTTTCTACACGTTATATTTCTAATCGTTATTTACCAGACAAGGCCATAGACTTACTAGACGAAGCATGTGCAAGAGTGGAGCTAAATATCAACTCAATGCCAGAAGACCTAGTTGCCCAAGTTTCAAAATTACAGGAATTACAAATTGAACAAGAAAACCTAAAAGAAGAAATTAAAGAATCTTACAGCAAAACTACTCAGGAGCGCTTAGATGAATTAAAAGATGAGATTTTTGAGTTAGGGAAAGAAGTTACAAGTAAACGCCAGAAATGGGAAGAAAACAGGGATTTAATCAGAGATATTAAAAGACTTAAAGCAGAACGTGAACAACTCTTGCGACAAGAAGAAAACGCTCGTGCCATCAATGATTTGGAAGTTGTTGCTCGTATTCAAAATGGTGATTTGAGAGAAGTTCAGGCGGATTTGTCAGAATTGCTAAAAATACAAGAACAACGAAGTGATTCAGGTGCTTTAAAAGAAGTTGTTTCTGTAGATGAAATTTATCAAGTCCTAAGTATAAAAACTGGTATTCCTGCTGCAAAAATGGAAAAATCTGAGAAAGAAAAAATTCTTAATCTTGATGCAAGGATGGCTAAAAGAATATTAGGTCAAGACCATGCTCTTAAAGAAATTAAAAATGCTATCCTCAGAAACAGGGCAGGAATGTCTAATCCTAACAAACCAATTGGAACATTTCTATTCTTAGGCCCATCAGGAACAGGTAAAACTATTACAGCAGAAGAGTTAGCTTTTGAACTTTTCGATTCTAAAGAAGCTTTGTTGCGCCTAGATATGTCTGAGTTCCAAGATAAAAATTCTATTTCTCGTTTAATTGGTGCGCCTCCCGGATATGTTGGTTATGAAAAAGGTGGAGAATTAACCAACTATGTTAAAAATAACATGTATAGCATTGTTCTTCTTGATGAAATTGAAAAAGCCCATCCAGAAGTATTTGATTTGATGCTGCAAGTCTTTGATAGTGGGCGGCTAACTGATTCTAAAGGAACAGTTGTTGATTTCAGAAACACTATTATCATCTTGACTTCTAATATTGGGGCAAAAGAATATATGGTACAAGAAGATTCTATAGATGAGACAACTGGTCAGTATAAAGAATCTGTGCAAGAGGCAGTCTTAGATAGACTGGGGCATTTCCTAAGAAAAGAAATCCTAAACCGTCTAAGCAGGATTATCTATTATCTCCCTAATGCTAAATCAGTTCTTAGAGATATTGTTAAATTGAGATTAAGTGATGTTGAAAAGTATTTGAACGAAAGAAATGTAAAAATACTTGCAACGGACGAGGCTTTGGACAAGTTGTGGCAAGATGTCTTTACTCCTGCTGACGGAGCAAGAAGTATTGAACGTTATATTGAAAGTGTAGTAACAACACCTATATCTGATTTTGTTTTAACTGGGGAACTTCAAGATGGAGATATTATTCTAATTCACTTGTTTGATGATGAAGAAACTGGTGTAAAAGATTTTGAATTATCTTTAGTTGGCACAGATGAATATTCTATTGAGGATGTTCAAAAAAGAATAGATATAAAGAACGAAAAATACGCAAATTCTTTAAGAAAAAACAATTAAAAATGTTTGAGAGATATTTTAAGATTAAACCCTTAAATATCTCTTTTTCTTTGTGTTTTATTGAGTTTTTCTTTGCTTTATGGTATAATCTTATTAGTTCAAATAAATATAGTGTATGTAAATAGAACAAACCATTTCAAGAAAGGAGATATTGTTTTGAACGAAGATAGAAAAATTAAAGAATACCTAACAAGTTTGAGTTTTGGCGGCAAAAGTCAACTTCTGAAAGATGATGTCATTTTTGAAGATGGTGTTCTAAAGTATGAAGAAGAAGGGATTGGACTAGAAATTATCTGTGTCCGAATGAACCTATTTATTGTAGATTATGCAACTTTCACATCCAGAGGGCAATTGGTTGTTCATTTGCCTACAGAGGCTGAGAAAAATGTTTATGCTTATGAGCTTCTGGAAGATGGTGGTTTGGGAATTATGACAGATGATGAAATCGTTGATATTCTTGGTGCACCATTAAGCCGATTGAAAGGGCTAAACGAAGAAAGTGAGAATGAAGAGGTGGAAGAAATTGATGAAATCGAATAAATTTGTTTTACTTTCTTATGTTCTTGAAACAATCGTTGTTTATTTTTTGTCTAAATGGGCATTAATGTGCTACTGGATTTATTCTCCGCCGTTTGACCAAGTTGGGCATCAACTTCCTTTAAAGTATGTTTTCTTGAAAGAAAATTATAATCTCTTCAATTTGTTTGATGTTTATATTGTTGCTTTCATTTTGTTTTTGCTGCTTGCGTATAAACTTATCAAGAAGAGTAAACAAAGCTTTAAAGAGTTTTATCTAGACTATTACAATTCCCTGAATTATAGTTTAAGTTTTGTTTTTGTTTGGGGATTATTGTTTCTGCCTAAAATAGGCAACTTTGTCTTAGATTCTGTGGGCGTTTTTGGTCTTTTATCATTGATAACCATTCCACTTTATCTATATTTTATCGTTATTATCTGGATGCTGGGATTTAATATTTATTTTTATCTCCGAGCAATTATTTTGTCAAAAGTTTTTAAGAAAGAAAGGAATTAATAGGCTATGGCAGTATATGAAGCAGAAGAAAGAGAAACAGTTTTGCTCTATGATGGTGTTAAAAAGGTATGGACAATCCAAACAAATGTTTTGTCTCACATGAATGGTTTTAAAGATAAGATTAAACCAGAAACTCTTAAACAAGAAATTGATGAAGACACAGGGCGCGTGGTGTTTATCTCAGGTGAAATTGATGAAGAAAACTTCAATGTGAATATTAATAAACGTGCAAAACGTGCATCAATGACAGAAGAAGAAAAGAAAGAGTTTTCTGCTCGAATGAACGGTTCTAAGTGAGGTGTCTAATATGCTTGGTTATAAACAGTTAGATTCTCAAAAAGACTTATTTGAGTTTGAATTGAATTCAAAAAAAGTTAAACGAACTATTATTGGATTTTCTTTACTAACTTTCCTGCCTGTTTTATTTCTTATTTGGTGGGTAACAAACTTTTTAACAGCACCAACATATCCTTTGCATTTTATCTTAATTTTTATTATTGTTTCAGTAATTGCTCTTGGGGTTTTGGTTCATTTTGTAAATCAGATTAAAGAGGGAATAATTGAATTAAAAAGAGGAAGATTGATTTTTGAGGAAGATAAAATATCTTTCCCTTATGGTGAAAGTATCAATGTCTCAGAAATCAAAGATGTTGTTTATAGTTTGCAGCTAGAGCGAAAAAATCTCTGGAACAGAAAACTATATCCGAGAGAGATATATGTTTTTGTTGGAGAGGGAAATAAAATACTCAACATTATCATTGTTGATAAATTTAATTGCCAATCAAAAGATATTGATATTGCGATTGATTTGATGTATCAAGGAAAACTTTCCAACTATATTGAGATGGACTTAAAATTCAATAATGGCTTCAAACCTCGAAAAAGTTTTCTTACAATTTTTTAACAAAAATCCGCGTAAATCCCCCACCTCTTAGGTGGTTGGGATATAAGCGACAAAAAAAGAAAGAATATAGAGAAGATAGAAAGGGAAAAGTAAGGTTCAAAAGATGATAAAGCAAAAAGCTTATAAGTTTCGTCTCTATCCGAATCAAAAACAAATGATGATGTTTGAGAAGACTTTTGGCTGCTCACGCTTTATTTGGAATCAGATGTTAGCAGACAAAATTCAATATTATAAAGATACAGGTCAAACACTCAAAAATACTCCTGCTCAATACAAGAAAGAATTCCCGTGGCTGAAAGAAGTAGATAGTTTGGCACTGGCGAACGTCCAATTGAACTTACAAAAGGCCTATAAATCTTTCTTTCAATCTAAATTTGGGTTTCCTAATTTTAAGTCTAAGCGACACCATCAATCTTATCGAACCAACAACCAAAAAGGAACGATAGCGATTGAAAACGGAAAGGTTAAACTACCTAAAATAGGTTGGGTTCGGTTGAAACAACATAGAAAAATAAAAAGCGATATAAAAAGTGCCACGATTTCAAAGACTGCAACCGGGAAATATTATATTTCTATTTTGTGTGAAACAGATATTCAGCCTTATCCTAAAACAAACTCAAGCGTTGGCATTGACCTTGGTTTGTCTCATTTTGCCATACTTTCTTCTGGGGAGAAGATTGAGAATCCTAGATTCTTAATCTCTGCTTCTAAAAAATTAAGGAGAGAGCAGAAAATATTATCTCGTAGAGGGTTGTTAGCCAAACAGAGAGGTAAAAGATTAAATGACTGTTCAAATTATCAGAAGCAGCGTTTAAAGGTTGCTAGACTTCATGAGAAGATTTTAAACCAAAGAAGAGATTTTCTTCATCAACTGAGTATCAATCTTATCAAGAACCACGATAGGATTTGTATGGAAGACTTGGCAAGTAAAAATCTCATGAAGAATCGCAGTTTAGCCAGAGCGATTGGAGACGCCTCTTGGTCTGAATTTGTGAGGATGTTGGAATACAAGGCGGAATGGTATGGGAAACAGATTATTTTTATCAATAAATGGTTTCCATCTTCTCAGATTTGTTCAAACTGTAAAATGAATTCAGGAAAGAAGCCACTTCATATCAGAGAGTGGGCTTGTGAGAGTTGTGGCGTGCACCATGATAGAGACCTCAATGCCAGCCTAAATATTCTACATGAAGGATTAAAATTATTAGCTTAATTTAATTTAACTGTAGGAACTACGGGGATAGCTTGGTATATATTAGCATAACCTCTGGGAGCTAGACACCTAGCTTCTAAGTATGTGCTCTACCCAAGAAGCTCCTTCCTCTTAGCCTTAGTGTAGGTGGGAGCAGTTCACTTCATCAAAATATTTAGTCATAATTCAGACTCTCCTTTTTTATAAAATGTAATATTGTAAAATAAATTAATTCTACAAATACTGTTATAACTCGCAAATGCTTTTATAATAATATCTGTAAACTATTTTTTACAACAAGGATTTTTTAAATAAAAATAATATATAAAAGGAGTACAAAAAAATGAAAATTTTAGTTTTGATTGATGGAAACTCATTGATGAATAGAGCTTATCATGCTTTCAAATCAAACGGAAAAAGAAATCCGGGGGGTGTTCCTATGAATATGGTCTGGGGATTCGGAAAATTCCTAAAAGGAATTCAAAACAGATATAACCCCACTCATGGATTTATTGCTTTTGATGGTGATGGTTATTCTTTTAGGAAGCTGCTTTATCCGGATTATAAAGACCATAGAGGTTCTAAGGATGAGGATTTCAAAAGGCAGAAACCATATGTTCAGGAGTTGTCTAAATTGATGGGTTATTCCATTTTACAAGATGACATGTTGGAGGCGGATGACCTGATAGGTTCTCTTCTTTATCAAATCCATGAGTCTTTTGATAGAATTCACATTATATCAAACGACCACGATTTGCTTCAACTGTTGAAGCTCCCAAATGTTGTGATGGAATTTCCAAAGAAAGGTTTCTCAGAAGTTCTGACAGTTTCTCGTCATGACTGTGAAACTGAATTTGGCTACACACCTGACAACATTGTGGACTTCAAAGCTCTTGCTGGTGATACATCTGACAATATTAAAGGTGTTGAAGGTATTGGAGAAAAGACTGCTTTGGAGCTTTTGTCTATATATAAGAATGTAGAGGAAATCTATGCTAACATTGATGACTTGAAGCCGGCCATTAAGAAAAAGCTTCTTTCTGGAGTTGGTGGTTATCAAATTAGCAAAACATTAGCTACTCTTGTTACTACTGCTTTTGTAACCAATAAACCAGAAACACTTTTGTTGAAGCCAGATAACGAAAGCAAAAAAAGATTTTTGGTGGAAAACGACATGATTTAAAAAGACCGTTTTGGTCTTTTTTGATTTTTCTAAAGAATATGAATATAATAATTAGTGAAAGAAATATAAAATAAAAAGGAGATTGCCATGATTACAATTGGTCAAATCATCTCGTTATTCTTAATCCTTATTGTTGTAGGGTGGATAATTAAGAAGATACGGGGAATTATTAAATGGGGGATTATTCTGGTTTTATTCTTGGTGTATGGATTGGGTTACTCTTGGAGCAATGCAATCAATGTGCCGGTACAACATGCTCAACGCCTATTAAATTCTTTACCTGTTGAACAAGTGAAGAACAATACTCGTTTTGATAACGGAGTATTATCAATTCAATTGCCAAATGGACAGTGGGTATCAGCAGGTGATGTAAAACTTGTTGGAAATATTGTTGAAGGGCAAAATATCACTATTTCTATCAACGGGCAAAATCAAACCATTGACTACAATAGTCCTCTGGGGCAACTGATAAAGAATCTTGTTGATGGCGGATTGATAAAAACAGGGTGAAAATATTTTAATATCAATAAAGATGCTAGTGATTCTAGTGTCTTTATTTGTTTTTATTGTGTATAATATTACTTGTAATTTATTTTACAAAATATTATTTTTTTAAAAGGAGAATTAAGTATGAAACTTGATTTAAACGAAAAAATTATTGCTGCTACTGTGCTTCTTTCTAACAAGTATGAAGACAATAAAGAAGTGTTGGAAACTGTAAATGACATTTTACACTGTTCTAATGGATGGGAAAAGGTTCAATATTTTTCAATGTTTATTGTTTCTTTGGCTCTTCAAAAGGTGAAAGGTGAGCCAGAGATTTCAACAAAAGAAGCTGTGTTATCATATTATACAGATATTGAACGCATTGACAAAACGCTGATTAAAGAATTGCGCAAAGAGTATAATAGTATTTTTGGCAAGAATGAAGAAAGCGATAAACTTATTCGTGAGGTTGACATTCGTTCAAACTGGAAACAAGCTCTTTTGTCAAATATAGATAATCCTAAAGGACTAGGTGTGTTGGCATATTATGTTGGATGCTCTTTCACAAAGGAAGAATTGACAGAATTGGCAACAATTTATAAAGAAAACAAAAATCTACAAGAAATGATTGAGGCCATTTTAGAAGCTGCCAACTATCACAAAGAAGCTTCTGACTTTTCTGAATCAAATCTTGAAAAGTATCTGAATACTGATACGGTCAAAACAATCATTGCAACAACCACTGAAACGTTTTATCTAAAACTGGATTCATCTGAATATGAAAGCGAAGATGAACTTCTTGAAGAAGCGGAAAATCTTTGGGATGTTGGCAAATTCTGTGAGTTCGGAGACCAAACAGTTGAGTTTTCAATTAAATAACCCAAACAAAACACTAGACTATTCTAGTGTTTTTTGTTACGGTAAGAAAATAAAGTATTATTCTTGTAATGTACTTTTTGACCACTTATGGTACAATAATAACAGTGTTAAGTGACACTATGTAAATCAATTTTTTAAACAAGGAGATATTAACATGTCAGAAAATAACAAGATTGAAAACAAGATTGAAAAGAAAAGCCATAAGAAATCTTTAACAATCATTGCTATCATTGTTGCTTTTATTATTGGTGGAGCTAGTGTAGCTGCATACAATAACTATACTTATCAGAAGAAAGTAGAAGCTGCTAAAAAAGCTATTGACGAAAAGAAGAAAGAACTTGATACATCTGTAAAGAAAATCAAGGAAGTTTCTAAGAAAAAGGCTGAAGAAAAAACTAAGGCAGAAAAAGAAGTTAAAGAAGTTGAAAAAACTTTGACAGACAAGAAAGCCAAAGTTGCCAATCTTGAAACAGAAAAGAAAAAGCTCGAAGAGGAGCTTAAAGAGTTGAATAAGTAAGAAAGGTGATTTATGAAAGTAACACACATTAAAACCATTTCTTGCTTGATGCTGAGTGCAACAATGCTCTCTAGTCAGATTGTTTCTGCAAAGGAACAAGTTGACTTTAACCTAGAAAAAACACACCCAATCATCAAAAAACATCAAGAACTTAAAAAAGAACATGATGTTTTGGAAAAAGAATTTAAAGAATACAAGAAAATTGTGTCAAAAAATTCTGATGCTCAAAAAGAGCTAGATAAAGAACTGGCTTCAAAAAAATCTATGGAAGCAGAGTTGTTGGATTTGCAAGCTAAAGAAAACAAATTAACAACAGAAATCCAAGAATTGAAAGACAAAACTCTGGTTAAGAAAACTGAGAAAGAAAATGCCAAAAAGGCTCAGGAAGAAGCAAAGAGAAAACAAGATGAAGAAAAGAAGAAGCAAGAAGAGGCGAAAAAGAAAACCTCGCAAGCTTCTCAAAATAATTCATCAACAACTTCTACTGCTTCTAGTCAACCGGTAGGCTCAGTTCGATTAGCTAATGGAAATACAGCAGGTGAACAAGGTCTCTATGCTGCACAAAAAATGTCTGAATTAACTGGAGTTCCAGCTTCAACTTGGGAACATATTATTGCCCGTGAATCTAACGGTCAGGTGGATGCCTATAACCCATCAGGAGCTAGTGGATTGTTCCAGACAATGCCCGGTTGGGGTTCTACAGCAACAGTTGAAGACCAAATTCAAGCTGCTTATCGTGCTTATTCTGCACAAGGCCTGAGTGCATGGGGGTATTAAAAGATTGAAATCAAATAAAATTTTAATAGTGACTGGTATTGCCATTTTGGCCTTGCCAGTTATTTCTTCTAACGTAAAAGCTGACACAAACTCTTCTGTCATTCTTCAATCTCTTGAAAAAGAACATCCCGTCATGAAAGACTCTAAAGACTTGAAATCAAATATCAAATCTTTAAATGTTAAAATTGAAAATCATGACAAAACCCTAAAGGAAAAAGAAACTTTAGAAAAATCTATTCAAGAAAATAATGAAGTAAAAGAAAAACAGGAAAAAGAAATCAAAACTTTGACCAATAAGGAAACTGAGGTGTCAAATTCTATTTCTTCTCTTCAAACTGAAATTTCTAAAAAGAAAGCAGAAAAGGCCAAGGCCGCCGAAGAAGAGAGAAAAAGAAAAGAAGCTGAGGAACGGTCAAAGAATGGTATTCCTGAATTTGGGCCTGATGGATTACTTGTTGAAAGATACAGTGCTGCTGCTGAGGAAGTTATTCGTTTGTTATTGGCTATTCCTGGCCATAAAAACGGAAAAGACTTTCATGATGCTAATGGAATTGATGCAAAAATTGATGCTTTAACTACGGCTGAGGCAGTTGCAGTTCTTTCCCGTATTGAAGATGGTGGTTTTGGACAAACGGGAGATGGTTATGCTGGACAAAGAACACCAGAAAGTCATCAGAATTTTGTTAAAAACCAATTGGTTAAGCGTTATTCTGGAAGTATTAAAAACCTACTTAAAGAGTGGGGAACATATACTTATGATGGATATTAAATAATTGATTAATGATTAAGGAGAATTAAAATAAAACTCATTATAGCATCTTATAATTCAATAAGGTGCTTTTCTTTTTTGTTTTATCTGGGGAAAGTGATATAATTGTATTGTTAATAAAAAGAAAGGACATCATCAATGAAGATTGATTTAAAGAAGAAAATTCTCGAAATTGTCGTAGAAAATGCTTATACAAAGCAATCTGAAAAGACAATAGATGCAGAAAAAGAAGAATATAATATTCCTCCTGAAATTACACATAAGGATATTCTTAATGTAGCAAAAGAGCTAGAAGAAGAAGGTCTTGTAACTTTGCAAAAAGAGGGTAAGGCAAGAGCACAAAAAACTTGGATTATCCCTAACATGGAAGTTATTGCATCTAAAAAAGATGAAGAACTCAAAAAAGACCTGAAAGAATTGGCCTACAAATATAACATTGTAGAAATGTCTGACAGTGAAAATGAAACTGAAGTAGTTCGTGTTATTCGCTTGTTGAGAGATGTAATTAATGAATAAATTAGAAAGAGGAATTATGACAAAGAAAACTCCAAATACTCACCCAGTTATTGCAATTGATTTAGATGGAACTATCTGGAAAGAAGAATATCCACATTGTAGTGTTCCTTTTGATGGAGCTATTGAATGTATTAATGATATGATTAAGACTGGATATGAAGTTATCATCTGGACAGCGCGTGGTGGTGACAATCTGAATATTGTTAAACGTGCTTTGATTGATGAATATGGGCTGAATCCAAATATCAAGTTCAATGAACATTCAAACTGGTTTACAAGTATTTACCCTATTGGCTCACCTAAAGTTAATGCTTCAGTTTATTTTGATGATAAGGCTTATGGTGCGCCAGATTATTCTAACCCTGAAACTTGGGTTGAAATTAGAAAGGAATATCTATAATGACAGAACAATCAAATTATATGCTTAAAAGAGCAGCGATTCTAGAAGAAGAGCTAAATCAAGAATTGCCAGAGGTGTTGTTCTCTTGCTATTTGAGCCTTGCTTGCACTTCTGCTTCTACAGGAACTCCAATTACCAATGAAGAAATCCATGACGCATGGTCAATTTGGAAAAATACTGTAGACAGCTCTCACATTTCCATCATTCCATACAATCAATTATCTATTGAAATTCAGGAACTTGACACACCTTACACAGATGCCGTAAATCGAGCAGCAGATAGGTTTAAGAAACTTGAAGAATAATGGAAATCAACAGGAAGAAACGATAGTGAATTCGTTTCTTTTTTGTTGTTTTTATGGTATAATTGAGTCATTCAATAAATTAATTAAATTTAAACTTAAACAAAGGAGACTAACAGATGTCACAAGCATTTCGTAACTTTGCTTTCAACTTAGAAGAAGGTATTCCTTGTGAGCCTAAATATATTACATCTGATGATGTAATTAGCATTAAAGGTATACCTGACGGCCTATACTTTGAGGAAGACTCTATTGAGGGAACACCTGAAGAATCTGGTGATTTTGTCACTATGATTAACACTACTACAGAAAAAATTGTTATTGAGTTCTCAATTGAAGAGTCACGACAGCCTAAAAAGAAACAAAAAGAAGTTCTTTCTCTACCTTTATATGAAGAACCACTAGTGTTCCATTATGGAGATGTTGTCAATATTCCATTGACGGACAATAAAAATGCAATTGTGGCTAGTACAGAACTTCCAAAAGGTTTTTATATTGATTATGACACAAAAGCTCTTTCTGGAAAAGCAGAAGAAATTGGAAGTTCAAGTGTATTTATTTCGATAGTAGACCCAACTCATCCAACAGAGCCAAACCAGAATAAGAACTTTTTAATCACGGTTGAAGCTATTACCTTAGAAAGTTTACATAAAATTCTAGCTTCTGCTAACGAATATCTTGAAAAACGAGATAAATATCTTAACATTGATATACTAGACAAAGCAGTCAATGCCGGAAAAACAGTGACATTAATTAATGTTGATGAACTAAAACAAGAGCAAATTAATGAAGCGGCTGAAAACATTAAAGGTGCTATTAATCTTTTGGAAAAAATCAACACTCCCCCTGTTATTACCTTTAAAAAAGATGAAATTTATGTAATTCAGGGAAAAGAAGTTTCGCAAGAAGAACTTTTAGTAGGTGTTGAGGCCTCTGACGAAGATGATGGTGATTTAACATCAGAAATTCAAATTCTTGACACCGTGGACACTGATGTTTTGGGTGAACAAGATGTTCGTTACAGTGTGACGGATTCAGGCGGCCTTTCAGTTATTAAATCTCGTAAAGTGCTTGTCATTGAAGATGAAACCAAAAAGTTCAAAGTGGTTGGACGGCCTATTGTTTATGTTGAAGAACCTTTAGAGCTTGGAAAATATATTCAAGGTAATTTGAACCTAGAAGTTTCTGGTGATGAAGAAGTATTTGATGCTATCAATTATGAATTCCTTATCCCCGGCGAACACACAATTCACCTGTCAAATGGATTTAAAACAATTGATTTGCGAGTGAAAGTTCTAGAATCTCCTAAATTCCTTTATGAATATCCACGAGATGGCTCAATGTACACAGTGCCATTGAATACTCCATTGTCTGAGGTCAAGAAATACTTAAATATTCGAGTAGAAGACCATGAGGGCCGACTTCTAGAATACAATCTAGTTGGATTTTATGATAAGTCAGAAGCTGGTGTATATAACTTAGAAGTTATTATTCCTAGAAGTTCAGCATATACAACCATTCCTATTCAAGTTAGTGAAGAAGAAGAGGTTGTTAATGGTGATATTCAAGAGGAAGTAGCAACAGCAGAGTTCTTAGAAGAAGATAATTTAGAAGTTAATCATGAAGTTGTTGATGCAATTGCTGAGGACAGTGATGGCCCGATTGTTATTAACACTTTAGAAGATTTGCAAAATGTTGTGTCAGATTCAAATATCTCTATTCAAGGGCCGGCAGCTCACGAGACTTTAAAACAAGAAATTCTGAAATCTGTTTTAAATCCAACACAAGAAGAGCCTGTTAAACCAGAAATCCCACAAGAAACAGAAGAGAAAGATTCTTCTAAATATGAATTGTCAGTTCTGGGAACATCTAGACGAAGACGACGGAGAAGATAAAAAATAAAGGTCATGTAGTATTACATGGCTTTTTAATTTTGTTCTTTTTTATAATAGATTATGTAATCAATTTTATTTTTACAAATAAATTATTTTTTTACAAAAAGGAGAAAAAATATGGAATATGTCATTTTAAATACTGCCTCAGCAAATGGTATCGCAGAAGAAAAAGAACAACAACATAACAATGAAATGGAAGTTGTTTTTGATTTCCTTTCAAAATATTGTTATGATGCCAGTGTAGAAGTTCTTGATAAAGACTTGATTGAAGAAAATAGTCATATGATGACTATTAGTGAAGTTGAGGATTTTGTTCAGCGTTTTGATATTAAAAACGGTGTTGATGTTGCTGTTTTCAAAGACGAAAATGGTGCAAAACGACTAGGATTTATCCTTTATGGACAATCAGATTTCATTCAACATTTGGTTGTTGAAGTGAAACCAAATTCAGTCAACAAAGTCCTTGTAGCAAAGCTTTCCGGACTACTGAAAAACATTCCTAAGAGTTAGATTTATCTAGCTCTTTTTTGTGTTTTTTGATATAATAGAATTATCAACAAAAGAAAAGGAGAACTATATTTAGAGTGAAATCAAAAATGTTGATTAAAGCTAATAGGATGTTAAAAAAGATTAATTCCAAAAAAGATTTTTTTCGTTCTATGAGCGATTCTGAATTAAAAGAATACCAATCTTCCCTAGAATCTCAGTACGAAAACAACGGAAATACTGATGATTTTGTTGTTAATGCTTTTGCTTATGGCCGAGAAGTAACATTTCGGCTTTTGGGCAAGTTCCACTATGACTATCAAGTAGTTGGGGGATTGTTACTTCATTATGGAGTTGTTGCTGAGATGTATACTGGTTCAGGCAAAACATTGACAAGTATTTTGCCGGCCTATGTGAATACCTTTGGTGGTAAAAAAGTCCACATCATTACTGTTAATGACTATTTGGCCAAACGTGACTCAGAAGAAATGGGCGTAGTGTTTAATTTCTTTGGGCTGACTGTTGGGCGTATTTGGCCTAATATGCCAGATGGAACTCGTAGAAAGGCCTATCAAGCAAATATCATTTATGGCATCAACTCAGAGTTTGGTTTTGATTACCTTAAAGACAATATGGTCAAAGATGCTTCTGAGCGTGTTCAAACAGCTCTTAACTACTGTATTGTAGACGAGGCAGACTCTATCTTGATTGATGAAGCTAAAACGCCTTTGATTATCTCAGCAGAGGCTGGGGAAAAAGAAGTGATGTATAAACTAGCTAATCAAGTTGCCAAAAATCTTCGTAGAGGGCCTGATTTGGTGGATGTATCTAAGGTTAAAAAAATTGATTTAATTGAAAAAGAAGAATTAATTAATGATAACTGTCACTACCGAGTAGACCCTAAAAACAATAGTATTGTTATCACAGATAAGGGCGTGCAGCGTATCAAGAAATCTTTCAAACTACGAGGAAGCCTTTCTAGTCCTGAAAATGCCATCATCTATCATCACATGATTGCAGCACTAAGAGCTGTAGCCACATTTGAAAAAGATAAAAATTATGTTGTTCAAAATGGTGAAATTGTTATTGTGGATGAATTCACAGGCCGAAAAATGGATGGACGGCAATACTCAGATGGATTGCATCAAGCATTAGAAGCCAAAGAGGGTGTAAAAATTAATCCTGAGAGTGATACAACAGCTACTATTACCATTCAAAACTTTTTCCGGCTCTATGACAAGATTTCTGGTATGTCAGGAACAGTTATTGGAGAAAGAAAAGAGTTTAAAGAAACTTACTTTACTGATGTGGTAAATGTTCCTTTGAGCAAACCTGTTATTCGAGTTGATGAAAAATCTGAGGTTTTTGCATCAGAAGAAGAAAAGTTCAAAGCTGTTATCCAAAAGACAAAAGAGGTCATTGCTTCGGGCCGCCCAGTCTTGATTGGAACTTCGTCTATCAATAAATCTTTGATTCTTAGTAAAATGTTCTCAGATGCAGGTATGCACCACAGAGTTCTCAATGCCAAAGAAGTAGAAAAAGAATCTTATATCGTTGCCCAAGCAGGTAAAAGTTCTGCCATTACAATTGCTACTAATATGGCCGGCCGAGGCACAGATATTCTTATGGGCGGAAATCCAGATTATCTAGTTCGGTATGAGCTACTTAATCAAGGTTATTCTTCTCAGGATATTGTTCAGGCTATTTCAGCCAATATGGACAATGTGGATTATGACATTAAGATTAGGCTTTTGGCCGAAAGATACCATAAACGCCTAGCAGACATTGAAACTAAGTGTAAGATTGACCGCAAAAATGTTCTGGAAGCTGGTGGCCTATATGTTATTGGTACAGAACTTTCCAATTCAAAACGTGTAGATGACCAACTTCGAGGCCGGGCAGGCCGACAAGGAGAACCCGGCGGCTCTAAGTTCTTTATCTCTGTAGATGATGAATTGCTAAATAGTATTCAACCTCATGCCAGAGAAGCTTTTAGAGGTATTTTGCTAGAAGCATTGAACACCGAGGAGGCGAAGAAGAAAAAAATTAAGTTTCTCAAAAAGAACCCAGATAAACAAGAAAAGTCTGATAAGGCCTATGTAGTTGCTCAGATAGAAAAACTTCAAAAAAATATTGAGTTAAATTCTTATGAACAAAGAAAACAAACTCTTGAATTTGATGAAGTAGACAATCTTCAACGTAAATCAGTCTATAAATTCCGTAATGATGTTTTAGACCAAAAAGATGTTGTAGACAAATATGATGAACTTGTGGAACAAGGCATCCATGACTTTGCTTTAGAAAAATGGAATGAATTCTTTAGAAAAAATCTTGTTGAGCTTTCTGAAAGCAATAAGGATTTAAAAAATAAAGAGTTAAGGAAAAAGGTATTTTCTAAAACTGTGAGAGATTATCAAGACTTCTATCTGGATGTTTTTGATAAAGAAATTCCAATTGTGGATTCAGATAAAAAAGCAAATAAAAAGCTTTTGATTGAGTCTCTGTATGAAGATACAATTGATATAGTTAATAATAACTACACCGCCTTTAATCACCAAAAAATGTTGCTGGATTCTATTGATGAAAACTGGCGGCAATACATTGTTTCCATGCAGAACATGAAAGACATGGTAAATGGAACATATATGAGCCAAATTAAACCAATAGAAAAATATAAACAAGAATCTGCCAAGATGTTTAACAACTACAAGAAATGTATTGGCCTAGATGTTGCTGACAAAATTGTTCAAGAAATTTCAAATAGAAAAGGAAATTGAATTAATATGAAAAACAAACAATCCAAAGAAACAAATCTTCAAACAAAAGCTCCTTTCGTAGTCTTTATTGAGAGAAGTAAAAATCAAAATCCAAAACTGGTAAAAAGTGTAAAAGATTTAATAAAAGAAGAAATCACTGACCTTATCAAACAGGAATTTGAAATTTTTGAAAAAGATGAATTTCTTTATGAATCTTACGACTTTGACCATGCCGTCATGAATGAAACTATTTCTGGTCTACCAAGGGAAAAGAAAACAGTTTCTGGTATTTGTTATTACATTAATAATTATTATTCTGATAACTTAAAAGGAATTATTGATGCAACAATCAATGAATATGCGAATATTTTCTATGTTCCTGATTTGCAAATGAAGAATTTTAATCATCCAAAGAAAAAACATCTATTTGTAAACAATAGAACAATTATTCGAAATCCTGATTCACGAACAGTAATTATGAAACTTCAGTTAGGTTTTATTCCGGCAGATGAACCAAACTGGGAAAGTGACCACTTTGTGATTACATTTACTGGAACTTTAAAATAAACAAATAGAAAGAAAATAAAGTTTTTAGATTGTTTCTGAAAACTTTTTTTCGTTTTTCTTTGACATTTTGTAAAAATGCTATATACTATTTATTGAAATAGTGCTTCAAGTGAGTTTCTAACTCATTTCAACTCTATTAATAAAAACCAAATTAAACAAAATTAAAGAAAGGTTCAAGGTTTTTTAATGAAAAAGAAAAACAGAAATATTAACTTGAAGAAAGCTCTTATGACTGGAGCTGTATCAACTGTCGGAGTTGGTTTAATTCAAACTATGAGTGCTACACAAGTTTTTGCTGCTGAACAGTACCAAAGCCAAGAATTGCAAGATTTGCTTAATGAGGCTAAAGCTTTGGGGCTGAATGTAAACGAACAAGCCTCAACTCATAAGGAAAATCGTACTGAAGCAGATGCAGACCAAAAAGAACAAATTGCTAATATTCGTCGGACTGTAGAAGCTTACAAGAAAGCTAAAGAAAAATATGACCAACAAACAAAGGTTGCTGAAGAGAACAAAACTAAGCCGGGCTATCTTTCAGAAGTTGTTCCTAAGAACTTGATTTTTGAATCTGAGCCAAATGCTAAAGTAACCATTTCAGGTCAGCATATGGTTTCAAAAGATGCTTGGGCAAATGCTGAAATGGAGCCGAATGTAAAATGGCGTAATCCAAACAGATTGGACTATGAAGGCTCTGGTGCTGGAACTTACACAACTGATGAAGTTGCAGACCATGCAATGTTGATGCGTGTGGGTGATAGTGTAACAGCTACTTATACAAATCTTGAAAATAGCTCTTACATGGGCAAAAAGATTGCAAGTGTAAAATTCACTACCACTCTTAAAGAAACAGCAGGCCCTCTTAAACAAGTTGCTCTACAATTCCTGCAAGACCCAACAGTAACAATGTTTGCTCACGCTTGGACAAATGGAGCTGATTTTGGCCGTTTGCCTGACTTTAGATTCACCACAAAAATTCAATATTTTGATGAGAATGGTCAAGAAATCTTCATCACAGAAGATAATCCAGCTCTTATCTCTTTTGCAAGTTTGAATTCCCAAGGTGGTCAAGGTGAATATGTGGCTAACTTCAATGGACGTTATATCCCTATCAATGGTTCGGGTATTACAGAACAAAATGGCAAGGTTACAAACTTTAATAATAAGAGTTTGGAAGACATTGCTCGTGAGCAAGGTGCTCCAGATGGAAGATGGGATGACCTTTCCCTAAAACATGCTTATGTTGGAGCTATTGCAGGGCGAGCAAACAAATCAATTGAATTTGATTGGGGAAATCATGGTTCAGCACAATGGTTGGCTATTAACACACGGTCTGTATCAAACACAGAAGTTCCAGTGCCACCAAAAAATGGTGAATTTGAAATTGATTTCCACAAGAACACTGTGACTGCTGCACCAGTCAATGTTAAGTATGTAAACATTGAAAACCCATCTGAAGAAGTTGCTACCCCAGAAACTATCAATGGTAATGAGGGTGATGACTACACTACAACTCAAAAAGATGTTCAAAACTTTGAATTCGTTCGTGTAGATGGTGATACAAAAGGCAAGCTTTCAAACCAAGGCAAGACTGTTACTTACTACTACAAGAAACTTGTTGGTAATGTAAAAGTTAAACATGAATGGGATGATGGCACTCCGTTGACACAAGCAGAAGCAGATGGTCTTAAGGATGGTGAAGCTCTTATCAAAGACAAAGCTGTTCAAGGTGAAGATTATGCTGCATCTAAACTTGCTGACAAAATCCTTTCTACTAAGAAAGAGGGGACTAAGTCTTACAACTTCAAACGTCAATATGTTGGATTGAAACAAGGTTCTGCTGCTGAAACTGGAAAAGTAGAAGCAAAGAAAACTAAAACAGTAACTTTTGTTTACAAGAAAACAAAAGAAATTGACCTTGAAAAATCAATGGTGAACTATGGAGTTAATGTTCACTTTGAAGACACTAAAGGCAAGGCTGTAAAAGATAAAGCTGTAATCTTTGATTATGCTAAATCTGTTCTTCCTTTGGGCAAGTTCAATCAAGCAACACCTGTCTATGATGCTCGCAAGTTGAAAGCTGATAATCAAACAATCACAACTCCAACTGGTGACTTGTATGGATTCAAAGGCTTGAAACAAGGTTCTGCTCCTGAAAATGGTCAAGTTAAGCAAGATAAAATCCTTGATGTTGTTTACCAATATGAGCGTCTTTACAAGACTTCTTGGAAAGATGAAAATGGCAACTCTCTCCTTAAAGAATACACTGGCAACTCTGTAAAAGGCAAAGAAGAACTCAAAGATAAAAACTATGAGTATGTAACAAGCAAGCCAGATAAAAATGGCAATGTTACTCACGTTTACCGCTTGAAACGCGGAAGTGTCCAAGTGTTCTACAAGGACATCAATAAGGATGAAAATGGAGAACAAAAATCCGTTGCTGACACAGTAACATTCAATGGCTCTGTAAAAGATTCTTACAAGACTGACCAAAAAGATGTTCCGGGCTGGCGCTTCCTTAAAGTAGAGGGTGACACTACTGGTACATTCCCGGATGGTACAAGTAAGAAAGTTACTTACTACTACGAAAAACTTCTTCAAACTCGCTACATTTCTGATGTAGATAGTGATGGAGATGGTCAAGGTGATGAACTTGCTGAAAGTGTTACTGACAACAAGTTCCATGAAAAGAAAGACTTTGACAACTACAAATTCTTGTACAATGAAGAACATGACAATATCAAGACTTATGTTTACCACCTCATGAAGACATCATTTGTTGATACCGAAGGTAACAAGATTGATGAACCTGTAGATGGTGTTCAACCTAAGAAAGATATTGAGGGCTGGGAATATGTGAACACTATTCCACTTCAAAATGGTGATGTAAATCACGTTTACAAGAAGAAAGAAGTTCCACCAACACCAGAACCAGAAAAACCAGCAGAAAAGCCAGTTGAAAAACCAAAAGTTCAAAACAAAGAACTTCCTAAGACTGGTGCTGAAGCTATCGGTATGCAGTTTGCAGGTGGCTTGGCTGCCCTCGGCCTTGGAGGTGGAACATTGTTCAAGCGCCGCAAGAAATAATTCAATTTATTTCTACAAAATAATAAAAGCTTTGGATTTCCCAAGGCTTTTATTTTTATTTTTGTTTTATAATATAGTTTGTAAAACATTTTAATTTTACAATATTATTTAAAACTTAAATTTAAAGGAGGGTCTAATTATGACCACAGAACTAACAATGCTGCACAAAGAAATTGCCGCAAAAATCAACAAACTTGATGATTTAGCAGGAGAGATTAAAAGTCAATTTGATAACTTCATGGAAAACATTTCTTTCAAAAATGAAAATGTAGAAAAGTTCTACCAAGGAATTGTCAAAACTCTTGATAAGCAAGATAGTGATGCTGACATGTTTTGGTTTGTAAAGCAATTAACGAATCCAGAATGTCCTTATTGGGAATTGGAAGTTGGTCGAAAAGCCACATTCAATCCCGGAAATGAATGGCGTTATCATTATCGTACTGATGGGTATGTTTTCTATGTTGAGCTGGAAATTGAGGTGGATGACAATAATGTTGTTACTAATATTTCCTTTAATCATTATTAAAAGTTGAAAGGACGAACCCATGAGATTCAACTTAACCGCAACATTAATTGATGATGAATTCAAGAGCGATTTTTCAGATGACATTTCTAAGATTGTTGCAGACTATGTAGATATAGCAACTATGTATTCTACTGACAAAGAAAAATATATTGACGGCCACACATCTTTTGAGAAATTCAAAGATATGGTTAAAGCTCTTCAAGATGTAGGATACGGCTCATATCCTATGAGCGGTGAACAATATCCGATTTTAGTGAATGTTAATGAAGAGGGAATTCTTTGTTTAACAGTTTATAATAGTTATATCGAATAACAAATAAAAAGAACACCTTTAAATAGGTGTCTTTTTTTATATTTTATTTATCTAGTAAGAACTTTGGACACTCCAAGTTCTTTTTTAATCAAATCCAATACAGCATCATCTCCAACCACAGAAATGCCACACATTTTCTTAGTTTTTCCATTTGGATAACAAAGGTATACTGATGAGTGTCCGTTTGAATAAGAGTATAATTTCGCATAAACACTTGATATTTTTTGATTTAAAAGACTTGTTTCAGAACCATCTTCTTTGAAATATGAATCATTCTGCTCAAAATCCAATAAAACATAAATATCATGATGTGACTGCTGAATGGTTTCAATTCTTCTTTCTGAGCCATACTTCTTAGCAGCCCTCAATTCTTTATCAGACAGTAATCCAATTAATCTGTTATTCGCTTCTTCTTTTGTGATTAGAGCAAAACTTCCGGCAGGGAAGTATTTCTTCAAATTAATACTAAATCTTTCATCATTATTAACTTCAGCAAAAATCAGGCAAACCTCATTAGTCTTTGTGGTCATAAAGCTTCCTCGGATTTCTTCAAGTTGCTTTTTAAATACCATCAACTCAACAGTTGACTCAGTGCCCTCGAAAGCAATTCTAGCATAACGATTACCACTTTTTGCAAGTAATTCCTCATATTCTCCGGCCATGCCGATTAAAAGAACTTTTTGTTTTTCTTGAATGTTGCCTTTAATAAACTCAGCTTCAAGAGATTCTACAGTATGAACATAAGGAACACTAATTGTACCCATATAATCATCTAGTGGATTATAAGTTAAGAGAATTTTTAGATTCTTTTTCTCCCATAAAACAATTTCTTTCGGAGAATCTTCCAAATGAGGATTCAGGTCTTCTTGTGAATAGAATAACTCAAATACTGATTTATCTGTAGTTAAATTAAACAAAGAGCCGGCATTAAAATTACCCATATCTAAACTCTTGTAGGCTTCTTCATACATAGAGATTTGAGAAAGCATTGTGTTTCTTGTTAGGCCTGTAAAATCAAAAGCGCCTGATTCGACAAGAACTTTAACATTCCCTTTTCCAACACCATTAGAAAACATTCTAAAACAAAAATCTTCTAAATTTTTGAATAGCCCGTTTTCTTCTCGCTCTTGAACAATTTTGCGAGCAGCTTTTTCTCCAATACCATCAATACCTTGAAGTGAGACTACAATCCCATCATCTGTTTTTTCAAAATCTCTAGTGGATTTATTAATGTCCGGCGGAAGAATCTTAATCTTCATGGCGCTCTTAGTAATTCCAATATACTTTTTCAAGTCTTTAGCGTTGTTAAGAGCAAGGGTAAGGTTTGCTGCCATAAACTCAGCAGGATAATAATGTTTGAGATAGGCGGTTTTGTAAGCAAGGTTAGAATAACATGCAGCATGAGCCTTGTTAAAGGCATACTCTGCAAAAGTTTCAATCTTTTTGATAACACTATCTGTAACATCATCAGGCACGCCATTGGCGCGTGCACCCACAATGCCTAACTCCTTATTACCTTCTTTAAGAATTTTTAGTTCTTGTTCCATTGTTGCTTTATCTTTTTTACCAATTGCTCGGCGTACAAGGTCAGCTCGGCCGAGAGGGAAACCTGCTAGTTCTTGGAAGATTTTCATAACCTGTTCTTGGAATGTAATAATACCATAAGTTTCTTCCAGAATTGGTTTTAACAATGGGTGTTCATATTTGATTTGGCTAGGGTTGTACTTGTTTTGGATGTATTCATCAATATAAGCGATTGGGCCGGGCCTATATAAGGCGTTCATAGCAATTAAGTCTACCATCTTTTCAGGATGAAGTTTTTTAAGACTTGATTTCATCCCATCACTTTCAAATTGAAAGACATTAGTAGTGTCACCTCTAGCAAAAACCTCATAAACGTTAGGGTCATCCAAAGGAATTTTTTCAATATCAAATTGATTGTCAGCCGGCCTGTTTTTATTAATGGCGGTTTGGGTCTTCTTGATAATATCTAAAGTCTGAAGACCAAGCAAATCCATTTTTACAAGGCCAGACTTTTCGGCCATTTTCTTTTCAAACTGACAAACCTTTGTTCTAAGGCTTGTCTTTTTATCATCTGTTTCAAAAACAGGAGCATAATTAGTGATGGGATTGTCAGCAATAATGAGTCCGGCAGCGTGAATACCTGTATTACGAGGTGTACCCAATAAGCGAGATGCAATATCAAATACATTCTTGAATGTTTCGTTGGAATCAATTTTATCACGAAACTCAGGCAAAGAATTATATAACTCTTTTAGAGATAGGTCAGCCATATCATCTGGAATCATCTTGGTAACTTTAAGACTTTCCTGTGCTTCAATTTCAAACACACGCATAACATCAGCAAGGGCATTTTTTGCTTTAAGCAATGTAATAGTTGCAATGTTAGCTGTATTAGCATAACCATATTTCTTACGAAGATATTCAGCTACATCTTGCCGACGTTCTTGCTCAATGTCAATATCCACATCAGGAAGCTCAACACGCTCTGGGTTCAAGAAACGCTCAAAGTAAAGACCAGATTCAATGGGGTCAATACTAGTGATTTTAGAAACATAGGCAGCTAGAGAGCCGGCAGCAGAACCTCGGCCCGGCCCAATAGAAATATCATTTTCTTTAGCCCAACGAATAAAGTCTGAAACGATTAAGAAATAATCATTAAATCCCATAGAGTCAATGACTTCTAATTCGTATTGTAACTGTTTTTCATACTCTTCTGTCCAAGCCCCCTCATCAAAAAGGTCTTCAATGCCTTGACGACAAACGGCTTCGAAATATTCTTTATTGTCTTTGAAACCCTCTGGTACTTGAACTTTAGGTAGATAGTGGTCATGAACATCCATATCCACATTACACTTATCAGCAATTTCTAAAGTATTAGCTAGAGATTCATCATATTTCTTTTCTTTGAAGACTTCTTTTAACTCTTCAAGAGATTTGATATAAAACTCATTATTTTCAAATCTCATTCGGTCAGGGTCATTTAATGGTTTATTTTGACTGATTGCTAAAAGAACATCTTGGTATTCAGCATCTTCTTTTCGGGCATAGTGAGAATCATTTGTGATAATAGTCTTTACACCCAATTCTTTAGCCATTTTCATCAACAAAGGATTTGTTTCCTTTTGCTCTGGCAATCCATGGTCTTGTAATTCAATATAAAAATCATCACCAAAAATATCAACAAATTTTTGTGTGACTTGTTTTGATTTTTCGTAACTATCTTTCAAAAGCATTTGGATAGTTGGGCCGCCAATGCAGGCAGAAGTTACAATTAATCCCTCAGAATACTCTTCAAGAACCTCAAAATCAATACGAGGTTTGTAATAATAAGACTTTTCTTCCCAAGAAATACCGTTAAGCTGATAGAGGTTTTCAAGGCCTTTATTATTTTTAGCCAAAACAATCAAATGATAATATGGTTTGCCGCATCTATCTCGTTCTTTGATTAATCGGCCATCTAAAGAAAAATACATTTCACAACCAATAATAGGTTTAATGCCTTTTGATTTCGCCGTGTGATAAAACTTTGCAGCTCCGTGCATGTTCCCGTGGTCAGTCAAAGCAATAGCTGGCGCTCCGATTTCTTGTGCTCTAGATACAATATCATCAACAGATGCAAGGCCGTCCAAAAATGAAAAATGACTATGGACATGTAATGGAACATATTGATTATTTGTTAAATTCAAATCTTTTCTCCTATTCATTTTATCTTCCTCTATTATACCATGTTTCAGTCTCAAAGTGTTGATTTTCCTGATAAAAACAACAAAAAAACACCTTAAAAGGTGTTTTGATTTGACGTATGTTATGGAAGTTCTTTTAAGAGATTATTTTCTTCAAAATATTTCTCTTTTTGTTTCTTTGTCATTTCAGCGATTGACCAGCCACCAACAACAAATTCATTCAAGAAAGCATTGAAGTGGCGACTTGTTGATTTGCTATAATCCCAATCTGGATATACAGCAACAATTTTGCCGTTGACCACATCCGCAATGCGGCTTCTATAATCATAAAATGATTTAAAAGTTTCTCCAGATTCAATATCTGTAATTTCAGCCACAGATGAGGAGGAAAATGGAACACTTCTGTTGTCAACTTCGATTCTTAGTCCATTGAGTTTTTCTTGTAACATGATTATGCCTTTCTCTTTCTTGCTTTTTTGAAAGAGCCTTTCTATTTATAAATAATTAAATAATATTGTAAAATAATTTACAAATTATATTATAACGCAAAAAAGTTTTTTAATTTATTTATGGAATATGATATAATTGAATAAAGACCTCAAAAAATGAAAGGGGAAAAAATTGAGATTTTTAGACAAGAAATACATTCCATTCTGGAATTATTTACAGGGTAAAAAACTACTAGAAGAAGAGGATGCTGAAGACCTTTTAATTTCTTCTGGTATGTACCCTAAATACATAGAACCACCAGTTGACCAAGAATACAATGAAGAGACTAGAAGAATTGAAGCTTTCTTCAATATCAATAAATTCCTAAAATTCCATAATTTAGAATGGATTAAAGAAAAATATCCTAGTCTGGTCTTAAAAATAGATGAAGCCACAGCAAACAACGAAACTCTAGCGAATTACGCAGATGGGTTAGTTGAAAAGTTGACAGACTACAATGAAAGTTCTGCAACAGAGCAATTTGAAGAAGACTTACGAGTTACCTTTAGGCGTTCAGTTTATGGAACTTTAGCTATTTTAACAGTTCTTGGCCTTATTATTTTTGGAATCATTCCATTCTTTTTAACTTCATCAGGTCAAAGAGACTTTGATAACGGCAATTACCAGAGTGCCTATAATTACTTCTCTACAACAAAAGGACTGAGTGATAAAAGTCATAGTGGTAAGATGGCTAAGTTATCTAAAATGAATCTGTTAATTCAGGAAGAAAAATATGATGAAGCTCTGAAAATGGCTAAAGATATGGAAGGCATTACAATTGATGGTCACAATACAGATAATCTTCGTCAATATGTATTCTTCCAAAAAGGCAAGTATCTTTCTCAAAAGAAAAAATGGGAAGAAGCGGCCTATGCCTTTATTGAAGCTGGAGAATACGAAAATGCCCAACAAGAACTCATCAATGCAGCTTACAAAGCTCATCCAACTTTAGTAAAAAATAAGAAGTATGGAGCTATTGTAAAAATCTTTGTTTATCTTGTTGGTTATCAAGATGCTGAAGAGTTGATGCTCAAAGCAATGGAGCAACATTACCTAGTTGGCCTAAGAGAGTATAAAAACAAAAATTACTCAAAGGCCCTTGAAGTCTTTAAATTGTTAAAGAAATACAAGTATAAGACATCAGAAGCAATGGAAAAAGAAGTTCTTTATCAACAATCAAAAGAATTGATTGAACAACAAAAGCCAGATGAAGCAATCAAGAAATTATCTGAAATTGCAGATTTTAAAGACTCTTCCGCCTTATTGAAAGAATTGAATTATCAAAAGGCTACTCAGTATATTGCTACAGACCCATATCAGGCATTGCAGTATCTACTTCTGAGCTATAACTACAAGGAATCAAATAAATTGATGCTAAACGGCAATATCGTTATCTATGGTTCATGGGATATTACAGAAATGGATAATGCAACAATCACTCAGTACAAAATGACATTCACTGGTGGTAACACTGTTGCTCTTGGAAAAGATATTCCAGAAGATGTGTCTAATGAGTTTTCAAGTGAAACTTATGTTTATGATAATGGTAAATTTGTTGCCAACAACAAGACTCTAGAAGTTGTTGAAGCTATCACTTTAAATAAAATCAAAATCAAGACAAATGGCCACACATTTACTCTTGAACGAAATAAGAGTTTATCTGGCCTCGCTAAAAATAATAGCAATCTTGATTTATCAATTCTCTTACCTGAATATTTTGATACGGCTTCCAAGAAAGATGAATTGTCTGATACAGAAGATACAACAAAAGAAAGTTCTTCTTCTGAGCCACCCTCATCATCTAAAAAAGAAGATTCATCAAAACAGAAAAAAGAAAATAATAAAGATAAAGAGAATAATAAAAAAGAAAGTAAAAAAGAAGATTACGAACTGTAATCTTCTTCAATAGAAAGGAAATGAAACTATGTATCTAAATATTGGAGATGTAAAAATTAATATCTTGTTTTTAGTAGGAGCTGTTATTTTTGCAATCTCGTTGCTTATTTTTATCCTATCTTTGCTAGGTAAAAAGAAACATCTTGACCGTAAATTGCGTGAAAAAGACCCATCTGTAGGAGATGGAATTGCGCGTGCTAATAAAGAAAAGAAAAAGCAAGCTCGCAAGAAGCTGCAAGCCCCAGAGGGGTACGAATCATCTTCAGAGCCTCAATATGATAATGGAGAAGAGCCATATGAAGAAGATGAAGAAATTTTGGAATTACGAGAAGTTAAAGACTGGCAAAAAGAATTACTGATTGTCGGTTTGAAATCAGCTTCTGAACTTGAAGAGGATGAAGCTAATAAATTCATTTACCAAAGTTATATTGAAGAAATTGAGAAGATGACAAATTGGAACATCAATACTTTGCTAGAAGTCTTTAAATTTGCACCTGCTCATATTTCTCAGGCCATTCTTCTTGAAGCAGCAGACCCAGAAAGTTACTACTACACTCCTGACTTCTTTGAAGAGGGTGAGCCGTTTAGTTATGATGAGATGGACTGGGCAGGCATTGCAACAACTATTGACATCCTGAACAATGATGCTGAGAAAGGTAAGAATGGTTGGTTTGATGGATTTTATGAGGAATGGAATCCAAGCGGCTCTTTCAATCGTGAAAAAGCTTTGAAATACGGACAGTTACAAAAGGTTCTTGCTCTTCTATATGATGCCGTAGCTGATGCCCAAGCAAATGATGATGAAGTTCTTCCGATGGGTGTGACAGAAAACATGGTTGACCTAGATTTGAAAGATATTGATTTTGCGATTGACTATATTCGAGATGGTAAAGAACTAGAATTGATGGATGCAAAAACAAAAGAAATTGTTATCCTTGCTATTATTGCATCTGTTGTGAACAGTATCAGCTCATCATTGATGGAAGGCACATCTTCAAATCTAACAAAAGAAGAAACATCTCTTGTTCGATTGCTCGCAGAAATTAGCGAAAAGAAACCATATCAAAAGATTTTGCTTGAAATTGATTCTGATGAAGAAGATGACGAAGAGGAATAAGTATATGAAATTTCAAAAAACTATTTTAGTTGCTGCTCTAGCAACATCTTCCCTCATTCTTTTGGGGGCATGTGGTAACAAATCAACAAATAATTCAGGAAGCTCCAATTCTGGGGTTTCCTTGAATTTTAATGGACAGTATTCAGCTCGAAACAATAAAGAAAGTGGGCCACTAGTGTCTTTCTACCGAAATAATCTAAATGGAAATCAACAAAAATTGTATGATGATGTTTTAGAAACTGTAAAACAACACAGAACATCCTATCTATTAGCCGCATCACTTCCAAAAGAAGAAGTGCAGCAAGTGATGGCCGTTGTCTTTATGGATAATCCAGATTTATTCTTTGTAGATAAGAAGTATCAGTATTCTGTAAATGATGAGGGAAAAATCAAAAACCTCACTTTTTCTTATAACAAAACCAAAGAGGAAGAGCAGGCGATAACTGACCAACTTGAAAAATCTGCTCAACTTGGAGAAATCAACATGAATGAACTGACACCAGTAAAACTGGCATCTATGTTTAATTCATTTAATGCTTCTAAATTTGTAGCAGAGTCAACAACTCTTGGAAATGTATCTGGACGGATTGACACTGTAAACATCAACAATCAAACTTTGTCTAATTTTATTGTCTTTGCTCTTAGAAGAAATAAAATTCCTGCTTCTATTGTTTATGGAGAGAACATTAATTCTTCTTACAGTAATCTGCCTGATGCTTTTGACAATGGCAATGTCACTGACAGCGGCTCAGAAGTCATATTTAACACTTCTAAAATATACTCTTGGGTAATCGTTCGTGTCAAAGAAGAATATTTCCACTTTGATATTTGGATGAATGAGTTTTTCAAAAATTACGTTCATGACAAAACAGGTTTTGAGGTCAATTATAATCCATTTTTAGGAATGACTGACGAGCAGGCTGCAAATTCTAGATTGATGGATGTAGGCCGGCAATATTTAGGAACTTCTGAATATGCTGACACACCAGAAAAAACTATGCTGTACAATACAGATGCTAGTTATGTTGTATCAAGTGACAATGAACTGAGAAAGAAATTACAAGAAGACCTTACACATACTTTGGCAGGTGAACAAGGGGTGAAAAACAGAATCTTTAAATTCATTTCAAACCCTAGAGATTACACTCGGCTTTCTCCAAGTATTGAAATGCAACTCAAAGGCCTAAACCTTGATAAATATTCTCTTCGTTCTTATGATTTCTTTACTGATAGTTATAGCCAATCCTTTGCCGTTTATAACATTATAGCGGATATGTCTGATGATGATTCAAAAGGAGAAAAAAGTGAATAAACTGTTAATTGTTGTTTCATATATCCTGATTGTAATTGGCCTGTTTTTTATAACAGGTCAATCTACAACAGAACCCAAATTAAAATCAATAAAAGAACAAGTTTCTTTGTCAGAAATAGAAAGACAATACAATCTTGCAAAAACTCAAAATCCTGTTGTTGCTGCTTTTATTGATGTGCCCGGAGTTACAACAGAAGCAGTGGTTTATACACCAGAAGACCAAACAGAATATCTCAGAAAGGCTCTGGATGGCTCTGAGAGCGAAGAGGGAACTCTTTTGATGGGAACTTGGTCAAAGGGAACTCTAGGGCCTAAAGGTGGGAAATACTTTGGAAATTCTTTAATTTTTGGCCATAATACCATCACGGGGCAAAAGTTTGGGAACTTGAAGAATTTTTTGTCTAATGAGGCTTTATCTAATTCGCCACTAATCACCACATTTGATGGTGATAAAATTCGTTACTATAAATTCAGTTTTGTAAACTACATTATTGATGGAGAAGAGTTTATAAAAGAAAAAGAATTTAAAAGTTTGGATGATATGAAAGACTATAATCAAGAAATGCTATCAACGTCCATCTTTCAAAGCAATTCTTTAACTCAAAACGTGACGAGTAGACCAATGCTTTATCTCCAAACATGTAAAGAATGGTGGGGAATTGAGCGATATACATTTGCTTGTGTTGAGTGTGATGAGAAAGGGCAGGTGCTGTCATGAAGAAAAAGATAATCTATATTTTATTGTTTTCTCTTCCTGTCATATTATTTCTGGTTCGTTATCAAGTTGTTTTTGTTAAAAAATCGAATGTAAACGGCATCCATGATAATGCAATCACTATTATTTCTAGAGAAAAAATGGTACAATTAGATAAGACAAATACAACTTATGTCATAGTCAAAGACCATGAAACAAAAGAAGTATATGTCCGAGAATTATTAAGAAAAAAAGACGGAAAAATCTCATTGAGAGAGAACGTCAATTCAACTGAAAGGAGTATTGATTTAAAAGATAAACAAGAATTATACTCAATTGTCTTTTATTTCAATTTTAAATAATAACAATCATGAAAATCATTAACGACATTTTTAACAAAGCTCCAGAAAAAATGGGGAAATTCATCAACAACTTATTCGCCTTGCCTATCACGGCATTGCTCATGTATCTCTTTAAGGAAAGTTTCTTCAGTAGAACTTCTGGTAGTGAAATGGAATACTTGAAATCTAATTTTAATATTATTTTGGCTTCTTGTGTTGTTTTATCCTCAATTTTTGTTTTCTATAAAGCAATTAAGTTTTACAACAAAGTTCCTGAAGCTAAAAAATCATTTCTGCCTACATCTGTTATTCAAAACAAGCAGCTAGAAAGCACTTCTCGTATGGCTTCTATTTTTACCTATGAAAAATGGTATTTGTTTAAAATGATTGTAGCTGGAATTTTTATAGCCGTTGTTGTTTTAGGATTGATAGCTGGATAAGAGGTGCATCATGAATAAAACAAGAAATAAAAAAATCTATTCTTTTTCCATACTAGGCAGTGTTCTAGTTGCTTCCTTTTTAGCCTATATCATAAGCAACCTGTTTTTCTCTGCTGTCTTGTTTGCTATTATCGGACTTGCTCTTATTTTCTTTGCTGGACAAGATTATGCTCGGCTGAACAAAATGGCTCATGAATACAAACATGGCTCTCAGAATAATGCTCAATCAAATCCTTTTAAAAGCAATTTTAACCCTCAAAACAACGCTAATTTCGGAAATAACACAAAGAAAGAAAGTCCTCTTGCAGATTTCTATATGAAGCAAGAAAGACCTATAAACTTCCAAGAAAACGAGCAAAACAACAATGAAGATACAATATTCTATGATTCGGAATATGCAGCATCAGATACAATTTTTGTCAACAGAAAAGATGATGATATGTTTTTGCCAGAGTGTTTCAAGTATTTTGGTTTTACATCTGTTCCAAATTTGGCCAACCTGAAATCAGCCTATCGTAAAAAAGCTAAGGTATTACACCCAGACAAAGGTGGAGACCCAGTAGAATTCAAAAAAATGAATGACCTGTATGATGAAGCACTAGAAATTCTGAATAAAAAATAAGCGAGAACTTGATATTTCTCGTTTTTTTTATACAATAGAATTAAGCAAAAATAAAATATAAAAAGGAAATAATGAACTATGAAAAAAATTATTGGAATGATTTTCTTATCATTAAGTGTTTTCGTTCTTGCTGCTTGTTCATCTGGCAAGAAAGGGCCAGTTGTAGCAAACAACGACGGAAGTATTTTAAAATATGATAAAACAAATGCACCAGACGGTTACTATGTGATGAAGAAAGATGGAGTAATGAATCCTCTCTTATCTGCCGGGCTTGCAAATGGCGGTGATGGTCTTTACCTAATGTACACTGACTATGACCAACTTATTCCTACTCTAAGTGGTAAAAGTCAACTAGTTACAGTTTCTGCATCAAATCCTCCATCAGAATATACTTTACATAGATTGAGTGATATTGGCTGGACTGTAGGTGTTAATTTTAATGTTCCTACTACTTCTGTTGCTGGCTTTGATGGTGACTCAGACAATGACAAAGAAGATTACTCTGAGTCAAGGGTTACATTTGGCTCAACATTGAACAGTCTTAGCCCTATTGAAAAATACTTCCAATCTGCTGAAACATTCCCTAATGGCTATCAGGCAGTATGGATTGATAATGTAAATAATGAAAAGATTACACCAAGTATGGTAACAAGTGGCATGGGCTTCCTTAAAGGACTTCAAAAGAAAGCTATGTATTCCTTTGGAGTTTACAATGGAACTAAGTACCAAAAGATTGAAGTTCAAGCTGACACTCACGTTTTTGAATCTACTGGTGAAACCTATACTGTAAAGACCATTAAAACAGAAAAAGACACCTACTTTACACTAAAATTACCGAATGATTTACCTAACGGTTACTATGCACTAGAGAACTACGGTGTATTCAAATATGAGAATTAAAACAACACAAAAGACTGGAATTTTATCCAGTCTTTCTTTTTTTATTTTTAACTTCTATTAGTCTTTCTTCTTACCTTTAAGACCAAAGCCAAGAGTTACCATTGTCAAACCAATGATTGTAGAAGCTAGACTTGCATCACCAGTCTTAGGCAGTTCTTTGTTTTGAGCAGTTGCCTTTTCAAGTGCTGATTTGCCTTGACCTTGTGTTGCAAAAGTCTTGCCAGCTTGAACACCTACACCAACAATATAGTCTTTTAACTCTGAATGTCCTTGTGTTTTAATTGCTTCGTCAACGATAGCTTCTGGTGAGCTAGGAACAACTTCTGGGTGTTGTTTTTTGTACTCAGCAATGACACGTTCTTTTTCAGCTTTAGCTTCATCAAAGACAGTTTTCAGTTCTGCAAGTTTTTCTTGTTCTTTTTCAAGTTTGGCAGAAAGATTCTTAACAACAGCTTTAGCTACTTCAAGAGCTTTTACAGCTTCTGCGTGACGCTCTTTACTTTGAATAAGCATTTCAAGTTTTGTTTTAGCATCAGACAAATCTTTTTGGGCTTTAGCTAGACTTGCACGAACTTGTTCAAGTTCTTTTTGAGCTTCTTGATTTTTAGCAGTTGCTTTTTCAAGGGCAACACCTGTCTTAACAGAATTTTCTTGCGCTTTTGCCAAGTCTGCTTCAAGAGAAATCACCAGACCTTTAGCAAAGCTCAACGCATCTTTGGCAGAAGATTCTTTTGCAGTTGTTGTTTTAACATTTTCAATAGCATCAGCAAGAGCCTTTTCAGAGCGAGCCAATTCATCTTTTGCTTCTTGAAGTTTAGCTTGTGCAACAGGGATAGCAGAAATTCCGTCATTCAAAGCATCTAGTTCAGATTGAGCAGCAGTAACTTTTTCTTGTTTTGCAACTACATCTTCGGTTGCAGCAAGTACAACTTTATCAGCTTCTTTTACAGCTTCTTCTTTTGCAGATTGAGTAGCAATAGCATTATTCAAAGCAGTTTCAGCAACAGTTTTGCCAGTTGCATAGTCAATAACATTGTCACCAAAGCCATTTGCAGTTACATTACGGTCATCATAAGAGCGAAGAACATGTACATTAACAAAACCGTTGATATGGCTAAATGCTACACCATCATATTCAGTCTTATGTTTACCGTTGTTGTAAATGCCAGTGTGCAAAATACTATCAGCGTGGAAGTATTCTTTTCCGTTGTAAAGGAAGTCAATAAATGCTCCATAGACATAAGATTTCAGTTGAGCCATTGTAGCCCACTTAGTCAAGTGTTGTTTAGTTGCCAGATTTTCATTTTGGTTTGTTTTGCCAAATTGTTTCAAGCCAAACTCGCTTGCCGCTTTGTTAATAGCATTGAAGTCATGACCAGACTCTACACTTGTGTCAAACTTATCAGCAACATAGTTCTTAGCAACAGCGTTAGCAAAAGCCATTGATTTTTCAGTCAATACAGGTGTTGCTGGGATAGCACGTTTGTATGTACCATATTCATCAGTTACAGTAGGGTTTTCAGCAATATGTTTGCGATATTGTTCACGAATATCTTCAAGGGTACGAATAGCAAACTTGTTCAATTCCAAAAGGTCAGCAGAAGAAATATCATTTACATCATCAATGATATGTTTCTTATCGGCTTCACTTGGAACATATTTGCTTTGCATAGCAAGGAAGTCTTTGTTCTTAGCTTCACGAACTTCGTCAGAGTTGTCATAGTCTTTAGGAACTAAAACTTTAGCAAAAGATTTACGCAATTCATCAGTTGCAGAGCTAACAGCAGTTTTAGCTTCATCAAGAGCGGTTTCTGCATTAGCTTTGCCTTGGACTGCTGATTGAAGATTGTTCTCAGCAACTTTCAAGTCACCTTTAGCAGTTTCAACTTTTTGTGTAGCAGCATCAATTTTCTTAGCTTTTTCAGCTTCACTTGAACGTGCCGCATCAAGAACAGTTTGTGCTTGGGCAACTTTTTCGGTGTTTGTTGCTACAGTTTTTTCAGCAGCTGCTTTATTTGCCTTAGCAGCTTCTTTATTAGTAGTAGCAGTAGCAAGTTTTTCTTCTGCTTTGCCTTGGTTGGTTTTGGCTGATTGGAGAGCTTTTTCTTTAGAAGAAACTTCTGACTTGGCTTGTGCGTCTTTAGCTTGTGCTTCTTGAAGTTCTTTAGCAGTTGTTTCAGCTTTGTTTTCAGCAGGGGTAATCTTAGCTTCTGCTGTTTTTACAACATCTTCTTTGACAGGAATATCAGCTTTTGCAGCTTGAATATTTTCTGGGGTTGCTTCTTTCATTGCTTGTGTTGTAGTCGCAACATCAGATTCTTTTGTGCTTAGAACTTCTTGCGCAGTATTCAATTCAGTTTGTGCGTTAGTTGTAACAGCACTTTGATTTTGATAAGCAGTTTCAGCAGCGTTAGAAGTTTGAGTTGCTTGTGCCACATCAGCCTCAGTAACAGGTTGAACAACTGGTTCTTGTGTTGCTTCTGTAGTTGCAGTAACAACAGGTGTAGTAGGTTCTTGTGAAGCTACATCATCAGCTTTAGCATATCCAGTAGCGCCCAAAGCAGCAATAACAGTAGCAGCGCCAGTAGCAAGTTTGAAATTAGTGTTAGATTTAGTTTGTTTCATATGTAATGAACTCCTTTAAAATGTATTTTTATTTTGTTGAATTTGTTATGACTTCTCATAACGTAATTCTATTATAACATATTTTAAACAAAAAGCAAGTGTTTTTTTCAAAATAATTGACACTTTTGTTTCTTTTATAATATCATGTGTAATACTTATAATTTTACAATTATTTTTATTTATATAAAAGAAAGGATATAAAAATGGAAATTTTATCAAAGGAAATAAAAATTCCTTCTAGAGAAATAGACTCAATTCAAAAAGGTTTTTCTTTTTTAAGATGGATGGATGCTGCAAATAAATCTATATCTATCTTTTACAAAAAAGATGATGAACATTTGTTGAAAGATAAATGGGAAGTAATTACTCTTTTACTTGAAAGAGAATTTGGAGGTGTTCTTCCATCACAATTTACTGAGATGGTTTTATTTGTAGAGAAAAAAAGAAAGATAAGCAATGTTTATTTGTTTTTCTCTGATAAGAATGTAGAAAAAAGTGAGTATTTTAAGTATTCATTTGAATCTTTCAAAGATAATGCTTATCCTGATGTTAAAGAAGATTTTAACATAGATAATGTCATGCGTATTAGGTTCAAAGGAAACTTTTTTGGGAACAGTCGCTTTTGGTCAGTTAGTAAGTCATCAGGGGAAACTAAAGATGCAAAAGGGAATTGGAAAAATAGAATAGTTCGAAAAGACATTGAAGACTTGCGTGTCCTACCAGTTAAATTCAATAATAAAAACTCAAATGGTTTAATCAATTTGATGGAGGTTTTCAATGCTTTATATGTGCCAAAGTATAATGATGAACAAAAGGAATTTAAAGTTATTACACGATATAAGATTTTGGATTTTCTAGTTGAAGATGGTTATTACAATTTAGGTTATGATAAATTTATTAGTCTTAATTTATGTAATCATGTCTCTGGGGAACAACATTCTTTACAAAACATAGATGAAATGACTGCTAAAAATAAAGACTTTTTTGATAATATGGTTCTAGATTGGGGTACTTTTTCATCATCAAAAGGTGTTAATTTTATTACTCTGGCAACAGGAGAAAACTATTTTATCACATTGAGTTGATTTGAGTTCCTTATTGAAATAAAAAGGTGGTCTCCCATCTTTTTTTATTTTCGCTGTTTCATTTATAATAATCCTTGTAACATTTAATTGTTTTACAATATTAGAATATTTTATAAAAAGGAGACATATAAAATGGACATTTTATCTAAGAAAATAAAAATACCTAACAGAATACAATCTCTTATGGCAAAACATGCTTTCACAAGATGGGAAGATGCAATAAATAACTCTGTATCTATTTTTTATAAAAAAGATGATGAGCATTTGTTAAATGATAAATGGGATATAATTACTCTCTTCTTGGAGAAACAACTTGCAGGCAGCAGTTTTATATCATTAATTAATGAATTGGTTTTATTTACAGAAGGAAAAAGAGAGTTAAAAAGTGCTCATTTTTTCTTTGTGGATAAGGCAATTCCAAAAAGTGAATATCTAAAACATTCCTTGAAATCTTTCAAAAACAATTATCATAGGCCTAATGAAGAAGCGAAAATAATTAAAAATACTCTGAGAATTGATTTCAAAAAACAGGTTTTTGGAAACTCTTCTTTTTGGCTCGTAAGAAAATATGAAGGAGTTATTAATAAGGCAAAAATTAATTGGAGTATAACTAAAAATGATGGAATAATTATTCCTGTAAAATTTGATAATGAAAACTCTAATAGAATTATTAATTTAGATGAAGTTTTTTATTATTTATATTTTTTTAAAAACACAAATAATACCCTAAATATTATTCGACATTTTAGTATCTTAGGTTCTTTGGGGATGAATGGTTCTTTCACGGATGGACATGATAGGTTTGAAAGCCTTAGTTTATACAATATTGTTTCTGGGAAACAATATACACTACAAAGTAGTAAGGAAATGCCTATTGAGACCAAAGACTTTTTTGACAATATGATTATATCAGATGCTATCTTCTCTGAAACTAAAGGTATTAATGTTGTTATTTTGGATAATGGAGAAAATTATTTTGTCACTTTGAGTTGATATTTGTTTAAAAGATGGGTTTCCATCTTTTTTTGATTGTCTTTTTAGGCCTTTTTGAGTATAATAGATATATACAAAATTGAACTAAAAAAATTATTTTTACATTGAATAAACAAGGAAGGATTAGTAATCAAATGATGAATATCATCAACAAAAAAATCATTTTACAAGAGCCTTACTATGAATCTGAGCATATTGGAAGTAGCCCTTTAGAACATTATGCAAGGAAATGGAATAACAAAGAGTGCCGAACACTTTCTATTAATTTTCTTGAAAAAGATTTACCGATAATAGAAAATGACTGGGCAACAATTGTTTCCTCTTTTGAAAGAAGCTTTGAGGGGTTTGATGGTGCTTTCTTATCTGAGGAATACGTTATCTTTGTTAAGTCTGCATCCTATAACACAAAGGAACGAGCAGGTGAAATTTGGGTATTTCCTGTTTTGTTATATGACAATATAAGCAAATATCTTTCCTTCACTCTAGAGGAATTTTTAGAGAAAAGATATAATTTCAGTGAATACAAAAACAAATATCTAAGCAATGATAACCATCAATGGTTCTTTCATTTTAAATATAACCACAATATACTAGGAGTGAAAGTAGAATATTCTTCTGGGAAGATTCCTTATAACAGAAACAAGGAACTTAGTTATGGAGATAATAAAGAATTCTATGTTGTGCCAGTTAAATCAAGCATTAGAAACACTAATGGTTTTATTGATTTGGTTTATTTTATAGGAGAATCTGACTTAGGCCACCAATTTAAAGGGGGTAAGGCAGATAATTCCGCACAGAGGTTTATGATTGAAAAAATAATTGACAATGGAGAAGGAAGATATATAAACACTGAATTTTTCGAGTTTTCTTTTCTTGATTTCTTATCTGGAAATAAAATATTTAGTTTGCGAAAAGAAATGACATCAGAAGACACACAAATATTGAAAAATATAGTTATCTCAGAAATACTCTACCATCCTAAGCGCAGTGCCTTACTTCTAGATAATGGCAATATATTAATTGGTAGCTTTGCATAAACTACATGAATCAACTAGAGACAATGTGAGATTGTCTCTTTTTTATTTATAATAATCATTGTAATGTTTGTTTTACAATATTTATAATTTTACAATAGAAGGAGACATTAAGATGGAAATTATGGAGCTGAGTATCAATATCCCCAACAATGATTATTTAATAGGAAGAGATACAAAACTTTTTTTACAAACAATGTGGAACGAGTTTTTTAATGTGAAGGCATATTATAAAAAAGAACATGAGAATCTAATTCTCTCAAATAAATCATATATTGTTTTGGCAATAGAAAGTTTCTTTTTTGAAGATAGTTTGCTTGATAGAGATGGAAAAACAAAATTTCATTTAGCTCTTTTTGCGGAAGGAAAAAGAAAAATGACTTCTCTGTGGATTGCGTTTATCAATTCTGATTCATCAGTAGAGGAATATCTAAAATATTCTCTGGAAGAACTAGCAGAAAGGGGTTTCTTCGTGAATGCAACAGATGGCAGTAAGAGCAAAGTCTCAACATCAAGGATTTTACAATTTCGTTTCAAGACACATCCTGTAGGTAGAAGTGTAAATGTATATAACAAAGAATACAGGATTAGGTATGATTCAACATACAAAGAAGAAAAGGGGGAAAGTTTAGACCAATTTTTTTTAATCCCTCTAAAAACAAATTTTGAAAATTCTAATGGATTTATAAATTTGGTTTCTCTCTGTTTGTATACTGATTTTACCAAACAATTACATTCCAGCAATATTGGAGATAAAAATTACTGGAAAAGTTCTTTGATACCAATACGCTTGTGGAATGAGGATAATAAAAAAATTGTAAAAAATCCTGAGCCGTCTAGTTTTTATCTAGAAAACATTGTAACCAAAGAGCGAATTGCGTTCTCTTGCCCAACTACAACGCCATCAAATCTAGAAAAACTAGATAATCTAGTAATTGAAGAATTATATGAAGATGGCAGCATCTGTACAAGTAACAAAGAAGTCATGTATTTCACTCTTTGATTGTTTATTTCATTTTAAAAGATAGGGTTTCCCTATCTTTTTTATTTATCTCCTTTATAATATTACTTGTAATTGTTTTACAAAAAATAAATTTTAAAAAACAAACAAAGGAGAAAAAAACAATGACAAATCAAATTCAAACGCCAGCTCTTCATAAAGAGCTAAATAAACATCCAGAAACAATTAATTCTAACTATCTTGTTTCTGAATTAAAGGTTGATAAAACCAAAAAAGGCGACGAATACGCCAAATACAAATTGATGGACAAAACCGCATCTGTAACGGCTACACACTGGAATCTGACACCGGATGAAAAAGAAATGCTTCAAAACAACGAAGTTCTTCTTATTTCTGGGAATGGAGGAATCAGCAACTACTCTGGTGAGTATGAAATCACTGTAACAGGTATTCAGCTTTCCAAAGATGTTGACTATGATGTCTTAACTCCGTCTGAGCCTATAGATAGCCATGACACTTTCAAGAAGTTGAAACTTGTAGTTTCAAAATTTGAAAACCCCATCTTAAAGCGAATCACTCTTGCGTTGCTAGAGGATAAGAAAGGTTTTCTGATGAATGGTTCAGCGGCTTTAGGTATGCACCACTCAAAACGGCATGGCCTGTTAAGGCACGTTGTTGAGATGATTCAGATTGCAGCAAACATTATTAGCGTATATCCTGATATACTAAACAAAGATTTGCTCTATTCAGGAATTATCTTCCATGATGTCATGAAGCAGAGTGAATATGTTTATTCTGAATATACAGGAATTGCCAAAGACTTCTCTTCTGACGGTGTTCTGTTTGGTCATGTAGTGATGGGGAGCAAACTCCCTGAATACTATGCAACTGAAGAAGAACGTGATTCAGAAGAAGTAAGAATGTTGCAGCATTTAATTCTCGCTCATCATGGCAAACTTGAATGGGGCAGCCCAGTGCAGCCAGCAACGCCAGAAGCGTATGTTCTTCATATGGTAGACAATATTGATGCAAAACTATATGTCTATCAAGAAGAATTGGCCAAATTAGAACCCGGCGAACACACGAAAGTGAAACGCCTAGGTCACTCAATTTACAAAACAACCTTATAAAATTCAGGAAGAATATAGGAGAATAATAAACAATGGATATTGACTTAAAGGATTTAAAAGAATTTGTTAAAAGAGAGCTAAATTCACCTCGCTCTCCAATAAACAAAGGCTTAGTATTAGAAGTGTTACCTGCTGGAAGTTTTCTTTATGGACTAATGACAGAAAAATCAGATATTGATTTAATTGCCATTACTCTTCCAAGTTTTTCAGACGTTTTGTTTACAAAACGCTCAATAGAAAAAACAACAGACTTTGAATACAAAGGACATAGGCTGGAAATTAATGTTATCTCTATAACAGACTTTTTCAGTTATATTGTTGGAGGCCGGCCGCCTATGTTTATTGAAGCGATTATTGCTTATGATGGAGAACTTGAAATCCTCAAAACTCTCCAGAAGCAAGTAGAGGCTTGGATTAAAAAAAGTGATGGTTTTGCGAACTACCGAGTAATAACTGCTAGACACTTGATTTCCAGTTATGTTACAGAGTTGAAAGCTTTTGAATATAAAATCAAAAAATTCAAAGAAGAAAACTCTGATGTCACTTCTGACATTGCTAAACACCGGGTTAGCATGATGCGGAAGAATCTGCTAATCCTAAGTTTGGTTTGCGGAGGAGAAAATGGATTTTCAACAGCCCAAAGGGATATAATTTTATCCCCTATAAAAGCAAGGACTTTAGTTAAAATGAAATCTGCCCCTAATTCAGAATATAAAGATGATACAAAATTAATTCAACATTTTGAGAACATCCTTAAAAACATGAATAAACGAGTGGATTTGCTTGAAGACAAAGTTTATGAAAATCCTACATCTGAATTTGTGTATCAAAAAGATGTGAACAACATGGCTGAAGAAGTGCTGAAATTTATTCATTCAAGTCCGTTTACATTTTGAACAAATTAAAAATGATAGATATATTTAATCTATCATTTTTTATTTTTGTAACAAAGAGTTATTCTTGTAGCAATCCTTAATTTTGTATTTCCTAAATAGTAAGCAAATTAATTTTCTAATGACCTTTTTCTCTTCAATAGAACATTCATCAATAACCATTCTAACCAAGTTTTGTTTTATCATAGATTGTATTTCAGTTCTTTTGTACCTCTTTTGAAATCTACTAGTTTCTTTTACAATCGTTTTTATATCGTTGGCTGGCAGGAAAAACAGGAATTCATTGAAATCCCATAAAGGGTTTTTCTTCGCCTTTCTTATCGTTTTGATTTTCAACTGATTGTTTGCTGCACCTCTTTTCTTACTCTCAGATACAACAATAATTCCCCAGTATTTCGGAATATATTCTTTTATTTTTGAAGAATATTTCTCTCCCACCACAATATAGTTTTTCTCTAAATATATATCATATTCAGGTATTTGTGTTGACAGTCGTTGCAAGGAGTCCTTGTCACTCTTTATTTCATAGCCTGTAAAGATTTCTCCTACCGTTACTATATCGGCGCGTGCTTTGCTTGAAGGCAGCACAAATTCTTGATAAAATTCTAATTCTTCGTCTTTAGATAATTCCTTTAGTAATGCTTGCCTTATTTGTTTGTCATCAAGGGCCATAATTCACCTTTTCCTTTTTTTATATTTCAAATATAACACAGAAAGCGACAGATTAATTTATCTGCCGCTTAATTGATTGATTTATTTTAAAATTGGAATAATACATTTCCTTCAACTTCATCTGCTCTAACAAATGGGTCTTTCCAAAATCGTGAATCGTAACTATTACTACGATTATCACCCTCAACAAAATATGAACCTTTAGGAACAGTCAAGACTCTTTCGTCTTTATTGTGAGGAACTTTTTCATAAGCAGCTTTATCTTCATAAACTTTAACATGTGGGTCAAGTTCAGTTCCGCCAGAGATAACCACTACATTACCTTCAGTCGCAACAACCCTCTTAACATATAACGATTTTCTTCCGTTTTGGAACAAATCTTTTTTAAAGAAGATGATTTCATCTACCTTTGGTTTTCTAAACCAAAAAGCCATATGATTTCCGACAAAATGAGAACCTACTTTCATTGTTGGTTGCATTGATGCACTCGGCACTACAGCGTGTATCAAAAACAGTCCAGATTGAAAAATAATCAAGCTGACAACAAGAGGAATGGCAATCCAAAGAATTGTATTTCGAGTTTCTTTTTTAATTCTAAACATAAATTTTATTTTACCTTTTCTTAAATTTTAAAATTAGAACACCACTACAGCTTCTTCTTCGTAACACTTATTCCAAGGCTGCTTCTTCATAACATAATCAACGCCCAAGAAACTTGCATAACCAAGTCTTTCATCTGAATCATCTACCAACAAAGGAGAAGATTGAGATAGTTTGATGCTGTCAACAATTTTCTTAAAATCAGAATAATTTTCACACATACGGAAATAACCAATATTACTGTCATAGGCTAATCCATATTCATCAATTAGATATTTGGCGAATTCTGCCTTTTGCTTTGAAGTCTTCTTAGAAATGTTGCTGCTTACAAAAACAACTAAGCTTCCTTGTTTGTGAGCGTTTCTCATAAATACCCTAGCAGGCTCATGTAACTGAGCGCCATTCTGAGCATCATAAACATTGATTTTCTTTAGTTCACTGAATACTTCTTTGTAGTTAATAGCATAACTCTTGTGCTCTTTTTCTTTTATGGCCTTAATTTCTAAGCCAAAAGAATTTTCTACAAATCCCTTAATATCCAAGATGGTGTCATCAATGTCTACAATATAGAACGTTTTCATCTATAAATTTCTCCTTAAATGTTATACTCTTTGAATGTATATATATAAGTGCTATGCCAACGATTAACTATGGCGGAAACGTGCAATATCTGAGGTGTTCCAGATGTTATTCATATCTTCTTCTTTAAAAACGATTTGATAGCCTTTTGATTTCTCTTCAATAAAGTTCAAATAATCTTTAAAGTAAGATTCAAAATTGGAATAGTCAATTTTCCCAAAAACAAAATCATTTTCATTTACTCGTTTAGTAAGTAATCCGCCTTTTGCAAGAACTTGCAAGAAAGAATTGCTGACATGAATAAACAAAGTGTCATAACCTTTAGTTTGACTTTGCTGCTTGTTTTTAGCAATAGATAAGGCGGAGACAATTCCGTCTAGAACAGAAATGAGATAATTAGGATTATCAACATTTGTTCTGTAACGGTAAAACAGTTGTTTTTTCTCATCTCTCATATCTACTAAGCTTGACCAAAATCCATTTTGACCTTGCATGGAATCAACAAAAATATTGAGAAAATCAGAAGATGAATTTGCCAAAGCCTTTTCAGACTCATAAGCATGGCTCACAACTTCAAATTTGCTCATGTCAATAAATTGAGTGGGAACGAATAAATCATCGTAGGTGATACCTGTTAAATATTTATCGCTGTCAGCCCAATCTACAAGATAATAAATTCCAGTAGCAATCTCTCTAAGAGCATCACCGTTATATAAAATTAAATTTGAAGAAAAATTTTCAATGCCGTAATAAACATTGTCTACATCTTCAAACTCTATTTCACCTGTAAGTTTGGAACGATATTTAACACAAATACCATTTTTGCTTTGAATGATTTTACCTTTTGTTGGGATGAGTTCTCCTTTATTGAGCTTACTAGGAATCCCAATAGTAGAGTGTCTCTTTCCCCAAAGCAATTGTTTTCTAATTGAGTTATTCATTGTCAATCATTCAATCCTTTCATTTGTTGATTTAACTATATTATATCATATTCTATGGCAAAAAATAAAGCCCTTTGTTACAAAATAAAACAAAGAGCTGTCTCAACTAAAAACAATTATCAAAAACTACAAAAAATATAAAAAGAAAATAGATTTAAAAGGAAATCTAATTGAAATATATTTAAAAAGAAATTTGATTATTGAATAATATTATTTTAACCCATTTAATAATGAAAGTCAAATAATGGTTATTTAGTATTGACAAAATATAAACAAAAGAATAAAATTGAAATTACTCAAATCAAAAACAAAAAAACAAATAAAGAATAAATGGAAAAAGAAAAAGGGGATAAAAAGAAACTAATATAAAGAAATATAAAAATGAAAGGAGAGAAGATTGTTGAAAAATAATATTTCAGAAAAAGAAAACAATTTTAATGATAAAAAAGGAACATCAGGAGTGACAAATAATACATTCAGTCACATTAATTCTGATGATATTTTGCGTTTTACAGGAAGCTCTCAGTGGGTTCGTGTAAAATCAGATGATAAAGTTTTAAAAATCCTGAAAAACCAAATAGCCAATCTCAGGCCATCAAATAGAATAATGATTGAAATGGGTTGCCCGGATAAAGAAAGCAGCACATTGAAATCAAGTACAGCAATTGTTCTTTCTATTGATTTGAAGCAAACAGATTGGAGTTTGAGAAATACAGGGTTTGATACATTATCTTTGATTGATTCTTTCTTGTTTGATAAAAAGAATCCAAAGATGCCAAAGCCTAGTTTTGCTATAAAAGCAGTAGAGGAGTGCCAGTTTATTTATTTATTAGATAAAGAAGTTTGGTTCAACTCAAAGAAAATCATTTGTTATTTCAATAAAGTTAGAGATAATTTATCAAAACTTTTAAAACAGTCAATTAAAGAAAAGATTTTTATAGAGAAAAAGAAAAACAAAAGATACAATCCAGTTTTATTTTCTCTAAGTCAACTTAAAGTTGTTGATAGTCATTCATATGTTATAGCTGTAGGCAGCAGTGGAAAATATACACCAATCCCGGCCACATACAAAGTCTATGATGATAATTTATTGCAATATTCACTAACATCTCTTAATAATGAGATGAATAAAATAATTCGGCCGAATTTTAAGTCAACGCAAAATTTAAAATTAAGTTACAAAAATCAAACATCAAGAACAAATTCTTCTATGGATGAAATTAGAAGAGAGTTTTTTGAGAGCCGTAAAAAGGATGAGCGTTTCAAAGAATTATACTCATCTGTCCAACAGGCGGAAAATCCAGATGTTCGAGAATTTAGATGGATTAAATTTGAAGATATTATCAAATATTTATCTGAAAATAAATCTGAATTACCAATAAAGGATATATTTGAAGCATACTTCATGTTGGGTTATGATTGGCTTCAAAGATTTCACAAGATAACAGAGATTGATTTAATGGAAAAATCTTTGTTGCTGCAAAAGAAATATTTTACTGACAGAGTTGATGCTTTATCAGCTTCATCAATGTCCAAAGCCTTAGAACGAGTAAAACAATCTCATCAAAGAAATTATCACAAAAGAGACAATGCTTTTTATAGAGATAAACTTCAATTATCAGGATGTCAATTAAATAACTACTTAATGTATTCCGAGGGAGACATTAACTACCAACGATTCCTTGGTAATAGAAAGATAAATAAAGAGCAAAAAATACTTCAGGTTGGACTATTAAAGCAGCAAGGTTTCTCCATGCGACAAATAGCCACAAAAACAAGAATTTCTTTAGGCTCAGTCTCAAATTATTTAAAGAAATACCAAGAAATTAAAACAATATTCCTTAGCAAATTAAAAAAGAAGAAACAAGAATATACAATGTTTTTAGAGCGAATTGCATCTAAGTGTTTTTTGCTGAGCTGTAATTCCAGAAAAAGCAAGTTATCACGGAAAGATTATCAAGAGTTCAAAGAATTTAGTGAATTTTTCTTTTCTGTAATATTAGAGACTTAGCTTGCTGTATTCTCAAGAGTGATTTTATTTTACGTTTTTATTTCATTACAACAATATAGATTAGGAAAATAAGTGTAGGAGCTTCATTTTAAAATAAAATTGAATATAAAAATAAGTTTTTAAAAACATGTGTTAAAAACTGCTTTTTGCGTGCCTTCGTTTATATCTAGATTTTATTGTTTTTATTTATGTTCAAATTATATCTCAATATGTATATTCAGATATATTCAAAATAAGACATAAACTTCAAAAAGGGCATTGGCTGGGTTTGCCAGTTGGTGTGATTATGATATACTATTATTGAAAAAGTAAAATAAACTAGATTGGATTATTAATTTTTATGAAAGAAAAGATGAAAACTTTTTTAACTGTTTTGATTTATTCTGTTAAGTATGGTGTGCTGCTCTTTCTATTTTGTTTGATGATTTATGTTGGTTTTATGTTTTTAGAAAAACCTAATCAAACTAAATATGTTGTTACAAATGATGAGCAAGTGGAGTATTTTTTAAAAAATAGCTTCAAAAGAAATGACATAAAAGTTTTAGAAGTGAACTATAAGAAAACAAAAGAGGATAAAGATAAAGAAATCAAATATCTTTACAATCCTATTGTTGAATCTGGGCAAGAGGCTTCTGCCATTAGTAGTTTTTCTAAAATGGAGTTATCTGTTCCAACCTATCTAAAAAATAAAAACAATGCTTTGTATCAGGCGGAAATTCCTAGAGAGCTAACTGCTGAGGAAGAGGCTTATAATCATTCTTTAGATTTATACAAAACAAAACAAGAGGAACAAGCTAAAAATGCAGGAGAGATACTAATAGACAAAAAGGCCGGCTCTACTTTTTTTGAAACTGAGAATGAGGGATTGTTTAAAGAATTAAAAACTATGGTAGAAAAATCATCACGCGCTGTATACATCTCAAATAATAAAGAATATATCTTCGAAAAAGGTGCTCTTGATACAGAATTAAAAATTACATCAATTACAGATGTTTCAAATGTGAGCAAGAAAGTTGATGACACTTCCTCTTCAATTGAGCAGAAAAAGATTAAAGCCAAGAAAAAGAAAATACCAAATGAATTTCAGGAAAGTCCAGAACTGGACAAAGATTTTAAAATCTATTACAGCTTAACTTACAGAAAGATGATTTTGGAATCTATTCAAAAGGAATTTTATAAAAACGACTTCTCTTTTGTTGGCAAGAAAAATGAAGAACTGGAATCTCTGGATATTCTTTTAAGGGATTTTAATAAAAACCTGAATAAAAAACATAAGAAACTCTTATTCCTTGGTTCTCCTAAAAGTGCTCCTATCTTTGAGGGTATTTCTGGTTTGAAAATTTATTCTCTTATGGATTCTAAAACCGGCGAAGAAAATAATACCAACCTGAATAATCTGATAAAATTTGCCAAAGAAGAAAAAATTAAAAAATTCTTGATTGATGAAACAACCTCGGATTTTGTGAAAGATGAAATTAAATCTACTTTAGGTGATGATGTTGAATTTTATTCTTTAGATACAAATTCCACTGTATTTGATAAAGATAGCTTTAAAAAAGTATTTCTCCATAATTTACAAATGATAAAAAAATCTCTTTTCTAGTCAATTTGCAGTGACAGATTATATCAAATATGATATAATAGAGTATATAAATTGATTAAAAATAAATGAAAGGAGAAATATTACTATGACAAAAGGTAAGTATTTTAGAGAACCAGATAAGTTTTTTGCAGAACCTAAACCTTATGGTCTTGGTTTTACTGGAAGTGTCCTTGAAAATGTGAGGCCATTTCAAGAAGATGAAATTCCAAAAGAACAAGAAAGTTATTTTGGTGAAACAGCTTTTGTTGGAAATGATTTTGAAGAAGAAGTTGCTGCACGAAAGGTAAAAGAAACTTATGAAGAAGAAAACCAAGCTGAAGAGGTTGGAGATAATTTCTTGGGTAAGGTCTTGTTGTATGGTGCGGTAACTGAGCAATTAGATGATTGGCTACGATAAAAAGACGGTTTTATTTATAAAATAGAACTGTCTTTATTTTTGTGTTATAATAAAATCTGTAAATTATTTACAAAAATATATTTAACAAAAGAAAGGATGACCTCTGATAGCTAGAGAGGTCATATTGGTGACAATTATGTCAATTCTAACTAATGTTTTTATCGGAACTGTCCAAGTTCTTGAGGAAAAACCATCAAATAACGATTATAACAAATCGTTTAATGCAGTAATTGCGGGGCCGACTCCGCAAGATGTTACTAAATCTGTCCGGTTCAACAATTTTGTTGGTTTGACAATTAATGCTCGAACTGCTGAGTTTCATGGATTTGTTTCAGGCGGTTTTTATGAAATCGTTGCTCGCATGAGTGTGGATAAAGGTCAAGACGGCAAACAATATCTGAACTTGAATGTTGTTTCAATCGTCCACAATTCAGTGATGACAATGGGCAACGAAAATGGTGCAGATATTGGGGTTGTTTTCCCAGTAAACAAAGTTATTCTTTCAGGATATACTTCATACACAAAATCAGGAACAACTTCAAATGGCAACAATTATGAGTCGTTCTTGATTAATACCGGCGGTCTTTATGTCTCAAACAAAGTTGAAAAAGCTGTAACTGCACGCGCAGGAGTAAATGTGACCAACTGGAATCCTAAAGGTTTCCAAGATAACCAATATGTTCAGGTTACAGGTTCTATTTCTCGCAATGGCCAAGGTTATTGGTCAGTAACAGCGGACACAGTAATTCCTCTACATCAAGTAGAATATTACAATCCGCAACAGCAGCAACCTCAACAAACAGCGCCAACTCCACAGCAAATGCCCCAACAGCAGTACGGACAAGCTCCTACTCCTCAAAATCCTAACTTCAATCAGCCTCAGCAAACTCAACCTTATGGTCAGTCAGCTCCGGCTATGCAAGGAAATGGATATAATCAAGGGCAAGGAACTATGCCTCCGCAAAATGGTTATGGACAGTCACAAGCGCCTGTTCAAAATCCTCAATATGGGCAAGCTCCTACTCCACAAACACCTAATTTTTCTAGTCCGACACCAGAAAGTACAGGATTTGCAGGAGACAACAATCCTAATGTTTCAACACTAGGAAGTACAGGTGCATTTAACCCATCAGAAAGTCCGTTTTCTGGAGGAAACCCGTTGGATATTTCCGACGACGACCTACCGTTCTAAGATAAATACTTAACTTAGTATGAACTTGGTTTAGTTTAATTTAAGATTTAAAAGTTTACTTGATAATAAATTCAAGTAAGCTTTTTTATTTTTTCTTTTTTAGTTTAAGTAAAAATGTGGTATAATGTATTAAGAAAAATTGAAATACACAAAAGGAGTAACCATGAAGAAAAAGGTAACACTAATTGCTTTAGGTTTAGTTGTGATTTCTATTGTAGGAGTATTTTTCTACATTCGAAGTCAAACCAAAGAACCCAATGCTAAAAGTTATGGAACTATTAATAAAAGTGTTCCATCAGAAACAACAAAAGAATCTCATATTGAAGATTTAGAAAAAGGTGTAACAGAGGCATCATCTACACCAAAGGAGGCTGAAAACATGATTGCAAAAACAAAAGTTGGAGACCTGAAAATTAAGGTTGAACAAATACAAATCTTGGATGTTATTCCACGTCAAAACGGTGAATACAGTAATGGAAATAAATTTTTTGTTGTAACATCTAAAATGAAACTGAGTGATGAAATTCCGTCTTTGGATGTTTTAAAATGGGTGCTGGAAGTAGATGGGCAAGAAATTGAAGCTTCTAAAGAAGCAACAGTTTCAGCAAACCAATTCCCTCTAATTAATATCCCTAAAAACTTTGAGTTCAGTTATAGTGTTGCTTTTGAGTCAAAAGAAGATGTCTTTACAAATGCTCAAAGCATTAAATTAAAGGTCTTCTCTAGTGATGGAAGTAAAACTCAAACAATGGAGTTGAAGTAATATATTAATTTAGGACAACAAATATGTTACAGAATTGTAAAGTTAAAATAAGGAGAAATGTTTGAAACTCCTTATTTTTTTAGTTATAATTTGAAGAGGAATGATTAAATTCATTCTTTTTTTATTAAATTTGAAAGAGGTAAATTTTTTAATGAATTTAAAATCGAAAATCTTTAAAGCTGGTATAGTGACGGCTCTGCTTAGTGGTTCTGTACTTGGCCCTGCAAGTCAGATTGTTCATGCAACAGAGACTTCAAAAGCAAGTACATCATCTTCTACTGCTGAAAAGAAGTTGGATAAGAAAGCAAAAGAGACTATAACGTCTTCATCATCTTCTTCAAATTCTACTTTTACTGTTTCTTCAAGTTCATCATCATCTGCATCTGTTGATAAATCAAAAATTGATAAGACAGATGTAAAGGCAAGTGTTTCTTCTAGTGCTGAAAAAGAAAAGACTGTTACAGATGAATTAGAAAAAATCGTTTCTAAGGAAGATGTGAAAGAAGCTGAGGCTCTTCATGAAACTGCAAAAGTTGACTTGCCAGACAGCAAGGAAACAGCTAAAGAAGCTGATGAACTTAAGGCTGTACTGGAAGAAGTGGATAGCCACAAGGAAGAAATTCAAAAAGTAGAGAGCGAAGCCAATGTTCTTCAAGAAACTAAAGCTAAAAAAGATTTAGAAGTTAAAAGTATTGAAGAAAAAGAAAAAAGCTCTAAAACAGCTATTGAAGATTTGAAAAAGCAAATTGAGGCGAAGAAAAAAGAAATCGCTGAGAAAAAAGCAGCAGAGGAAGGACAAGTTTCTAATCCTCAAACAACGTCTCAATCTCAAAATATTGCTGTTCCAATTACAGTTGATGGAAACACCATCCAAACATCAGGAAAGCTTTTTGAGCCAAACTATAATGATGCAGGTTCATATCCAGTAGGTCAATGTACTTGGGGAGCAAAAGTGTTAGCGCCTTGGGCAGGACATTATTGGGGCAATGGTGGTCAATGGACAGCTAGTGCAGCAGCAGCAGGTTTTAAAACCGGAACTGTTCCTAAAGTAGGAGCAATTGCTTGTTGGACTGATGGCGGATATGGCCACGTTGCTGTTGTAACAGACGTGCAATCTGTGAACTCTATCCAAGTCCTTGAATCTAACTACTTGGGCAACCAAACAATTGGTAACTACCGTGGATGGTTTGACCCTACAGTTGCACAAGGCACGGTATCATATATTTACCCACCGGGTTCATAATCTGATACAAATTAATTTAATCAAACTGATAATAAAATATGTCTTTTAGGAGGCAGCTATGAATAAAATGTCTCGAACAACAAAATCACCCAAAGGTGCTGTTATCAGAAAGGATGATTTAGACTTTTTCACGAAAAAGAAAAACTTTAAAGGTGACACAATATTAGAAATTGTGGCCACCAGTGAAGAAGAACTAGGTCAACTAGAAGAACGCCTTGATGACTTTACACAATTTTTGAATGTTGAAAGAATTTTCAGAGGAACGATTCGTGATGGCAAAGAATATATTGCCAGATACAAGGTTAATGGCGAAACTGATTTGAGTGAACTATTTAACTTTGAACACGAAGATTTCATTGATATTGAAAATTCTGTAGATGCCAAGAAGTTGTAAACACATTAAATCTTTTAAATAATACAACAATTAATACTTATCTTTCTGAAATTACTGAAAGGTGAGTATTTTTTTACTATTGATTGTTTATAGATGGACAATATGATATAATATAATCAACAAATGCTATATAAATAAATAGAGGAAAGGAAAATGGCAAAAATTAGGCAAAAGTCTTATAAATTTAGGTTATATCCAACAGAAGAACAAAGGGTCTTGTTCTTAAAAACATTTGGTTGCTCAAGAGCTATCTGGAATATGATGTTGGCAGATAAGCTTGCTTATTACAAAGAAACAGGCAAGCTACTTAACAATACACCTGCTCAATATAAGAAAGAGTTTCCTTGGTTGAAAGAAGTGGATAGTTTGGCGCTGGCGAATGTTCAGTTGAATTTGCGAAAGGCCTACAAGAGCTTCTTTCAATCAGGATTTGGATTTCCTAATTTTAAATCGAAAAAGAAAATGTCTCACCAATCTTATAAAACAAACAATCAAAATGGAGCGATTAGATTGAGTAATGACAGTAATAATAACAAAATCAAACTTCCAAAAGTTGGTTGGGTAAAAGTAAAAACTCATAGAAAACTGCAAGGCAATATAAAGAGTGCCACCATTTCTATGACTGAGACTGGGAAGTATTTTATTTCTATTTTATGTGAAACAGAAATACAGCTCTATCTTAAAACAAATTCCAGCGTTGGGATTGATTTGGGGTTGGAGCATTTTGCCATTCTCTCTACTGGAGAGAAGATACAAAACCCTAGATTTTTAGTTCGTGCTTCTAAGAAGTTGACTAGAGAGCAAAAAATCTTGTCTCGTAGGGCGTTGGTTGCTAAACAGAGAGGTAAAAGTTTAAATGACTGCATGAATTATCAGAAGCAGCGTTTAAAGGTTGCTCGACTTCATGAGAAGATTTCAAACCAAAGGAGAGATTTTCTTCACAAACTGAGTACAACTCTTATCAAGAACCACGATAGGATTTGTATGGAAGACTTGGCAAGTAAAAATCTCATGAGAAATCATAAATTAGCTAAATCTATAGCAGATGTTTCTTGGGCAGAATTTGTGAGAATGTTGGAATATAAGGCTGATTGGTACGAAAAACAAGTATCAAAGATTAGCCGCTGGTTTCCATCTTCTCAAATTTGTTCAAATTGTGGTTTCAATTCCGGTAAAAAAGCCCTACACATTCGTGAGTGGGCTTGTGAGAGTTGCGGCTTACATCATGATAGAGACCTCAACGCCAGCATTAACATCCTAAATGAAGGTTTGAAAATATTAGCTTAATTTAATTAATATAGAACTGTAGGAACTACAGGGATAGCTTGGTATATATTAATGTAACCTCTGTTAATTTATCAATAAATTAATAAGTCGGCATTTTACCCAAGAAGCTCCTACCTCTTAGCTTTTGTGTAGGTAGGAGTGGTTCACATATGGTACAATAGATGATGTATAAAAATCAAAGAGATTAATTTTTGAAAGGGTATAAAATGAATATCAAAAAACTTTTGTCAATTATTGGCATGTTAGGTGGTGCGGGTTTGATGACTGCTCCAGTTGTAATGGGTCAAGAAATCTATTCAACAAAAATGAGTACAAAGAAAATTGCAGGCCAAAATTTTGTGATGAAAAAATATCAAGTTAAGGCCGCTAAAGACACTCATCTTTATGAGGACACAAATACAGAATCCAACAAACTTTATGATTTGAATGAGGGAACTGAATTTGAAATCCTTGGGTACTCTTCTGAGTACGCTGTTGTAGACTATAACGGCGGAGAGGCTTTTGTTCCTTTGGCTGATATTGATTTGTCTGGAACTGGCATCAAGGTTGATGTGAAATCTACAGATGGCAAAAAGAAGAAAACACCAGTTTTTTCAGACCAAACAGTAACATCATTCAAGGAATTGAGTATTGATTTGGGTAAAATTGACCTGTCTGATGAATCTTTGTATGACGGTGGAACTCTAAAAACATATAAAGATGCAGCAATCGCTTATGGACGAGCTGTCAAATCAAATGGCGAAAACCAAGAAAGTCTTAAAGCAGAATTTGAAAGTGCCAAAGATGGATTGTTGCTCAAAAATGGCAAAAAGGCTATTGAGAAAAAAGCTGAAGAAAAATCGAGTAAGAAGACAAGTTCTAGCGCTTCTTCTTCAAAAGAAACCAAACAATCTTCTTCTACACCATCATCTAGCTCTCAATCAGCTCCATCTGCAAGTCCTGCGCCAAGTGCTTCATCATCAGACAAATTCCAATTCCCATCTGTTCCTCAAGGCTTGACTATCAAAGATGGTAAAACACTAGCAGCCGTTGCTATTGAAGCTACAGCTAAAATGAGCCTAGAGGGCAAGGATTCTCCTAACCAAACAATTGGTAAGGGAGTTGCTACTATCCCAGAGGGGGCTAACTTACAAGTAACTGCTATTTCTACGGATGGTGTAGCAGAGGTCTCTTATGAGGGCCAAACAGTTTATGTTTTAACTAGTGGTTTAAGTTAAAAATAAAAAAACAATGGAAACCGAAAGAAAGAAGATGAAATCCTTATGACAAAACTTCCTGTAAAGCGAAAAATGTTGATGGATGAATACCAAAAAGCAGCAATTGAAGCCCCTATTGGAATTACTCAGATAGGGGCAATTGCTGGTGCTGGGAAGACATCTTGTCTAACAAATAGAATCGCTAATATGGTTGACCACGGTGTTGACCCGTCAAAAATTTGCATGGTGACGTTTACACGAAAAGCTGCAAGAGAAATGTTAGAACGTGTAACAAAAGTGCTTTCTGTTCCAGAGGGGCAAGAATTGCCAGTAAAAAACGGAACATTCCATAGTCTAGCATACAGGCTGATGCGAGAGTATTATTCTCGTAGAGGCTTCAAATTCTCAATGCTTGATGAAAAGTCAGAAACATCATTATTTGAACTTGAAGTGTTTGTGGCTTTGAAAAATAAGTGCCAGAATGAAAATCCTGATATGCCTGAAAAAGAAGTGATTAAAACTGTTAAGAGACAAATGACAGATACACCTATTAAGTATCTGATTAAAATTATGTCTCAGGCAGCATCATTCACGCGCAATCCTCTAAACTTAGAGGCCGATTTTCCTGCAACTATTAGTGAATGGAATACAAAAAATCCAAACAAATATGTAGAACCGGAAATGGCCTTAGCCTTTATGGTTGCCTTTTTACGATTGAAGCGCCGTAGAAACCTTTATAACTTTGATGACATCCTACTCTATTTCTATGAAAAATTGGTGACAGATAAAGACTTTTTGAACTATGTTCATAGAAATATTGAACATCTCCTTGTAGATGAATTTCAAGATGTAAACTATCTGCAATACCTGATTGTAAAATTGATGACGCAAAAATCATTGTTTGCAATTGGTGACAAGGCTCAGGCCATCTATGGTTTCCGTGGTTCTAATTCTAGTTTTATTGAAAATTTTGCAACTTATTTTGATGATTTAGGGTTAGGTGTACTTGAATTAACTCTAAAGAAAAATTACCGCTCACAAGGAAATATCTTGAAAAATGCTGAAACACTGATTCATGGTAATTTTGAAGATGTTGAATTAATTCCTACTTTACAAGATGGAATTTTAAAACATGGAAGATTTGATAGCCGAAATGCAGAAGCTGAATATATCATGTCTAGAATTAAGCAAAATTATGAAGCAGGTCTTCCTTATAATTCTCAGGCAGTCCTTATTCGAGGTAAACGCTCACTAGCTGCTCTGGAAATGGCTGCTCGGAAATTTAACATTCCATTGTCTGTGGCCGTAGGCGGAGCAAAATCATTCTTTGATTTGAAAGTTATCCGTGAGCCTTTAGCGTTTTTAAAAATCATTCAATATCCTGATGAGCCATATAACTACATTGATGTTTTGAGGTTGTTCCCCGGTGTTGGTGAGAAGAAACTAAAAGATGTCTATACATTCTTAAAAAACAATAATTGTAATTTAGAGTTGTTGATGTTGGCCACAAAAGACAAATCTTTGGCCGGTGCTATCCAAGCTCTTGTTTATATGTTGGATTCTATTCCTGATTTACCTGTAGTTCATGATGAAGACACAGAAAAAGTACAGGAAGAAAAAGAAGAGCAACAAAAACGTTATGTCTTTGATGTTTTAGATGTTTTCCTATCCGGATTCTATGAAGAGTCTTTGGCAAAACGCTTCACAAATAAGCTGGGGGTGTTAGATAATGATGCCTACGATTCAGCAATTAGTTCATTGGAAGACTTCAAGAGCATTGTCAATAACGCAGCTTCTTTAGAAGACTTTTTGGCAGATGTTCAATTGAATGATGATATTGATTCTGATGATGGGGATGCTGTTTTGCTTGCAACTATGCACGCTTCAAAAGGGTTGGAGTGGGATGTTGTATTCCTGCCCGGATGGACAGAGGGGTTATACCCAACAAAATCAAGTATGACACCTAAAGAAGAAAAGCAAGAGCGAAATCTTGGGTATGTTGCTATCACGCGCGGTAAAAAAGAAGTTTATGTAACTTATGCGCCAGTCAATGAGGGTGGTTTCTCTAGGCCATCAAGATTCTTTGATGAAGCCAAATTATATGAAACGCCTAACATGTTGAAAGAGAAAAAGAAAGGTGTTACATGATATTAAATCCTTTTACTGGACAAGAAGTACAAGAAGAAACAATTGTAATGAAGTCTATTTTATGGCCTGATGTTAAAGAATTGTTCTACGAATATTTCTTTGGTGACAAACAAAAGGCTTTAAAGGAAATGAAAGAAGCAGCAGGAAGCCAAGGGATGAGAAAGGAAAGTTTCTTTTCTCTTGGCCTTGTTTTTAAAGAAATATATAATTCCCCGGATTCCATCTATGTTTCTTTTAAAACTGAAGATGAAGCTGTAATCTTTTTAAACAATGTTTACACTCTTCATCTGGGAATTCAGCAAATAAGGTAGAAAGTAGGTGACAGTATTGGATGATTTGAAAGATTTTTTTGCTAACAGTTGGAAAAAGAGAAAGAAAAGATGGAAAAACAGTAGTGCCTCCATTAGAAAAATAATTCAATACTTTATGTCTGGATGGATGTATAGGATTTTTCTTCTCCTTGCTCTTGTTTCCTTTATTGTAGGTGGTATATCTATTACATTGTTAGCATCTACTAGAAGCTCTATCAAAGGCTTGCAAGATTCGGTTTTAGAGACAGCTAGAAGCCAGAATTACAAAGATGAAAAACTAGAAGTGACAGAAACAGGGAAAACAAAAAGAACCTATGAATTAACTTATGATAGTTCATATAATCCAATTGTTAGTCATGATGGGAAATCGTATTTTTTGAAAAACTCAAAATCCTATGAGATTGATTCTAGTAACAATGAGCTGAAAGAAGTTCCTAAAACTCCATACTTAGATGCTTCTTATGTATTTTTGTCTTTAATAAATAAAGATTTAGGGCAAGATTTCACATCAGGAACATACAATGTACTAGAAAGTTTGAATAAAACTGATTTCAAAGTTCAAAATGTAACATACGGAGCAAATGAAGCGCCATCTTATTATGTTTCTGGAACGGTGAATAAAGGAGATGCTTTTTTCTTCAAGAAGAAACTGTATGAATTTGTGGATGCAACCATTCCTAGTGATATAAAAGAATTTAAAGTTGAGTTAGTTATCAATAAAAGATTAGCTATTATCAACGAAATTAAAATAACTGGATTAGAAAAGGAAGGATATACTTTGTATTTGAAGTATGTTAGGTAATGTAAAATATGGCAAAACAAAACCAAGAATTTCATGGATATGATAAATTTGATACATCATTCCTGAAAAGGCCAAGAAATTACAATGAATTTGAAGAATTAGGACTTACAGATGATGATGTTGTGCCATCTGTTCAGGACAGTGAAGACTTCTTGCTTCGTTGGGAACATATGGGCTATGATAAATTAACGCCTGCCCAACGCCGAAAGAGACTGTTCTTATATCTGTTTTTGGCCTGTGTTCGGGTTCTGAATGAGTGCGAAGTAAAATGGCTGATTGAGCGGTATCATAGATTCAAAGATTTTGGTACAAAAGAAGACCCAGACCCACGGTCTATCTCGGCGTTGCAACGTCTGGCAGAGCATAATTTACGTTTATGTATGTCAGAAGCTATCAAATGCTCTTTGGAATATGAGGAGTTGAGTGATGTATTTGGTAATACTTATGAGGGGTTGAACACAGGATTACGCAGGTTTGACCCAAACAATGAAAAAGGAGCAAAGCTATCCACTTATGTTACATGGTGGATTAGGCAATCAGTTTACAGAAAGACTTCAGAGCAACAAAGAAATATTGTCATTCCTAATCATCTTAGAAGTGATTTTAACAATCTTCGAAAAGCATTGTCAGAATTAACTAATGGTACTGAGGATGATGTAAATAGAAGTTATGAAGAATTGGCTGAATATGTAAACACTCACATTAAACCCGGCGGAAAAATGGATGCCAAGAAAGTAAAAGTTCTTTATCCTCATGTTCTTCATCAAAGTTCTTTAACATGGTCTTCTGGTTTTTATAAGAGCGGTGATGATGTTGAAGACAATATGTATTTGGTTGAAGCTAGTATGGAATCTGGAGACTCTATAGATGATACATTAACTTCTAAAAACCAAGAAAAGTTTTTAAAAGAAAGTATGGAGTCATTATCGGCTAGAGAGCGTGATGTCATTGACTTGTATTATGGGCTGACTTCTGGAAAGAAGATGTCACCTAAAGAAATTTCAGCATTTCAAGGAACACCAGAAAGAATCGTACAAAGTTTGATAGCTTCAGCAACAGAAAACATGCTGAAATATGCAATTGAAAACAACATTGACTATGAAGATATTGTTTGATATACTGATAAAAAAGTGAAAACTTTCTAAGTGTTTGTAAAAAAGTAATTGTAAAAAAGGAAAAGGCTGTAATAAGCCTTTTTGATTTGTTTAGCAGCTTTTGATATAATAAAACTAATTAATAGAAATAAAACAAAAGAAAGAAATGTGCATAGATGAAAAAATATATAATTGGAATTATATCTCTTGTTTCTATTGTTATTATTGGTTTATTTTCGTGGTTTTTTATCAGCAAAAACAATAACAATAACAAGTATGGCAAGATAGATACAGTCGCTAAAACAGAAGAAAAAGCAGCAAAAAAAGGAGCTTTTTCCGAGATAAGTTTAGGTAATGGCACTGTTTATGATGTCGTGAGAATCAATGGTAATAACAACAGTATTGACATGAAAGATTATCTATATCAATGGGATAAAGAAGATAGAAACAAAGTAGAACATGGAATTACTTTTATTCGTCGTAATATTCCTAGTACAGAAATTTCAGCACTTATCCCAGAAAAAGCAGAAACCATTTATGACCCATCAAATGCTGGATGGCATTATTATAAGTCTGGGAATGTTTTAGTTGGTATTACAGTAAAAGATTCAACAGATAAATCAATTGGTTTAATTCAATCAGAAATGAAAGATGCCATCAGTGCTTTTGGTGCTCATATTAAGGGTGTTTGGTATACTGTGAATGATTATCAATCTTCTCCATTCATGCTAAAAGACTTTGATAAATCAGCAATCGTATATGTATCTAACGGCTCAAATGGAAAAGATTATATCCAAGTGCCTGATGGAAATATTTTAGAAAATACAAGTGAAGCTAAAAAACAATTACGTTATTTAGAAATTCCTGATTTACAATTAGCTGACAGTGGGCAGCCTGTAGAATTTGAATCAAGCCCTTTTGTTCAATTTAATTATTCTATTGTGGGTAATAAGATTGTCTTAACCGCTGTATTTGCTCCGGCAGGAGATAGTAACAAAGCTGCTGCAATTAGTCAAACCATTTCAAAAAATATTGGTAATTCTAGCGAAAAATTCGCTACTGGTCAATTGATTGCATCAGACTATATGAGAATTGGTCAATTGTCATTTCCAACAATAAAAAACGCAGAAATATCTAGCAAAACCATGAAAACAAAAGATAACGAAGAAGTTGTAAGTTTTGCTCAATTTAAAGATGTTCAGGGCGTTGGTGACTTGTCTGGTAAAAAGGAATTTCTAAGTCCTATCACAAATGTCCTGATGAGGCCAGATGCAAAAGAAACGAATTTTGATGCTGGAAATCTTTCTTTGAAACAATTGGCAGAAAAGAAAATTGGAGATTGGCAAGTCTCTATATCTCAATTTGACTATATAACCAGTGACCCATACTCTAAAGAAAATAAGTGGCTGATTGATGGAAATGGAAGTTCTGGTGTATTGACAACATTTTATAATGCAGATAAGAAAGAATTGGTTGTTATGGCCGTAAGAGGAACAAACCTTAAATCTTCTTATAAAATCAATGACTATATTACTTCTTATACAAAATAAAAGAACTCTAAAATCTAGAGTTCTTTTTATTTATTATTTTGTTTATAGATTATAGATTAGGAAATTCATCTATAAAATCTGGAGTTCCATTAAAACCTTGGCCTTGGAATTGTTGTTGAGGCTGAGATTGCTGATAGAAGCTTGGTGATTGTTGGTTTCCTTGACCACTTTGGAAAGTAGTTGTAGTGCTGCCATTTACATGGGCGCTCCAAGGTTGGTTTTGAGGTGGAAGTGTATTTACAGGTGGCTGAGATTGATTTGGTACAATATTGCCATATGGTTGTTGTGGATAGCCTTGTTGCGGTGGCGCTTCTGTTGTGGTTTGTTCGTCAGAACCCAAATCAGGTAATTCGTTAGGAGAGAAAGCCCAGATGCCTCGTTCCATTTCTATGCGAAGATAATTTTTAATAGCTTCGGATAAATAGATGGCCATAGCTTTTAGTTCAGAAAAAGGCATGATGTAAGATGCAGACTTTTTATTCTGATTGGTTGGTGAAATACCGCCAGTAGAAGTCTTCTTTCCATCTTGAAGAGAAGCAACAAACATGACATTGCCGACATTTTTTGCCATGCTAACACTTAGAGTTCGAGATATAAGTCTTCCGTTTTTATCATTGCCTCCGCCAATGTGGATTTGTTTTCCAAAGAAGTTCTTTCCACTTGCTTGTGCGTTGTTTTGCATAGCTTGGATTTCTTGTACAAATCGTCCGCTTAAAATATCATGACACATAGCCAGAATTTCATCAAATGTTAGGAAGCAAGTAATAACAACATTTTTGGATGAATTATTCGTGTCATAGTTGGTTAGTTGAAATGCAACTTTATTAATATTGAAAGCATAAGTCATGATTTCAAAAAAAGATTTATTGCCAGAAAAACGAAGTAATTTATACTTCTTTTCTGCAACTTCTTGGGAGCTATTTTGGTTGTAATTAGTCATTAATTTTTTCCTTTCATATTTGTTAATTACATTCTTAATTATATCATAAAAACCTAGAAAACTCAATGGTTCAAAGCTTTCTTGAAACAAGATTGTAATAGTCAAAAAGAGAGAAAAATGTTATAATGAATAAGTAATAAATAACAAAATATAAAAGGAGTAATTCTCATGAATTTTACAAGCTGGTTAAAAAATACATTTCCTTTATTTTTTCGACGGCATAAAAAGAAAAGGATTCAACGGCCAATGCCAGAAGAAGACCAACTGGCTTTAAGTTTTGAAGAAGATGCCATTCAAAAAGTGGAAGAATCACAACCAGAAAACCCATTTACTCTAGGATATACTGAGAATGATGACAGTTATACAAAATTTTCAGGAAAGGTTAATAATGAAGAAAGTCTTTCTGTAAAAACGCCAGTCCAAGAAGCAGAAGAAGAACTAGATGAGCTTCAAAGTCAATTAGAGCAATTAATTGAGCAAGAGGAAAATACTTTCATTCATGCAGTAGATGAAGAGTCAGATATTATCGTTCATGGAAATGATATTATTTACACGCCGGATAAAGAAAATCTTTCTCATGTCATTGCTTCTAATGATGGCTCAATTGTGTTTTCGGGTGTGGACAGAGCTGGACAGATTACAACAGTGATTAAACACAAAAATGGCAAATTCAGCCATTATACAAATCTTGAAGTCTTAATAGCTCAATTAGGAGAAGATGTTGAGCGAGGAGAAGTTCTTGGAACAACAAGGTACGCTCCTATTTGCTTCTATATCGGAAGTCATTTATGGCTGCATGATATAAATACAGCTCAAATGATGGCTAATGGTCAGTAATATTTACTGGCCTCTTCTTTTTATTTTTCGTGTTTTATGTTAAAATAGATGGTGAATGAAAAATAAAGCACAAAGTTTTAAAAAGGATTTAAAAGATGACTAGTATAACTTTAGTTATAGAGTCTAAACTTTATCTTAAAGATAACCAACCTCTATACGAATACTTTGATGACTACTCTAAAATGTTTAATTTCTTATTTCGCAGGTGTGTGCACCATTTAAGACACAAACTAAATGGTGAGTCTGAATCTCGGTATCGAACCAACTTAATGCTTGAATTTAACTTGACTAATCGCATGGCTAAAGCCATTATTCGAACTGCGAAGAATCGACTTAAATTATTAAAAGAATCGGCTCGCTACCAGTTTAATAACTTGTATAAGCGCAGACGAACTTTGTATAAAAAGATGGGAAAATTAAAGTTTCTATTATCTTTAAGTTCAACTTCTTTTAAACAAAGAAAATTGGTGAAGTTGCGATTATTTTGGACTCAAATGAAATTAAACAAAGTGAATCAATTGCTATCTAATGGCTTGAAAATCCATTTGACTTTTGGCACAAGGCACTTGTTAAAAACAAACAAGGAAAAATTCTTAGCTAAAAGAGATAATCAAGTGGTTTACATTGGAGATAAAAACGAGACTTGTGGCAATCAACAGTTTCAAATTAAATTTAACTTTAAATACAATCGCTTTGAATATAAGCTAAGAGTAGATAATCGTTGGGTTCAGAGTTCAAATAAATACATATTTGGTTCATTTGTTTTGAAGAACAAAGATGCAAAGCTGTCTATTTTAAAGACTTTGTCTAATAATAAGTCTAATCCTTTAACTTATAGAATAAGTAAAGAAAAGGACGCTTTGTACTTACAAATCATATATCGACGTGAGACTGCTGATGTTACAAGAAGTAGTCGTGGTGTTTTAGGGATTGATTTCAACAAAGGATTTATATCTGTGTCTGAAATCAGCTCAGATGGTAAGTTACAATCATCAACTCGCTATAACTACTTACACACAGGTAAATCAACCAAGACAAAAACATCTATGCTAGAATTAGTTTCTAAGTTAGTTGCTCAGGCTGTGAATGTTGGAAAAGATATTGTTATTGAAGATTTAGTTAGTTTAGATTCAAATAAGAAACAAGAAAAAACAAAATCAAAAGATTACAATCGGATGATTAACAGCTTGAAGTTTGGTTTATTCAAGCGTTGCTTGCTGAGTAAAGCAACAAAAGAAGGGGTATCCATACACAGTGTGAACCCTTATAATACAAGCAAAATAGCTAGGGCAAGTTATACAGATAGAATGAAATTAAATGTGCATGATGCAGCTTCTTATGTTATTGCACGAAGATTTTATCAATACGACTAGGTGAAATTTATTTAATACAATCTGAAGACAAGATACGGAAAGATTGTGAAATTAAGGAATATACTTTAGTGTTTGAGAGAATCTTTATTGCTTTGAAATAAAGAGGATTTTCAGATTATTTGAATAGCTTACCGTACAGCTAATGTAATTGAAATATTAGATGAAAGGAATAGAGTAACTATTTATAGTTATTTCTTTACGGTGAAAAGAATGTCAATAGATATTTTTGACGAAAATGAAGACAACAGCTTGGCTGAATTAGACCTTGGAGAGCTTCAAAAGGCAATGGCCTCTATCGGTCATCCGTCAGGCAAACAAGAACAGCCTAAGCCAACAATAAATAGGCGGCGTGCACCTGTAGTTCCGACAGAGCAAACCATTAAAGCTTATAAAGAAGAACAGAAAAAGAATCAACCACAGTTTAGTCCGGAATTTGAGGCTATGCAAGAAATGACTAGGAAAAGCAGAGAATTATCTTTGTCTGTTCCTGTTGTAGGGGGCAATTCCAGACGTTCTCGGCAAAGAAGAACATCTGATATAGAGAAAGAAAAATTACCTCAATCTCTTGTTTCAGAAATTGGGGATTTGCCTGTAGAAGTTGAAGACAATCCTAAAAGCACTCCTGCCTATGTCGGAGCAGCGCCGGTTGTAGTTTCGTTTCAATCAGATGATGAACCAGAAGAAGTTTCAAATGCTGTAGAATTAAGCAAGAAAGAAAAAATGGCCAATAGGACGCTACAAGAGCGGCTATTGGATGAAAATGATGAAGAATTGTTTGATGCGAACAATAAAAATTCTAGTTCAAATTCTTCTACTAAAACCAAACGTAGAAGAGGCCAGATTATTGAGTCTGAGGACGTTCCTGTAAATGTAGGCCGAATAGAAAACACTCGCAAAGATGTGTATGAGCGAGAAGAAAACAATCCATTTGCTGGGCCATTGCCTAATGACATCAATCTCTATACCATTCAGGATTATGTTTCTAAGTATAGAATGATTGGCTTGGGTATTTTCTTAGGATGCTTGTTGTTGGCTATCCTATTGGTTGCTATTTTTGGAATTCAATTATTTTAGAGAGGAAATGTATATACATGGTATTAAAAGGTAATAAACATAAAACAAGAACAAAAAAACGAGTTTTTGTTTCAAAGAAAAAATTGATTGAGGCGATTATGGCCTTGAATTATTACTGTATGGATTTGAATAGCTCCTTAAAAAATGGAGATTTGACATCTAAAGAAAAACAAAGTATTCGTAAGAATATTAATGCGAATTACGCAATCAAACATTACGCCATTGACCAAATGTATCGTGATGGCATTTTGTTCTTTGAGTGCTTTAGTGTTCAAGTAAATGAGCCTAAGAATCAACGTTATCTCTTTTCTCAATTCACGACCAAAGATGGTTCTTTTGTAGTGAAAAAACCTGCTAAGGTGGATGATTTGATTGCTATGCAAGCGTCCTTTAAAGTGGAGCACAAAGAAACCAGTGATTTCACAAAGGATTATATTCCTGACCTTGAATTGAATGATGCAAGAAATATCCTTGCAGGCTATATTCAAAAAGATATTCGTTTGATTTTTGGACACAAGAATGAGGAAGCTAAAGCTTTCAATGCTTTTAACTGCGAGCCTTTGAGAGATGAAAATGGAAATCTCACCCCTGAGTTCCCAGAAGTTCAAGCAGAACTAAAAAAATACAATGAAAAATCAGAACAAAAGACAGATGAAAAGAAGTCTGTATTTGATGCTTTAAATAAAGCGCAAAAAGGAAAGAATGTCATCAAGAAAGTTAAATTTAAAAAGCGGAGGTAAGATTCCATGACTGAATCAATAGCTCCACAAAATCCAGAATGGGTTGTTTTAGCAGAAAAGGCAGACCAAGGTAAAGATTATGCAATGGCCTTTAAAAATCACAAGAGATATAAAGATTCAAAAGGTTATTTTTGGATTTGTCAAGACCCTGACCTTTTAAATGGTGATGAGGTTGTTGTAATAGCTTTGCAGGGTCATGTTTTGGCATTAAAAAATCCTGAGGAATATAATCCTAATTGGGGAATGTTTCCAAAAGAAGAAAAATTCTTTCGACTTGATACTATGCCAATCATGCCTCAAAAGTTTGAGCTGACTATTGCTGATGGAAAGTACATGTTGGTTCAAAACGCCAAACGCTTTTTAACAAAAGCTAAAACAGTCATTATTGCTACTGACCCTGACCGAGCAGGTGAGCACATTGCTGTGGCACTACTTAGATTCTTGAATGTGGATATGACGAATACTAAGCGTCTATGGATTAATTCGTTAGAAAAAGGGCCTGTTCGTAAAGGGTTTCAAAACTTAAGAGATGCTTCTGAAACATATCCATATTATTTGGAAGACTTTACTCGTAGTGTTGCTGACTGGATGATAGGGATGAACCTAACTTGCCTTTATTCTCAATTGTGTTGGGATAATGGAGTAAGGACATCTGGTGCTTTAGCGATTGGGCGTGTTCTTATCCCTACCATGATGTTGGTATGGCAAAGAGAACTGGAAATTGCAAACTTTAAGCCTGAGCCATATTACATAGATACTCTTCTTTGTAAAACAGATAAAGGTGAAGAATTTGTAGCCCAAAGGTCTGGGGAATTCAAAGATAAAAGTGCTATCCCTATTATTTCTAAGTTGAGAGGCAATGTCACTGACATCAAAACTGAAAGAGAGTCCACAATACCTGAAAAGCTGATGGATTTGCAAGGTCTTAAAGATAGAGCAACAGCCGAATTAGGATATAAACCGGACGACACTCAAGACGCAGCAGAAAAACTGTATCAGAAGCATTATCTAACTTATCCTCGTACTTCTATTAACGTAATTACAGAAAATGAATTTAATTATTTGTTAGACTATCATTCTAAATACAAAGCGTTTTTCCCAGATGCTAATTTAGTTCGCACCATGCCTAAGAAAACATGGGTAGATGCTTCAAAAGCAAAAGAACACTTGGCCATTGTGCCAACACGGACTATCCCAGATTTGTCTTCTCTTCCAGAAAAGGAGAAGAATGTTTATCTTCTTGCTGTTAAAAGTGTTCTTGCTATGTTTGAGGATGATTATTACTATGATAAAACTACAATTGAAGTAGAAAATGATTATACTGTATCTGGTTCTGTAGATGTGGATTTGGGCTGGAAAAAATTCTATAAAAAGAGCAAAAATACAGTGTTATCTTTACCATCTGTAAAAGTGGGTGAGGAGTTAAATATTAAGCAAGAAATTGCAGAATATATGACAAAACCACCTAAACCTTATACTGCTTCAACATTGGAAAAAGCTATGGAAAATGTTCACAAACTGATAGATGATAAAATGACGAAGAAAATTCTTAAGGATGCTAAAGGACTTGGAACACCTGCAACACGTTCAGCTATTGTAACTAAAGTTATTAATCATCACAAACTTTTGGAAGAAATTCCAGTTAAAGGCAAGAAAAAACTTCCTATACTTCAAACAACAGCCAAAGGAAAAATGTTGGCAGAGCTTATTTCTAAAACAAACAAAGTTTTAGGAGAGCCGAAAATGACGGCAGAGTGGGAAGATGCTTTGAGTCGTATATCTAAGTTGACATTAAGTCCAAAAGCTTTCTTGGATGAAATCAATAAATTGGTTTGGCATGCTTTTCAAACGCTGCCTACTGAATTGCCAAAAGTTCTAAAAACTATTGACACTTCTGCTCTAGGCCCAGCAGGCAAAAGTGCTCCAGTTGCAATAGGAAAATGTCCTATTTGTGGCACAGGTGATATTTTGGATAGCTCACATCCTAAATTTAATGCTTATACTTGTTCGGAAGAGACTTGTGAACTTCGTAAAAAATCTTTATTTAAGGAAACTTTGAGTAAGTGGGGGCATAAAAAAATAACAGCAAAAGAAGCTGTTGAGCTTATCAAAGGTGAGAAAATCCCATGTAAACTAACCTTTAAATCTAAAAAATATGACATGTTGATTTTTAGAGAAGCAACAACAGGATATATCAAGTGGGTAACAAAACTGTTACAATAAATTTATAAAAATGTACAAGAACATATAAAAATTTATGTAAGAACAGAAAGCCCTTCGTATCTAGTGATAGGTGCGAACTCAACGTTAAATGCTTTGAACTCCTAAAGCCTTGTAGCCTAAACAGTAGATGGAAACGTCAAGCTGAATGGAACGAAAGTAGAAAAAAGTACAAGGATAGCATAAGGTGAAATAAAAACTAATCAGTGCTTAAGTGAATAAAATAGTGGCCCTTAAGAAACGTTAGCCCTAAGTGCAGTAATAATGGATGTTTAGCAGGGAAAGTCCTACAGTCAAATGACTATGGAAGACCCCCAACGACTATCTCCTAGAGGGAGAGTAAAACCGCAAGTGGATGGCGGAGGAAAAATGTTGCACCTAACTTCGTTTAGGTGAAGATATAGTCTGCGCTCATGTGAAAGCATGAGAGGTCTGCTGGTAACAGTAAGACTGCATTAAGGGTTGCGCCTTGATGTGAACAAGAAAAATACAGATTTTTAGAAAACTTTTATATTTTTACTTTGCAAAAATATCTTCAGTATGATAAACTTAGTTTAAGAATTAAGTGAGGTGTACTTATGGTATTAATGTCTATAGGAAAATTTGCGAAAGAGTTAGGTGTTACACCTGAGCACGTTCGCACAATGCACAGAACAGGTGAGGTAATTCCTGCTCGTATTTCAGAAAAAGGAACTAGATATTACTCTGATGAGCAACTCAGAGAGTTGAAAAACAATTTAAGTTCACAGAGAGAAGAGAAAGTAGTAGCCTATTGTAGAGTTTCTACAAAGTCACAAAAAGATGACTTAGAAAAACAAGTAGAAAATGTTAAATCCTACATGTACGCTAAAGGTTACTCTTTTGAAGTCATTACAGATATTGGTTCTGGTATCAATTATAAAAATAAAGGTTTGCAACAGTTGATTTCGTTAATTGATTCAAATCAAGTTACTAAATTGGTTATTCTTCATAAAGATAGACTAGTACGTTTTGGTTTTGAGTTAATTCAACTACTTTGTGAGTTACATGATGTCGAAATTGAGATTATTGACAACTCAGAGCGAAGCAAAGAGGAAGAATTGACAGATGATTTAATTCAAATCGTTACAGTATTTGCAAATAGACTTTATGGTTCAAGGTCTAAAAAGACCAAGACACTAATTGAAAGGATAACTGATGTTACACGGGATGAAAATCGCACTTGATTTAACTGATGAGCAAGAACAACAGATGTGGAAGTCTGTAGGGGTTGCTCGTTGGTCTTATAACTACGCTATAACTAGAGCTAAAAAGCATTACTCAAATTACTTAGAAGATAATACATTATCTAAAACTTTGACTGAGGGGCAAATTCGTAAGGAATTAACTGTGTTGAAAAACACAACACATCCTTGGTTAAAAGAGGTAGGGTCTAATGTCATTAAACAAGCCGTTAAAGATTGGAATGATGCTAGAATTAGGTTCTTCAAAGGGTTAGGTAAAGCCCCTAAGTATAAGTCAAAAAATATTTCAAAACCGAGCTTTTATGTAAATTATGAGAGTTTAAGAAGAGTAAATGGTGGATTTAGAGGGGAGAAGTTAGGTTTTGTAAAAACAACCCAATCTTTACCTAGAATACCTAAAGGTTCACATTATAAAAACCCTCGAATTTCTTTTGATGGTAAATATTGGTATTTGTCTTTCTCTTATGAAGTTCCAGATATTTCAGTGGATTTGACAGATTTAGTTATAGGTGTAGATTTAGGTGTAAAAAACTTAGCAACTTTATCTACAGGTGAGTTTATTAAAAATATCAATAAAAGTCGCAGAGTGAAGCAGTTGGAGAAACAATTACGACGGGAACAACGTCACCTTGCACGTCAGATGCAAGCTAACACCAAAGGGTATCTCACAACTGCAAACGGCGGTAGAAAACCTATTTATAAGCGACCTTTAGAGTTATGTTCTAATATTCAAGAAACTAAACGTAATATAAAGTTAATCCACCGTAAACTTCATTCTATTCGGATGAACCATCTTCATCAAACAACCTTTTATCTTGTAAAACAGTTACCAAAAGGTATTGTGATTGAAGATTTGAACGTTAAAGGGATGTTAAAAAATAAACACTTGTCAAAACACATTCAAAATGCCATGTTCTATGAATTTCGTAGACAGTTAGAGTACAAGTGTTTACAATACGGTATCTATTTAGTTGTTGCAGACCGATTTTATCCTAGCTCTAAAACGTGCAGTTATTGTGGTAGTATTAAGTCTGATTTAAAACTTAAAGAAAGAGTTTATAAATGTGACTCTTGTGGTTTAGAAAAAGATAGAGACTTAAATGCAGCAGAAAATTTAGCTTATTATTTCTATAGAGGTTAATAACCTGAGTACCCATCGCTACTGGGGAATTTAAGCCTATTGAGTGTTATATCAAATGATAGTAGAAGTGAGGTTTACTTCGCTTTGAGGTCAGACACAGTGATGTAGGAAGTGAAAAACGAAACGGATAAGTCTACCGGTTTTGAACTTGTAGCAACATAAGTTTTCACAAAGTGAAAATATAGGTATAAAAGTCTATATTTTTCGTAGCGGAATTTGCTAATCCAAAGAAGAAATAAAAGTTATCTCCTTAACACAAAACAGTTGGAAAATGTGGCTAAGTGTGATAATATATACTTATGATTAAATTACATGATATGACTATTCGTTTAGGTGCTGGAGTTAAAACATTGCAAGAAATTGTGATTGTTTTAGCTCCAATTATTCATGTATTTTCCTGTAGGATTTATGGTTTGCTTAAGTACAAGAAAAAGGGGAGAAGATGAAAGCTTACAAAACGGAAATTTATCCAACGCAAGCTCAGATTGAGTTAATCCACAAGACTTTCGGATGTACTCGCTATGTTTATAATCAATTTGTTTATGAGAATCTAGAAAACCTTGCATCAGGGAGAGAGTTTATTTCTGCTTTCAACTATTCTAAAATGATGAACAATGACCCTAATACTCCTTCTTGGTTGAAAGAAGTTCCAAGCAAAGCAGTCAAACAAGCATTGATTTACGCAGAACATGCATTTCGAGATTACTTTTCTAGACGTAAAGGGAAGCCTAAGTTCAAAAAGAAAGGTACAAACAATAGCTTTTATCTGATAGGTACTTTAAAAGTTGAGAGACACCGTATTTTTGTTCCTGTTTTCAAATGGATTCGATTAAAAGAATTTGGTTACATTCCTGAGAAGATAAGCTCTGTAACGATTTCTATGAAGAATGGACGCTATTATATTTCTTGTTTATGTAAAGAGGAAAAAGATGAACAGATAGCCTTATCCAATGATTCTATGGGAATTTATTTTGGTCTAAAAGACCAATTTATCACAGAAGATAGAACAATTCATTCCATTAACCATTCTTTGCGCATTAAGAAATTAGAACGGCGTTTGAGAAGAGAACAAAGATGTTTGTCTCGCAAGGTTGAAGCTAATATGATTAAGAAGTCTTATTATCAAAAAGGAGCTAAGAAAGGTCAACTTCACTCTTTTCAATGGGCAAAGCCTTTATCTGAGTGTAGGAATATCCAGAAACAAAAGAGGAAGGTTTCTCAAATTTATGAACGCTTAACTCGGATTCGAACAGATTATAATCGAAAAGCTTTGTTTTCTTTAGTTCTAGAACGAAAACCAAGTTCTATCACCATTGAAAATTTATCGGTTCGTAGTCTGTTGAAGAATCGGCACTTGAGTGCAGCTATCATGAAAGCTCAGTGGTATCAGTCTCGTCTTTATTTGGAAAATCTCTGTAACAGATTAGGAATAGAACTTAGATTAGCAGATGGGCTTTATCCATCTAGCAAACTTTGTTCAACCTGTGGCTTCAAATATAAAGACTTGAAGCTAAAAGAACGATTTTGGACTTGTTCTAACTGTGGTAGTAAGCATGATAGAGATAGAAATGCAGCTATCAATTTAGCACAATGCGAAACTTATACTGTTTTAACCAAAGTTTAGTTTAAACTGGTTACTACCGTGGGTTACATGGGAAGTTACGCTTGTGGACTGTTATAACAAATGGAAGTAGATTTTATATCATGATGTGATATAAAAACAAAACCAGACAGGGTGAAGCAAGAAGAATTTCTAAAATAAAATAATTTTATTAGAAAAGGTCTCAAAATATATATTTAGATATATTTTGTGTAACAGGTGATGAATTGAAAAATGAATTAGTGGAGCAAAATGAACATCAATTATCCACAGATGTCAAAGCTCCTGAAAAAGATAAAAATGAAATTTCTATATCAACTAGGACATTCCTTGACACTTTGGAAGAAGAGACAAGAAGTGAAGTCTTAGAAGTTGGTGAATATAAAGGCTTGAAGAAAGATGAAGCCTATGAACTCAAAATCACGCGCGCCCCTGAGAGTAATCTTCTTAATGAGGTGGATAAAGATGGCCGTATAAACATCATCAACAGGGAAGTCAATCAACTTATTTTAAGTCAAGAGCCTGACCAAGTTCGTGATGTACCTTTTAGAGATTTTCCTTTAGGTGTAAAGGAACTTCTTTTCAATCGGTTTAAGATTTTGGTATTGTATCTTTATCTTCCAGTTGGTGTTATGTGGTCCCTCAGAATGGCCGGACATTCCATTTGGATTGTGCCATTCGTTATTACTATTTTTGTAGCTCTTGCTTCTCTGGCCACTTATTCGGTCTTTAAAAACAAAGACTATATTGAGCTTAAAGGTATTGTCCAAAGTGTTCAAAAAAGTAATGTTGTTTTTGATTTCTTTTTAGGCAGAACTCAAAAATATATTGTTTCTGTAGTAACACCTGACAAAAAATTCTTTTCCTTTATCTATCCTAAAAGGTTAAGTAATAAAATAGCTCCTGATTTGAAACCCGGCACGGCAATTACTGTGTTTACCCATAAAACAGCTAAAATGGTTGCATCAGAAGCCGGGGGCAGACTGGAATACCTTTATACTTTTGAAATTGGTGAAACCAGTGCAGCTCTTCATGATGAGTTTGGAGAGGGTGTAACAGCCAAAAAATTCGCAGAAAGATAGATATATAAATCTATCTTTTTTCTTTTATAATAATCTTTGTAAAACTTTTTATTTTACAATAAAATTATTTTTAAAAAAGAAAGGGGGTATTCACATGGAGATGAATACCAAACAACAGAAGAAAAAACTTCTTCTATCTAAAAATATAAAACTGGGGAAAGTCTACGACTTTGTCCGAGCGGCCGGTCCAGAAGTGTACGAAAAGAAAGGTTTCGGCCTAATTCGTTATCGTCACAATGGGAAAACTGTTTTGGCAACATTCCGTGAAGATGGAACTGTTCTGAAAGAATATCCAACAAAGCTTTATGAGCTTGCAGTTGGTTCAAAGTATTCTTTGGAGGAGTTACATAAAGGACATGTGGCAAAACAAAAAACCAAAGAGAAAACTTTCAAAAATGTTGGCAATAAAAAACCAGAAAAAGCAGATAATGTAAAATTAAAAACATTTTCTGAATTAAATGATATGCAGCAGCAGTTGTACATCAAAAACTGGTATGCCAAGAATAGCCGAAAATTAAATTCCCTGATGGACAAAAAGGTAGCTCGGCTGAACAAAAAAGGCAAACAAATTGTTTTGACGAAGTTTATCTTGAATAAAAAGGATTTACCTTTTGAAGAAGATTCTTGGCAAGGTATTGCTAAGGCTATTTGTGAGAACTCATCTTTCACAAAATTTGATGTCAAAAAATTTGGTATTCGATTTTTCATAGATTAAATTAGAATAAATTCAAGTTTTATATTTATATAATGATAGGAGAAAAAATAATGAATAAAATGAATTTAAAGAGCTTTTTGAAAACTCTTAATGCAAGTGTTGATAACAAGGATGTGGCAAGTTTGCTGCCTAATTTGGCAACAATTGTTAATGACCCCGAATATGTGTCTTATGTTGCAACAACAGAAACCATGCTGACAGAATGTGACTTTAATAATATTCTAGAGGCACTTAACAAGGGATTTGACTTAACAAATCCAGCAATCCAAAAATCAATGATGCAGTCAGAAAATCGGATTTTTCCGATTTTTATGAACTCTGCTACTTACGGCTATGCTTTGGCATATAATTTGGAGAATGATGAAGCTAATAAAATAACTTATGACCTCTACCAAGAAAATTATGATTTTTCTAAAAGAAAAAGAACAAATACAGCAATTCAATTAGAGTTGTTGTTGTTGGTGGAAATGATGTTGTCAGACCAAATCGCAACATTTGAGAAAGAAGATAGTGACATTGTTTACACTTCTAATATCAAAATGTCTGTTGAAGTTGATAAAGGTTCAGCAATGCCAAACAATGCCAGCAAGGGCACAATGGTTGTAAGTTCTAGCAATCAAGTAAGCTTCTTTGAAAAAGACGAGGAGAACATTTTGGTCTCCAAGATTTTATTCTTATATGCTTTTTTGAACGATTTCTATTATGGAAATCCCAACAAAGTCTATAAAGAAGCTTTCAATGAATATTACGACAAGTCAAGTTCAATCTATAACTACAACAACCTACATCCTAACATTAGTGGTTTCGTAGAGGAGTTAAAAGCTATTTCAAGATTGTATCAAGCTGGTAAGAAAATCGGCGTAGACACGTTACATAAATTTTTGCAGCGCCTAGAAATTATTGCAGAACTTCTTGATGGGTTTTCTCATCAAGACATCAATTTAGAATTTGACTTTGTTGATTCTCCAGAGCTTAACATTGATATTCTGCAAGAGATGGCTGAAAAATTCCCAGAAAAACGGGAAATTTTCACAGGTAAAAAGAGCTTTAAAAAAGGAAAGTTCTCTGAGATGGAATATCTACGAGAAAATCTTAAAATTGATGACCAAAAAGACTTGGTTGTTGAAGAAAAACTTAGAAATGCAACACTGCCTGACTTTGTAAAACAACTCGCGAATAGAATTTCCAAGTCCTATCAAATGGGATTTGAAGTTCCATATCGTCAAATTCAATTGACTGGCGACGCCGGTGCGGGGAAGTCATTTGGCGTAATGATTTTGTCTTACATCTTAGGTTTGCCTTACTTTGCAGAAGTTGGTTCTTCTGACAAATTGTCAGATAGTGACTGGTTTGGACGTTTGCAGCCTCGAACAAAAGAGGCAGCAGATGCAGACAAATCTAGTGATGCACAAGTTGTTGATTTACAACAATTGTATGTTGATAACGGTTTGTTTGTTACAGAAGCTGATATTGATATTGTTCCTGAAGAGGTCTATTTTGAAATCTTTGGAAACGAAGTTGATAGCAGTATTGATGTTACAAGCCAACAATTCAAGAATTACTTGGTTCGAGAATTGAAAGCCAAACAGTATGAAATTGAAAACAAGCAAAAAAATCTCTTTGCTTATAACGAAGATTTCGTAATGGTGCTAACACAACTTGGACAGGCTGCACTACATGGCGGTGTCATTGATATTCAAGAAATTGATATGGCGCGTGATGTGGCGCAAGTTTCTGGATTGTATGAATTCCTCAATGAAGGAACATTTGTATTGCCAGATGGCCGCAAGTTGCAACGTCACAAAAACTGTATTGTTGTATTTACAAACAATGCGTCAGGGCCTAGCTGCTCACCATTGCCAGAAGCTTTCTTGTCACGGATTCAGTTAAAAATGAATTTTGATAAGAAAGATGAAAAGTCCATCTCTCAAAAATTGGTAAATAAATTCCAAATTCCAGAGAGTGTAGCTAACAAGATTGGCAAAGGTATTGTATTCCTTAGTGATATGTATGATGAATATTCTGTCACAGATGGAACAATAGGTTCTCGTGAAGCAGAAGCGTGGGCTATGGAATACCTAATTTCTCCTAAAGAGGGTCTTTTTAAAAATGCTAAATATAGTGTTCTTGAAAAATTCTCACAAGATGGAGAGTTGCGAGAAAAGGCTGAGGAAAACCTGATGGCCTTTCTGGAAAGCGACTAATCAATTTTAAAACCTAAATTCGATTCATTAATTAATTAAAAGAACCTAAATATTTATTTTAGGTTCTTTTTTTGTATTCCCTTGATATGATAGAGTTCTGTTATAATAGTTTATGTATTTCATTTTACAAAAAAATATTTAAAAAGGAGAAGAAAAATGAAAAGAACAATAAAAAGCATAATAAAAGGGATTCTACTCAAGGCTCACCCTTTTATCCGGGTAGCTTTGTTCCGGTACAACATCCGAAGAAAAGTGACGTTAAAAGTTATTTCAGATAAAAGTGTAGTGGCCTATACTGACCACAACTCTATCACAATTTCGGATGAAAATGTTTTCTTTCAAAATGAGGATTTGTCATTAATTGATAAATATCATGTTACTAATGGTCTGTTGGCACATGAAACAGCTCATATCTTGTACACAACTCCACGTCTAAAACTGGACTTGGTGAAATCTATGCAAGATAAAAGTTTGTTTGCTAAATTTCCAGATTTTTTCCCAAAAACATGGGAGGCACTGCAAACTGTAGATGGGTTTGATGGTTTGTCTAAAGGCAGCAAAGAAAATCTTTGCTACAATGTTGCATCAGAAGCTCTTAGTGTTCAAAATATAACTGAAGATAGTTATATCGAAAAAGCTTGGATTGTTGATTTTGAAAACAAATTAACTACAAGTTTGAAACGATTAAGAGAAATTCATTCTTCTGAAACAACATTTGCAGAACTAAATTCTTATTGTCTGTCAGCAGATGAATCAAAAGCTCGTCTAGCCCTCATGAACGCCGTAACAAGCGCTATGCTCATTTTCGGAAAGTATGGGGTTTATGACAAGCCTGCAAAAGGAGAAACTTGGGAATTTTGGAACATCTTTGAAAGCATCAAAGCTCAGTATGTGGATGCTTTTACAGAAAACAAATCTCTAGAGCGCTCACTCAAAGCTTTTGCTGTTGCTGATGAACTTTTCCAAAAGTTTGCTGACATATTCGTTATTGGGCAACAAGAAAGTTTAGAATTAGAAGGTGTTGCCACATTGGTCAAAAACGTATTAGAAAACTCTGATACAACTTCTCTTTCTAAAACAGCAGTTCATGTCATTGCTGACCTTAGTGAGCAACTAAAAGATGATGAGAATCATCTTGGACGAAGTGGGAATCTGGACTCGGAACAAATCAGGCAAGAGCTACTTGCAGAAGATGATAAAAAAACTGGAAAATCTGATGCTGGCATCCCCGGTAGTGACGCTGGAGAGGGAGCTGATGAAGAAGATATTCTCACTCTTGAAAAGCTAAGTAAGGAACTTAAAGATTTTCAAGAAATAGGTGAAGATACTTTTGACGAACTTCGAGAACAGAAAGAAAAACTGGAACAACAAAAAATTGTAGACCCAGTAAACCATTTATCTTTGCTGCAAGGAATCCATGAAGATGTGAAATTGATAGTCTCTGAGCAGAAGAAAAAGGTTGGTTTCTCTTTAAATGATTTCTTAGATGCTGAAGAAAACAAAAGTTTTAAAGAAACATATAAGAAGTTAGAAAGAGAAATTAAAAAACTTATCGAAAAGACTAATTCCCCTATTGAAAAAAGGGGAAGTTACTCTGGCTCACGACTTGATAGAACTGGTTTTATCCGAAAGGATAAAAGGTATTACAATAGAGTTGTAAGACCTAAAAAACGGCCTAGTGTTTGTTTTTCTATCTCAATAGATGCTTCTGGTTCTACTCATGGAGAAATCATGGCAACACAAAGGCTGGGGGTTTTGTTGCTTTCTATGGTTTGTGATAAACTTGACATCCCATTCACAGTAAAACTTCACAGAACGAACTACTACCATGACTCGGATTATGTGTCTGAGGTAAAACTAGATGTAGTTCATTCTTTCAATGATAAAAAAGTGGATTATGAAAAAATCCTATCAATTGAAAGTGGTGGAGCTAATAGAGATGGTTTGGCATTTGCCTATCATCTGAAAGAGCTTGAAAGTAGAAAAGAAGAACACAAAGTTTTCTTTATCTGGTCTGACGGAGAGCCGGCAGATACTGGTTACATGGGAAGTGAAGCTGTAAAAGATATTCAAAATATAATTGCAGCTCATCCTAAAATTGACACAATTGCCTTTGGTATTGGTCAGTCAGCACCTCAATTGCAAAAGATTTACAATAATCAGTTTTACAATTGTCAAAACCTTGATGATTTGTCTAAACATATCATTGAAATCGTTAAGAAGATTTTCAACATCTTCTAACGCAAAAAATAAAAAGCATGATTATAAAAATTCATGCTTTTTTTATTTGTTTATCTTTGCTTTTTCTTGGACGTTTAATTTTTCCTATATTCTTTCTAAAACCAGCAGCTCTTTCTTTAAACTTTATACTAGGCTGCTCTTCTTTATCTAAAAGATAATCTCCGAGTTCTCTATATTCATCAATAATAAATTGTTTATCAATATCATTATCAACAATCTGAGCTGGAGGCAGAGGAATAATGCTTTTTCTGATGTAATTATCACACTTCTCATATAGTGATGGAAGAATACCCCATGTTCTACCATCTTCAAACATTGTCTTAGATAACTTCATAAATGTTCGTAGTTTTGGATATAATTTTATATCTTTAATCGCTTCTTTATAAATGTTCTGAGAATAATGATTATCTTCTAAACCAGTATAATCAATAACATCAAGATAATTCTCATCAGAGATTAATTTAATTTGGCAAAGCCACTGAATCAATACATAGCGAACAGGAATTTCAATATGATTAATTCCTCTATAGACAATAACTCTTTTGCTTGCTAAATCAACGATAGCTGAGTAATCAAAATTTTCTTGGTCTCCAAAAAGAATACCATCAAAATCGCCAAAGACTTCTCGGCAAGAACAGTTTTCTACAGAAAGGTTTAAATGATTATTTTTCAACAGTTTTTCTAGTCTTTTTTTAGCTGCATCTTCTGAAATATAAAGATGTGCCTGACTATAATTATTGGTTAAAAAATGTCTATTTTCTTGTCCTTTTTTATCCTTTTTGCTCCATCCGCCTTGGTAGTAAAACTCTTTATCGTCAATGTTTACAACAACAATGTACCGACGAAATCTTTTATCTAGTTTATGTTGGAAAAAGATATTATTGGCTTTAAAGTCTTTTGAGGCCACAGTATTCTTTTGCATTATCTATCCTTTCTTTATTTTAGTTTTATTTCGATTAGATTTATTTTATTATACCATATTTTTTATGATTTGTATTTTTTATTTTTTGCGATATAATTTTACTGAACTAAATAAACAAAAAATGAGGTAGAAATATGAAAGCTAGGAAGAAGCCCATTGAAGTTTTAGCATTTCGATATAGAAATGTAATTATTGAAGAATTTCTAAAGATGTTGAACAAAAACCCAAATGAACCAGCAAGATTAGATAAAAAGACTGGCAACATTTACATCAAGAAAGACCGTGGCGAAATAGAAATAAAATATGGCGATTGGGTTATTGAAGAGCTGAATACAGATGGATGTTTCTGGGGAATTCAACACGAAATATTTGTAAAAACTTATATTCGAGTTTCCACTTATCTTTATAAAAAGAAAGTCTATGAAATTGAATATGAAGAGTTGAAAGACCTAGAAGATAAAAATATCGTCAAAGTTCTAGACTTTTTAGGGTACAAATCTAATACTCCACTTGAAATTCTTCAAAGAGATGAATTAATAAAAGAAATTAAGGAAAATGGTTCAATCCCTATTAATGGTCTTGAAGGTGTTCTCCAGCTTTATCCAGAAGAAATTTTGATAAAGGGTGTTGAAGGAGAGTTTTATCCAGTTAAAAAAGAAAATTTCTTGAAAGTTTATGACATAATTGAATAGAACCTAAAATAAAAGAAGAGAATTATATCTCTTCTTTTTTTGTTTAATTTATTTTAATAAGGCAATTCATCTGCTGGAATATCACCGTTAGGATATTTCTCCAATAATTGCTTCATTTTTGCATCTGTCTCAGAAATACTTCCGCCAATATTACCGTTTTTATTAGCTTCTATTTTCTTTGAGGATTCTGATTGTTCTGGGTCTACAAAATAGGTTTTAGAAGATACTTCTAATCCATTTTCTCTAGTCCGATTGATAGTTTCTTGTGACTTATTAGGAACATCACCAAAAAGAATACCATCATTAGGTTCGAGAATCCCTCCGATTGTCCAATGCACAAATTGAACACCAAAGTTTTCTTTGATAGTTTTATCTATAGATTCAGCAAATCGTTTTTGAATTTCCATAGGAACTCGATTGATAGTGTCTCCCTCTACTAAAAAAGCAGGGAAAGCTTTGCTGACTTCAGGGTGAGCAGCGTAAAAATCAATGAAATTCAAATCTTGAATATTCACACGCGCATGTTTGCCATCTTCATCACTGTAAACTTTCAACTCTAAAGATGTTTTAGCTTTCAATGTATTCCCTACATAATTGTTAATAATCTTTTGAATATTTTCTTCTGAGAATTTTTCTTTAGAAGTAATAGTTGTTAGATTACCACTGTTATCCAGAGTATAAAAAGTTAGTTCTTTTTCTTGAAGCTCTAGGTCATCTTTACCTTTACTTTTATTTATTTCACCATATTCAGGATTTACTTGTTTAAACCATTTATAACCATAAAAACCAGTAACAGTTAAAAACAAAATAGCTCCTAATACAGCGAAGAACCTTTTGTTCAAAAAGGCTCTTTTATTTTGATTTTTATTAATCATAGCTGTATTTCCTTATTTAGGCGCGTGCTCTGGATTTCTTTGGTTTTGCACCCTTACCTTTGGATTTATTTCGCTTAACACGTTTGTAACCAAAGATGTTCATGCTTTTTCCTGTTTTTTTCAAGTGATGCAGCAACAAGAACAATGAGATAGCCAAAAGAGGCAATCCAATTAAATAAGCAAAAATATTTGCAATAGTCATCAAGTCCATTTTATTTTATCATTATGATGTTCCTCTACTTTGCCTAATGAAGAAAAAATAAAAACATCATAATAACTCCTTTTATTTATTATTTTTGGCAAAGTTTTACTATGTTTAATCATATCATTTTTTTTATTTTTTTCAAATTTTGCTAGATTTTTGTTTTTTCTCATATTTTTTGTTTTATAATATCTTTTGTAAATTCTTTTTAAAAAAATAGATAGGTGTTAATAAAAAGTTACTCAGTGTGAGTTGCGGATGATTAACAACCGAAAATTTTTCATAAAAGGCATTTAAAGTTGTGCCCACACGCTCTTCCCCTTATTTTTAAGGAAAGAGGCAATTTCTTCAACATTTGTTGCAATTACTGACAGGTAATTGAAAAGAAATCTTATTTTTGTGGAATTATGGAAAATTTGGGAATATGTATAAAATTCAGACCTATTGCTGGTCAAGAGTTTCGCCCTTTTCATCCTTATCTAAATCCAATTCGTATAAAGGTCTTGGTGCGGTAAGATATGAAATAATAGACGCTCTTCCAGCTTAGGTTGGGGTTTGGTGTATATGTGAACAAATGGAACATAAGAAAACATTAATATGGTGAGGCATAGCAAATGCGCTATGCAGAATGAATGATAGGTAGGAGAGTCACCAGAGGTGTCCACTATTTATCAGGAGTTTTGATAAATGAAGAATAATCAACTGTTAATTTCCTGCAACACGAAGTAGTCCGTTCATTTTTATATTATGGTTTTGTCAGATTAATATAAATTGTAAAGAGTGCCATTGCGCTTTTTGGAGCTTACATTAGTCTGGATATTTCGTGCTCTGCTCACCTGAAGTGGAACAATTAACAGTCAAGAATATTTTAGAAACATAGTGCAGAAGTAGTTTGCAACAATGGTTAGAAAGAACATGATTTCCTCGGTGAAGAGAGGTAGAACATATAGCAGTCCGAATACAAAGATGTTTGTATTTGAGGCAGAAGCTGTTCGTAAATCGATTGTTCTGAAGCAATGTCGTAGTGTCTGGTAGACACCTTATTGGAATAATAAGGGCCTCAATTTGTAAGAAGAGGTAAGGGTCAGAATCCCTTTGCTATCGCGGAGAATGGGGTGTGTAAGCCTTCCAAGGTATGCCTTGGTTGTTGCCACGCAACCAGAGTCTCACTGCCCACCGCCATCTTAGGACTTTATTGCAAAGTTTAAATCTCCCAGTTTTAATCAGACTGACTGGTGATACACTTTAATGTGTATGTAAAAGGATGAGAACCTAAGAAATGAAGATGACATGACTGGATGGAATGTAGATTTATTCTACATAACCATCACCCAAAAGCCTATGAGAATAGCTGAGTAGGGTTTGCAAATGTGCTGTTACAATGCTTATTTAATGATTCAGAACTGAATCTTGGATATGGGGGTAGCAGATGAGCTTATTTCAAAAGAATAAGCAGCTAGATAATATAAAACCAACCGTAGGGGTAGAGGTATGACCACGGCGGAACAGAGCTGGATTTAAGACTAAAGGTGTTGAGAGCTTGCACTCTCAAGGAAAGTCGAAAGAATCCGTATTATCTAGGATAAAATAAAAAACAAAACTTGCTTTTCAGGGGCAAGTTTTTTATATTTCATAATTTATTTTTCTTTTATAATAGTTTTTGTAAAAAAACATTTTTACAATATTATTTTTATTACAAAAGGAGACCTAAATTATGGTTACAACTACAAAAGAATTTAAACAAGACCTATTGTTTAATATTGCAAAGGCAATCTTAGGATTGAACACACCCAGTGTATGTCTTCCGACAACTAATGATTTAGTTGTGCAAGCAGATGCTGAAAAAGTTTTCTTGATGAATGGAAAGTATTATCTTATCCTGTTCAGAAAAGAAGAATTGTTATCTGCCATTGAAAACAAACTTCAAAGTGGTTTAGATGTGTTCTTAGCTGAGTTTGACTCATCTATGGAACAACTTTACTATGATTTTTACAATCTAGTTATCAAAACTCTAAAGGAAAGACTTGAAGAAGTTGAAGCAGCTTATGTTGGAAGAATTGAAATGTTGAGAAATCTTTTCATAGAGACAGAAAAGCAACTAGAGTCTTCAATTGAAGAAAAAGAAGCTGAAGCTTTCAAAGAAAATTCTAAAGAAGTTATTGATTTCTTGTTGGATTGTTTCCTATCGGAAGATTCCATTTCTTTAAAAAATCTTCAAAAGTTATCCTTACCATACAATAAGTGGATGACAATCTTGGCTAGTCGTTTGGCTAAAAAACTGTCATATTGGATGTTGGTGCTTTCCTTGAATGAGAAAATCTTAAAAGACGGCGGAGTTGTTCGATTCTCCGTATCAACGAATGGAGATTACCAAGAATTGTCTCTTTTGGATGGAAATCCATTAAATGACATTTTAGAGTTGTACAATATTTGGAAAGCTAAAATCAGACTATTCGTTGATTATCCAGATGTAGATTATCCATTTGAATCTCAAACAATTCTTTATCCTGACGACCTTTTATACAATAGGTCTAAAGTGATTGGAGCTTTGGAAGGACTGCCTGAGTGACAAACACTAAATAAAATAAAAGCTTGATAGATTATCAGGCTTTTTATTTTTATATATAATATTAGTTGTAAAAGAATTTTACAATATTATTTACAAAAAAGGAGGTCATTTTAAAATGACTAAAAATGAAAAACTAAATTTTATTATTCCTGATGCTGCACCACTCTGCTTTTCACGCTACCGGAAATTCCTTGAATTTCTAGAAGAACGAGAAAAGCAGATGAGTTGGAAAGAGGTCAACCTTGATGAAGCTCGTTTGGTAGTATTTAACAAACTGCCAATGATGCTGACTGAGAAAGATTTTGAATTGTTCTCATTTGGTACAAGCCAACAACGGATTGAAGAAATAGGCTCAAGCTATGGTTTGACAATCCGAATTGGAGATACACTCTACATTGTAAATGAGAATGCTTTTGACAGTCTTCTCAAGCGTTATGGAGCTGATTCACCTCTGATGAAGGCTCTGATTTTAGGGAAAGACAAAAATTCCCAAAATCCAGACAATGTATTCATTGATTGCATTTCTGAGGAAACAACGAATTATATTGTTGACATCCTCAATGATAATCACAGGTTCTTGACACCAGATGTGTCACAAGCCCTATTTATGAATGGGGAATTTGTGACATTCAATAGTCAAAACTACCGTAAAATTAGTCAAGTAGAGGTGTTCCGCCGGACTATGGAACACTTCCGAGACCTAGAAATTACGGAGTTAGGTGGTTTTGAATATAGTGTAAACTACACTTCTGGAAGTTTCATGTTGTTTGGTTTGTCTGACAAATTGAATGAGCAATATGATTTTGCAAACAAAATTAATGCTCTGATTTCTGTTCAGACATCTGATACGGCAAAATCAGCTGTAACTATTCAACCGAAGTATTCTGTCCAACTTGGGCATAAAACTTATGTTTTCCCTCTAGGTCATCCCATGCGACTTGACCACCGTGGTGAAAACGCGATAGAAGACTACGAACTCTTGATGAACAATGTCTACAGCCGGTATTCAACCTCAATGGAAGACATTGAGTATGCTCAGAAGACTCAAATCCGTAAACGGGATTTGATTACTGAGCGTGTCCTAAATAACATGGACAATCTTTTGACTAAAAAAGAACGCTCAAACATTGAAATGCAAGTTGAAATTTCCCTTATGGGAGATAATTCTTACATGACAATCTTTGATTTGATGGTTCTCATTCGGGATTCTATTGAATCTACTTCGGCTGTCAAAGATGTTCGTGTTGATGACACATTGTATCGTCTGTTGATTAACAGTCATTCGCGCGTGTTCTAATTTAAAAGAGATAGGTTTTACCTATCTTTTTTTTATTTTATTTATAATAAATGATGTAAATATTTTTTAAAAATAAAATATTATTTAACAATAGGAGGAAAAAAATGATTGAATCTTTTGCGGCTATGTCTAGTCGTTTAGATGCGCTTATCTTCAAAGAAACTTTCGAAGAAAAGCTGCAAAAACTTTTTGAAAAAGATTCTTCACTGGAAGAATATGTTAATCTCGTAAGAGAGATGTATCATATGCCGGGATTTCGTGACTTGAAACCTATCCCAGCATATGATATGTCAGGATTGCGAGAAAAAGATGAAGAGCAATGGAACAATATTCGTAAACATGGTGCTTATGGAGACATTCCTTATGTGGTTGGCGGCTCTAAAGTAGCTTCTATTTTAGGACTATCACCGTTTAGCTCACCTTTACTTGAAAAAGCGATATTCCAAAAAGTGAATATCAAGAAACCACAGGCCAAAAATGATGCCATCTTAAAAAGAGGACATTATGCAGAAGATTTTGTTGCAAAACAAATCAATGATATAGCCGGTTTCGAAAATGTAGAGGTATTGGATGACCAAACCATGTACGAGCATCCAGTGTTTGAATTCATGAATGGGAATATTGACCGATTTCTTCGTTTTGATGATGGACAAAAAGGTATTGCTGAAATCAAAACACTGAGCACTTTCAATACCGATGCCAAAGAGGATTGGCAAAATGGAATAGTTCCTATTCAATATCAATTGCAAGGTGTTTGGTACATGAGCATCATGAACTTAAATACCGTTGATTTCTTTTGTGCATGGGGATTAGAACACTCTGATTTGGCTCATGTTCACATGGAAAGAAATATTGATGTTGAAATACAGGCAATAGGGGCTGTGCTGCACTTCTTAGAAGTTGTAGTAAAAAAAGATGGCGAGCCAGATTTAACTAGAGCTTCTGGGAAAGTTGTTTTGCAAGACCTCTACCAATTAACTGGTGACAACTTTGAAAAAGGTGTTTATACAGAAATTCAAGATGCAGGCCTCATGAACATGGTTTTGAACTTGAATATGTATAAAGAACAATTGAAAGACTTTGAAAAAGAGGTGAAATCTCAGAAAGAAACAATTGTTCAAGAAATTGAAAAATTGAATTCTGAAATTGCCTTATATATTCAAGATGTTCTTATAGGGGAAGCTAAGACACTTGCTGAAGAAGAAGGAACTACTCTGGGTGATGACTACAATCTACGTTCAGGTGGCATTATTCTTTCGGACGGCTCTTGTACAACAACTGTTTACTACAAATCCAAGAAGCAGTCACGATTCTCGCAAAAACGAGCAAAAGAGGAAGCTGAAAAACTAGGTCTTTTAGATGAATTTGAAAAGATTTATCAATTAGGTCTGGCTGAATCAACTTCAAAATCAGTAAGTTCTTCCAAAATTAAAATGTTGGGAGATTCGCTTATCTAATAAAATAAAAGACAACATAATTTGTTGTCTTTTTTGTTTCAATTAGATTGAAAATAAAAGTGAAACTAAAAATATGTTTCAGAAATATGTTATAATATGACTTGTAAATATTTATTTTAAAATTATTATTTTTACAAAAAAAGGAGAAAACATAATGATGCAACAAAAGGAAGGCAACAATAAAGGCCAATCCATTGTGTTTGAAGTTCTTTCTGTAATCTTCCCAAAGTTTAGAACAACTTTTGGAGCTGGAGATAAGAAAGATTATTCAGTAGTCCGTGCAAAACTGTATCAGTCATCCGTAACACTTCCGGATGGGAAACAATTGCACCACGGAGATACAATTGATGTGACCGGATATGGCCTTCCTCGCAAGAAGAGCCGAATCCGAGTTATTGGCACTCCAGTCAAAAACAAGTACAACCAATGGCAATTCAAAGCAGATTTGGTGAGACTTGATGTTGACTTGGAAGAAATCATAGATGTTAAACGATTTCTAGTTGAAAATGTTAGAGGTGTATCAGAGAAGACAGCTTTAGCAATTCTATCTGAATTTGGCGATAAGACAATGGATGTTCTGAGAAACAGCCCTAACGAGTTATATCGTATTAAGGGAATGAGCGGAAAACGCATTGAAGTCATTAAAGACGCAATTGCAAACGCAACAGCCAGTGAGGGATGTGCACCACTTTTACTCAAGATTGGTATTCCTATGTACGCCATCACCAAAATCAATAGTGCTTTTGGTGTGGACAATGCCAAAGACATACTTTTGACAAAGCCATATAAAACCTATGAGATTCCCGGAATTTCATTTGAAATGGCTCATGCTATTGCTGTAGGTTTAAATGTTCCCAATCAAAAAGAACCAATGTATGCCTATGGCATTGAGTTTTTGTTGAAGAAGATGGAAACAAATGGCTCTAGCTATTATCTATTACAGCGATTAGTTAGAAGTATTATGTCAATTCTGCACACACCAGAAAACCCTTTTGATATGGAGCAATTTAAAAAATCTTTGCGTATTGTTGAGCAAAAAGGAATTGTTCGTATTAACTGGGAAAAAGGTTTGGTAGGATTAAATACATTGATTGAAAAAGAGCGTTTCATTTATGAAACGTATATGTCAATGTTGCCATACAGAACTCAAAGCAATTATAGTGAGTTGGTTAATATTGTTTCTAGAGGAAATAGAATTAATCTTCACTATAAGCAGGCAGAAGCTATCGAAATTCTTTTAAATCATAAATATGGCATTTTAACAGGCGGCCCCGGAACAGGGAAAACTACTGTATTGAAATGTTTTATTGAATGTTTTGAAAGAAAAAATGGCGGAGCTAAAGTTTTGTGTCTTGCACCTACAGGCCGCGCAGCGTCTCGGATGAGCGAATCAACAGGCCGTCCAGCTTTTACAGTTCATAAAAAACTTGGACTGAAGCCAGATGATATTGATTTGCCAGAGGGAACAGAGTTGAAGTTTGATTTAGTGGTGGTAGATGAAAGCTCAATGCTAGACATCAACATTGCTTATTCATTACTAAAAGCTCTCAGTCCTCAAACCAAACTAGTTTTGGTAGGGGATGAAGAACAGCTTCCATCTGTAGGAGCAGGTTCTGTCTTGGCTGACTTGATTTATTCTGGATTTGTTGGTGTCGCTAGATTGACTAAAACATTCCGTCAAGGAGCTGATTCATCAATTATTGCTAATGCCAACCTTATCAAAGATGGTCAATCTAACTTGATTACTATGGCTGAGGATTTCTCTCAAATCCCAACCACTTATGACAAGGATGGATTGAATAAAATCGTTGATACATATGTTGATGCTTGTCAAATTTATGGCAGCAACAATGTGGTTGCTCTTTTACCTAAGAGGGCTAAAAAGCAAAATGCTGATGATTTCATTATCTGTGTAGAAACTGTAAACCCAGTTGTACAGGAAAGAATTAATCCAGCCAGAGAGGGTGAATACTCACGCTCTAATCGAGTTTATACTTTTAGAAAAGGTGATAGGGTCATGCAGATGTCTAATACAGACACGGTGGCCAATGGTGACGTAGGTATCATTGTTGAAATGAACAAAGAACCACGCACGAATCTCATCTATGCTAAAGTAGATTTTGGTTATGAGGGAGCAGAAGCTGTTTATTATGCTACAGATGAAGATTTTTCAAATCTTACGTTGGCATATGCTACTACAATCCACAAGTCTCAGGGTTCTGAGTACGCTTGTGTGTTAACGCCCCTTTATGAGTGTGATGGCATTATGCTTCAACGTAATCTTCTCTACACTGCTGTAACACGCGCTAAAAAGAAAATGATTCTTCTTGGTGAACGTACCGCTGTTGATATTGCTGTATCTAATACAGATGCCTTCAAACGTGATACATTCTTGGAAGATTTATTCCAAAACGCTCGTAAAAAAGGTAAATTTAAGACAATTGCGCCTTTCAGGGATAAACAACCTAGAGGCCATGTTGCTTAAATTCACATAAAATTAAAATAAAACACTCTTTTTATAGAGTGTTTTTTGTTTGTTTCTGATGTGATATAATAGATGATGTAAGCAAATAAAAATAAAACAGGAGAATTTAGTATATATTATGAGTTTCAAACATGTTGTAAAATCGGTAATGCCAAGAACCTCTATGGTTGAGCATTATGTGAAGGATAAGATTTTGGAAACTGCCAAAGCAGGATTAACAAGCACGGTTATTATTATCAACCGTAATGAAGATTACAAGCTGAATGATGTTCTATCTGAATTAGAGAAAGATGGCTTTTCATATAATTATTTCTTTCCAAGTGATAATGAGCTAAACATTGAATTATTAGGAGTTGTTATTTCTTTACCAGAAGATATTTTGTGATATAAGAAAAATTGAAGTTGTTTGTTTTCTATTAATTTAGAACAAAGCAACTTTTTCTTTTTATAATATTCTTTGTAATTCAATTTATTTTACAATAATTTAATTTAAAAAAGAAAAAGGAGAAGAAAAAATGAATATCAAGAAAGTATTGGAAGACAATGGTTTGACAACCAAGGATTTATGGGCGAGAACCTTTCAAGTGTTGGAATTGCCAATGAAAAAGGTGTCTGTAACATGTCCAATTCCCGGCTGTGAGAAAAAATCTGAGGGATTCCAAATTGCAAGAAATGGAAAATTATATTTAGATTTTCCAAACGACAGATTCTATTGTCAACGCTGCAATTTTAGGGGTAAAGGTCTCTTTGCAACACTGAAGTTGTTGGAAGCCATTCGTAATCCAGCAGATGAACAATCTGTTTATCAAGAGTTGTTTTCTAATGGCCGGATGACACAGAAAGCCCAGAATTATGTCTCTGAACTTTTAGGATTAGAAGTAGATATGTCTGCTTTGTCTAATTCTCAAAACAACAAAGATATGATAGTGAGCAACGCCATTCAGGAAATGGTCAAGGAAAATCGAAAGAAAATTTCTGCAATCCCTGAAGCCAAAAAGCCAGCGCATGATACATATTTGAATGAGATTTATTCATATATGTTTGATAATATGCTGTATCAAAGTAGTCCAAAAATGGAAGAAGACCTTTTAAAGAGAGGTTTTACTCCAGAGGATATTTTGAAATATGGCTTTGTTTCTTGCCAACTCAGGAAGCCGATGAATACACTGTTAAAGAAATTTAATGGTGACTTGGATTGTATTCCGGGAATTTACCGAAAAGGGGCATTGATTGAAACAACCTTGCCACAAGCAAGGAATACAAATGAATCTTTACACTATCTTTGCCCAATTAAGAATATCAACAATGAAATTGTTGGTGCTCAAATTAAAAATATGGGCGAGAACAAAGATTTCAAATATTTCTTTTGGTCTTCAACTTCTGAGGGTGGCCCAATCACAAGGACATCTCCTCACTTTGTAGGTTTTCCTGAAGAAACACTTATCGTTACAGAGGGAGTTGTTAAGGCAAACGTCATTAACAAGTTCACTGGGAGGTATGTAGCAGGTCTGCCCGGTGTCAACCATCAAAAGCCATTTTTGGAAGCTCTTCGTATTGCAGAACGAAAAGGAATGGGAATTCAACGAATTCTTGTCGCCTATGATATGGATTCATTTGAAAATGAAAAGGTAATGAAAGCTTTAGACCGTTTAAATAATGAGTTAGTCAAAGCTGGCTATGAAGTGAAAAACATTCTTTGGGATACAAATTTCAAAGGATTTGATGATTACTTGTTTCATCTTCATCAGAACAACCTATTAGATGCTTATATTCGAGAAGTTTTAGATGAAGCATACAAAAAATAAAGAAGCTACCTTATAGCTTCTTTTTTATTTTGACCAAAAATGAATTTATTTTTCAGATTTTAGTGACACTTATTAAAAAATGTTGTATAATAATGGTGTACTATTAAAATTTAAAAGGAGAACAAATATGCCAATCTTTATTGGAATTGATAATGGTAACTTTAACCAAAAAAGTCGCTCAACAGTTTTTAAAACAGGACTTGTGACAAATGATAAACCGAATCCATTTAGTGCTGATTTGATGCAGTTAGGAAATAAATATCACTCACTTTTGAATGAGCGTGCGCCTTATGAAAAGGACAAAACTAAAAGTGAACGTGCTTTTATTTTGACTCTTTTTGCACTGGCAAAAGAAATCGAAAGCCGAATTAGCAAAGGTCTAATCAAAGAAAATGAAACTGGTTCATACCAAGTAGTTCTTGGTCTTGGAGTGCCGCCTGAGCACATGCTGTTGGAAGATGAGTCTAGAGAACCTTACCATAAACGTTTCCAAAATTATTTCTTTAATAAAATTAATGAATATGGTGTTCAGACTGAATATGGCAAAGTGGTGCAATTCAATTACAACCAAAAAGACTATTCTATTTTAATTGAAGATGTCTTTGTATTTCCACAAGCCTTTTCAGCATATGTTCCGTTTAAGAAGCATCTACAAGAGTTGGATGATTTCCCTCGTTTCCTGTTGGTTGATATTGGTGGCTTTACTACTGATGTGCTGGAAGTAAAAGATGGGAAACCAGACATTAACAGTTCACGCTCTGAGGATTTTGGTGTCATCCGTATGGTAGACTATATCCGCCGTAAAGTTGGTAAGTCCTACAAAGAAGATGATATTGTTGCTGTACTATCAGGAAAATCATTGAAAGTTCCTCAAACTGTATTGGACAACATTCATTCAGCACGGGATGAATATTTCCAAAACCATATCGTTGCTAACCTTTTGGAACAAGGTGTTGATTTGAATGTTGTGCCTGCTGTATTCTTGGGTGGTGGCTCATTGCTACTTAAAGCAAGCGTGGAAAATTCTAAGAATATTTCTAATGCGACCTTTATCTCAGACATTTCAGCCAATGCAACAGGTTATGAACAACTAGCACAAAGTGCCTACGCAAAAAAGCATAAGTAATTTAGAAAGGAGTTGCGAATATGGCATATAATCGCTCATCCAATCTAAAGAAAACTTCTGAAAAGAAAAATGCCAAAAAGAAGGTAGCTATCTTCCTTGACCCAGATGACAAGGAAGATGCTCTTCTTATAAAAGTTTTGGATAATTCCGGAAAGGGTAAAACAGCTCTCATAAGAGACGCTTTGATATTTTTCTTGAAAGAAAATCCTGACCGAGTGCCGGACGAAGAAAGTATTATGGTCTTAGGTGATTTCATCATCCAAAACGAAAAAAGTCAAAGGGGAAACAATTATCTAGCTCCACCTAAAATTGTAAAAGTTGTTCAAGAAGTACAATCAGAACCTACAAAAACGGTATCGTCTGAAAAAGTAGAAATCCTGATGGCAAAAATTGAAGAACTGATAGCAAATGGCCAACTGGTATCACCAAAATCACAAAACCAACAAGAACATATTTCAGAACCAGAAGTTGAAGAAATTCAGACTGAAAAGAAAATTGTTGAAATTGATTTCAACCCAGATGACCAAGCAAGCAAGGAAGAAGAAGTTGAAGTGCCGGATGATATTATGTCTGCTCTTGAAGACTTCTTGTTTTAGGGGAGATGTTTAATATGGCAGTAAAAAAACCGATTATTCTCCCAGAAGATAAAGTAATTGTTACAAATGAAGAAGTTATCCTGCCCATTCAAAAAGATTTTAATTCTTTTGAAGATTTCCATGCTTTTGAAGAATTAATTAAAGATTCAAAGAAGTTTGCCAAACAAAACAAATTAGTTTGGAAAGTCTCTAATGAGCAGGGTGAGAAATTTTCTAAATATAAAAATTCTAAGCTTAAAATCAATGGTGTTGTCTATGACAGCAAATCAGAGGTCTTTCGGCATGAAGAACTTTTATTGCTAGAAAAAGATAGATTGATTTCTAATTTAAGGTTTCATGATAAGAATGATGTTTATGTCATTCAAGATTATCCGGCAATTACTTATATTCCTGACTTTTGTTATTCATGTGATGGATTTGAAATAATAGAAGATGTAAAAGGTCTTCAGACAAGTGATTTTATTCTAAAGAAAAAAATCATGATAAATAAAATTTTAAATTCAGACATTCCTTATAAACTTATTTTAACTAGAAAAACTAAGAATGGATATAAGGTAACAGAGGAATATTCCAAGGGATTTCTATCAAAAAAATTTAGAAGAATAAAAGCCAAGTAAAATTTCTTGGTTTTTATTTTGTCCAAAAACTTGAAAAATATTTTTTTTGCATTATAATACTTTTTGAGATGTATTCCTTAAAGATAAAAGCAAAGGTTTAGGTACATCAAAAACAAATAAAATTAATTTCGTCGGAGGAAAAAGGTTCATGACATCAAAAATCGTGAGTATCGTGCCTAAAATTAAGGAAAAGGCACTTGAAAAATATGCACAGTTTGCTGTAGCGAAACAAGAAGTTGCAGATGAAGCTGTTGCTACAATCCACAGTGAAGATGCTTCACTTGGAGATAAAGCTTTTGCGCGTGTTGCACTAGCTGCGGTTGCTATGTCCACTCCAATGTTGGTTGCATCACCAATTGCAGCCCTTGGTCAAGGTAAGAGCACCATTAATAACAAAATTGACTCTGGTGGTACAGCCATTGTTGAAATCCTGATGAAGTTCGGTTCAGTTGCGGCGGTAATCATGTTCATGTATCATGTAATCTGCATCATCACTACTAGTGACGAACGTAAGATTGCTATTCACATGGGTAAGATTAAGACAGTCTTTATCTGTATCATTGCTCTCTACTCTGCACCTCTCTTCTTCCAATCTGCCGTATCACTTAGTGATAGTGGTGGTAATCCAAGTTCTAAACCTTGGAGCACTAACTAAGATTAAGATTGATTATTTGATTATTTAATTATTGATTATTCTTGGTTTTAAAAATATATGACAAGCTTGAAATTTTTCAGGCTTGTTTTTTCTTCTCTTGATTATTTGTGTTTTTTGAAAAATAAGATATAATTGAGGACGAAAATAAAATAAATAAGAAAAGAAAGGAAAGAGAATATGGCAACGATATTCAACTTTCTGTTAGATATTTTAATGTCTACAGTTGGTTTCTTCTTCAAATTAATTGGAGGCTTTATTATTGGAGCTTTGACTCTTAAAGAAGCTGGTTCTGGTGAGGCTGGTCAAACATTCATGCCTAAAGGTATGTTGGGGAACTTCTTCAATTTGTTCATCCCTGCCGGAACACAAGGAGCTACGCAATCAGCGGATGTTCCATTTTTAAAAATAATTATTACAATTGGGTTACTTTTGATGTTTGTTTTATATCTAGTAAATCTAATCCGTATCATTACAGCAAGTGGTGATAGAATGATGGATAATCCATTTGTGATGACATTGAAAATGTTGGTTTTAGGTACTGTTATTCCATTTTCTTACACACTTGTAGACTTGATGGTTTCAGTTGCAGCTATTTTCTATAACATTTTCTCGTATGACTCTCTTAAAACACTAGGAGAAGTGAAAGAAACAAATTTGCAAGGTGATGCTAATGCTGACGGAGCAACAAATATGATTGCCGGACTGACCGCTGCTGGAGGTGAAGTTGCCGGAAGTCTAGTTGCTAGTGTTGGTGCAACAGGTGGTATCATCTTAGGGTTCTTCCTCTTGTTCCTATTGTTTTCACTTTTGACATCATGGGTTAAATACATTCTTGAATTCTTTGAAAGATATGTTTTGCTCGGAGTCATCTGTTTGTTTGCACCAATCATGTTTGCATGTTTGATTTCAAACAATACTGTTAAATATTTCTGGTCATGGTTTCAAATGTTATTCTCTCAATTGATTATCATTGTAATGAGTACATTGTTCCTTGGAGTATTTTACTCAGCTATGACACGATATGACTTGATTAGAAATCCTCTAGTATTTGTGTTCTTGTTGATGGCATGGCTTCGTGTTGGTACTCGTATTGATGCTCACATGTCTACACTTGGATTGACTACAGCTCAGGCCGGTGGTATGGCAGGAGATATTATCTCTGGTGGATATATGGCCAACAAGCTTGGTGAATGGATGATGCCCCGTGGTTTAAATGGAGAGCGTCAAACATTTACAAAAGCAATTGCTAATGAACTTGAAAATGGTGTCTTTGGCCGTAAAAACGGAAACTTAGCTGCTGACACAACGGGTAGACGGTCTACATTTGCAGCTAAATATCAAGGCAAACAACTTGACAAAGCCAAGAAAAAAGGTGAAAACTTCAATCACAAAGGCGTTAGCACAGAAGCGATTGGTCTTGCCAAACGAAAACAAAAATCTATTTCTAACATTGCTGACCCAATGAAGAAGCATTTAGGAATGGAAAATATGGATTTTGAAGCAACCAATGGCGGAGTTAATGGTAAAGATGGTTCTGTTTGGTTGTCGGGTAAAAATGAAGATGGTTCTGAATTCCTACTGAAAGCCAAAGAATTGCAAGATGGTGAAGTTCCAGAACAAGGTAAATATGTATTTACAGCACAAGATGGAACAACCTATCAAGGTGAAGTTCAAGGTGATGGAGCTGACCAATTCCTATCAAATAGCCGTATTCAAGATGGTTCTGAAAGTTCACAAGATATTATCAACGCCTTTGGTGGTGAAAGTAATGTGGATATTGAAACTAAATCTGGTGGTGTCGCTGAAAACATTACTGGTCAAGACATCTTGGAAGGTAAGGCCGGTGATGGCTCATTTGTGGTAACAGATTCAAATGGTAATCGTCACGAAGTTGATAAAAACACTCAATTTGGTGAAATGGTTAATGGTGGTTTTGTTGCAGCAGGTGATACATTTACATCTAAAGATGGTACTGTTCCAATGATGCTCAAAGAAGATGATGATGGTTACTATCAATCATTCACAGAAGAAAAAGAACATACTGTTACAGCTCAGGCAAATGGATTTATTGACAAAAATGGTAACTTTGTTTCCATGTCTAAAGAAGAATTTAGCAATGCACGCGCTATGACAGCAGGTAATGCCCAAAATGTTCATTCACTTATTAAAGATGAATCAGGTCACTTCCAAAAACTTTCAGGTGGAACACTTCATACAAATGAAAAAGGCCAAGTGGGAGTTGTTGGAGCAAATGGTAAAGAAACCTTTGTTACACCTCATGAATCAGCCGTTAATCGTGATGCTTCAGGTAAGATTACATCTTATAACACAGCAAATGCTTTTGTCCAAGGTGGAGACCAAGACTTCCAAAGCCGAGTTCAAAAAACTTGGAATCCAGTAGCAGAGACAACTACTTCAACAATCAGTAAAGAAGCTGGTGTCCGTATTGGTAATGGTAGTATTGCTCAACTTTCTCCATCAGGTATTAGTGACAACAATGAATTGATGCGCTTTACAAGAGATGGTGTTGAAAGTTCTAAAGGTCAATATGTTAAAACTCTTGGAGCAAAAGGTGAAACTCAACTTTCTCGTTTGGATGCTTCTGAAAAAGGCGGCCGTTTCTATACGCCAACCTACAGTATTGCAAGTGGTCTTCAAACAGATGAGCGTGGCCGATTTGATGTTTCAAAAATTCGTTCAGCTCAAAAAACAAGCTCAGGACTTGTTACAAGCTTTGAAAACGGACAAGTCATGGCGGCCCACTCAGTAGTTGGTAATAGACCAACAGACAGAGACTCATATTACTCAAATGAAGCAATGGGTTCAATCCATAGCCGAAATGAGCGCTATATGAACTCTTATGCTGAAAACTTGTCACCTCTTGGTGGTTTGAGTAAACTTCAAACTTTCCAACGTGAAGATACTATGGATAAACGTGCAGTAACAATCGCCCGTGAAGCTGACAAACAATTCATCCTTGATGGAATGAGTAGTCATGGTATGTTTACAAACGGAAATACTCAAAACATTAAAGCTATGCACATCAATCCTGATACTGGTGTCCTTGGTGTTCGCGAACACAACCAATCAGAGTTCTTGTTCTTCCCTAAATCAAGTTATTCTAAACCAGATAATGCAAGTTCAAGCGTTTCTATTGCAGGTAGTGATTACTATGTTGTTAATTCTAAACCTGCTCAAAACAAACAAATGCGTGACATTGCTTTTGCGCAAGAAAAACTTTATTCACAATTAAGTCTTGATGGAGATGTTAAGACAATTGAGTGGATGAAGAACAATGAAGCCTTAGTGTTCTCTAGTGACTTTGTTGGCCGTGGTGGTAAAGGTAGCGCCTATGATGAAGCTCTTAAATCTGTAGGAGATAGAGAAGCTTACAACAGAATTCATAGAGCTATTGAAAGTCTCGGTCTACAAATTCCGGCAGAAGAGCGGAGACAATTTAACTACAACCTGTCTAGTGCTTACAATCTAGAGGGTGACTTTGATAGGTCTATTTCTCAATTTGACCGCTTCCGTAAGAAAGTTGCATCATCTCTTTCTGAATCTTATGACCGTGGTACACGTTATAAAGATATTCGGAAACAGCCAATCACTCGTACCTCTATTAATCGCTTTATGAAAGAAGATTAATAAAACTTAACCTAATGAAAAGAAGACTAGATAATTTTAATCTAGTCTCTTTTTATTTATTCTATTAGAATGGTTCTTGAATATTGCTTTTTATTAAAAAAACTATATAATTGATAGTGAGAAATTTTATTCTATATAAATAAAATAATGATATATGACAGACAAGGAGATAAGATGACAAGTAGAAATACAGAACAATCTATGGCAGATGAATCCCGGCAGAATATAGAACAAGCCAAACGTGGAGTCAAACAAGGTAAAGATATTGCCAAAAAGATTGATAATTATAGAAAAAACAAAGCAGGTAATGCAGCAGATAAGGCAAACTCCAGCGCTGTAAATCCTGCCAAAAAAGCAAAAGAAAATCTGGCAAAAAATACAGGAAAGAAAGCCTCAGAAAAAGGGGTAGAAGAGGCAGGGAAACAAGCTGGAAAGCAAGTTGCTAAAGAGGCTGCTAAACAAGTGGGGAAAGAAGTTGCAAAACAAGGTGTAAAAACAGCAGCTAGTGCAGCGGCAGGTTCTGCAACATCCGGTGTAGCAACTGTAGCTATTGAAGCAGCTTCGCTTCTTAAAGAAAGTGTTGAAAATCCTCATAAACTTTTGTCTATCTTTTTCTTCATTTTTATTTTGCCAATTGTCATCATAGGTATTATCATTCTTCCAATTATTGCAGTTCTTTTTGTACTGTTCCCTAATTTGTTAAGTAATACAAGTTCTAAACAAAACGGGCCAGTTGCAATGCAATCCATGATTTATCAAACTCAGGATGAAAAAACAAAGAACTTGATTGAAGAAACACTGGAAGTTGATGTGACAACATATGTTGCTTCTAAAAATGCTAAGAAACAACAACCAATTTATGATGAAAATGATAAATTAGATAAAGAACAAGAAGAAGATTCTAAAAACAATAAGGAAAGAAAACCTATTGTTAATGAAAATTCAGATGACATCAAGGGTGACGGATATATGGGTGATAGCATTTATCTTTATGAAGATGCAGCCATGACTAAGAAAGTCACAACTGTTCAGCCCGGTCAAGTTCTTACTCTATCAAAAGATGAAGACTATGATGGTGGTAAGGCCGTACCTATCAATGCCCAAACATTAGAAAACGGTAAAAACTCTAAGCCGGATGAACAAGATACAATTGAAAATGATGGTATTTCAAATCCCGGCAAAGATACGAAAGAATATACTGTTCTTTATGCAAATTCAGGAAACTTGGTCAAAAAAGACATTAAAGACCCTAATCACGAATATACTATTCAAGATGAGTATGATGTTATTACGGTCTCAATGGTAAATATTTTGAACAATGCTAAATCAAACTCAGAAGAAAAAGTTAATCAGGCTATTCAAGAGCAGATTAAAAACTATGATAAATATGGTGAAGCAGTTCAGAAGAATCAAGGAAAAGAATCAAAAATTTATGCTAGTTTAAAATCAGATTCAGTTGTCAATAACACTATGGATAGCATAGCTAACTTTTTCTCCTTTGGTGGTTATGAACTACAAAAGAAAAAGAAAAGTGCAAATAGCGGCTCTGTCATGGGGGCAATTGATTACTCTATGTTAGATATTAACCCGGAGAAGTCAAACATTGACCCTACACTTGACGGATTTGATGTTGCTAAATCCTATGATGAATCTGAAGGTGGTGTAGATGCAGATGGAACAACAGAGCAACAAGTTTCTCGTATCACAGCAGCTTATGCAACATCTAAGTCTGATACAGTTCCTGATAGAGGATATTATGCAGAATTAGATAGAACAATTGGGGAATTAGTTAAGAAAACTGGAGAAATTGAAAGCAAATCACTTGAAGCTTTTGATGATTATCGAATTGTTCCAACATATATTGAGGGGGAAATTAATGTTCCTAAAATTGAACACAAGGAATATTACTATTATGTAGACAATAAAAATGAATTAACGGGCTATGACCATTACTACCTATCACCTGATAGAGTAATTGATTATAGCAAGTTAGATTCTGTTGATTATGACATTTATAATACAGCTAGTGATAGCAATTCAGAATATGCTTACATATTAGCAAAAGATGCAACACAAGTGCCAGATGGAGCTAAAGCCAATGTTGTTTTGACTAGCACTCCTATAAAAGGCCGTAAGGATGGTAAAAAAATTAGTGCTCCAGTTGTTGAAAGAACTGTTAAATATAAAGCAGATGGTAAAAAGCCAATTCCGGTTAAATATCCATTCAAGAATTACTACCTTAGAACTGAACTGGGTGATTACAGTACAGTCAAAGCAGAGCAGCAATTCTTTGCGAAATCTGAATATTATAAGCACCGTCTAGAGGGGATGGGTGTTGACCCTAATTCAGATTGGTTTGATACTGGAGATGTTGAGAAAAAAGGAAAGAAAACAGAAAAAGAAGCCAAAAAACAAGCACTTGATAAATTCTTGAAAGAAATGTCTGGTGTTGGAAAGCGTAAAGCTGAAAAAGCAGATAATCAGATTGGCCGAGCACAAGGAACTTCCTTTAATTTGGCTAATACTGAAATGGGGCAATTTAAACCTTACATTTCCAAGAAGAAACTGAAAGGCAAGACTGCGGATGCTGTTAAGAAAAACGCTGTTCAAGTTGGCAATGGATTGCTTCAAGTTGATGGTTACTATCTAATCAGTGCTCCAAAATCTTTTGGTGATGTTGGTAATACCTTGCAATTCACTGTTGGTGAAAATGTTATCAAAGCTATTATTGTCACTCATAGAAGTGATAAGGATATTGACCCTATCTCTCAAACAAGTCTGAAAGATGGTTCTTACTTTGACTTCATTGTTGATGACGATTATCTGACAGATGAAATCAAGGCAGCAGGAAGCTATTCAGATGTCTTTGAAGGCCCTGTGTCTGCAATTAACAACATTGAATACAATGGTGGTCTAGTTCAAGCTAATGTGTGGCGGATGCTCATGTCTTTACCTTATTATTCAGAAGTTTTAAGTTATGTTTATGCTGACTCTAATGCAACTTATTATGATGAACAAGGTCTTGGAGAGGGATGGATTGAGGGTGAAAAAGATGAATATGGCTATCGTCAATTCTTCTTATTCCCTAAAACTACATCTGATAAAGAAATTAAAGGGATGCGCGTGTACTCACAAGGTACATTACCTGAGTTTTATAAGAAATTATTGCCTAAAGGCCATGAGAAAGAAAAACTCATTGTTCCTGTTCCTAACTTTGGTACACAAAGTATGTCTCCGACTGGAGCAGAAAGTGACGGAAACAAAGTTCTTGGCTTCATCCCTTGGTTTGGTTACAAGCAAGAATATCGTCGCTCAATGAATACAGAACAAATCAAAGTAACTAAGGTAAAAGATGATGGTTCAACTGAACAAGTTGACCGCGTAAAAACCATTGAAGATAAGATTCTTGAATGGACTGAAAATATTCGGAAACACCTTATTACAAATGAACAACTAGCAGGCGAGGCAGGTAATGCCGGCATTAACATGGGAGCTTTACTAGAAGCTGAAATTGGAAATGCTGGTGGTAAGAAATACAAGGAATACAAAAACCTTGACACAAACCTCGTTACAACTGATAAAAATGCTTGGTCAGCCGCTTTTGTTCAATACATGTTAAACCAAGCAAATGCTAAAGATAAAACAAAAGATACAACCTCTGTATCAGAAATGTGGAATCATCATTCTAGCGACATCAAACCAAATGATAAATCATATGAGCCTAAAGTTGGGGATATGGTATTTATTAAAGAGGGTGGTGGTGCGCCATCAAAAGTTGAATTGATTTCAAAAGTTGAGAAAAAAGAAGATGGTACGATTTCTGTTACAAGTATTGGTGGTAACGTTGATGGCAGTGGTGCTCGAAACAACAATAATGAGTGGCTTGGTGTTGTAGGAAAACGAGATTTCAATGTTGGAGATTCACAAGTTGCAGGATTTGTTTCACTTGGTCTAAGTCAAGGTGGTGGAGCTGGTGGTTCATCAGTAGATGCCAATGGTAAAGGTTCTGGTGTTACAGGTTACTGGACGGATGATAATCTTCCTCAACAATATCGTGACTCAATGAGCCTGCCAGCCTTTCAACCACCTAACTGGGGGTCAAGTCCGTTTGCAGGTGGCCTAGCTGGACAGTGTACAGAGTTCACATGGGCTTACATGAGCCAACTCTATGGACAATCTCAACCTACTATGGGTAATGGTGTAGATGTCTACCAATCTTATCAGGCAGGTGGGGCAACTATTACAGATAAACCAACTGTAGGTTATGGTTTCTCTGCTACTAATGGATATGCAGGAGCGTTGACAGGTTATGGACATACTGGTGTCTGTGTTGCAGTTTATGAAGATGGTTCATGGCTTGCAGCGAACTTCAATGGCCCTAATGAACTAGCTGCTCCTAGCCGTCGAGTTTGGTATACATTGATTGATGGTGCTTCACCCGGACAAATCCATTTCTTCTCTGGTATTGGTAATGCCAACTTCTCTGGAGGCGGTGTTTCTGCTAAAGTAAACAACGGCAAAGGTGGTATTAAAGTTAAGCAAGAAACCAAAGAACAACACATTGCTAATGCTTTTGCTACAGCTATTGACCAAAAATATGACATTCTCAGCGAATTTGGTGACAAGTCTTACCGTTATGGAATTGGTCAATGGACAGATAGTGAACTTGGAAGCATCTTCAAGATTATGAAAGAAAAGAATGAAGAGCAATTCAAAAAAGCTGCTTCAGAAAGTAATAAATTTAAAGATGCTATTATTTCCGCTGGAGAAACTGGAGAGTTTTCAACAGGAAAAATTTCTCCTGGTGATGCTAGAGGTATTCTTAAAGTATTGATTACGAATCTTGGCAAGAAAGCCCAAAAAGCACAACTTGAAAAAGAGGCTAAAGACATCCTGAAAGATGTTGAAAAGATTGAGGGAGCAAAACTAGATGTTAAAACAACAGTCTATTTAGCATCTGTTGTGTTGATTCAAAAACGTTTTTCAAATGACCTCAAGGTTGATATGGATGTAAAAGGTCTTCAAGATGCTGCTAAAGGTGGTGGAGACATCAATAAAGTTCATAAATCTTACTATCGTGAAAACAAAGAAATTTTTGAAGCATATAACAGTCCAAATCTCAAAGGCCCTATCTTTGAATTTGACCCAGTTGATAAAAACCAATCAGATTTCATGATTCGAATTATTAACCAATCTATTATTCGTGCCAAGAAATATGCTCAATCACTCACTGAAGCAAAAGTCCAAGGTGGAGCAGCCGGCACACTAGAAGGTTCTACAGACCATGAAAAAGTTTGGAAATTCCTTAAAGCACAAGGGTTCTCAGATGCAGCGGCAGCAGCATTTATGGGGAACATGATGGAAGAATCTGGTATTCAATCTGGCCGTATTCAGTCAGACCTTGACTTCAATGCAGGATGGGCTTACAATCCATCTATCAATGGATATGCCTTTGGTCTTATCCAATGGGATGGTGGCCGTCGGGTAAATCTCCTAAATGCAGCGAAAGAAAAAGGTGTAGACTGGAAAGACCTTGCGTTCCAGCTTGAATTCCTTATGAATGAAATGCAAACATCAGAAGCAAGTTCATTCTCAGGAATTGGTGGCCTAGATGGCTTCAAGAAAGGTACAAATGTGGCAGAATTAACGACATATTTCCGTGCCAATGTTGAGCGTGGTGGTTTCGGTACAGATGGAAAACGGATTGCATCTGCACAAGAAATTCTCAACCTTTATGGTGGTAAAAACTAATCTAGCTAGTAAGATACAAGGAATCAAAAGAATTTTATCTTTTGGTTCTTTTGTTTTAACTGCTTCAGGTTGACAAGCTGTGGAGATAAAAATGTATGTCACTTTTCACATTAAATTTGATTTTTTCAAAAAATCCATTATAATTTTAGTTGTAAATTGTAATTTATTTTTGTCTATTAACAGATTTTAATTTTATTAAAGAAAGGAGCAGTGGCATTTAATGCAACAACAAAAAGAGGAAGGGATTATTTACCACATCCCTAAAAACTATGAAAAAGTAAATGTTGGTATAGGATTTCCTATTCGAGTTCTTGCTGAAACCATTATTGGAGCAGTAATATTTTACTTACTTTTTAATTTCCTATTTGGAAAATCAGCTTTTCCCGGCAGGGCAATATTCTTTCAAATTTGGTTTATCCTAACGTGGCTAATCCTTAATATGACCGTATATTTTGCTTTTGCTAAACCTCTTACAATCTTTATCATGTCTATTAATGATTTTCGAGTAATAGAAAAAAGATATGCTCTAAAAAGAATTTCTAGTTATCGTGATGAAGATGATGAAGACGAGGAAGAGGATGATGACTATGACGATTAATTCAATCTATCAAGGAAAAGAAAGGAGAAGATAATTGTCAAGACGTAGACGAACAAGTGTGGGAATCCCACAAGCAAAACAAATTGATAAACCAAAAGAACTTCCAGAAGTTAAAGTTGAAAACGAAATGGAAGTTGTGCCTCAAAATAAAAGTATGAAATCTAGACGAGGACAATCTTCTAAATCAAGCTCCAAACGAGAACGTGTCATGAAGAAACCTCATGAACGTCTTCGTAGAGTAGAGCAGACTATCATTGACCAAGAGGCCATTCAAGAATTAAAAGACATTGATAACTATGATGACATTCAAGACGAAATCAATATTCTAGATATTCAGGATGGTATCATTATTACTAAAGATGACCGTTTCTTAAAAATCCTAGAAATTGAGCCTACAAACTTTATTTTGAAACCAGAAGAATCTAAGGCCAACATCATCACTATGTATGAAGAAATCTTTAGCCATCCATCAGTTTCAAATGTTCAAATCAAGGCAACCACGCGCGTGGCTAATTCTGAACGGTATATGGATATTCTTCGAGAACGGATTAATGCAGAAGATAATCCAGCAACAAGAAAACTTGCTAGTGAATATGCAACTTTTATTAAGAGCATGAGTGAACAAGGAGCGCTTACTCGTCGTTTCTTTGTCATTATTGAGTATAGTTCATCAGGATTAAACCAAGAAGACCAGAAATTCACAGAGCGTCTTTCAAATTTATATATGTTGGCTCAGAATATTGCAGGAAAATTCCAGAAATGTGAAAACCCAGTAACCAACATGGTCAACACAGGTGATGATGAAGAAGATATTTGGGATGAAGAACAATATCTTCTAGAAACTCTTTATGAGTGGTATAACCCTCGCACTTCAATGAATGAGCCTTTGTCCTATCGAACCAAGATTGCTCTAGTAAAACTATGTGAAGAACTGGGTATTGATAGAAAGACCACTAAGCTTCATCAAATGCCTAAAATTCCAATTGATGCTCTCGTTGCGCCTAAGAACTTAAACTATGATGACCCTAATTGTGTCTTACGAGATGGCATGTATTATGGTTATCTGTTTATTAAATCAGATGGCTACCCCAAAAACATTCGAGCAGGATGGGCTTATCATTTAATTTCTCAATTTGGTGAGGGTGTTGATATTGATATTTTTGCCCAAAAAGGAAACAGAAAAAGTCGGATTGAATCAATCTCAGGCCGTATTCCTATGTATGGGGCAATTAAGATGAATAGTCAAAAGAAAATCTCTAAACAAAGAGAACAAGGCGAACAAATTGTGGATGCCAACATGCTTCTAACAGAATTGCAAGAGGGCTTCCAGTATTATGAAATGTTTACCTTAATGACTATCTCAGCCTTAACAAAGAAAGACTTGAAGAAAAAGATTCGCTTGATTAAGAATGAACTTCAAACAAGTCAAATTCATACAGTTCAGGCAAACTTTGATATGCCAGCTTTCTTTGAAGCTTCTCAATTCCTAAATCAGATTGACCCTGCTATCTTTGAAATGGGCAAACAAAATATTTCAAGTATTGGTCTTGCTGCTTTAAGTTATCTCTTCTATGCCTTTGAGTTAGGAGATGACAATGGAGTACTTCTGGGCCTCAATGCCGAAAATGCTTCAATGTGTGTATTAGATTTATTTAATACCAAACGGTATAAAAATGCCAACATGGTTATTATTGGAACTTCTGGTGCAGGTAAAACATTTACGGCAATGTTGTTAATGTTACGAATGAGAATTCTTGGAGTTCACTGTTTTGTTCTCGCCCCACTGAAAGGACATGAATTTAAACGGTCTTGTGATGCGATTGGTGGAACATTTATTCAGCTTTCTCCATCATCTTCACATAAAATCAATCCTTTGGAAATCCGTGACCCCGGCATTTCAGATGATGCTATCCTAGATGCCTTTGAAAACGGTGGAGAAGTAGATGATTATGGTTTCTCAGAATCTCTACTTGCCAGAAAGATGGAACAATTGAAGATTTTCTTCTCACTACTGATTGAAGAAAATACTGAGGAAGAAAAATCTTTCCTAGATACAGCCGTTTATCAAGCGTATCAGAAAAAAGGAATTGGTAATGACAATAGTACATTATTTAAAGACCCAAGAAACCGGATGGCTGGTATGAAAGAAATGCCTATTCTAGAAGATGTTTATAATGAACTGGGAAATCTAGAACAAAAAGGTCAAAACACAAAACGGTTACGAAATGTCTTAGTTCCTTATGTTCATGGAGCAAACAAAATGTTTAATGGTCAAACCAATGTAGACTTGAAAAACAAGTATACTGTTTTGGATATTTCTAAACTTGCTGACAAGGCTCTGCCTGTAGGGATGTTCATCTGTCTGGATTACTGTTGGGAAATCGTTAAACAAGACCGCACACGTCGTAAAGCCATCTTTATTGATGAAACATGGAAATTGATTAACTCAAATCCACTTGCGGCAAACTTTGTGTTGGAAATCTTTAAGATTATCCGTGGTTACTATGGTTCAGCTATTGCAGCAACACAAGACCTTTCTGACTTCTATGCTCTGGAAGACGGTAAGTACGGCCGTGGTATTATCAACAACTCTAAGACCAAGATTATCCTAAACTTGGAGGCGGACGAAGTAGATGCTATTCGAGATATTGTCCGGCTGACACCTCTTGAAGCCATGAAGATTGAGAAGTTTGACCGAGGTGAAGCGTTCTTGTATTCAAACAATACAAAAATTCAAGTTCTTGTTAAAGCATCTAAAAAAGAAATTCGTCTTATCACAACAGACGGTGCACAACTGAAGCGTCAAGTTGATGAAAAACGAAGAAAAATTGAAAATCAAAACAAAGTCATTGAAGACATTGTTCCTGAATAAATTAAAAAATTGAAGTTATATTAAAAAGGAGAATTTTAAAATATGACAAATATGTATATCATGCCAAAGTGGCAACGTGAAGCCGTAGCAATTATTAGAAATAATGGTTTTATTTCCTTAAAACAAGTTGAATTTCTACAAAAAGAAGATGAAGTCTTCTCTTCTGGTAAATACACTCAAAAAGAATCAATTCTAAGAGCTTTCTGCCGAAATGCTGGACTTGTTCAAGTAGGCAAATACTTGTTCAATGCCTATGAAGCAGAAGAGTACGGCAAGAAATTGGAAATTTCAGAATGGCGTGAGCCATCTACGGCTGTTGAAGAAGCTCTATCATTTATTCTTCAGATTGCTAAACATGTCAAAGACAAACAATGTGCTCGGCAACTTGACTTGTCTGGATTATATCGTTACGGCCTGAACTTTTTTGATTTCTGTTATGTGGTAATTCCTGATACAACTACAGCCTATGCTAAAAAAGTCAAAGCAGAAGATGGCGGATTTGAATATCAAATCGTTGAAAAAGAAGACTCAGAAATTTCTAAAATAAGCACTTCTCGTATCATGGATGTCCTCTATATTGGAGAATACAAAGAGGGAGACTTCCACAAGTATGCTGCAAAACTCTATTACAAGCAGATGCAAGAAAATGATGCGAAAAAGGTTCATGAGCACTTCTTAGAAACAAAAGAAATGCTAGATAGAACAGCTCCAGATGAAAAACATGATAACTTTATCATTGTGGATTCTGTTCTTGCTGCTGCTTATTTCTACATTGATTTTTACAACAAGACTAAGTATGAATATAAGGAAATTCCTTTAACGTTCTTCCAAAAGGTTCTGGGCAAGGACTTTGAATATACTCAAATTCCTCAACAAGAAATTGTTGCAAAAATCAAACAAATTCTAGAAATTCGTGCATCAGAGGGTTAATGCTTATGACGGATTATCTTGTTACAAAAGAATTTATTGAGCAAGAGATTGAGAAATTAAAAGGGTTAATGTCAAAAGACATTTCCCTTATATCTCATTTGAAAGTCAATGAAATTAATCTTGCTATCCAGTATGAAGCAGAAAAGTTAAGCAGTGCTGCAAGGCTACTTCCGACTTACTATGACAACAACGAAAAAATCCGTAGATTAGTAGAAGACAATATCAAAGAAGCCCTTGGAATAGAATACCACTATGACAAAGAAACAAATGTTTTTTCTGCTGTAATCCCTGCATTATTGCCTAAAAAAGAGGCATCTAAACAGAGTGCTAAATGGATTAGAGCTTCTGTTCAATCAACTCTTAGAGATTTTATTAGTAAAAATGCTTTAAATCCTCTTGATGGAGAATTTTTTGCTATCTTTGAACATATTTATTCTAGCGAAGAAAGAAAGATGCGAGACCATGACAATATTGAATTGAATGTAGTGATGGATTCTATAGCTTTATTCTTGCTGCCTGATGATAGTCCGGCTTACCTAAGTCACTGCCATATCTCTAAAAGAGGTGAAAAAGACCAAACAAATGTTTATCTAGTTCCTAAAGAGGATTTTATATCTTTTTATGCTTCTAAATTAATTTAATAAAAAACAGAAAGGAGTACCTGTAACTTTTATGACAGTCACAAAAGAAAAACGGCGAAAACCAAGTGAGCCAAAACAGAAAAAAAGCTACAGGAAAGAATTGATTAATTGTCAATTCAGAAAAGATACCTACGCTGAAAGAATCTTACTTGCCTTGGCAATGTCTGGTGAATACCCAGTTGAGTCGTTAAGATATTTGCAAGACCATTATAAAGATGTTCCTACAGCACGCCGGCAAATTGGCGGAGTAGTGACAGCTTTAAAACGTGGCCGAGCAAAGAAACAGTATGACCCAGAATACAAGAAATACCGGGCAGGAGATGACACTTCCGATAGAACTCATAAAGATTTTGTTACACCTTACATTTCTGAGCGAACAATAGAAGATGGCAAAGCAAGAAAGACCAAGAAAACTCAGTTTAATCGTTTGGTCTTGTTGCAGCGTGGAACAACAGCGCTCAAAGAACTTTATCCAGACTTCTATGATTTTTACATGTTTGCATCTGATAATGAAATCCATAGAACTGAGCCACGAACTATTCTTAGAATGATGCGCCTTAGTGAAATTATGCAATGGATTTATCAGGCACATGTAAAAATTAAATTCTTATTCTCAGAAAAACCAGATATTAGAAGTGAAGAGATTAAACCTTATACTCTTGCTGATAATGAATATCTGTTTTATACATCTCGTGAAATCAAGCAAGCCTTTAGCCGAGAACATCTTAAAATTGATTTTACTCGTCTACATGGAGCAATTGTTTCTAAAAGAGGTGTTATTCCAGTGTTTCACACTTATAAAGGTCTTATTCTTTGGAAAACTCAGGGTGAGCAAAAGGCACAGGTAGTTATGAAGCGGTTGTTTTACCAATGGTTTGGCATTGAATCTCTAAATCCAGCTACAGGTCAAGGGATTACAGATGCTATCTTCTTTGGAGTTGATTTTGAAGCGGCTAAAAAGATTACAAATTCTAAAAGTAATCGAAAAACCAAAAGAGGAAACTTGGCAGAACTTGATTTTGAGTTTATGTCTTTAAGTGAGACTTATCAACGGATTTTCTTTTTACCTATGCAGGAATTGAAGACATCTCACATCAGTATGGCTCTGGCTATGAATGAAGATTTAAACAATAGATTAATTCAAGTATATGGTCAAGGACATCCAATGTTTAAACACATGCCTGATGCAACAAAAATTCCGGGCGGTGTATATGCGGATTTGTATGCTGAAAAAGATGGCAAGAAATATGCAGGTATTTTTTCCTTAGATGGAGAGCTGCAAAAAATTAAGATGGCTCACCAAATGGCCTATATGAGGCCGCATCTAACTTATGTATTTTTTGCAACACCATCTCAAAAAAAGTATATAGATTCCATTTTCAAAAACAACAAGAAAATCAATTATCAAGTTAAGGTTGTTGATGAAAATAAAATAATGAAAATTTTGAATTTAAAGAAAGGCAGAGTTTAATTTAATGATTGATAAATTCTTAGAAAAATGTTGGGATTTATGGGATGAAAATCGAACTCTATTCTTCGTTTATGCTGTCTTAGCTTTTCTATCTATCTTTCTATTAGGCGGAAGTATTGGCCTAATGATTAGAGGTGGAGAAGTTAATCAATGGGGGCACGCAACTGGTGGATTTAATCCATTCAATATTCCTTACAATCTTTTTATGGGTTTTACGGATTTTTTGCCAATTAGTTTCTTCTTGATTTTACTTTTTGGCGGTGTTGCATGGTTTATACTAAGGCAGTTTGCAGGTGACATAAACGAAGATGAGCGTGGATTTAAGTATTCTGTTAATGGTACTTATGGTACTGCTCGTATGTTAGGGATTGAAGAGGCGCGTGAGTTTCTAGAGTTTAATCCAGTAGAAGAACAACACGGTGCTATCCTTGGATGGGATAGAGAAAGTGATGATACGGTTTCTTATGTTGACAAACCTCAATATGAGGGCGATAAACGTATGTATGTAATTGGTGGTCCTCACGTTTTGATTATGGGTTCATCTGGTGCTCGTAAATCACGTTCTTGGGCTATCCCTCGTATCTTACAGGCTATCCGACGAGGAGAATCTTTAATTCTAACTGACCCTAAAGGTGGTGCGCCACGTTCTATAGTGAAAAGCTATAGCCTAGCAGCCTAAGCTAGAGAACTGATAATACGGTGATTGGAATGATAGGAGTAACGACCTTGAAACAACACTCTAATACTCCGGCATGCGTGCACGATTTGAGACGTGTGTGTATGAAGCCCGGTGAAGTCGGCTGACAGTAACCTAAGTCTTTGGATATGGTTACCAATAGGCCGGGAGCTATCATATATGATGAGAATAGATTTAGTCTTGACGAACTTCCGAATTGTACGGGTCTAGATGGGACTAAGATGGAAACATCTTAGCGCACATGTTTGTGTGGCTACTGCGGATTAGTAAAACGCGCCCTTTATGAACATCCGTAATGTGTTACAGGCACATTCAAGGTAGTAGGCTTATAGGAAGCATCTAAGTATGAGAATAGACGTATTATTGGAACGTGGGAAGTCTGTTACAAGGTGGTACTCAAATACCTATACCTTGGTGGGCGAAAAATCATAATCGCTCTTTAAATAGATGACAGTGATGCTGTAGTAGTGATGAAGCACTTGTAATGAGTGTGGAGCGAAGGGCATTAGTCACAATAATGATAAGATAACAATAACAGTCATATTATTCGATTAAGAAACAGAGAATTACCAAAACACAAGTGGGGGTAAGAGATATGACAAATGTTATAAAACAATTTCGAAAATTTGGAATGGTTGAAAAACTTGACCAAATATATGCAAACAGCAAAAATGGTGATAATGCTAAAAAATTGTATGATGACATTATATCACAGAACAATATTTTAATGGCAATAGACACTATTAAAACAAAATCAGGAGCAATGACTCCGGGGAGCGATAGTAGAACAATTGAATTCTATTTAAAAATGAAAACAGAAAAACTACTTAAGCTCATACATGAACGAATAGAAAATTATAAACCTCAGCCGGTACTGAGAATATACATTGATAAAGATAATGAAGACAAAAGACCATTAGGTATACCAACAATTGAAGACCGAATAATACAACAAGCGATTAAGCAAATACTAGAACCTTGGTGTGAAGCACGATTTCACCCACACAGTTACGGATTTAGACCTCTTCGAAGTGCACATCATGCATTAAGTAGAGCTGTCTCACTAATTAATGTGGGAAAGATGTATTATACAGTCAACATAGACCTAAAAGAATTCTTTGACAACGTACCACACAAACAATTGAACAAAGCATTATGGAACATTGGTATACACGATAAGCGAGTTCTCAGCATTATCAACAAAATGTTGAAGACAGAAGTGGTAGGCGAAGGTATTTTAACAAAAGGTGTACTTCAAGGTGGGATTCTATCACCGTTATTATCAAACATTATTCTCAATCAACTGGATTGGTGGGTGTCAACTCAATGGGAAGACTTGCCTGTTAAGAATAAACGATATGTTCATCAGAAAAAGACGAATCTTAAAAGTGGATATATCGTTAGATATGCTGATGACTTTAAAATAATGTGTCGAAGTTACAAGCATGCGATAAGATGGTATCATGCCGTTACAGAGTGGCTTGAAACATATCTAAAATTGCCAGTAAATAAGGACAAAAGCTCAGTAACAAACCTGAAAAGGAAGTCGACAGAGTTTTTGGGATTTACTATAAAAGCAAACCGCAAAGGTACATCACGATATGGTTATGTGGCAGAAACACATATTAACAATAAGAACAAGATTAGGATTAAGTCCGAACTTCGAGATGCCATAAAGCGTATAGAATACAATTCATTTGATAGCAAAACAAGTATACAATACAACTTAAAAGTTATGGGTATCAAACGATATTTTCAATATGCCACTCATGTGTATCTGGATTTGAATGAAATTGCACAATCAACATATCGAACGATAAGAGTTCGACTTAGAGACCGTCGGAAACTAGAATCCTTTAACAAGCAACCAACAAAATACAAGAAACATAACATTGGTGTTAAACCCAATACTAAAATTTCCATTGTGGCCGAGACACCACTTCATATAATCCAAGCGGTGCATCATAAAAATCCAATGAACTTCACACAGACAAAAACATTATACTCAAACAAAGGTAGGATGTTGATAAACGAATCGACAGAATTACCATTAGAATGGATACAAGAGTTAGTGAATAAATCTCAATACTCAAAAGAGGCTGTGATGTTCACTAACAATCGTATGAATCATTACATCAATAGTGATGGTAAATGTTCTGTAACAGGTCAACTGTTAAAACCTGAAAATGTTCATTGTCACCACAAGATTCCACGCAAATCAGGTGGTACTGATGAGTACAAAAACTTAACTATCGTTCATAAAACCGTGCATAAACTTATTCATGGAACTAACCAAATATTAATTCAACAATGGTTACGAGAAATGAATATAACCAACAAAGAACTAAAAAAATTAAACCAGCTAAGAAAACAAGCTGGTAATGATGAAATTGTTATCTAAAAAAAATATTGTGATGGAACGCCGTATGATGGGAAACTATCATGTACGGTGTGAAGTGGGGGAAAACTTGGAGATAATATCAAATAGTTACCTATCACTATAATTGTATGCTAAAACTAAAACATTGTTGGAAAAATACGGTTATGTTGTTAAGCAATTCAACCTTGTTAATAAAAACCTATCTGACCCTTGGGATGTATTGGGTGATGCCATTCCATCTGAAGAAGATATTATGTTCCGTGGCCGAGAGTTAATCTCTGACATGCAAGTATTTGCGAATATTATCATTTCCAATACTCGTAAGGATGGCCGAGCTGGACAGTTTGAAGATTTGGAATCAGCCTTTTTCCAAGCAGCTATTCTATATGTTGCAACAGAATATCCAGAAAATCAACGTTCATTCCCAGATGTAGTACAATTCATGTTTAAGCCATTTGGTGAAATGGAGTCTTTTGATGATAAAACCTTGGCCGGCTGTTTCAACATCTTGAAGAAAAAAGAAGAACATCTTCCAGAAGAAGATAAAAACCCAGCTATTGCTTTTTGGGGAAGTATTTACAACTCTTCTCCTAACTTGCGTGATAACGTCATCACTGGTATGAAGAACCGGCTGAGTAAAGTTCTTTCTAAAGATGTACGCAGCATTTTGACAAAAGATGAAGACGGCATTGATATTCTCCTGACCGGCAAGAGAAAATGTGCTTACTTTGTTATCATGTCTGACCAAGATGCAACGTTCCGTTTCCTAGTTTCTCTATTCTTCTCGTTCTTCTTCTTGAAAATTATTGCTTATGCTGATACAGACTGTAATGGAGTTCTACCAGTTCCAGTCCATCTCATCATGGATGAGTTTGCCAATATCGGAGCAATACCAGACTTTGCGAAGAAGATTGCAACTATCCGTTCTCGTGGTGTAAGTGTAAGTATTATTATTCAGCAGTACAAACAGTTGGAAACAGTATATCCTACTGAGGGTCAAACTATTGCAGGTAACTGTGATATTCAGATTTTCCTTGGTGGTAATGACCCTGACACATTGAAGTATGTATCAGCCAAGGCCGGAGAGGCAACTATTGCTGTTCATACAAAATCTGGAAAAGTAAATGCAACGGGTATTAATTATCAGCCTACTTACAACGAATCTGATGCAGATGGTAAGCGGATGGTAATGACACCAGACGAAGTGGGCCGGATGGACAATGATGACTGTCTTGTAATGTTGAAAGGTAAAAATGTTTTAAGGTTACAAAAGTTTGACTATTCTAAACATCAGCTTGCTAAAGAAATGACAGACTTCCCAGTTTTGAACTATGTTCCTAATTGGCGCAAGAAAGACATTGTTAGAATGTATCTTCAAGGTAAATATACTGAAGAACAAAAAGAACTTTTGCTTCACCCTAATTTCTCAGTTGGTAATGGAATTGAGTTGTCTGATGATATTGAACCAGTTTCAGAGGGCCGGACAAATCAATTGATGGACTTGTTGCCTGAAAGAGAAAACTCAGGAGCGCCTATTCTAAATCAAAAAGGTATTGATTATCTCTTGAAACATGGTTTGTGTAACGAGAATGAAGCTAAATACCTAAAGGCCTTGATGTCTCATAAACAAGACTTGTTAGACCCGGAAGCAAACATGAATGAAAATCTTTCACAAGAAGACCAAGAACTTCTAAAAGAAACATTGACAGATGAAGATATGGAACATGTTCAAGAAGAGGCGGAAGCTAAAGTTGAAGTTCATTCAACGCCTAAACCATCTTCACGAAGACGACGTAAAAAATCTTCCGCTTCAACAGCATCTGTTTCTACAGTAGTTGAAGAGAAAGAAGATGTTCCAAATGATGTTTCTTCCAACATAGAGCATTTTGAGGAAGATGATATTCCAGAAGAACAAGAAGAAAAAGTAAAAATTTCTACACCTTTTGTTTTTGGAGCTAGTGAAGAAGAGGATAACAACAAAGAAGATGCAGCTTATGACAAAACTTCTGAAATGTTGCAGCAAATGGAAGAGTTGAGGTTGTTTGATGAAGGGCAAGAAGTTGAATCCTACCTTAACAGCCCTAATGATGAGGGAGAAGAAAGTTTGGAAGAAAGTGCAAGAAACGCTTTTGATGGTTTATTCTAGATGCAATAAAAATTTGCATCTAGAATGAATTATCACTAGAATTAGACAATCTACATCCTCAGATTTACAACTAACAAATGTATGTCTAAATTTGACATTTCATAAAAATATAATACAATTATTATCGTAATAGTTAATTAAAATAAATTTGAAAAAACAAACCAAGGAGAAAAATAAAATATGCCAATTGAAAAGAAGCAGACAGTTTTTGAACTGTTGAAATCAAATTATGACCGAACAAATCGGGCAAATAATTTCCGGAAAAGAATGTTTATCAATTCAAAAGAATCAAAAGCTTTAGCAGAAACAGTAAATATTCCTAAGTTTTTCACAGAAGTTATTCCTTTAAGTGAAAAAGAGGCTGAATCTGTATTTACTCATCAAGAAAATGGTGACTTGCGAGTTCGTGATGATTACATGAACTTAATTCTTGGCCATTATGAAGTTGAGCAATCTCTTAAAAAAGAAAGAATTATTGAGGGAGTTCTAAAATTCCAAAGCACGAAGAAAGGAACACCCGGCTTAGGATTCTATCACGGCGGTGTTGAAATTTTTGTACCTTACCAAAACTTCTTAACTCCAGAAATGAGCCGAGAATTGGCTGAGATTCTAAAAGATACAGAACTTAACCAAAAAGAAATTGATGAATACCGTCAATTGATTGCAACTCGTCTAGGCTCTAAAGTTAAGGTTATTGTTACACACTATCTGCCTGACAATCGCTTTGCTGTAGCTTCTCGTACAAAAGCCATGAAGAGAGAGCGTTATGAAGCCTTTATTGTTCCTGACCGGCAGATGCTCATTGTTGGTGGTGAAACCGTTCTAGCTCCAGCAGTTACAGAGGGCAATGTTATTCGTGCTAATGTTGTAAGTGTTATTAATTCCCATATCATTTGTGAATTTATGGGAGTTGAGTTTATGGTTTCTACACAAGATTTGAATATGGGTTATCTATCTAATGCCCAAGACCGTTTCCAACCCGGTAACAAAGTTGACTTGCGTGTAACTGAAGTTAAAGTTAGCGAATACGCAACGGAAGAAGAACCTGATGTTGAACTGAAAGCAGTTGGATTGCAAGGGCTTGACTACTTTGAAACACTTTCTAAGCTTTATAAAGCTGGCCTTGAAAAAGCTAGTGGATATGTGACAAATATCCATGATGGAAACATCTTTGTTCGTGTGGATATGAGTGACAAATCACCTGATGCAGACTTTAAACGTCACCGCTTACGCGTTAATGACTATGTGGATGTCATTTGTAAATACCCTGAATTCCATAATCGTGCTATCCAAGTTGGTGATTTGGCAACTATTAAGATTACAGGTTTCAATGATGAAACTCGAAAAGGTTTCTTTGGTACTATCAACCGTACATGGGGCGGCGTTCAAAACAGTTAATCTAAGAAAGAGAGGTCTTCTCAATTGTTTGAAGAATTGAAAAAGGTTATCCTTGGCCTATGGGCCATCATCAAGGATTTGTTCCATTACATCAAAACGCTGGATTTCCAAGGTCTTCGGAAAGAATGGAATAAAATCCGTAAAAACAAAACAAATGATAGGACACAGTTAATCATTCTAACTATCATCAGCCTAATCTTTGTTTTGATTATGTTAGCTATATTGTGGCGGACATAGATAAAAAGATTTAATTTAATGAAAAAGAAAAAGCCTTAGCAAAACTAAGGTCTTTTTTTATTTTCATATATATTATTTAGAACTTCATCTTATTCAGCTTAAATTCATTACTAATTTGTAGGATTAATTCTGTCGAAGCTCCAGCCAACAACATGAATGAGGTTGCTCCTAGAGAGCCTAAAACTACATGAAATTGTGTAGAAATAATTGTAGGAACAAGCAATACAAGTAAGATATAGAGTGAAGCAACTACTGTTAGCTTTTTGCGAGTATTCTTCAAGTATTGTACGGTAGCATATCCCAGATTAACATTCAGAACACAGGCTTCAGACTTCTGTAAATTCTCAGCAATTTCTTTAGGGTCAAACATGACCAAGGAATACAATTTATCCATCAAAATGATTAGGATTATCAGAATTAATGAGTATAAATAAATGTTGCTTGGGGCAAACCAACCAGCAATACCCTCTAGAATTTTATTCCCTTTAAAAGCGAAGAAACCAGAAGCAAAAACAGCAGATAAGGCGGAAAGGATAGATTGAGCCAAGATAATAGGCATCATCCCACTCATGTTTACCTTGATAGGAAATACTGAAACTGAGGAAGCCTGAGTAAATCGGTTATTCCCTCTTGCCAAGGTCTTTGAATAAATCAAAGGGATGTTAAAGTAGGAGCTTTCTACAATAATAACAACTACAAAGATAATCAATACAAGAATAAGTGAATAGAACCAAGTCTTGCTTTTGAAAATATCTTGTACAGAATTAGGAATTCGAGTAAGCACATTTGTAAGAATCAGAAGAGAAATACCATTTCCGTAAGCTTTTTCTGTGATGGTCTCCCCAATCCAGATGGCAATAGCTGTACCTAACATATGCCACAAGGCAGTCAAAGGAAAGGCAATATAAGGGCTGAACCCTTTCATCAGATTCAATTCACTTTGTTGAGCCATAGTAATCATCAATGACGAGAACAAGGAAATAGACACACCAAGGATAATTGTATATCTCTTAATGATTTTATTTCCATTTGGACTTCTGGAAATATCATAAAGTCCAGTAAACCAGTTCATCAAGAGCTGCATTACAATTGAGGCAGATACATAAGATGAAATACCTGTGGCCATCAAGGTCAAGTTCTGGAAGCTATCACCTGAAAAGAGAGATACCGTTCCAAACAGATTGTTGTCAGCAATATATTTCAATGTCCTATGGCTGATAAAAGGCGTTGGTACATAGGACAAGGCCTGAAACAGAAATACCAGTCCGGCGGTTAAGGCAAGTTTTTTTAACATGTCTCGCCGGCTGCCTATCGTCACCATATCTTTTTTATGGGCGGTTTCTTTGTTCTTGTTGAAAGATAATGTTTTCTTCACATTATTTACCATTTAATCAACTCCAATCCTTTTCTAAAAGCTTCTTGCAGCACTGTACTGGATTGATGTTGGGAAACTGTGGCAATAACACCAAAAATCAAAGTACCAACAAACAATGTAATGAATTGATTAGGTTTAATCCAATCAATTTCCTTAAAAAAGATAAAGTATTCTTGAATAGGAACACCTTTTCTTTTTGTTTTTTTACGCCGTTTGTTTTCTCCCGTTTTTTCACTTTTTTTATTATTTTTAAATTTTAAAACACTTAAAAACTTTTTCACTTTTCATTCTCCGTATTTGTTTTATTTGAGTTAGAGTTCAAAACATCAAGAATTGTTTCAAAATCTTTCTCAGGGATTTTTTCAAGAATATTCTCTTGTTGTTTAAATCTAAATCCAGCATAGCTGCTCAAGGCATCAAACAATTTTTCTCCTGTTTTGTCTTCAAAAAGAACATCAAGATTTCCTCGGATAAGGATAAAATCTTGCCAAAAATCATTTTGTTCAGATGATTCGTTTAAACTGTTCAATGACAAGTAATAAAGGTTATTACTTCTATTGAGGACAATTAATGGACTGTTGATATTTTCCTGAAATCCTAGTTTTTCATTTAGTTTTTCATCAGGATAAAAATTATTCAAATCAATCCCTTTAACTTCTTTTTTAGCCTTTTCATCATTGTCAGATTTGAAAATAAAAACAACTCGGCTGACATCTTCATAAAATTCAACCAGTTTTGACTCTCTGAGTTCTCCATCTACAAAGATGCTTAGAGGCAAACAGATGGATTGTCCAATGGCCATATATAAAGACTCCAACTCCATAATGGTTTTTTTCACAAAAATAATTCCAAATAATTTGGATTCTTTATCTATAATATCAAAACCTACTAAACATGGTGCTTCAACCCTTGTTGGCTGCCCATGAAAATATAACTCAAACTCTACTTTTTGAGACATATGGTTATATCCATCCTTTCTTCAATTTGTATATATCTTTCACTTATCAATTATATCATAAATTATGGTTTTCTAGAAGCTTTTTCTTTTGATATGATGATTTGTAAAGATGATTTTTTTTGATATAATGAACTATGAAGAAAAACTCTAAAGGAGCATACATATAATGAAAAAATTATTGAAGCTTTTACCTGTTTTTGTTTTCCTGTTTTTCCTTGCAGGATGTGGAACTCAAAAATATGAATTAGCTATAGCTGAATCTGGTGCAATTAGCATGGAAGCGAGCATCACAAGGTCTGATGTTTCCAACACTCTTTTCTCTGATTATGGAATTTCAGAAGACGAAATCAGTGAAAAAGTAGAAGAGGAATTCAAGTATTACGAGAAAAAAGGTTTTAAGGCGGAATATAAATCAGATGTCATCAAAATCTCAAAAGACTATAAAAACGCTGATGAATTTAACAAAGAAATCAAACAGATGGTTAAGGACAAAAGGATTGGACTAAACATCCAACTGCAAAAAGGCAGCAATTTCCTAGTTCAAAATAAATATACTTTAACTGGACGATTAAATTATTTCATCCCTAAACCCTTTATGGATAAAGTAGAAAAAGCCAAAAAAGAAGAAGGCGGCCTTAAAAATCTCGAAGATTATTCTAAAACGATTGGAAAAGAAAATGTTTCTTTGAATGTTTATTATCCTAAAGGTGCAACAGTAAAATACATGGAAACAGCATCAGAATCTGATAATTATGTTTCTTTCTTTTCGACCAGCAATGGCCTTGTCGAAGACCAAGAAGACAATGTAGGCATGACAATTGAATTTATGAATGTCATGATGATTTTCATTATTGTGGCTGTCATTCTTGTTATTGGTGGTGTCATTGCCTTTATTCTGATTAAGAAGCGTCAAGATGAAGAAGAATATGACGAAGATGATGAGGATTATGATGAAGACTATGACTATGATGATGAATATGAGGGGGATGAAGAATGAACTCAGCATATCAAGAATTAAGACGTGAAAATTATCAGTTTGAATCTCAGCACATCATCATGTTAATTAAGTTTTTTGTTGGAATTACTTTTTTGTTTCTAGGTGTTTTGTGTTATATCTTTTCTCAAAGAGCATCTGGTTTTAATACAAATAATGAAACCGGAACAATCAAAACAGAAAATTTGGCAGAATATCACTTTGCTGAAGAAAACACGTTAGGGCAAACAGCTATTAATGACAACTTTGTGGCATTGAGTAAAGGTAAGCTGGCGCTCACTTATTCTAACCATGATACAACATCAGAAACTTCTCGTATTGCTCTGTTTGATGAAAGTCTGAATAAAATTGACTTTAAAGATTTTAAAGGTACAATTAGTAATTTAATTGGTGTTGACACTGGCTGGTTGTTCTTGTTAAAACAAGGAAAATCAACAAGCCTGTATCATTATGCTGCAAACGGAAAATTAGACAATCTAACTTCAAATGTTTTTGGTGGTGATAAATCTGTAAATTCATTTATTGTTAAAGGAGATGCAGTTTATTTCACAACTGATAAAGGTCTATATAAATATAGCGCAGGTTCTATTGTAAATCTCAGTAAAGAATCAAATTTATCAATTATTGGATTATTAAATGATGAAATACTCGTATCAGGTTCTGGCGGACGAATTTATTCGATAATTAATGCGAGATTAGAGCTTAAATACGAAAATAACGAGATTATTAAGCCGTTTATTTCAGATAATGTTTTATATCACTATACAAAGCAATCTGGAAGTTATAATCTGATTAATACAGAAACTAAAGAAACAGCTTATACGGAATCATATGTATACCGTGCATCTGTCATAGCTGGACACACATTTGTAAATCAGCAAGTGTTTAGTTTAAATAATACTTTATATGAAGTAACTAATATTGATGAAATTAATCCTTTGTGGCCGGAAGGGCAGGCTCAATCTTAAAATAAAAATCAAACAACAAAAAAGAACAGGTTAAATTAATTGATAACCTGCTCTTTTTTTATTTCTTATTCTTCATCTTCACGGATGCCAAAGATTTCCCCAGTTTTCTTATCGAAGTCCACATTGTTTTCTGTTAGATACTTTATAATAGTTGTATCTTTAACTCCAATTTTCACAGAGGCCTCGTCAACTGTGGTAATCCGTTTGTTACGAATGGCGTGCAGCAACTGGAAGATGCGCTCATCTTTTCCCATAGCCTTAGCAAAGCCCATGTTTCGAGAATCATTTTTAGAGATTGCCCGGCGGCTTTCTTCTTCTAAACGTTTATATTCTCTAATTTCATCTTGTGTCATTCCTTTGAATTGCCCTTGAATAACACTAGGGTCAAAGGTTTTTTCAACTTCGCCTGTAAAAGGCTTTTTACTTACAAACTTGCTAAAATCATATCCCATAATTATATCTAAAACTCCTTTAAATTAACGTAATTTCTTTTTGTCCAAACTCTGCTTCTAGCACAGGTGCACTTTCAGGATTGGCAATCTTTTCTTTCACTAATTCTACGATTTTTTCGTACAATTCTTTATTTTTAAGCATAAGTCCTACACGGTCTGTTTGACCTGATTGAACAGTTCCAAGAACATCCCCTGCTCCTCTAAGTTTCATATCTTCTTCAGCAATAACAAAACCATCAGTGGTTGATGTAAGAATTTTAGCTTTTTCATCATCTTCTTTTGTGTTTAAAACAAAATATCCCTCATGGTCTCCTCGGCCCACGCGCCCTCTTAACTGGTGAGCTTGTGCTAGGCCGAACAACTCAGAGTTCATCAAAGCCATAACTGTTGCATTAGGTACGTTCACACCAACTTCAACAATTGTGGTAGAAATCAAAACTTGAATTTTGTTTTCTTTAAAATCCTTTAGAATCTCTTCGATTTTCTTTTTAGACATTTTAGCATCAATCTGACCAATAGTTACACCAGTTCCCTTAAAGGCCTTTTCATAGGTAGCCAATACATCTTTAACTGAGCGAGCTTTCTTAGTCTCGTCTTCGTCCTTATCTTCAATCTTAGGACAAACAATATAGGCTTGCCTACCCTTTTTAGCCTCTCTCAAAATCAATTTTTGGATTTGAGCATCAGATGAAACAATCTTAGAATAAACAGGTTTTCGATTAGCTGGTTTATCCTTAATTTCAATCAGCTTCATATTGTCTCCAAACATAGTTTGTAGAGTTGTTCGAGGAATAGGTGTAGCTGACAATGAAACAACATGAGGACTGTTTCCTTTCTCAGTCAATAAGGCCCTTTGCTCAGTTCCAAACCGGTGTTGCTCATCAACAATAACCAATCCTAAATTATTGAATTGAACAGATTCACTGATTAAGGCATTAGTTCCCAGTATATATTTATACCGGCCGGAAGCAATGCCATCTAAGGCCTCATTTCTTTCCTTGACTTTCATGTTGGAGCGAAGTAGACAGACCTCATCACCAAAGAATTTTTTAAGGTCATGATAGTGCTGTTCAGCTAGTACAGTAGTCGGGGCCATTAGGCAGGCCTGATACCCGGATTCAACAGCAGCGTTCATCACACAAACGGCAACAATAGTCTTACCAGCTCCAACGTCAGCCTGAACTAAAGTATTCATAGTCTTATCTGTTAAACTGTCAGATACAATTTCGTTGATAGCTTGTTGTTGCCCATTGGTGAGTTGATACGGAAGAGACTGTATTAACTGATTCATCTTATTGGTGTTGTTGAAATGAATGATGTTATTGTTATTGCTTACAACTTTATGCTTTTCAATGTGGTAGGCCGTTTCAAAAAGATTATCAAAATGAATTCTTTTTGTGCCAAATTCTATATCCCTGAAATCACTAGGGAAGTGAACCCGGCGGACGGCTTCTGGCCTATTTAACAAATTAAAGCGAGCGAGGTCTTCTGGCATCAAATACTCTTCTGACCTTAATCGTTCTCTAATAGAAACATTTCTCAGCTCATTCAAGTATTCATGTGTCATCTTCCTTATTTTTCTATAAATAGGTTTAATAACTGAATTGCCTTGAATGTCAATAGAAAAATCTTCTACACTGATACTTCTGCCCCATTCAGGGTCTATACTGACTTTCCCATAGAAGAAAATCCTAGAAGAACTTTCTCTATATTTATTAAATAAGAACTTTAAGTTCTTTCGACCAAAGAATAGGGCCGAGAATTTTCCTCCGTGGTCATCTAACAAATGAACAGAAATGCCATTACCAGATTTATGCTCTACGACAGAAGTAGGAGTACCAACAATACATTGCTTTTCCTTATCTTTTAGCTCATGAGCTAAAACAGGATGCCGGCGGTCTTCATACCGCTTAGGCAGATAAGAAAGAACATCATAGATGTTTTCAATTCCTGCTGCTAAAAGTTTATTCAATTGACTTTGAGCAATCTCTTCCGGCATTTCTTTATTCATGGCCGTGTTATAGCTGGTGTTCTTGTAAGTAATGTTATTAACATGAGATACAAAATCAACATCAGATTGCTCTTTTGATGTTTCTGGTATTTCTTGAATAACAATACCACCACTCTTGTTCATTTCTTGTTGAGTGGCAATATATTCTACCATCAATTGTGGTGTTTTTTGTCCTTGCCATTCATTGATACCAAGATAACCAATAACAGTCATATTTTCTGAGCCGGGGATATTTTCAGCAACATTATTGAAATACATGCACTGCAAATTCTTTTCGCCGTCTGTAATAGAGAATCGAACATGTTCACCTGATTTTGTATTCTGAGCATATCGGATAGAAACATTTCTGAAAGCAAATAGAGGTTTAGGGTTAGCTTCACCAAAAGGCTGCAACAATTCAAATTGATTAATGTAATCCAAGTTGATGTCACGAACACGCGCCTCTAAATCATATCTAATTTTCTCAATCAGAATATTTTCGGGAATGTGTTTGGCCAAGGCGAACAATTCTTGTTTTAAAGGATTGTAATTATCTAACGTTAAAGAAAATCCAGCGGCAGCTCCATGTCCGCCCATCTTTTCAAATCTATTTCTTGTGTGATTCAACATCTTAAAGACATTAACACACTCAATAGACCGGGCCGAGCCATGAAGATGGCCTTCTTCATTTTCCGAACAAACCAATACAGGCTTATAATACCTATCCATCAACTTAGATGCCACAATACCAACAACACCTTTGTGCCAATTAAGACCTTTGGCAACAATGATGTTTTCTTTATATTCGCCACTTTGCTCTAATTGCCTAACAGCTTCATCAAATATATGAGACTGAATTTCTTTTCGAGTCTCATTTGTAGTATTCAAATCATTTGCTCTTTGTTTAATAGCTTCCTCATCATTTGTTAGATAGCCATAAGTAAGCAATTCAACGGTTTTGAAAGAATGTTTTAATCGACCTTCAGCGTTCATACGAGGGCCGATACCAAAACCAATATTTTCTGATATAGCTTTTTGATAATCTAAGCCAGCAACATCAAACAAGGCTTTAACACCTTTATTGGGGTTGTTTCTTAGTTTATTCAGCCCGTGATAAACAATAGCTCTATTTTCTTCAATCAAGGGCATTACGTCAGCAATTGTACCAATAGCTGCTAAATCAATAAATTCATAAGCACCGTCATCACCTAACAATATGCGAGACAATTGATAAGCAAGGCCTGCTCCGCACATTTCTCTAAAATAGAATGTCTCACCCTCTTGCTTAGGGTCAATAACGACACATTCAGGGAAAAGGGCTTTGTCAGCCGGAGGTTCATGGTGGTCAACAACAAAAACATCAAGGCCATTGTCTGAGGCGTACTTCAAATCGTCTTTTGAAGTAATACCACAGTCAACAGTAATTAACATTTTTGCCCCACGGTCAATAATAGTTTGAACAGCATTTCTATTAACACCATATCCCTCAGTCATTCTATCTGGGATATACACTTTAACTCGTATACCTAGTTGTTTTAGGGTCAAAAAGAGAATGGAAGATGAAGTACAGCCATCCACATCATAATCTCCATAAATATATACTAGAGGTTTGGATGGGTCTTGGGCTACTCTTTTAATTGCATCTGCCAATTTTGTAATATTTAAGATGTTTTTAGGGTTGCTTAATTTAGGGTTAAAAAAATGGTCTAAAAGATTATCTCCCAAATCATTCTTTTCCAAGAAGTCAACAACGTCAGGGTGGAGATTGTATTTATCAATCATTCCCTGAGAAATGGTAGTCTTTTTTGTCTTTGGAACAATTTCTACTTTAGGCATACTCATCCATTCTCTTTCTTTTTCGTTTTAATCAAATAAATTCGTGTCTCTATTATACCATAAAAACATATAGCTTACCAAAAAATATTTTAACCTAAAACAAAAAGAGAAACCCAACAAAATGTTGGATTTCTCAAATAATTTTCTCGAAAAGAACAATTTCGTGAAAAAATTTAAAACAACAATTATATATTATTAGTAATCAAAGAAGATTACATTATTAATTATATTATATTTTCTAAAAAAGTCAAATTCAAATTAATTATTATTCAACTTTAATAAAGGAAATTTCTAACAAACTCCAAAAACAAGCTATATCCAGCAACGCTAGAATATTCAAGGTTTTCTTGGATGGCTGTTTTTCTTCTTTCAATTTCTTTTTTAGAAAGAATGTTTCCAATATGATTTGTGTTTAATTCTTCCATTTGAAACTCGGAAATCAATTCAGCCGTTTTGTACCTGCTGCTTAATTTAACAAACTTGTCCTCATTTCGGTTCGCCCAAAGAACAAGTTCAGTTTCACTTACATGATTTTTAACATTCTTTTTAGGTTCAAATCCATCACGTTTTTTCAACCGTTTCATCCGGACATCATCAGGAACATCTAAATACATCATGTAAGCCTGCAAAACATCAGCGCAATAATTTAGTTCATTTATGAAACGAGCATCACTAACTACAAAAATCAACCGCTCTTTTTCTTTTTTGTATTTTGCATCCAACTCTTCAATCCGTTGCCCTAGTTTTTCAATCCAATATGAATCTTTTTGTTTACGACGCACATGAGTACCCCAATATTGAAGGATTTCACGATAACCTTTAGGTTTGGATTGTTTAATTAAGAAATCTTCTTTCTTTAAACCTTTAGGAATGGCAAAAACAAGGGAGACTGTTGTAGCAGCCTGTTCTTTGCTAATACCATATTCATCCATCAAAATTTTGACCCAATAATCTGTTGAGTTATCAGGGCTAGACTGAATACGCATTTTATCATAGAGAGAATAAACTTCTTCTTTCAGAGCGCCTGCAAAAGAAACAATAATTCCAGTTGGATTAGATTTCTCATTCAGTTTCATTTCATTTACAAAACCTTTCCCTTTAAAATGATAAAGCTTGTCATAACCTTTATTCATTTCATCTTTAACAGCGTCTGCCAAATATTGAGCGGATGTGTCTTTGCCAGAGCCTTGTTTACCAAAGAAAGCAAAAACAACAGGCGGTTTCCCTTTAAAGTTTAATTTTGTTTTAGATAATTTCATATCTTTCATTTTCTCCTATATGTATAAAACTTACTGCAATTTCCAAGTTGCTAAACCGAAGTAATTCTTAATCTTTTGTGGAGCAGAATCATTTTTATAAATCTTAGTAAGTTTTGCCTGAACTACAAAGCGTCCTTGCTCGGCCGTTTGATAACATGTGAGTAATGTTGTGATAGGACTTCCTGCATTGAGAGCTTCTTCATCTTCCACTAATTGAACATTTTCAGCACCAACATGTTCTGCTCTATAGATTTCATACTCGTATACATCCCCTGCATCCGTCAGATAAACTTTCATTCCAGCCTGAGCCTTAAGCAGCGGTGTAAAAAGATAGATGCCATTGCCACCATTTACATAATGACTGGCCAAAGCATAGTTCCCTTGGCCCATTTGCTGACCAAGCTTCATAGTGCCAGCGCCGGCAAGCAAATTGTATTCTGTCACACCCTCATAAATTGGGATATTAATCCCTAAATCAGGAACAGCAATGCCACCAGTTCTAGGCAATGATTGAATAACATCTTCAGATAATGAATTAACAGAATTAAGATTTACTGCATTAATGTTTGAGTAATCATAATCAACCCCCAAATCTTTCAATGCTTTGGAATCATCTTTCACATCATCAATCTTTTGCTTTAACTTATCTACGTCATCTTTCTTCAAATTCTTTTTATAAGAATCCTGAGAGTATTCAGCTTTTTTGCCTGCAAAATAATCTGTTACAAATGGTTTAAGTAAAAAGAATAGTCCAACACAGATTAAACAAATAGACAAAGCTTTAATTAAAATATTTTTCATTAGTTTTTCCTCTTATTAAATTATTTAATTCATTTCATTATATCAAAAAAGACTGACCAAGGCCAATCTTTTTCTTTTTTACATTTAATATAAATTAATCAATCAATCAAAACTACCATAGAAGTTTTGAACAAACTGAACTCCATATTTTGTTTCCACAACAGAAACAGTAGTGTAGTTGTAATTAGGGTTTTCAATAGCTTTTCTATGGCCTTTAGAATTTAACCATCTCTCAACAGCTCCTTTAGCTGCTTCTTGTGGATTACTGTAATCTCGGCCAGAACTTTGTTGAATATTCTCGCCAAGATAAGAAACACTAGGCCCGAAGAATTCATCTAATTGCTGCCTTGTTGGTGTTTCATGTTCAAAATGATAAAGCATTTGTTCAGCTCGTTCATTTGTTTTTGCTTGATAAGAAGAGTCAGATACGCCAGAAAGAGGTTTTAATCCAATTGACACTCTATGTTTATTTACTTCTTTAAAGATTTCGTTGGCTATATCCTGACGATAACGATAAGGAAGTTTTTTGTCAGAATAACGAGTTTCATAACTATCAGTTTCTTCATCATAACCATCCGTAAATCCTTGTGGATATTTAGAAGCATCTGCTAAACGCCATCCCTCTTTAACTCCAAGAATAGCTTCTTTAACAATTTCTTTGTCATTCTCAGATGAAACTTTCCATCCAACAATTCTATAAGCGCCCAGATAATCAATTCTCTTGCCTCTGAAGCCTAAAGAAGATAAATCTGTAGGTTCTTGATTATTCTTAGTCAACAAATTATATGTTTTGTTTGGATTTTCTGGTTCACGAACAATATATTTTGTTGTTTTTTGTTCAATGTTGGTTTGAATAGTTTGGTTTGTTAAAGGTTTAGCTGGAGCAGTGACAGAATTTAAAACTCTGGTTTCAACATAAACGGGATGAACATTTATATTGTTTTTAACACTTCCTAATTCATCTAATTTATCCCAACCTCTAAATTCTTTGTTTTTAAGATTAGAAAGATTGTCTGGCAAGGTAGCTGATTTTCCATGCTCAACTTCTTGTGAAGAAATAACATTATTATCAGCATCAAAGAATTTAACAGTATAGGTGTTGATTTTATAGATGGGGTAAAGAGTAATGTCCTTATCTACTTTTAAATCAGAAACATCAACAGTTTCACCCTGCTCGTTTTGATACCCAACAATAGAATACCCACTCTTCTTGAATTGCTCATTATTAGGCTGATATGTTTGAAGATAAGTTTTAGTTGTGTTTTCTAGAACAGTTTGTGTTTCAGGGTCTTTGACAGTGACGTTAAATTCTTTTAATTTATAAATCCCTTTAGGTTCATCACTGGTCAAATCCCAACTTTCAAAATTGTAACCTTGAATTTCTTCTGGTGTTTCACTTGATGATAATTCTTTAATAAAATGGCCATTTGTATCAACTGCCTGAATAACAGGTTTACTTGTTGTTTCTTCTTTCTCAGGAAGTTTTTGATAGTAACCACGGATTTGAATGTCGTTTGAGATGTTATTTCCATCATTAGACCAGCCATTAAAGGTGTACCCCTCTTTTTCTGGTACAACAGGTTCTACAGCCTTTTCTCCATGCAAGACAGATTGAGTATAGAACAATTCATTATCCAAATAATAAGATACTTGATGTTTTTTCTTTTCATATCTTGGGAAAACATTTGTATCAGAGATAATATGACTCAAATCATCAGAACTCCAACCTACAAAGTCATAACCGTCTTTTTGTGGAGCTTTAGGAATCTGAACTCCTTTGCCATCTTTCACAATACGTTGCTGCAAAATGGTTGTTTGGTCAGCGTCATAAAAAGTGACTAGATGTGTGGTTTCTTTAGTGTAAATAGCTTTGACATCTGTATCTTCCTTAAAGTCTTTTAATGAATGACTCCAACCTGAGAAAATTTTTCCATCAATACTAGGAACACTAGGCAGAGTGTTACTATCTATAGCTGTTCCGTATTTAATTCTCCGGACAAACAAGAGTTGGTTGTCTTCTCCAAAGAATTGAATAAAAACTGTCTTGTCAGCAAATTTGGGCCTAAATATAATTTGTCCATTGCCTGATTCTGATTCCCAACCAATCATAGTTTTACCCTCTGGCGGTGTAACATAATCAAAAGCTTTAAGTAGGTCTGGTTTTGCATCTTCATTCAAAGTTTCTTCATGAACAACATTATCACTGGCATCTTTAAAAATTGCCCGATAGGTTTTTTCTTGTTCTTTAGGAGCGTCTTCATAAATGGCTTTGATGGTCATATTTTGTTTGATGTTATCAAAGTTGGCACTCCAGCGAACAAAGACTTTTCCGTCTTTTTCCTTTGCAATATCAGGCTCAATGGCAGCCTTACCCTCTTCAATGGCCTGATTATTAATGATTTGACCATCACCATCTAAGAATGTAACCCGGTAGGTATTGATTGCAACAGGAGCTTCAGCTTTTTTAGTTCCTCTCCGGACAATAGCTGGTCTTGGTGTTTGAATAAAATCAACCTTAGATTCTACAATTTCTTCTTTTCCACCAGAAGACTGCCTGATAGTTTCCTTATAAACAGTATAACCATTTTCACCTTTTTTCTCTACAATAGGTTCAGCATCAATAGACATAGTGTCATCATTGATATATTGTGTTTCAAAGTCCTTAAAATCTTTCTTGACAGTTCTTTCAATAAAATTATAAGAAACTTTAGGCTTTGTACCTTTAAGGATAACAGGTGCTACAGGTTGTTTTTGTTTAATCAACACACCGTTTTGGTCATAGTAATCAATGCCGTTTTTGCCCTTAGAAACTTCTTTAGTATTGCCTTCTTCTAAGGTGTCATCTTCTAGAACAACCGGCTCACCAAATGGCACTTCTTTTTCAACAAGTTCAGACTTCTTAACTTTTTCATCAGATAGTTTGACTGTCGTTTGTTTAGGAACTAAGACTACCCGGTTTTCCATGTCTTTATCTTTAAGAGTGGGGGCAAAAACATTTTTATCTTCACGAACTTTAACATCAACAAGATTATCTTGTTTTACCTTTTCTTGTTTGTTTTCCGCTGCAATTTCAGAAATAACTTCTGGGCCTCTATCAGCAGCTCTTGGTTCATCAGACAATTTTGTTTGGTCTGTAATTGTCTTTAATTCTCCTTGTTTTTTCTGTTCTTGCTTGTTGTTTTCATTTGTAGAAGAACTAGCTTTTTTGGAATTTTCAGCAATAGACTTTTCTTGCTTTGGTGACAGGATAGGTTTGGCGCTATTTGCTGCATCTTCTGCCAGAACATTAGTAGGTTCATCTGGTGTTTTAGGTGATTCTGGAAGTTTCTTATCTTGCTTAGGGCTTGCTGCAAATTCTGTATTCTGGGAATTTTTTCCATTGATTTTTTCTTTACTTGCATCTTCCTCTTCTATCTTAGGTTTTTCCTGTGTTGCTAAGATGGTGGCAGCGCCAAGGCCGGTGACAGTTCCAGCTCCAACTAAATATTTTTTACTTAAATTAAAACGTTTCATCTTAATTGTCTCCTTTTTCTATATATAATTAATCAACTATTTTCTATAGCTCAAAAAATATTATATCAGTCAAAAGAAAAAAGAAAAGCCTTTTCAATAAAAAGACTTTAATTTTTTATATTATGTAAAATTTGAACGCTAGTAGAAGGATTTGAACCGTCTTCCTTACAATCCCAACTATATTACATTCTAACCTAATTTCATTGTAAATATTGTGTTTTACCTGACATAAACTATACTAGCATTTCTACATTACCATTAAACTTATTTTGTTCATAATCAATCGCCTAAAATTATCTCATGTAATATACATGATGTCAACACCAAATATTAAAATTTTATAGGTTTTTAATTTTAGTTCATTAGTGATATAATGGAATATATCAATTAGATATAGAAAGGAAATAAGGTTTTGAAAAAAATCCGTTTATTATTGATTACCAAGTTACAACAGTTACTACAAGAAAAAGAGGAAACGCCAGAATTAACAATAAACCAAAATCAGGAAGATATTTTTCATGATTTTGAATTAGATTCTGCTGAATTAGCTAAGAAAGTTGATTCAGCAAATGTGATTTTACTTCTTTTTTCAAAAAGTAATCTCAGATTGCTAGAAAAAGATTTGTTATCTAAAGGATTAATCTCTTCCTTGTATCGTTTCACAAAGAGAAGTTTTATGGAAAATTCTCTCTGGTCAATCCACAATGGATTTTCTCAACAATAAATCAGAATAGGGGTAAAATTAATTGTATAAAAGTGATAAAGAAAAATTAATTTACATTAATCTCATTAGTACCGTTCTCGGTGGAAGAACAATGCCGCCAGTTGAAAAGTTTGGCCGAGACATTTTGAAAACATTAAAAGGGAAACTCTACACAGGCCGGGCAGACATTGTAAGCCAGTTCCGCTTGGGATACATGTTATTAGAAGACATTACACCATCTACAGCAATCTGGGAGTCCAAAAAATTCAAGAAAAACACTGAAATACTACAAGATAAAACAGGTATTGATTTGCCGTCTTATAAAACCATCAAGGCCTTGCAAGTTATGTTATTCGAGGGCCTGCACAACAATGAACTCAACGTCATCCAATATAACAAAAGATTGAATGGAATGATTCGTGATTGTGTTCAAATTTGTTCTAAACAAGGTGATGTTCAAGTAATGCTGCCATATTCAGAAGAACATGATTTCTATGGCCAGCCTTACTCAGAAATTGTTCGTCTTTTTAAAGGCTATGTTAATGTTTTTAATGAAGAGGGAGCTTCAATAGAGCTGCTTACTGTTAATATTGATGGTCTTTTGAAAGACGAAGATTAAAAATAAAAACTAAAATAAAAAAACATCTCTAAACTAAATTAGAGGTGTTTTGTTTTAATGATATGTTGATGAGCAAGAAATTCTAAAACAACGTCCGTGTCATAGCTTTCTTGCTGCTTGTTACCATCAAATGCTGAACAGTAATCATCAACACAAAGGATGCCATAATCTAAAATGACAAATTTGTGATTTTTGTCTAGACCAATATTATTAGCAGCAATGTCCAAAGTAACATCATCTTCAAAGTCTTCTAAGAATTTCATTTGAGGATGATTGTTGAAGCGTTCTTCAAGGTATTGACTGTCATTTTTGTATAATTTTGCCAGAAAATCATTTGATAAAAGTGTTTCAGGAATTGTTTCCCGGACAGATTTGACAAATTCATCAAAGAAATTGCCACACCAATCCCAAGCATAAAGTAGAGATTCAAGGCCGGCTAGTCTTTCAGAAATAATAATTTTATTATCATCTGAGTGACTAAGAATTGTAGCAATAGGAACATTGGTCTTTCTTGCTCCTTTATAAACCTTGATTTCATTTTCATTTTGAGTGAGGTGTTTATCAAACAAATTCAGCTTAATTACACAATCAGGTGCATCAGGTGATACCAAAACCACTCTAGAAATTCCCTCTCCAATCACTTGAAAGCCATAATGATACTTCAAAAATTCCACTAATTGTTTTGCGTGTAAAACAACCATAACTTTATTTTCTCCCTTTTTCTAAAATAATTTTTAAATTTAAAATAAAATAAATACACATCTTATTATAACTAGTTATTGATTTTAAGTGAAAAAAGAAAAAACATATAGTATTATTCAAAATAAAATAATATTATATGTTTTAATTTTGTTTATAGCTTTGATTTATTGTTGCTTTTGATAAAGCTCCGATAAATCAGAGATATATTTAATAGCACTTTTGTAGACTTCATATTCATATTCTTCACAAGGAAAATCAAATACGCCGTCTTCCTTCATTTTTTCAATTTTCTTCTGAAAAGCACTCAAAGATGGAAAAGTTTTTCCAGTTCCGTCTACAAAAATTTGAGGTTCAACCCAATATTGAAGAACTTCGTTTTGGTTTCCAGAAACTTCAAATTGACATTGAATGACTGTTAGGCCTTCTAAGTTAGCGGTTAATACATTTTTCATCAACATATGCCTAAAGTCGGTATTTTTCCAACTGACATCTTGGAATATTGCTCCTTGAAAATCTGTATTATCCAAATCAAGGCGATAAAACGAGGTGTCATCAAAAATAGTCTTTTCAAATATTGCTTTATTGAATTTTGCTGAACAAAAAGCAGCACGCTTAAAATTAGCTCCTTTGAAGTTTGTTCCAAAGAAAATAGCATTTGAAAAGTCAGTGACAAAGAAGGAAGCGTTGGAGAAATTTGTGTTAGAAAAATTTGCATAATCAAAGAAAGCATGTCTGAAATTTGCTTTGGGAAAATCTGCCAGATGAAAATCCAAATTAGAAAAATCAAGGTTAGAAAAATCGGCATAACTGAAATTAGCACAACTAAAATCAGAAACATCAAACGAAGTTTTTCTAATTGCTTCTGTTGTTGGATGTAGTTGGCGACCTTTTCTCTTATACTTATTTTTAGAATCCAGCCATTCTTGATGTAACCGTAATGCTCTACGGATAGTGCTAGGTTTGATTGTTTTGATTTTAGACAT